GGTATGTTGTCCGCCAGTCCCCCGGGAAGGATATCCGCACCGAGCGTGCTGTCGGCAAGTACAGCCCTCCAACCCCCACCCTGCGCGGTATACTTCTCCGTGCTGTGCGTGTTCGAAGGCGTGCCCCCCATGTCTTCCAAAGGGGTGCTCGCACCCGTATCTGGCGGTAAGTCGGTGCTCTGGTTGATGACCTTCTTCTTCAGCACCTGATCACGAGGACCGACAATAACATCGGGCATCGAGGTATCGGGAAAGGTGTATCGGGTCACGAAGTCCTTCACGATGTCCAACTTCTTATCGATCTCCTGCGTACTCTCCCCGAGCGTACGTGGGGTGTAATCCACTTCGTACATGTCCACCACGACCGCCGTATTCGCAGTCTTCTGCATCGGGGGCAACATCCAGTGCGCTACGCTTTGCTCCAGTACACCCTGTTTGCGCAGAATGTTCACATCCGCTACAGCGGACTGCGCAGACCTTCCGAACCGCCGTTGGAACATCATTTCCACTTCTTCCGTGGTGAATGTCTCATTCATTCCTGCAAGAGCCACACGACCATCCTTGAGCATCGTGAACACGAGCTTGTCTGGTCGCTGTTCCAACATCGTAGTAAGTGCTGCACATTTGTCCATTGAAAGCCTCGTTCTCTCTTTCACAAAATATAGGTAGGATGCGCCTCTTTTTACTCCCACCCCCGCAAAATAAGGGCTACCTCAACGCACACGCGGTAGAAATCAGCCCCCGCTCCTGTGCCTCGGCTGTAAAGCGCATAATCTCCTGGTCAGAGAGCTTGTCCCACTCGATCTGCGCCACGGGCTTCCACGGAGACTGCTGAACGGGACTCCACACCCCTGCCCTCGCCGTTGCCTGTTGCCGAGCGAAGCGCTGGAGCTGGATGGCCCGGGTGAACGCGGGATTCGCCACAACAGAGAGCTCGAAGAACGAAAGGACGTGGTTGATTTCGAAGTTCCTCACGGCGACCGCCCTGCGGGAGAAGCCCTTCAAGACCTCATCCTGCTCAGCCTTAGCCACAAGCACATGCTTCAGCCACTCCGGACGCAGGGTGCCCTTATCGAGCAGATCGCGCACATCGTTCGCGCTCACAACGGTGATGGAGCCCTTCCTGTCCTTCAAATGAGAGCAGTACTGGTGGGCAAAGTGCGCGGTGTTCCCACATGTGGAGCACACACTGTACTCGATGTTCGTACCCATGGAGCACGCTAGGGGCTGCCCCGTGTCAATCATGCGCACGATACGCTCGGCGGTCTTCCTCGCCTTGGGATTCATGTGCGACCCATCGTTGGCCAGTTTGGCATCGATGCGCATCAAGACCTCAATGGCACCATCCTTCTGGTTGGGCATGGTGAGAATGCTCTGCCGCACCTTGTCATTCGACTGCCCTAGGAGGGAAGCCCACTTGGGGTTCTTCCCCATCTCTGCGGGGTAGTCGAAGCGGTTGAGGAACGCATCTGGCAGATCACCTATGGAGCCCGCGATGCCCTCGGCAGAGTTGTGCTCCGCGTGCGCACGCTTGCCGATGAACGACTTGTACCCGAAGTTCGGGCGTTCATCCTCAAAATGCTCGTAAGGGAACGCGTCCCAGTTCCCGTTCGGTCCGGCAGAGGGGTCTTCGAGGTTCCCAATTGCACGGAAACGCAGGTACCGAAAGTTGTTGTTGTCGAGTGGCACCACACGCCGAACACCAGCAGTCGTGAACAGATTCTGCCGATGTCCGTACGGAATGGGCTTCAGAAGTTGGAATGCGAACTTTTGGATCATAGTAGTACCTCGCGTGTTAGGTGATTCCGAGATTGGCCGCGAACTGCGCTATCAGCCCATCTTCCTTGTCCCACAGGAATGCCTCGGCTGCCCGTACATTGTGTGCGTAGCCCTGCATGTCATGCCACACATCAGTCGCACTCAGGGAACGCAAGTATCGCACGGTCATCCCCGCATGCTCCTCCGTGCCCACGAGCTCCACTTCCTTCTTGTGGTGAATGTCCCCCAAGTGCCACTCGCGGTAGACCGTGCGTGCCCACATCTGCGGTTCATCCGTGGCCATCATCTGCATCAACCTCGCTGGCTTGATACCCCGCCCATGAGAGAACCCAATGAGACACTTCCCGTACTCGTAATACTTCCTGGACCGCGATGAGTTGTTGACCGTCACATCATCAAACGTCTGAAGTGCGAACTGAAGCGTTATCCCCAACTGCACCACCCGCTGCTCATCGTGATTCCCCGGCATGATGACGATGTCCACGGGTGCCACCTGCCGTAGGCGATTGATGGCCTTGAGGATGAGTTCTGTACCCAACTGCAAGGTCTTCGTCCACCGTGTATCCTCCTGCTGAGGAGTACCCGAGGTGGTGGTACCGAACTTGTTGTCCGTGTTGAAAAAATCATTGCCCACGGGGAACACGATGCGATCGACCTGCCCATGCCACTTCGCGCTCTGCTGGATGATCTTCTCGATGGCGGACATGAACATCTCCTCCGCTATCTTGATGTCGAAGTTCGTCCCCGACTCTTCATCCCAAGTGAGCTTCCCGTAGTGCAGGTCGAACAGATCGACCTCCAACAGCAACGGTCGCTCGGTGAGCAGTTTGCGCTTGATGGGCGTATACTTCAGAGGGTTGTTCTTCAACATCTCCAACAACCCCTCCACGGCCGCTTTGGCTTCCAAATACGCCTTCCGGCGGACAAGTTTGGCCTTTATCTGCCAGAGCGGGACAGTCTTGTGTTGATCCTCTAGGCGAGCATACCCAGCCTTGGTCACGAACTTGGTGTCATACCGCCGGAGTTTGGTGTGCGACTCATAGTGGTTGACCTCAAAGCGCTCGACCTCCCACACCTCTGTATCGACCTTCCACTGCGCGAGGAACTCCTCCAACGATGGGGGTTCCCCCTCATACCCACGGATGACGAAATCCTGGGCATCCTTGGTCTGAGAAATCGTCTCCGCAGGTGCCCCTGGAGCAGGTGGTGCATCTGCGGTATCTACCTCGGGCATCGCTCCGTTACGACCATGCTGCACGGAGGATGTCAAATTGTCTGCCTTGCGTATCTTGCTCACCCATCTACGAAGTGAATCGGGGTTGGTATCCGAGAACCTATCGGGATACAGTTTGAGTACACGACGGGCTATCGCCCCGTTACTCTCATCTTTGTATGACTGCAACACCTTTACCACGAGTTCGCGGTTGGTTGACATACACTCCTCTTGCCTGTGATGGATGAACTAGATGCCCACTGCTTTGTCTATGGTTTGCTGTTCTACTGTCGGATGTTCTGTCATGAGAATTCTGTTCTGATCGAAGAGCCCTGTGTCCTCCACGCTCGCCGTGCTCAGCATCTCACTCGCGAGTGCCTCTAGGGATGGACTCTGCTTCGCGGAAAGCGTAGGGGGCGCTCCTGGGGGAGCCCCTGCCGCGGCACCACCCGCAGGTGGACCACCTGCCCCAATCGGAGCTCCTGGAGCCCCAAGACCCGCACCTGCGAGGTCTCCACCGCCACCACCCATATCACCCCCACCTGGCGGGAGAGCATCCATCGGACCGATGTCCATACCTGCCCCACCATCGAACTCACCCGTGGGAGACCCACCTGGCTTCTTGGGCTCTGCCCATGGAGCGAGACCCTGCCTGATAATCTCGGACTCCCGCTCTTTCCGGCGCTCGATGTCCCTGAAGTACGCCTTCTCCTGTGCCGTGGGATCGAGGCGTGCGATACGGGCGAGTGTCGCCTCATCAATCAACCACGGTACTTCCTTCCTGAGCCACTTGATCCAGTTCTTGTAGTTCTCATCGTTCGTGGCACTCATGGCACCCCAGTCGAGTTTGGGGTAGATGTACTCCCTGCGCTGAGCGAGTTCGTTGTTCCGCAGTTCCTCTGACTTCTTGGTGAAGAACTCCCTGAACTCCTCGTTGTCCTTGTAGTCACGGATGCCCGCGTAGGCCTTCATAAGGTCGCGCCCAGCATCCTTCGCAGAGCCGTAAGCCTTGCCCCTGTAGTACGAACCAACCACCGGCCGTGCCACACGGTAGAACCCGCACATCTCCGCCACCGTCTTGAACCACCCCACATGCACCATCTGTTCGACCTTGAGTTGGAGGTTCAGGTAGCGCTGACGTTGGATTTCGAGGTTCGCATACGCCTGGGCGTACGACCCACCACCGCCCGTCATGAGTTGCTCGTGGATACCCATACCAATGAACTTCAGTTTGTACACCCGATCGAACTCGGGACCCACGGGCAGAATCTTGCCCGAAGAGCCGTAGAACTCGACATTGATGCCATAGTGATAGAAGATGCTGAAGTTCGGGTCCATCTCCCACGCAGCGAACATGTCGCGCAGGGAGTCCAACTCGGATGCCTCGGGAATCCACCCCGTGTTGGGGTCACCGACCTTCACGATGGTGAGAGGCACGATATGGCGGGTGGCGATAGCAAACTGCGCCTGTTGGAGGCGGTCCTCGTACATGAGAATCTTCAGCAAGCGCTTGATGAGCGACTTGCCCTTCACTTCGTACGGTGCCTTGTCGTGCGAGAGGATGAACACGTTGTTCGGATGCAACGGAATCTCGTTGTTGTACAGCACGTACCGTATGATCTCGGGCGAGAGTTGCTTGTACAGATAGTCGGGGCTCCTCGTTTGCACGATCTTCTTCAGCCCCTCATCGGGGATGAGCTTGACCAACGGCTTCTGGTTCAACCAAGTGCTCTCGACCTTCACATAGTCAGGATTGAGAAGCGTGAACTGGTCGAACATGTAGTCCTTCTCATTCCACGCACCGAAGAAGTAGTCGTTACCGATTGTCCAGTACTCCTTCACCCCATCGGTCAGCGTACGAATGAGGTTGATACGCTCAGCCATCTCCTCGAAATGCTGCTGTACTCCCGCATCCTCGCACTCACTGAGTTGGAGATTCGCCATCGGGAGTTCCGTATGGATACGCAAGGCCGCACCCACGATGGGGTCGGTGTCTGCGAAGAACCTGTAGAGACCATGGAGTGTGCGGTCATCCGTAGGGATAGCCAATGTGGAGGATGTGTAGCGGGGGTCGTTGAAAAGTGGTGCGTTCCTGGTCACGTCCAGTGCAGAATTACCGCGTTTGATAATCCTGTCCGCAACCTTCGTGAACGACACGCTCGATACGGGATGCACGGGATCGACATGCATCGGGGACTGCTGTCCCTGCATCACCCCCGTGAACTCCGACTCCAGGTTGCTCGTGATGAGCCCCTGTTGCGGGTGCCGACTCCCAACAACCGTGTTACCTACCGTCCGAAGCAGATGTCCCATAGTGTCCTCTTACTAGTGTGATGGCGCACGATAACGATAATCCTCACGCGCCTCATGGTTGACGATGGCATCGGGCTTCGTACTCTCTGCGAACGTAAGTGCCTGGAGCACCCCTTGATGCACAAGAATCATGTTCGGTTTGTGTAGTTCGGGATTCACTGGCTCCTCGGCACCAACCAAGGATGCGAAGGGCGTGAGAGGCCGGTTGGTCTCAGGGCGATCGGGCGAACTATGCAGGTCTGTCTCAAAGTACTGTCTTTCCAAGTCCTTGCGTGTCGATGATGGTTCCTCAAGTTCATCCTGTCCCTTCGGGTCTTTCGGACTCACATCCATTGTGCCCATGTACCCCGGGTACTGCTCAGCGTGCGGGAGATCGGCAGCCTGTGCAATCAGTGGAAGCGCAGCAAGTATCCTGTCGGGTGCAACCTGATAATACACGGCGATCTCCTGTCCTACCTTCTGTACATCAGATGTCCCAAGCCTACTTGCAACCTCCTGGGCCATCGCGTACAACTGCTGGTCCTCAAACCCCATGGAGGACACTGCGAGCCCACCCTTGTTTGGGTTCTGCTCCCGCAGTTTGTCACTCACCCCTGGCGTGACCTTCGACTCATCGAGGAAGTTCTCCTTCTGCGGCTCGAAAGGCTCACCCCACAAATGATCCCGACCGTTCTCAATCTCGTGGTGGTCGTTGATGTTCCACATATCCGCCAAGTTCTTCGAACTCCCACCAATACCCCCATCTATGTCCGACTTGTCCGTGTACGTCTCGGGGGTGGCAAACTTCAACGCGCTCGTCGTGGGTTGTGGTGCGTTTTTGAAGTACTGCACGGTCGATGGTAGTGGGTGCTCTTCCTTAGCGTTCTGAAACAGATTCTCCCACCCCACGAACTTCTTCCTCGACAGGACATCCACCAAGCCCCTGTCGTTCACGCTTTGTAGAATCTCCGCATCATCATCAATGAACAGCGTGTGTCCCTCTGGGCGGGCGTACTCTCCCTTGTCAATCCCAGGTTTGATGACTACAATGTACGTAAAAAATCTGAGAAGGTCAAATTTACCTAGGAGCATCTTCGCTGGTTGGGCCTCGTCCACCACTCCAGGCTTCGCACTACGACTGACCACCCCGAGGTTCATCCCATACTCATCGAGGCAGTCGAGAACATCGCGCACATTCGGCTGAAGTTTGCAGACATTCCCTCGTAGATCACTCACCACATTCTCGTCCACGAGTTCGAATGGGGGCACCATCTCCAACGCAGGGATGCCTGTCCCCCGTGCATCGAAACAATCCCATATCGTCCTGTCGAGGTCGAAGAGAATGGTCTCGTACGCATCGAACAGAGAGTTCTTGATGTCATATCTTATCTTCATACGATGCCCATACGTTGTGCCCACTCCCACTCGGCTTGAAGTTTGGCCGTTATCTCGCTGTCGGACATGTTCTTGAACTCAGAAGCACTCCGAATACCTTTAAGTGCCGAGGTCTTAAACCTTGTAAAATCAAAGGTTGCGATGCTTGTTTGAAGGTTGACATGATTCGATGGCTCGAAACTCACCATCTGCTTGTCCTTCTTGTGAGGGTCGGGGAGGTTCAGATCGGTGTAGAATCCGCCCTTCATGTCCGAGTTTGAGGTATCTGTCGGTGATCCCCCACCCCCTGGACCCCCTCCCACGGGGGCCGCTTCTCCATGTGCTGGCTCGTACTGAAACCAATCGTTACGCTGTCCTAGCCCAGGCGGGGTGCCCTGGGTGAACTCTTGGTCTACGGCCGCAAAACGGAGAGTCTTGGGGAGATCAACGACCGTCACATACATCTGGTCACTCTCCGCGATGACTCTCCTACGCTGCTTCCAGTTCTCGATATTCCCGAGGCGTTTGTGCGCGAGTCCCCAAATGTAATCCACATCGGGGATACCGTACGGTACATCGAGCAACCTCGATCCCACCCGACCACGGAAGGGCTTCTCGATGAACACACTCACGCCCTCCACCCCCTTCTTACCCGCGTACTTCGACAGGTCTTCAAAGACTTGCACGCCAGGAATGCTCGCGATGACCGAAGGCATGTCCCGCCGACCAAGCAGGTACGCCCCCACAGTCCTCCCATCCGCCGTGGTGACCTTCCGGCACAAATCCCAGTCCACTATGCGGTCGTAGTACTCCGCAGGGGGTGCTTGTGAGGATACGGCGGAGAACACATCCGCCCGCAAGGACAGCACATGCTGCCTGTCCTCCACCTGTACGGGCTCAATCAAAAGCGACCCGTTCGCGAGCGCCACAAGGGTCTCGAAGCGCAACGTAGCGAGCGTCGATATCTCGTGCAGTCTGCGACGAATACGCTCCTTCTCCTCGGGAGTCTGTGCGTTCTTCATCTTATCCAACAGGCGGTCTATCTCCTCCTGTACGAGTCCCCGCTGCTCATGTTCGCCTGGTGGGGCAAACTGAATTGTGGGCTCCGCAGGTTTCTCGGTCTCCGCGAGGTCTCCCTGTGGGGGTTCCTCAGGAAGTTCTCCACCATCTGGGCCTATACCCATGCCTTCCCCTGTATCGGGAGGATTGACAATCTGCTGATACCTGTCCTCGTCCGCAGAGGGTGGTACGTACCCCGTGAGCGTAACATCACCGTACCCCCTATCGATGAGCATCCTACGGACAGAGGCAAGGAACTGGTCTTTCATCGGGGAGCCCTTGATGGCTGGTGGCAGGGTGTTGATTACCCAATCTTGATACCAATCGCGCCCGAGTTCTTCCTTGCCCACCGATCCACCCTGAATCTGGGTGTTGCCGTGGATGTAGTACTTGATGTCATCCTCAGCCTTCTTGATCCAATGGAGCCAGTCGAACTGCGGGGAGGCTATGGTGTACCCGTACTCCTCCCCGAGGAAGGTCTTGAGTTCCTGCTCATGCTCAGGCGTACGATCTACATGGTACTCCGCGAAGAATGAGTCGTACGCAAACTGCGCCAGTTGTTCATCCGTGACATACGCCTCGTAGGGCGCAAAGCGTTCATCCGCACGATTGTGCTCAATGACCCACTCCACATGATGCTTCATATTCTTGAACCCATCGGGGGTGATGGTCGCGAACTTCAGGAACGGCATGAGAGCCCCAAGCAACCCACCTGTCTTCCCTTCGTTACCTGCCTGCTTCTTCACAGGTATGACATAGAACTCCGAGGCCTTGCGGTCGTAGTTCGACTTCGGGTCGAGTGTGATGGACACCCCGACGTTCTTGCGCTGACCCCCGAAGACCTTCGCTGGACGGTCGTAGGCCATGCTCCAGTTCGCCTGCTTACCTGGTTGCTCAATAGAACTGAACCCCCTCGTCTTTATCTCCACCTCTTCATGTGGTGGCATCCACACCTCATCCACCCCTGCCCGCGCTGCCTGCTCAAGGATGGTGTTCAGCAGATTCTCCGGCCAATGACGATAATACTGCCGGAAGATTGCGGTCTGCTCCGCACTCAAGTGATCGTTACCCTTTTGGTACGCATCACTCTGCATCTCACTGATGTACCACACATACTTCGAGACCACGGTACCTGTCGCGGGGTCGTTGGTCTCGTAAGACAGCGGGGTGATACGGGAGAATGCAATAGAGTCGGCCAAGTGGGTTCCCCCAGTGTCGATGGCTGTCTTCGTTGGTCCGACCACCTTTGCTGGCATCTTACCGTAATCAGGCGTAATAGCAATACCGAACTGCACGCCAGCACCCGCCACATGGTTCTTGGTGTTCACAAGATTACTCATATACGACGACACTGGCACGGAAGAATACGGCCGGATGGGTGCCACGGCGGAATTCAGATGGAAGTTGTTCAATGCCCCAACCAACTGATGATACACATTGAATAACTCCTTATCCGACACCTGCTCTCCCAACAAACCCATGAGTTCCGCATACCCTCCCTCAGGATCAAGGCCGAGAGATTTCAGACTCTCTACTGTGGGGGGAGCATCCCCGTAGGTTGTCTGATACTTCGCCACCAACGACTCCACAGTAGGCTTCGCAGGGGGAGGGGTCTTCTGCTGACGTGCATCCCCCTCTCCGTGCTGAACAGTCTTACCCGTCAGCCCCCGGAATCTTCCGAACAACGTCTGGATATCAGCGGTACTCAGTTTGCCCGTGAACGCCTTCGCCTTGTTCATCTTGGCGAACCACTGCATAGGATCGGGAATGGCAGGACCCGCTGAAGCAAGAAACTGTGGCACCTCGGCTTCGTTGGCTACCCACGCTTGCAACTGCTGTACCTGCTCATCCGTGACACCCTGGGGCGTTTGGGATGGGGATGCTCCGAACTTCAGGCTCGCAAGAACATTCTTTCGCTGAAGATACTCTCGGATGATCCTCCCAGCCGCACGCGCACTCAGTTCATCCTCTGGGGAGCGCACAACATTCGAGTGCCCAAACATCGCGGGCGTCATGGCCACGATGTCCTTGATGCGAGTAGGCTCCTGCCTGACTTTACGCATCACAAAGTTCTTGGGTATACCAGAGTTCGACTTGAGAGAAAACTTCGACCCCTCGTCGGAGATACCCACAACATCCGTGAAGTCTGCGCCCGCGAGTACGTTCTTCTCAAATGTGGTGCCCACGAGACTCACGCCCGTCATATTCGCGTTCGCAAAGTTACAGTTCCTCACCGTCTGTCCAGTGAACTTTGCACCCGCAAGATTGGCTCCCGAGAAGTTGACCCCCACAATGCTCACCCGAGCACTGAACCCGAGGTTCAACCCCTGAAGATTCTTGTTACTGTAGTCCGCCCCCTCCGCAAACAACATCTCCACCACCGCCTTCAGCAGATGATTGTCCTCAGTATTAACAAACGTGTTGAACGGTTCGACATTGCCGGCCTTCAGCGTACCATCCAAAGCGGGTGCGATGGTCTCCTTGGGCGTGTGGGGCAAAAACACGAGCGAACTTGGTGGTATGGCGCTCATCATCACCTGCTCAACGCCGAGTGCTATAGAGTCCGAGTCCCCCACCGTAGCGGGATACGCAGCACCCACGACATCCGCCACGATATCATCGATCTCACCCTTGGACAACACATGCCCTGGGCGAATGTTGAGCGCTGAGAACGCCCTCTGAAGTCTCTGTGGCGTGGCTTTACTCTGAAACGTTGTCAGGTATGTGCGCCCCGTGCGAATGTCCTTGATAGAAGGCAACTGTCGTGTGAGAGGTGCCGCGTGCATAACCATGAACCCAATCTCGTGAGCAAACGCTGCTTCGAGAGAGGTTTGGGGCGGGATGACATCCGATTTCCAGTACGCCTTCATCTTGTCAGGATTGAAGAACTGCGGGGATGTGATAGGTCCACCCTTGAAGTACTTCCGCGTGTCATTGAAGAACGACCGAAGTTTCGCTGGATCGCTCTCCATACGCTCGTAGAACACCTTGTACTCTGGGTGCCGCTGTTTGAAGAACTGGTACATCTCGTTCAGATACTGAAACTGCTCCTCCGACATATCTTCTTTGGTCAGCACGCTCGTCCGTTCGTTCTTTGCGAACTCCGCCCGTTCTGCCATGTTCTGCGCCGCAGACTTTGCATATGTGGACAGCGCATACTTCTTCCCGTTGGCAGACTGCACAATCGCTCCCTGCTCTACAAGTTTCGCAAAGGCCTGCTTGGCTGGTCCGGTGGTGAGCATCTTCTCCACATTCGTCGCCAACACCTGCCCACCCGCCTCCACGAACGCCCCGAGAATCCTCTGGTATAGCGGTTGCGTGGGTAACGACAGGTTGTAGTCTGGTGCACCCGTTTGCTCCACATGTTGTGCAATACCAAGACCGTAGCGCGTCAGGTTGTAATGATCTGGCTGTTCCTGGTAAATCACACCCTCCTGGAACAACTGCACGAGCGCTGCCTTGACATCCCTGGGCGTGAGCCCCGTGCTCTCCACCAAGTCCTGCACATTCTGAGACATGGGAGCCGTATGAATGGTCATCAAGACCTTGTGTAGGGGATCAGAGGCATTGAATTGCAATGCACTGGTCTTCACGGATGAAAATGATATGTTCATAGAGCTCCTACGTAAAGATTCGCTTGAGGATGAATACTTGCGAGGCTACCGCAGACAACGGCTGTCCATGTGGTGCTCGCGCCGCGACCACAGAGTACTGCGAGGCGGTCAAGAGTTCTTGAACATACTCGTACACATCTCTCTTGACATTTGGGGAGGAAGCAGCTATCATCTGGCGCACTTCTTGGAGACCGTGCGCCGTTGGTTGCTCACATAGTTGGGCAATCTTGTAGCAGAGTATACTAAGGGGAATGGACGAATAACGGTTGGACACATCCGAGTCATGACCCTTCTCATTGTTGACTTCCGTCCTATCCGTAAGCGGATCACCGCGTTTGGGATTCGTCCGGCGAACTTCCTTGTCCGTGAACGGCTGTTGAAAGTTCATGTCCTCGGGAGCCCTCTCTTGGGGGAGAGGGTCGAAGTATGTGGTGTTTGCCTGTATTCGGATGCCCATAGTTTCCTCGTGACCTACACAAAAGATAGTGCAAATACTGCGGTTTTGTATAGGTAGAGGACAAAAACTACGGTGCGATGGGCTCAGCAGGGGGATTTTCCCCCGCAATTACATCGGAAAGGCGTTCCGCAAAGGTGGTGAACGCCGAGCGTTTGATAAAAAATGTCTGTGTGATCTGTAGCCCCACCTTCGCATCCTTCTCCTCCAAATAAGGAGGTCTAACTTTCGCGGCCTGAATGACAAGGACTTCATCACCATCCGCGAAGGCCGACAAGGTCTCCACACAGCGAGCCTCCTGTTCGGTAAGTACAATAAGTGGGGCATCAGAAGAAGAGGTCACAAGTTGCTGCGTCTGCTGAAATTGCATGCTATCCTCAAAAAAGTGAGTAGTACACCCCTACTTGAATTCGATCATACCACGGTTGGGACTCGATGAGCATCCTGTTGAACATCTGGTAATTGAAAATCACGAGCCAGTCCTTGAAGCGCAACGCAATCCCAGGAGCCACATAGTTGCGACTCACATGTCCGCCCGCATAAAACCAACCCACCGGGGTCACCGTTGGGGCTTCCATACGATACAGCACGGGGTACGCGAGACTGTCCAAGGTGGTGTATCCGATGAGGGTCACCCCGGGTGTATGGGACTCTGTGCGAATCTGGAACAACTGTAGTTCCTTGTTGAACAACAGTTCGGATCGAATATCGAGGGTGTCCACTACAATCGTCAACCCCCATCTGGCGGTCGAGAGGGGCGTGATATACGCCCGAGTGAACCCCTTGTAGTGTACAGCATCCTGCTGTCCTTGGAACTTGACCTCCCGATAAGTACCTATCGTGTCCTGTCCATCCACAAGTACTGTAGTCCCGCCCGTATCCACGGTCACAATCAACACCTCGTACTTGCTGAAGAGTACCCGATACTCCGATTTCAATTGCGTGAGCGATTGGTTGAGGTTCGCCACACGCAGGGCCATCACCTGTACGGAGTCCAAGGTCTTCGAAAGACTATCGCGAAGCGCGGCTTCATTTTGCTGAGTCCGCGCAGAAGACAATTCCATCTCCTCGCGCAATCGCTGATTCGTTTGCCACTGGAAGTATCCCCACGCTCCCACGGCGATTACCGCGAGGATCAACCAGAAATACACGCTCTGAAGCAGTTTGCTGAACATATGGCACCTCTTGTGTTGTCGAACTGCCAATCACGGGGTTCGCCGTATGCGCAACAGCCACGAGCATCTCCTGCGCCACGCGCTTCATCCACTGATGTCCCGCCGTTTCCTTGATTTTTACGAGCATCCGCACCCTGTACGCTTCATCGTATGCTCCGTAATACCTACGTACGAACTCGCGAAACACAGCCGTATCCGACAGAACCTTGTTCTTCACTGCGTACTCCCGAGCCACATCACGCATCATCCCCTTGATGATGAATGCCGAGGCCATGATATTCACGGAAGGAATAGCGAGTTCCATCCTCGATGTTGCTATACCCTCAGCAATAAGGCGATCTCCATGATACTCCCAAACTATACCCGTGAGCCCGATAGCGCGTGTCGTACGTCCCTTGACAGTGATCTGAGGATGAACCGCCGTAGGATCATACGAGGACTCGTTGGAGCACACTGCATGCAACAGCAGGTGGGGCACCCCATACCTAGCAGCCCCCGAATCGATGTCCTGGACATACTCTTCTTGTTGCCTCGCACTGAGTCCAATGCGTTCTCCAATAGCAACGATGTCCATGCGTATGATTTCACGGTCGAGCTCTCTGCGACGATTGGCGAGTTGCTGCGCGACTGTGATGGAATCAGCCTGGGTGCCCGTGCCATTTGTCTGTCGTTCCCAATACATTCCAATGGGAATACCCACCCAGAAGCACGTCACACACACCGCTATGAACGCAACCCATTGTCTGCTGTTAACCATCCGTCCTCCTGATAATTACTCGACGTACTGCGGTGGATTAGGTTGAGGCTGCGCCCACCCGACAGGTATGATGTCGATGGTATACACATCACCTGTCTCTTTGAACAAGCGATGTCCCAGTGCATCCCTTGGTACAAGAACGACAATCTTCTGCCACACACTCTCATCGAACTTGAACAACGAATCGTAGTTGTCCCACAAAAGCACCTTGCGGGGATGAAAGTCCTGCACATCGGGCGTGATGTCCTGCTTCTGCACATCGAACTCTTTGGGGACCACCGAAAATAGTTTCCCGTGGTACAAATCCGCCTGTACCTGTCGCTTGGACATCACAAGGTCGCTCATGTCCATGGTCGTCGGCAGTTCTACAGGGCTCTCCACATGCTCCACAGACTGAACTGGGACTTGTTTCTCCAGATCACTGTGGCCTTCGTGCGAGGCGAACGTCAGAGGTTGCTCACTCATGGTTGATCCTTTCCATTATCGACTTTCGTACGATAAGTCTCAGGGTTTTCATACACCGAGACCACCTCTTCGAGATGGAATGTACCTGTACCCGGTTGTTCACCGAGAGCATCGATTACCACCTCGGGTCCAGACTCAACGAGAAGTAGATTCTCCCTGTCGTGACCCCGCGTAATGCCCTGCTCCTCAATAACGAGAGTCATCGCGCCCACTTTGAACACCTCACCAAACAACGCGGCGAATGCCGCAGACTTCACTTGAACAAGATACTTATCTTTGATGAGGGGATACTGCTCTTTCGCCACGTCCGGCTTATGCACAACCTTGAGTTCCAACGCCCGCCGTACCTCGCTCAGTTCGTGGAGTTGTTCGGGGTTCAGAGAAAACCGTTGCCCCACCTTAACTGGTGCCGCATCTTCGGTGAGAATACCCTTCTGCGATGGAGAGTTCACGGTCTGCGGTTTCATCCCCATCACGGAAGAAGAGAACGTCGAGCGACCCTCCGCTTTCGTGGGGGGTTCCACGACCACTCGCGGAGCACTACCCACAACCGCAGGACCACGCGCTACTGATGCGGATTCGGTGGTAATGGGCGGCAAGTTCCCAGGAGCCTCGGTCAAGATGCTCTCCAAGAGTTGCTCCTCCGTCAGACCATCATGATACTCGTTGGTCGCCGTACTGATACGCACGGTGAACTTATCTGCACCCACCGAGGTGATGATGTCAGTTGCATTCTCAATTACGAGTTGCTGTTCATCGATGATGATAACACCCTTCATAACGACCTCGGTATAGTGTTAGATAGTCTGTCCAGGATCGGCTTGCGCCTGCTGCATGCCTGCTGCGACGTTCATCATCGGTTCGGGCATGATCTCCCCGTTGATTTTCAACGGAAATCCCCCAGCCGACATGTAATCGAACGGCATTTGAAGCACTTGCAGGCTGAGCACCTGGTTCATGTAAAACCTACGAATGTGGTCGTTCAGGGAGGTATCCCACAACCACATAAACCCCGTATCGGAGTTGATTTCGACCACCCCACCCGCATGGGTGACCATGGCCTTATCGCCCGAGACCTTCTGGTATGTAATGGACACCTGCAACCGCGCTGTCGCGGCTTCCATAAGCGCTTGAACATCGGTACTAGATAGCATAGCGCACCTCCAATATACGTAATTGATTGTTCAAAGTCAAGTCCTATGCCCTCGAATCCTATCCATGGGCACCCCCGACCGAGTACCTCCCGTACCACCAAATGTGGCCATCCTCGTGCCCCTGTACGCAATGTTACCCCCCTTTACGGGTGTCACCTGTTTGGGGCGGGTGGTCGGGGCAAGATTCTTCTTCACGCGATCCTCCAAACTCTTGCGAGTCGGAGACATCAAGAGAGACAGGCGGTACACGAGATTCGCCACCACATCCGCAAAGTCGTCATGCTGACACGGGCCACTCGTGGGGTGCGCATAGAAGGTCTTTCCCCCCGAGGTATACCGCTGAAGATACTTCAGTTCTGTGCGCCAGCGCTCGATGTACCCCGTGGTATCCTCACCGTACATGTGCACCCGCCCAGTCTGGGCGAGTTCGAGGAAGTTGCCGTACATCTCCCCCTTGTACTCATTTGTGAAGAACGTCTCTAGCGCGGAGAACCCATGCTTCTGCAAGGTCGAAATGCTCTCAGCGGAGTTCCACTGATCATACACTATCTCAAGGACATAGTTGCGACCGAGATCGTTCACAAGACTCGTGATGAAATCGATGACCTTCGTAGAATCCACAGGCACCCGATTGTACTTGCCATTGCCTATGGGAACCACTTGGGCATCCCACCCGTGCATACCATCGACCCAGAAATCGTTCTTACCTATCTCGTAGTGTCCCCACGCTACGGCGTACGTATCGGCCACCTTCTTCTTGGCCTGTCCACCTGGATCGACCGAGATGACGTACCTAAAGTCCATCTTGTCCGAGTACCGAAGCATCTGTACGGCAGGTATCGGGATGGCGTTGATAACCGCCTCGGATATGAAGTTCCCCGCCACATTCGCAAAGTGAGCCCCGTACTCCATGTTACTTCCGTAGGGGTCTTTTCGGAACTCCGAATCCAAGTCCTCTCTAGTGATAACAGGACTACACTGCCATGTAGACAACTGCATGACCACCAAGTGCGATGGTCGTGCGGCCTCCTCCGGCTTATCCTGCTCTATACCACCCCCCTCGGAATACAACTGATAGAACTGTCCGCCCTTCTCCCGTGGAGAAGATTCATACAGCACATGCCCATCCTGTTTGAAGTCCTTCACCGAGGGAGACAGCGCCTTCCACATGGCGTAGTCCGTCTGTTGTGTCTCCTCCCCCAAGAGATTATCCTTCAACGAACTATCAAACTTCGGACGATCGAAGTGCGCAAACTCCGAGAAGATAAGAAGCTTGATGGCCTTCCCGCGTTTAGTACTCGCCTTGGTCGTTATGGACTGAATGATAATGGAGCCCTCTAAGGGGAGTTCATGCTCTACTCCCCGAGGCACCTTCTTGTTTCTCTCCGCAATAATAGCGTTCTGCTCGACATCGTACGGAGTGAAAATACGCATTTCACTCTCGTTGTACTTTGTCCAGTCGAAGTAGGGCTTGAAGAACTCACACTTCCTGAGTCTGTCCTTCGTAAACTGAAACATGTCTCCTGCCTGCTCACCGCTAACGGCGACGTGTAGAAGACTGATAGGATGGCGGTCGAGCATACCGTAGTACGCTTGGGGGTCGTACTTACAGATAAGCGAGTACGCCTCATACGCAGCCAGGAAGGACATCAGCGAAGACTTTCCCGACCGCCTACCATCCACAAGAACCATCTCCCGCACAACCTGCGGGGTGGTGTAGTTGATATCCAACTTCCACTCATCCCGTAGAGTTCTCAGGATATCCTCCTCCTCGGGAGTGGGAGGGTAATACTGCCAGAGATTGTAGAACGTCTTTATCTGAACACTCTGCCACGGACGAGGGTCAATGCTAAGAAACTGTGGGCTCGTGATGAACTCAAGAGCGTCCACTTCCGGCATCTGCTTGCTCGCGGGAGGAGCGTTCGGAAATGCTTCCTGCATGTACACATCATATGGGGTGAGGGACATGCTACTTCTCTAGTAAAAGGGTTTCCTTCGTACGGGCAATCACGGGATGTACGGTGCCCTTGATGGAGTCCACAATGGTCTGCATTATGACCTGCACCAACTGTGGTTGGTCAGGGAGCCGTTCTTCAAGGGAGGTCTGTGTACGTCTAAGCATCTGCACCAGCTGTGCTTCCACATCCATCAGGGAGGTATTGGCTATCTGAATGATGGTCGTATTCGCCCCAGGCTTCGTAGCCTTGTTCGCGTTTGCTACTGTCTTCTGAATATCCGACTGTATGGCATCTATCTGATTGATAATGCTCCGGATGTTCACACTCACATCCCTCGATAGCAGACCGAAGTCTACGGGAACTGATCCCGATACCGTGCTACCGTAGGTAGCAAGCATGCGTTTAGGAAGCCTCCCCTCATCGAGGTCAGTTCGTTCACTCATCGAGAGTTCCAACTGCTTCTGAAGTTCGAACAAGTTGTTCAACCGTTGCCGATACAGTTCCTCCGCCATCTCGGTCTTACTCATGCTCTTATCGAACCGCATGTTGTACGCCCTCTGAAGCATCGAAGTAAAATCCTCACGTATACCGAGCGTTCGGAGGTCTCCTTCGGACAGATTTACGGGGGTGCAATGCTTTCGGTGGAGGCGGATATTGTGATCGTAGATGGGCAACTGGTGCATCATCCGTGGGCGATAGTACTCGCCTATCTCCGCCTGTGTGCGGCGCTGATAGAGGTCATCGAGCGTGAACTCACACAAATCGCGCATCGAGAGTTCACGGCACATCTTGCACTCTCGGGGTTTATGTGTGAACGCTTTCGATACGATAGCTATGAATGCTTCGTCAGAAAGTTCCATACGACCTAGAAGTAGAGTTTGAAGTCGGGCTTGTTTACTATGGCATCGATATCCATAGACCCATCATCGAACGACAGGGGGCCTATATCATCGAGACCATGCGCTAGTGCAGGAGAGATTAACTTGATGGATGCAAAGCGGGGTATGGCGGTATTGATGCGCTTTACAACGACCGATGCAGGTACAGCGTCATCATCTGGCCATAGAAGCATAGAGTACTTATCGAAATCGAATCCGAACTCTGCGAAGTTGTCCTTGACCCACGCGGTGGTATTCATGCCGCGCAGTCGGATAGGATCGAGTACAATATACTCCCACGGGTGATGTATGTCCCCCATGGGAACAGCAAGTGCTGCGGCTATGCAGTTGTCATCCTGATGAAAGGCTAGCTTGCTGAAAAGAAGAGAACTACGCCAGTTGTTGAGCATGCATCTGCGCCTTTGATTTCTCCCGTCTAGAAACTAGGAGTTCTTTGTATGCATTAGACAATACCACCGTCTTTTTGCACTCGGGACACGGATGCATCTCTTCCGTATCCCGAAATTTTATTGTGTGTCCACAACTGCAATCGAAAAAGAAATTGTTCAGATGCATACAGCCTCTCGCTTATTGTTGAAGTGCCTTACGTGCTTCAGATATCTCGGAAGCAACGAACAGGAAGTCCTTGAGGATATCACCGAGAACATCGAGATTGAGTTCCGCAACAGCCTTCATACTTGCCTCTGGCTGCATACGCTTCTCGTGCTCCTTAGACGGTGGGAACTCATACAGCGTGCGTTCCTCAATCCTCGATTTGCTCCGATCCTGCAAGACCTTGACCAACTTATCGATACGCTCTGCGAGATGCTGATCGATGAGTTTGGCTTCGGCTATGAGTTGCGATACCGTCACGGCGGGGATTACGTCCTTCGTACGCGACACCACCGCCCAGAGTTCCTCGTGATAGTGCACAAGACCATCCTCGGTCGCAGCGATAGCCTCGTAGACCATTTCAAGCACGGTCTTCAGAAGCTTGTCTTGCTCTTGGATACCTGGAAGAGCCTTGGCCTGCTCCTGCATCACCGCCTGCTGGTGAGGTTCGGTAGCCTTGGCAAGTTGATCCTTGAGTTCCTGCAACTTCTGGTAGTGCTGTTCAAACTGATCTAGGAGAACCTTGATGTTCTTCGCGGCTGGTTGGATAACCCCTGGCTCCTCATATCCCTCGACCCCAGGTGCCTTCTTCAAGGTTTTGTGTACCACGGGCGCGGGTTTGGGTGCTGGGGCGTTCACATCCTCTGGTGATGGGGGTGCAAGATCGATAGCCACCGCCTGTAGCCCTACAGCACGCGCAATAGCATCGGCCTCAATACCCTCATACTGGTCGTTCTTCTCCACCTTCCCAGGTTCACGTTCTGGCTGTAGGCCTTTACCACTCTCGATGGCCTTAACCACTGGTCCACCACCACCAAGAAGTTCCCGAAGTTGCCTGATGGTCATCGACCGTATATACTGGCGATGTTCGTTGTCGAACTTCTCACGATTCGCCACCTGATTCTCATCCATGGTCTTCATCGGGACGTTGTAGCCCTTGCCCGTGTCAAGTCCTACCGAGTCATCCCGTTTTTCTCCCTTGGGAAACTCCGTAAGACCTATCTGCATGGATTTCTCCTTCGATGGACTGGCAATCGGTATGCCTTGCTCAGACCTCCCCGTAGCATCCGCATCCCGTTTGTCGGGAGAGAACCCAAGGCCAGCAGCGAGGTGCGCGAGCCCCGCGTTTCGCAGGTGCGTCAACTGTCTCTCTTTGAAATCCACATCCCCACGCGTCGTGATACCTGCCCGGATGTCCATCCACCGTTTTGGGGTCGATTGTACAGGAATGGGGGCGGAAGTACTCGCAAGAACATGGGGATTCTTGTGATCCTCATGTCCCTCCTCATCCGAGCCATCGAGGGGGACGTCCGTGGTATGCACATCTCCACCCGGAAGTTCCACGCCATCAATCACGGTCGCAGTGTCATCCCCCATGGCAGGAGCAACCTCGTTGAACATCTGCGCATCATCCACAATCTCCTGGATATCCCCATCAATGCCCTGGGATTCTCGTTCGATGTCCCGGATAGCGTGGTCGATATCCGTGCGCAACATGTCCTGCACCTCGGGTAGAACATCCTCAGGAGAAGTCTCGTGAACCCCCTCGTGTGTATCATCGAGGTCTTCACCATTCACAAGATGATCGATGTCTTTTTCCATGCTTGCTCCTAACGTCTGGGTCTTCATAATCGGTTTGAGCGACTGCACCCCGTTATTCATCTGCACTTCCTGCATAGATGGATTCGGAAGCAATTGCTCCTCCTGGGTCTGGGTATTGACCATGACTGTACCCTTACCCGAAGGGTCTTGCTGCTTGGTCGTGTATGTATTACCATCAGCAGGATTGTAGTACTGCGTGTTCGGCTGGGGTGTCTGGACAGTATTCATAGGTCTCCCTGTTACTTCGGCACCGCTTGGAACCTTGTCGGGTCTGGTTTGCGGAAGTTCGGAAGATCGCTACGGCGACGAACTTCCTTGGTGGGCTTCGTGAACTCTATACCACGCAGAAGTTCACCCACGGCCTCCCGTGTGAATGGATGTTCCGTACCATCGGCTGTCGAGAACACTTTGGGCATGACCAACTTGTGCGCCGCATCCACCTTGACCGTCGCAGTGACAGTCTTGCGCATCCGTGGTCCGACAAGCCACGAAATATCCGCCGTGATCTCGGTGTATCCCTGGAAATGCTTTCCGGCGGTCGCGGCGTTGCTTCCCTTGACGTACTTCGCTCGTGCACCGAACATGCCACAGGAATTGGCAAAGTCGGTCAGCGCTTGCAGCGCCTTGTACTGTACATGGCGATTCAGCGTGGAGTCCACCATATACGATGGATGCATCTGCCGTTCACTAGCTGCCACCTGGCGGACATCGGCCACCGACTGCACATTGGCGTTCGCTGTCATCTGCTTGGCCTGAATGACCTTATGGGGTTGCAGTTCTTCTCCGAACTTGTCCTTCGGAGCAAGACCTTTCGCGGTCTGGGCACTGACGAACGGGTCTTCTGCGGAGATGACATGCCCCCGCGAATCACGATAACTTACAACCACGCGGTTCGCTGATGCAGTAGTCTTGAGACCGACTGCGGATGAAATCTTTGCGCGGGTGTCCTTTGCGACATTGATAACCGCACCGAGATTGAGCCACGAGGGAATCCCGCGACCACTGTTGTTTTTCAGCAAAGATGTTGACATGTGTGTCTCCTTAGAACGATGATGGTTGTAGACTCTCGAAGCCATTAAAACTGCGTGGGATTCTCCGTCTGTGCGAAGTCTGCCTTTGGCTGCCCATTGACGGGCGGCGGTTGTGCGGGTGTAGGAGCCCCCGCCTCGGGTGGTGCACCCGCCCCACCAACAGGCGGCTGTGCGCCTTGAATAGCCTGATCGATGGCATCGAGTGCGGGTGGCTTGTCGAACTTCACCGTGACGCTATTGGTGTTCGGGTCCACGCTCATCTGAAACTTCTGCTTGTCCCCCGCTTCGGGTGCCGATTGACTGTCATATAGCGGTGCTGCATTGGTCGTATCCGCTGTCGGGGGAGCCCCCTGTTGAAGAGCTGGATTCGGAGGAAGTGGCTGTGCGCCACCCTCCCCCGCCTCATTCTGCGACTGCGAATTCGTCCAACCCATCGGAGGGACTTGATCGGAAACATCTACTGCGACCGCCATGAGGTTCGCGAGAATATCCTCATCATCGGCGTGTGCTTCAACAACATGCACCCCACCAACACGAATGAGTTCCCCAGTGTCAGGGCGACGAATGGTCATCCCTACCTTGGGCGCACTCTGCAACGGCACGGCGATCTTCTGCCCATCCTCGTTCACGTACGAATACACGGGCTCAAACCCCGCGTACTCCTCCGTCACAAGGTTCACAATCTTCGAACCGAAGTGGGTGAGGTTGCGGATCGTGGATGCCATGGGGGTGTTCGCAGCACCATTGCTCACGAGCGCCACCTTGGAATTCCACATCACATGAGGCTGTACAGACCCACCCGAGGATGGTGGTTGCACGCCCAACGTGGTAGGCCACATCACAGCGTTCTTGAACTCAACGGCCTCCATGTTCTCCACCGCTTCATCCGAGAAGTCCTTGAGGTTCATCGTGGGCATCGCACGGAAGTAGTGAATTCGCCCCACCTCGGGACTCTTGATATACAGGTACATCGGTGGTTGCTGCGGTGTGGTCACCTGCCACAACTGACCAGGTTGAAGACCCCGAAGGAACTCACCCAGCGACTGAGGTGTCTGTGAAGCGGCACCCAGTCCTTCCGCCTGAACACGCTTCGATGACATGGCCATCGGAGGGGCTTGCGGTGCTGGTGCCTGAGGTGCTGGGATGTTGCCACCCTGTCCAGCCGCAGGAGCTTCCGGCGGTGCTGCGCCTTCCTCTGGCGGTGCATCCTCACCTTCTTTGGCAGGAACTTCCGCAGGTTCCGACTCGGTACCTCCAACTCCACCTGCCATCTCCTCGACCTGCTTGAAGAACTCCTCGCCCTTCTGTGGGTCGTTGAACTCGACGGTAACCTTCGCAGTCCCGCCCTGTCCACCCTGATCGAGTGTGAGATTCTTGGTCACCACCCCAGGAGCGATGGGCACATCCTTCTTTGGTCCCTCGGCCACCGAGCGGAGAACAGCACTGACACTCGCCTTCTTGGATGCCATGATTTCGATTTTGCTCGGGTCATCCACGAACGATGCTTGACCAGTCTCGTCGTACACCACAATCATCCGCTTATCGATACCCCTGCGATACTCCCTTTGTACAGTTCCGTGGCGACCTGTCGCACGGTCAAACACGCGGGTTCCCTGTGGCACCAGATCGCCACCTTGGTCGGATGCGATAGATGCTACGGTATCCCTGATGATATCCTCATCGTCGGTCGTGTACACCACGAGCCACTCGACCTGCTTACCTGTCACAGGATCGGGGAGAACTTCCTTCTGCCACACCGTGGGTACCATCGGGTCTTCCGAGGCCACGGTGAACAACCCGAACCCGACATCCGAGAATCCGTACTGTTCGCGCTCTGCGAACGCCACCCGCCCTGTACTCAACGGGCTCTCCACGGAGGCTGTCGTACGCAGCGCATCCGCAGCAGTCTGATTAGCAGCGAGACTTTCCAACGCTTTGGTGGCAATTGCTTGAGCGGTGGGGGACATCACATGATGTCGGCGGTTCTGCGAAGCGAAGGACATAGGGGTACTCCTTAATGTGTTTCTGTGGAACATGCGAGGCAGACCTCTACGGGTGCCTGCAATGAGGACATCTTGAGAACAAGTTCGTGTTTGGGAACAAACCGATGACAACGCGGACACTTCACTTGTGTCTCCTTCGCTGGATCGATCATAGCGGTTACCTGCTTCGTCAGCATACTGTTAGTCCTGTACTGTCATCCAATAGATAGAAAATTAGTATGACTTTTTATAGACGTATACCCCCAAAAAACAAAAAAGGGGTGCCCAATGGACACCCCTCAGAACCACCCTCATCCCCGCCCCTAGTACGTCCAGAGAACCTCTCCCACCACCTGGACAAGGGTTTTTGTCAATTTGTCGCTAAAATACAGAGGAACTCCCGAAACTACCCCGATGGAGGAACTCTGCGCCAACACCTTCTGCAACGCGAGCATTCCCACGGTCGGCTCGTACGCATCCACAGCCTGTTTCAAGGCCGCAAAACTGATAAGCACCGCGAGCGGGAATCTGTCCTTGGTCTGAAGATACCGTATTTGCTTCATGATCAGCGCTAGCAGTCCCCGGTCAGCCAAGATGGCCTGTCGCACCAGAGTCTGGGCATCCTCCAAAGAGGAGTCTTTGTACACCGCGGGCACACCATCCGTGTAGAATGTACACTTCTTACACAGTTGGCATACGGAAGCTTGAACTACCTGGACAGACCACCCCGCGTCCCCACCATCCTCCGTGGATGTGAAGGGACAAAAGTCGGGCGCGTAGATAGTGCCTCTCCGGGGATCAAAGACCTTCAGTTCCACATCGGGCATACTATTCTCCCCCAGCGGGCATCTTCAACCGCCAGTAGATTTCATCCCGTATGTCCGTGATGACCGCCTCGGTTGTCAGAATGGTCGAGGCGACCGATGCGGCGTTCTCCAAGGCCACCCGCACGACCTTCTTGGGGTCGATGATACCGGCCTCGATGAGATTACAGTACTCCTCGGTCGCGGCGTTGTATCCGAAGTCGCCCTTGCCCTGTATGACCTTCTTTACGACAGACCGTGCATCCTCCCCCGTGTTCTCCACGATCTGAAACAACGGGGAGGACAACACATTCGCGATCAGGTGCACCCCCGCCTCCTCGTCCTTGGTCATCGCAGAAGTCGTAGCGGACATCGCGGCATCGATAACTCGAATGTACGCCACTCCACCACCAGGCACAATGCCCTCCTCGATGGCCGCTCGTGTGGCATGCAGAGCATCCTCCACGAGGTCTTTCTTCTCCTTGAGTTCGATGTCCGAGGAAGCGCCCACACAGATGGAGCCCACACCGCCCATGAGTTTCCCGAGACGTTCCTGCATCTTCTCCTTATCATAGTCGGAGGTGGCGTTCATGAGTTGCGTACGAATGAACTCCGCACGGTCAAAAATGGCCTGCTTCTCTCCAACACCCCCACTGATGACCGTCGTATCCCGCGTGACAATCACCCGTGCGGCCGACCCGAGATCACTGATGGTCACATGCTCCAGTTGCTTGTTCAGGGCGGCATCGATGAACTTCGCACCCGTGAGAACGCAAATGTCCTCAAGGATGTCCTTCCGCCTATCTCCGAAGCCAGGTGCCTTGACCGCCACGACCTTGATACGCCCCTGCATCTTGTTCACCACGAGTCCCGTGAGCGCCTCACCATCCACGTTGTCCGCAATGATGACCAACGGGCGACCCTCACCGGCCACCCGTTCCAGGAGGTTCACGAGGGGCTTAATGTTCGAAATCGTCCGGTCGTACACAAGGATGAGCGGATTCTCGTAATCGCACTCTCCTTTGGAGTTTGTGAAGAAGTACGGGGAGACCATCCCACGGTCGAACTGCATGCCCTCGACCACCCGGATGAATGTCTCACTCGTTTTGGAGTCATCGATGGTGATGGTTCCCAACCGACCGACCTTCTGCATCGCCTCGGAGATGAGTTGCCCCACCTCGGGATTGTTGTTGGCCGAGATGGTGGCAATACTCGCGATCTGCGCAGTGTCATCGAACGAGATGGGGAGCCTGATCTTCTCCAAGCCCACCACAGCCGCCTTGACCGCCTTGTCGATGCCCTTACGGAGCTCCATGGGGTTGATGCCCGATGCGATGAGTTTTCCACCCTCCTGCACAATGGCCTGTGCAAGGAGTGTGGCGGTCGTTGTACCATCCCCAGCGTACTCCGCCGTACGAGTAGCCGCCTGGAGGACCATCTGCGCCCCCTGCTGCTCAAGCGAATCCGCGAGTTCGATGGCACGCGCAACCGTGACCCCATCCTTCGTGATGTGTGGTGCGCCCACAATGCGTTCGATGACCACATTCCGACCCTTCGGCCCGAGTGTGACCCTCACCGCGTTCGCGAGCTTATCCACACCCGCTCGAAGCCCTGTCCGTGCTTTCTCACCGTACTCGATGTTCTTGGAGATCATATACACACCTTCCTGATTGTTGTGCTAGTGATACGAGGTATATTAGTTGCTATCTACACGGGACACATGACTCACACCCTGCTCGTCCTGCTCGACATGATAATGGAGAGCACCGATGGCGCAAATAGCCTCATCGTGGGTCACTATGAGAATCTGCCGATTGAATCGCGTGGCGAACGAGAGTATGAGTTCGCCAAAGGCTGGTTGATGCTTCCTATCCACGAACCTCCCAGGTTCATCGAGTACCACCGGCCCTTCGAGCCCGAAGAGTTCAAGCAGTACGAAGCGCAGAACGAGACTGATGACATCCAACACCCCACCACCCTTCATGTCCTCGATGTCCCCCTGTACGGTATTCCCGAGAGCATCGGTAATGCTGAAACTGACAACCACCTGGTTCCGTTCAAACCCAAACTCGATGCCGAACCGTAGGTCGTACCCGAAAACCGCTCGGAGCGCCTCGGTCACGAGGGGCTCGATGTAGTCCCGCACCTCCTGCTCGGACAACTTTGACAGGAGTTCGAGAACCGTGCGAGCCTTGGTGTTCAACGCAAGTTCGTGCTCCGCTATCCGTATCCCCGCTTCCACTTGGGTCAGTTCGCGGTCAAGAAGTTGCATCTGTCCGAGGCGTTGGTTGTACTCCGCACTCGCCTTGCTCAGGCGTGTCTCGATATCAGACCGCATTCAGGATGGCCTCCGCCTGGGTAAGGAGCGCTTCGAGAGCCGTAAGATCGGTATCGACTTGAGCCTCCTGCTCCTGGATGTACTTCGGGAGCTCGTTGATGTCCTCAATACCAAGTTCCTTGATCTTCTGCACGGTCTGATTGTACTTGTCGGTCTGCATCTGCAACAGCGCGAGTTTCTGTGAACGTAGTTGCTCGCACTTGGTGACCCTCTGCTTGGCGGCGTTCAGCCGTTCTGTGGCGGTGGCCATAGTGTCCTCAGTAATGGATAGTTATTCTTTTGAACCTTCGATACTCGCTACAACCCGCTCGGAAATCTCCTGCCGCTCCTCAGGGGTCTCACCCCCGAATGTCTTCGCGACAATCTCCGGGATGTGTTGCCGGAAGTCCATCTTCTTCAACTGCATCCCTGATATCATCTTCATCAGACCCGAGAAGTCCGTCATGGGCGATCCTTCAATCTTGTCCTTGTCCGCATCGCTCGCAAACGGATGTACCGCCGCATCCTCGAACTTGATGTACCGATACTCAAGTACCCCAAGGAAAGGGTCTACGGAGAAGAAGAATCCACGGATGTCCCGCACTGGACCATTTTCTGTCCTCGCGAGCGACCCAGGGTTGATGTACATTGTCCTGCCCGTGAACGACTTGTCATTCGCCACCACAATCGGAGAAGGCCACCCACTGTGGATATGCCCCGAGAGCACCACATCCGCGCTGATATACGGATGGATGTCATCAATGGTCTGATGTGGCCACGGAACCTTCTTATTAAACAGGTCGCCATGGATCATCTGAATGACCACATTGTGCTTGTCGTGCTCTGCGGTGAAAAAGTTCGCTGGATCGTGTGCGAGGTTGGCGGAGTGGGAAGTGCCTGTGACCCGTACGGGGCAGTACACACCATCCCCGCGTGTGTATGGCACATCGATAAAGTCGGGAAAACCATCTGTACCGTTGCCCACGATGGACATCACATCGTTCACAACGAGATTGCCCAACCCCGTGCGCCGGAGAGTCTTCATCTGAAAACCATTGTAGTCGTGAGAGCCTACCACCCCGATCTTTCCGCAGGGGATGCGCCGCCACACAGCACTCACATCGTTGATGACTGCCGTAGGAACATCGAAACGGTCAAACAGATCGCCCCCCATGAGCACCGTGTGCACATTGTTCGCCTCGACTATCCTGATAATCTCATCTTGCTTGGCGAGCAGGGCGTGGGCGAAGTTATCCGTGCGCCCCTTGGGATTATCCCGTTCGGAGCGATTGTGCAGGTCGGTGACGAAGAAGAAGTTCAGAATGCTCACTTGTTCCCCGCAGTCAAGAGTTTCTGGAAGCCCGTGCGCTCTGCGACCTCGAACAGGGTCTCCTTACTCCGTGGGTCGTACAGGTAACCCATGAAAATCTTGAACGGGTGCACCTGGTGTACGCGGATCATCGTCAATTGAATCTCCATCCAGTCCTTGAGCACTCTCCAAGCTGTGCGATTGGCCTGTTCAACGATACGGGCACGGGTGCCCTTGTGTGCCCGTTTGATGTCCGCAAGCATGGCATCCGCGAACTTTGCGGTATCGGAGGGAAGTTTGAACATCATGGACACATCGTTGACCTTGATGGTGAACGTGAAGCCCACAACGATACGGTCACCTTCGGAGTTCTCCTCATACTCCTTGAGAATCATATCCGCACCTGCTAGCGCCAGCAGTTCTTCCATCTCGGATATGCTCTTGCTCACACTCACATTAGAAGTGTGATTCTTGATCCCGAAAGTTTTCTTACGCATGCTCTTGCCCCGTGTAGTCATTGAAAGGACGTTCACAAATCGGGCACACCCCGAGTTCCACTTTGACGCCCTCTAGTTCGATCTGCGCCGCATCCAACTCTTGCCCCCCTGCTTCCACCTGTGCCGTGCTGTCCTCCATCTGCTTAGTGGTCGTAAGCAAATCCCGCTGTAGTGCGGTGAGCCTCGTGTGAGCCTCCACGGACACCGTTGCGGGGGAGACATCGAAGACCATCGTGTCCGACTTCAGTACTTTCAAGGGCTTGATAATCGCCCACGCGGTCTTCAACTCCTGTAACAGACCCCGAAGACCACTCACTGTGCCCACCTGGGTCTCAATGCCCTCAACGGAGAGGGCAGGGAGTAGGGATACGGGCTTCAGCCGTTTGATCTGTGCATAAGTCGTTTGCAGTTCATTGTAAAGCACCCGTGCGGCGGTCACACTCGAAAGAGATGTTTCCGCCGCATGGGTCGCAAGTGGGGGCACCTGCTCTATGACCTTCGTCTGCCGTATGGCATCCGAGAGGGTCTGAAGTTCAGTGCCCAATACACGCAAGGTATCTATTTTCGAACTCAAATGCAAAACGGTGCCGTATGTATCCTCGACCTCCACCAGCATCACCCCCGCATCTCTAGCGGGGAGGAGGACATCGAGTTTGGCTTGAAGTTCTTTTTGACGCAAAACAAGGCGGTCAAGCTCTTGCTTGTTCGCCCGGATATCTGCATTCTTCTGCACGATGGCGCGATTCACCACATCGCTACCCGTTGCCCGAGCGAAGATTCGCCCTCGGAGAGCCTCCACACCAGACTTGCCAACGAGGAACTCTCCCTCGTGCTGAGTATGGATGTTGAAGTCGATCTTGTCCTTATCGAAGGTCTGTATGTCCGCTACTTGCAGGGCTACCCGTACATCCTCGGGCACCGTTGTACCGAAGTTGTTGTACGAATCCTCCCCCACGGTATATGTGTTAACCCCACTCTTCTTCACCCCCACGGTCCGCTCTACCACAATGCCATCGACCGTGAGAGCCACCTTACAGACCTTCTGCCCCCACCGCACAAAGAAGTCTCCCGTGGGGGTGTTGCGCAAGACCTTCCGAACGGCTCGCAGAACGGCGGTCTTGCCCTGATCGGACTCCCCCGTGAAGACCGTGACAGTCGGAGAGATGTCAATCTCCGTGAGCGCGTGCGACTGATAGTTCTCTATGCGTAGATGGGTGATCATTTTTTGATTCCTGGAAGACCCATGAGTATTTTGGATGCTCGTGCGGCACGTTGCTCCTCATCATACACCGTTAACGCTACATGGTTCTCAACGGATGCGAATGAGGTGAAAGTCAGTTTTCTGATAATGATGGGCATCCCCGCGAAAGTCAGTTCTACGAGGGAATCCCCCTCAATGACAGAAAAGAACACCGCCTCCGTCGCCGTATCAAGATTCGGCAGCGGTGAGATAGGCAGTGCGAACAATCTCCGAGGAGGCTTGTCCGTATCGATAATCAAATCGATCCCGAACAGCATTATGGGGTCCTGGGGGAAACTGTCGTTCTGCCATTGGGCAACCCTACGACGTTCATCCTCCTGTGCCCTCGCTATACTGTCAGAATCCGCCAATCTAGGAGACAACATCGAGTACCTCCTTTTCTTCCTCTTCAGACAATGTGGTCGGCACGCGTTCGATATGCACCAGTCTGTAACTTGGAGTGCGAAATACCTCTAGGTATGCCACGACCTGCCCCTTACGGGCAATCACGGGGAACTTCGGATTCAGGTTCGTAAGAACGAGTTCGATGGTTTTATGGGGGACTTCGTTGTACACATAGGGTAGCACATCCACCCCCGCCATCTTGATCTCCTTCGTGGAGTACACTCTGCACCCGACTTGACCAAACAGCGATACGCGCCTACCACAACAGACGAACGTGCCGAACGGAGCAACCATGACACCCGTAGGCACCACCCTCCAGTTGTAAGATGGAACGGCCACCTTCTGTGAGGCACGCAGTTCGTACAACCCCACCTGCCCTTTCACGGGCTTCAGGGGGAAGCCCTCATCCACATAGACCACCACGGGGGCGTACTCCCGAAGGAGAATGTACAGCGCTAGGATCAATGCTGCGATTGAGAGAATCATTGTGGTTGTGCTTCCGTTTCGGTTCGCATCAGCGCCTCGATCTGCTCCCAACTGTCTCGCATTTCGAGCATCTTCGCACACACCTGTTCGATGTTCAGACACTTCGACACATCGAACTTCCCGTACTCATTCCGACCGTACACAAGCCGGAGGAAGTCCTCAAAGGTCACGGTCACCAAGATGCGGGAGCGATTCTTGGAGTGCACAAGTATGGGGAATGTCCTATCATCTGCGTACTTCTCAAAGTTCTTAAAGAACGCTTGGTAGACATTCAACTTCTCCACCTGCTTGCACTCCACAGCGAACGGAAAGAGGTCGAACGCCTTAGGAGAGAGCACCGTATCCACACCCGAACCACCCATCTGCCTCGGATACACATCTCCCACACGGAAATCGCTCCATCGCTTACCCATGTGGAGAAACACTCCCGCTACGAAATTCTGGAGTCTCCTTGCCTTCGCCTTTGCACTACTCGTTCGCATCACTCCTCCTGTACCTAGAATGACAAGGAGGTGCCCTCTTCTACCTGAGGGCACCCCATGTCAGTGAACTACGCCTGTGACGGGAATTCCGCAGTTCCATCACTCTGGAACAACGGATCACCATCCACCGGGTCTTGTGCTTCTTCCACCACTTCCTCGGCGGGGGATGCCTGGGGAGGCGGGGGCGGTGCTGCGGCCGGTCGCGGTGCCCTCGGTGCTACTGGGGCTGCGGCCGGTCGTGGAGCGGGTGCTGCGGCGGTTGCTGGGCGTGCCATGGGTGCCACCGCAGGGCGGGCTTGTGGAGCACGCGGGATGGTGGTCGGCTGCGCGGCGGCTTGCTGGGACACCATCGGTCGTGGTGCCTGTCGTGGCGCAAGCGTCTGCGGCTGTGCTGCCATGAACGCATCGTACTCCGGAAGAGTGATCTCCCCGAGTTCGTTGGCCTGATTCTGGTTCTTCAGCGTCTTGATCGCAACCTTCGCGACGAAACGATGTCCAACCAGATCATCCAGGTTGATGGCCTGTCCGACCTCAATGGCACCGAACCCGACCTTGGTGAAGAACTTCCGCAGGGCGTTCTTCTCGGTCAGATGCGTGGGCGTGAGCACCGAGAACGTGTCCTTGGTGAACTCCTCCGGCAACGGATCGAGAATGCGCAGTGTCCAGATGTAGTACTTGTCACCATCCTTCTGCGTGGATTCCTTCTCCTCGTACTTCACGATCGAAAGGTTGTACACGCCCTCGGGGAATGGGATGTATCGGGTCATCGTTACTACTGCCATGTGGTACCTCGCTAGATATGAGAATGAGAGTAAGTTATGAGTATGATGATGATGTTACTTGTACAACTACCTCTACAGCAACCCCTTATACGACAGGAGTTCCGCGACCGTTATCTGTCGATTGATGTTCAGGTTCGCGGAGTCCAGAAGTTCCAACTTCTTGTCGAACGCCTGGATTATCGTTTTGAGTACCGCAAGCATCTGCGTGCAGTACTCATGCATATCATAGATGTCGGGACGGAGGTCGTGCATGCGAGCCTCCTGCATGTCCTTGTTCTTCATCGCCTTCACCGTGGGATCGGACACGAGTTTGGCGCGTGCGTGCCTCAGATGCGTGCTAGCGGTACCCAACAAGGACTCCCACTTGGACTTCTCGAACAACGCGCCCATGATGATGGTCACCACCTCGTTCTTCCTACGCTGTACCTCCTCCAACTGCGCCCAGAAGACTGGGAGGTTCGTACTCGGGTCGGCCATGAGATTCATCTGATCCATACCCGATATCTGATCCTCCCAAACATTCCAGACAATCTGTGCATTCTCACCCGCCTCGGACACCTTGTCGCAGAACGACTCGAATGCCACCTCATCGAAGTCAGCAATAGCGAATGGGGCTCTGTCCATCACGCGGTCTCCCGTGATTTGGCGAGGATGCCATCCCGCAGAACGCCGATGAGCTCGGGTTTGGTCGCGAAATACACCTTGACAGCATCCATACCCTGACCGATTCGCTCCTCTTTGTAGGAGTACCAGGACCCCGACTTGTCAATCAGACCGAACTGTACGGCGGTGTTCACGATGTCCCCCACAGCATCGATGCCCTTGCCGTACATGATGTCCACGATGCACTCTTTGAAGGGCGGGGCGACCTTGTTCTTCACGACCTTAATGCGTGAACGGTTGCCGATCATGTCCGAGCCGTTCTTGAGGGTCTCGATGCGCCGGATGTCCAACCTCACCGAGGCGTAGAACTTGAGGGCGTTCCCGCCCGTGGTGGTCTCGGGATTCCCGAACATCACCCCGATCTTCTGCCGTAGTTGATTGGTGAACATCAGCGTGGTACCCGTGCTTGCCACGGGAGCCGTGAGTTTGCGCAAGGCCTGGGACATCAGCCGTGCCTGGAGACCCATCTGAGGATCACCCATTTCCCCCTCGATCTCTGCACGGGGTGTCAAGGCCGCCACGGAGTCCACGAGCACGAGATCGATGGCCGCCGAACGAACCCACGCCTCCGCGATTTCAAGCGCCTGTTCTCCGCACTCGGGCTGTGAGAGGTAGAGTTCATCGGGGCGCACACCCAACGCCTGAGCGTACTTCATGTCCAACGCATGCTCGGCATCGATGAACGCCACGGTACCGCCCGCGGCTTGCACCTGTGCCGCAAGGTGCAGACAGATGGTGGTCTTGCCCGATGCCTCGGGTCCGAAGATTTCAACGACACGCCCACGAGGAACACCCCCGACACCGAGCGCAAGGTCGAGAGAGATGCTCGTCGTGGGGATGACCGCGATGTCCACCAACGGCTTGTCACTCATGCGCATCACCGACCCCTTACCGTGCGCCTTTTCAATCTGCTCGAAGGCGGTCTTGATCGCCGCCCTGCGTGCTTCCCTGTCATTCGCTGTCTTGGGGGGAGGGAGCGCCACGGATGGCGTAGATTTGGGTACGAGCGGTTGTTTGGGTGGTTCTGCTTCCATGACGAGTTTGGCCATTAGGATACCTTCATGTTCAATGCTTGATAGATTAGGTCGGGTCGCCCCAGGCGCACAGCCTCATCGGGGTCTTTCACTTCCTTCAATATACTTATTTGAAAATTGAGATGCAAATCACGCAGCATCTGGAGCACCTTGGTCGTCGCATTCCTGCCAGCAATGTCATTATCAAGCATCAGCACGAAGTTCGGTGAGTACCGCGCTAGCCGTAGCAGGTGTGCTTCCGTAATGGCCGTACCAGCAACCGCAACAGCACTCCCCACCCCCACCTGAAACATTGAGAGCACATCAGCATTGCCCTCAACCAACACCCAGTTCTCAATCTTCTCGTTACACATGAGAGCCTCCCTCAGTCCGTAGATCATGAGGCTCTTGTTGAACACCGCACAGTTGGCGGTATTGACGTACTTATGTGCATCGGTATCTTTGGTGAGAATCCTACCACTGTAGCCATACACGGTATCATCGATATCCGAGAATGGAAACATCAGCCTGTGTTCGAACTTCAAGATTAGGCACCGACCATCCTCGGATATCCTCCAGAACCCCGTGGCCTCCACCTGCTCCTCTGTCCACCCCTGGGCAACAGCGAACTCGTATGGAAGCGCTCCCTCAGGACAGTACCCGATACGGAACAACTCCAACATCTCGGGTGAAAATCCTCTGTCCGCGATGTACCTGTGGACATCCCCCGCAGGATCACCGACCATCAATTGCTCTTGGAAGTACGCCGTGAACTGCTGGTTGATGTCATACAGCGGTGCCACGGTCGCCAATATTTGAGCGACATCATACACCGCATGGTCTCCCGTGCATAAACGCATGCAAAGCGAGTAATATCGCATCGTACTGCTGTTTCAAGCGCTCTGCCTCATCCTCCACGGAGTACTTGCCTGTGCCTTGGAAGGACACCCACGTCTTGCTCGGGTTGTGGTGAGAGTTGTACAGGTGCCCGAAACAGAAGGCCGTTCCACCGTGCTTCACTTGGTTGTCGAGATTGTGTGGGGCATCATCGATGAGGATAGTCTCCTCAAACTGGTACTTCCCGACCAATCCCTTCTCCTTTGAGAACACGAGGGGGACATCCGCCGCTGGCAAAAATGCCTCCACCCACTCCATCGTAGGGAACATCGTACGCTCGTACTGTGTGGTGACCAACCAGACGTTCGGATACTCCTGAATGACACGCCTCAAGAAATCCACCGCGCCCACGTAGGGCTCTGCGTAGCGATAGACCATGTACGGCTGCTCTTCGAGATAGAACTTCCGATTGTCTGCCCCCGGGGGGAAAGAGGCGGCGATATTGAAGTCCGCGAACGGGTAGACCACCTTCTCTCCTGGATGCGCGGCTTCCCAATGTCGAATAAGTGAGGCGTTCCAGTTCCGCAGAACACCATCAATATCGACCTTGATGAGCGTAGTCGCCATCTTCCCCGAACAACTACAACTTGTAAAATGCTTGTTCCTCATGCGTCTCGATCTTTCTTCTTGAGCAGAAACAGTGGATTGATGTACTTGAACTTCAACCGGCCGAACCGACCGAGAGGCTTGTCTGACAGCCCCACGAAGACCGCGCCCTCCGCAGGTGAGTGGTTCGGATACTCCAAGTGGTTCACCGAATCCATGTCGAACAGCCGTAAGGTCATCTTCCGCTGGATCACGGGCACCGTTGGCACCTCGTGACGCTCCATGAGCGACAAGAACTGATCGTACGGGAGATACCGACCGACCGCGCCCGTCATGACGTACACATCAAAGGCGAAAAATTGACGCCCCCGCATACCCATCGGGTTGGACTGGATGCCCTCCCCCGCAATCTCACCCTGTATGGCAACCCTCTCCACGCCCAACTCTTCACTCAATTTGTACGCAAGCCATATGAGCCCATTTTCCTTGGCCGTACGCCAGTAGATGTTGGTCGCAAAACCGAACTGCTTCTCTTCTTCCCGCGAGTTACCGTTCACCACCGTATCCGGTGGCTTCAGTTCCTGATTGCGAGAGCACACTCCGACCTCATCACCCTTCCGAGTGGAATCGTAGAAGACCGTCAGGGATGTCCCATCGATCTTCATGCTCATCACGAACTCCTCATCAAGAAGAGGTTCGAGCAAGGTCTTCACGTTCTGATAGCGCTCGGCATCCGTTTTGGGACACCAATCGGGGTACAGCCCCTTGGCATCCGCCGAGAACACGGCCTCCTGCGGGGGTTCGTACTTCGTGACCCCGAGGTACTCCGCAAAATCGAGCCCAGGGACGAACAACTTCGAGGGCGGGTCGATGACCAACCCCTGTGAGATGACCCCGCGCAGACGAATCGTCCGAATACGGGCGATGGGGCGCTGCGCGAGGACAGTAAACTCACCCTTGGCTTCATCCTCGGGAGTGGCAAAGAACGGGGGCACACGGACTGTCCGCATCTTCGCCTGTTTGGTCAGGAACTCGAACTCCTTGCGGGAACAGTCCACCATGGCATCCACTGGGATGTACACCACATGCTGCCCCACCATGCGCTTTCCCCGCACATCCTGGCAAACCCACCCGACCTCCTCGAAGGTGAGAATGTCGAGATTATCGGAATTGGGGTTCGGTTCAACAGTCTTGATGGTGACTACAGGGCACTCGAACAGACTCATGGTGTTATCCTTTCTTTGGGGTATGTTTGGAACACAGCCCGAATTTTGTAACACTTGCGTAGATGGCGACTGAATCACCCTGTTGATAGGTGGTCAAGCAGAAAAGACCTTCCATGTCCTGACCTAGATCGGCACATGTGCCACAGCACGGTGCCCCATCGTGATACCCACGCTCATCCCGCTTCTTATCCGCGAGGTCTTGCAAGTGTTGTAATCGAGCCTTGTCCATACTGCCCCAATATACAAACTCTTTCGGGAAAAGTCAAATCAGTTCATGCTCATGTTCAAAATAGCCACATCCGCTACAAGAGGATGGTGATCCTCGGTAAAATGCACCTCTTCGAGCTTACCCCACACCCGACCGACCTTGACCTCACAGTCCAGACGAACATTGATCCACTCGGTCTTACGGAGCATCTCCGTGTGTATGAGTTCTAGCATCTCCTCCAACTCATTGGGCTTCACAGAGTAAATGAGGGAGTCATACACGGTGAGGACCATGCGCGACTTCAACCTCCTCCTCACAATCTCCTTGTCAATCCGTACGGCGGCCAAGAAATTCGTGTCGGATGCCCCTCCCTGGATAGGGGAGTTCACAGCCTGTCGTTCAGCCTTGGCCTTGATGCCCCGGATGACCCGCACCGCCTCCTCGTGGTTCTCCTTCATCTGCGTAAGGTCTACCACCTCTACATCTTCAGCATCATCATCCTCCCACTGGCTGTCGTTGTACTCTCCCAACTCCCTGTCGAGCGTGGCTTTCATCCGCAGGATGTCCTTATCCGCCGAGACCAAGATGGGCAGGCGGCGCTTACGCCCGTAGAGGTTCGTGACCACTCCTGTCTGTTTGGCGAGATTGGTAGTCTTCGCCAACCACTTCTGTGCGGTCGGGTACCTCCCGAAGAAGAGGTTCACAATCTGACGCGCCTCGTTCAGAGTGATACCCAGGCTGTCCGCAATGGACTTCGCGCCACGACCGTACATCATACCGAACACCACGGTCTTCGCGATATTGCGCTCTTCCTTCGTTACATCCTTCGTCCACTCCTTGAACTGCTCGTACGTGATCTCCCCCATGGGGATGATGAGCCCCTTACCCATCGCGGCAGTGATTTTGTGGATATCCAACCCCGCGTTGATGTCCTTCACCATCTGCTCATCGTTGGAATACGAGGCCCAGATACGGAACTCAATCTGCGACAAATCAGCCTCCACCAACCAGTCGCCTTGGTCGGCAATGAACTGATACTTGATCTCAGCCTTCCGGCGGGGGATGTTGTTCAAGTTCGGTTGGAACGAAGAGGGTCTCCCCGTGACAGTCCTGAACAACGGGTAGTTCGACCGAATCTTACCATCCTCGTGGATGAAGTACGACAGACCATCCACAAATGTACCGTTGAGATACACGAGATTGCGGTAGTCCATAATCTGCTGCGCCACTGGCAGGGTCTTCGCGTACTCCGCAAGGACAGTCTTGTCCATCGAGGCCGCTGCAACCTTGGTCTTCTTATTGGGCTTCCCCCACTTGAGTTCGGGCATATGAAACTGCCCGAGCATGAGTTCCGAGAGATACTGCGCACTCAGACGAAACTCCCACTTATCTCGATGCTTGGTCACGAAGTCCTCTTGGGTCAAGGACTTCCTGTTCTTCTTCTTCCCCGCCCACTCCGCCCTCAGGAGGTTCTTCCGAGCCTCCTCCACAGCCTGAATCTCGGGTACCGCGTGCAAGGCGTTCCACGCTTCTGCGATCTTCTGCTTGTACTCCTCCCGCAGTTGAGCGTTGTACGCGATGTCCACCATGACCCCGCTGTACTCGACCTTCGCGAGCACCTTCTGCGTGGGCATTTGAATGTTATGCAAGACCCACAGCAGATGCTCCTTCTCCAGGAGGGGGTACATCACCTTGTGCGCCCTTAGAGTGGCATCCGCATCCATACAGGCATACTCGTAGAGCATCTGGCGAGGTATCTTCGCGTACGACCCAACTTCGATAATGATGAGTTCTTTCCGCTCAGCATCCCGTACCTTCATCCACCCCTCTTTGCCCTGTACCCGGCACATCCTCGGGTTCGCCTCCGGATTGCCCTCCACATACGCATCCAGTTCGTCGTGGTATCCACCCATATCCGTGTAGCGCTTGGCGATGAACTCCAAACCGTGTCGCTGGTTCTCATCCAACAGATGGTCTTCGAGAATGGTATCCGAGTACCAGTTGGCGAGTCGTACCTTGTTCGCCCACAAGAACTTGATATCGAACACACCGTTCTGCGTGATCTTCCTCGATCCATTCAAAAAGACCGGCCGCAACGCATTCCACGCCTCCCGCCGCTCCTCGGGAGAAAGTTCATCGAACACAAGGCACGCACCCATCCCGTGAGCCCACGAGAAACTCGCGCAAATGATCTGGTCCTTGAGGAACCTCGTACCCGTGGTCTCCAAGTCATACGACCATTCGGGAAAGTGGTTCAACTGCTTGACCAGCCACTGAATCTGCTGCGGTGTACGGCAAATGAAGAACCGTGTGTGTGCCATGGTTGTGCTTACTTCCCTTCGATAACGGTGGAGGGCACGCTGACAATAAGAGCGAACGCCCGAGGATCACCAACCCCCAGAGTGCTCGACCCGTTTTCATGCACGGTGCCAATGGGGATGGGAGTAAATGCGTGACGTTCACACAACGCGTTCACCCAGAACACCCCATCCGTGAGTTTGTTGCACCGCGAAGTCTCGGGCGTGTAATGACGATGCCCGTAGATGACCATTCTGACAGACTTCGCTGCCAGAATCTTCTCCGTGAGTTCGTTGGGGCTCCCATCGTGGTTGAACGGAGGAATGTGCGACACGAGCACATCGGGAGACAGCGCGAGCGCCGTGTCCAGCCTCCGCGAGTACTTCTCCCACGACCGTGGGGTGACCTCGCCCTCCTTGTGACCTGGTGGAAGCAGATTAGCGGGGAACTCCCCCTCCATCGTCTGCGGAATGAACCTCTCCGTTCCCCGCGTGGCCGCCACGGTCAACCCCCGGTATCCGATAGTGAAGAGTTCCTGGTGGTCGGCAAAGTAAGTATTGTCCAACCCATTATCAAGCGCCCAGTTGGACATGAATGCCGCGCCCTTCTTACCCCAGTAATAGTCGTGATTGCCGATGGTGTGCACAATCTTCACCCCGAGCGAATCCAACCACTTGAAGTCCGCAAGCGCCTCATCCCGACCAATCGCCCACGACGTGTCTCCCGCGTTGATGACCACCGAGTTGGGAGGTAGACTCCGAAAACCCTGCTCAATACGCTCCATCCACTGAGCGTACTGCTCCCCGAAGACCACCATGTCCTTAAACGGTGGCCGACCAGAGAGATGCAGATCGGAGATAGCAAACACGTTGGTTGTCATTTACGCGCCCTTTCGATTTTCGTTTTGATCTTCTTCAATTTGTTCATGTACAGGCTTATGGTGGGGTTGGTGTACCCCGTTACCACGAGGTACCACGGAGAACTGTTGTCGTTCGCCTCTTCCTTCCACACCCCAAGGAAGAACACTAGACCGTACGTGATCGTGGTACCCGTACGGGGGTCTGCGAGTTCGACATTCTGCTCATCCATGCCCGTGACGACCATATAGTGCCCACCACCATCTTCGAGCACCACATGCACCATGGGGATGAGCCCCTTGCGAAGGAAGTCCTTCAGTTTCTGCTTCGTGCCCTTGGAACTCTCCTCATACTTGAACCCCAGGAGTTTCAGAGCGCGTATCAGATGATGCTCGTTCGTCCCATCCTGGGTCACACCCGTGAGCAGATTCAGTTCCCGCTGTGTCAGTTCCAGCCCATACTGATACAACAAGATAGTCCCCAACGCAGTGGGACCACAGTTGTACGAGAACTGTTGTTCGATAGCATGGACTTTGTAGCCCACGTATTCATCCGATGACATTGTGCTCTCCTTCCTCGATAATAGAGGCGGTAAACTGCTTGTACAGATTTTCATACACGTTCGTCGGGTGTGTCTCCTTGTCCCCGAGGACAAATATCAGCACCCGAATCCAACGGTTCACAAACTCCTGCGATAAGTTAACGTACGTCTTCAGGTCTCGCAAGATAAGACCTATGATGACATTCTTGGCCTTCTCATCCCCCACTATCGGGGCATCCTCATCCCGCCCCTTCGTAACCTCAGCGTACACCCGGAGAAACTCATGTTCCCGCGAACCCTCAAACAGCACGAAGTCGTTTGCAAGTAGTGCCTTGGCGATAGCGTAGGGCACCTTGTCCATACGCATCACGAACTGCTCTAGACCCCCACCTCCACAACCAGCGCGACAAACCCACACGCCTCGGTCGAGGTTCATGTCGAAGGATGGGTTGTGATCCTCATGGAAGGGACATAGACACCGCGCTTCCGACCCCATCTCCTCGGCTATCTTGAGCCCGTAGTGCTGCAAGACACCCCTCGGTGATACTGGCATCTAGTCCTCCTCCACAGGCTGACCATACACGCTATCATCGAACGGCTCGCCTATCTGCGCGTCCGCCACCGGATCGGCTGCATCGCTCTCCGCCGCATTCACGGGGTGTGTATCCGTCACCGAAATTGTGCCCTGGGGCAGTGGTGCGCTCTGTACAACCATAGGCATGGGTGCCGTTGGCGGAGCATCCTTCGCGAGCATCCCCGTGACATGCTTGTGGGACACGAGCCTCGCCATGTCCCCGATGTACCCCACCTGCCAGGAGGCGTACAACGATATCTTCCTGTTCCTCGCCCCGTACCTGTTCTTCTGCACAAAAATATCGAATCCTGAGTCGCTATCCTCAGGGCGATGGATGTAGCAGATCACATGGCAATGGGGTGCCACATAATGTGACTGCCCAATGCTGTCGAGACCGAAATCCGACTCCTTCTTCTTCAACTTGCCCGACCGACTCTCCTGAAGAGATGTGATGAAACTGCACCGATACTGCGCAAAAATCTGACGATACTCGGAGAACAGGTAGTTGTACCTCTCGGAGGTCGTTGTATACGGACGCACGGGGTACGCTTCATTTGAGTAGTCAAAGAACACCACATCCGGTACATGCCCGAACTTCGCGGCGTACATGTCGATCTCCCTGCGTAAGTCCGCAGATGTCGCTAGACCTGTCCAGTACACGATGTACGGTAGCTTGTTCTCCGTGTGTATCTGCGTGCATACATCACGCAGTTTCGACTCCTCCATGGATGTCAGCGTGGAGCGCTGCAACTGTCCGAAGTCCACCATAGCCGCACGGCTCAAAAACAAGCTCACAATGGTGCGCAGAGAGTCCTCAATCGAGATGTAGAGCACTCGCTTGCCCATCATGGCCATGTTGTACGCGAGATTCACCTTCAACCGCGTTTTGCCCGAGCTCGTATCCCCGTAGATGAGGGTGATGTGTCCTGGGCGTGTACCACCGCCTGTCAACTGATCGAGTTCGTAGATACCGTACCGCACCCCCTCTTGGTACTTCTCTGGGTGGTCACGCCTATCCTGGTAGACCTCCCATACCTTGGTCGCCTCATCCCCTGCGAACGCTCGCTCAATCTCACTGTTCATCAGAGGGTGCTTCAGAGCGGAGAGTTTGTCCTGCATCTCCCGCACGATATCCATCTCACCCTTCTGCGCACCCACACTCTCCACCATCTCCTTCGCGTGGTCCACAATCCGCCTACGGGCGTACAACGCCCACAGTTTGTCCACCGCAGGGCGATATCCACTTGCAGAGAGCTCGATGGTCGAGAGCCCCGAGAGGAACATGCGTACCTCTAGGTCGGCCTCAGGGAAATCCTCCAGATCGGCCAACCGTGGTGCCTGCCCCCACTGCTTGTAGAAGTTGTTCAGTACCTGCTGGGCCTTGCTGTGCAGGGCGTACTCAAAAATGTCGGGGCTCAGCGGATGGAAGTACTCGCCCCCATCCGTGATGTGGTACGCAAGAACCTTACGCTCTACTCCCTCATCATCGTAGATAATCGGGTCGGCGCTCATGCATCCTCAGAAAATAGGGTTGCGGAGGAACTGATGCGACCCCGAAGGGCCTGTTCCTCGCTGTCTGTCATTGGAGTAACCACATGTGGGCTGTTCTTCTTCAACAGCCTCATGTAGAGTTGATGCACATCAGGATTAACAACACACAGAAAATTCACATGGGTCTTGCCACACAGAAAATCGGGTGAAAACACCCAGTCAACGAAGTCCTTGTACTCCGCGTTGCTCAGATGGAGCTTGTTCATAAACCGCTTGATGTGGGTACTATAGATGGCCCAGTCACGCGATACGTACACCATATGTACACCCGATATCTCCTCCAATTTCCGCATATAGTGCGCTGCGAAGTCCTTGGAGTTCCACTTTTCAACTGGTTCGCGGGTCATGATTACGACCGCCATACAATCCTCACTTGAATGATTTCCGCACATCCTCCAACGTCCACTTACCCACGTTTATTTCATGAATATCAAATCGAGGCTCACTCCGGTACTGCTTCTCCCGGAACTTGCTGTGAGACATAAGATACATCTCTTTGTGACCAAAGTCAATTAGCCCCCCGTAGGTCTTCTTCGGATCATCGGGGTTGGGCGTGATAGACCGAAGCCTCTGGAAGGTGTCCACGGGGCTCATGCCACCCGCCGCGTTGATAACAAAGTGAAGCCCCGCGATATCCACCCCCTCGTCCCACAGGGTAGAAATAACACACTTCACCCTCCCGGCATTCAGCGCGGCCTTCACCTGATTTCTTTCCTCCAGAGAGGCCTCACCGTACAGCCGTATAGCGTGTGTGCGCTTGATGTACTTCGCAATCTCATTCCCGTGGGTCTTCTTATCGACCACGATGAGCACGGTCATCCCCTGGAGATTCAGTTTCTCCGCGATACGGGCTATCAGGGTGTTCCTGAACTCGTTCTGGGATATAGCCTCCCGATAGATGGTCTGATAGGAGGCCGCTGAGTACTTCACACGGGGGAGTTTGTAGATGTAAATCTTGGGAGGCAGAAGCCATCCCTGCTCAATCAGAAAACTGTAGGACACCCCGTAGATGATCTCCCCGAGTTCGGCCTCAATCTGCATATCCTCAGGACGACCATAGTTGGGGGTCGCGCTCAGACCGAACATGACCTGGGCGTGTCTGAATTTTCGAAAAACCGTGGATGCTATGGACGACTGTGCGTGGTGACACTCATCGTAGATGACTGTCTGCACAGTATCGACATACCTCTGAAGTTCCGCACGTTGGGCGTTCGTGACCTCATTGTCGCTACCGATCTTCTTGTACGCGTTGCCCTGCGACTCCCGCTTGGCCTTCCGGCGGTTCTTGTACTCAATCTCGTACGCAGAGACCGCAGACTGCACGGTCATGATGGTCACATCCCCGAGATCGAACTCTCCATCACCCACGAGCCCAATGTGCGCCCCTGGGATGAACTTCTCGAAGACCTTGCGTGTCTGACTCGCGATGTCGATACTGTTGCACATGAACACCGCAGGAAACAAACGCGACTGATCGAGGAAAGCACACGCAATCATCGTCTTGCCACTTCGCGGAGGAGACTGCACAATACCCCGTAGACGTTGGAACATCGTGCTCACACCTTCTTCTTGGTGTGGGCGAAGTTCGTACGCACCACGCTGCTCCCTGCGCTCAATCTCGGGAAACCCCAGAAACCGCAGTTCCTGTCCGTGACTCTCAAGAAATCGGATGACCTTTGAGGTCAGTCCCGACTTGAAACTGCGGGTCTTCATGGAATAGAAGTGCTGTTTACCATCCCATTCATTGGAGGCCACCCTAGGACTAAAAAACGCACCCGATGCCTCGTACGAAAGGTGTTCTTCAAGTGCGATTTCCAGCTCGCTAGGTATGTCACCCAACAAGTGTGTCCGGAGAGGGGAATATCGGATAGTGATCATGGGGGAGGAAGTATGAACCACCCTTTCGACCGCAGCGCCTGGATGATGGCATCCGCGTGAAAATCTTGTGTGTCAAGGTCCTGCACCAAGGTCGTGTCCAACGAGGGGGTCATCAACCCGAGGATAGTCTGCGAAAACACCTCGTAGTCCGTGGCAGTCAAAGGACTCACAGGTACGACGACCATCCCTGCGGTCTCTATGTGCTGTAGAACAACCTCGATGGATGCACGAAGAGAGGCATCAACCGTCGCCTCTCCCGTAGTCCCGAAGGTGCTCAGTATGGCTGTCGCCACATCGCTCATCGCCGTTTCCACCCTATAGTGTGTCGCATGTCGGTTTTCAACACGACCCCCGTGTATTTGAGTTCCAAATCAACGGATGTAATATAGGCATCTCCCGTGAAAAAATCAAGTAGGGTCGAGAGGATAGTGTACGCGCTCTTCGCCCCCTCAAAGTGCTTCAGCAGTTCCATGCGTTCTTCATCGGTAAACGCAGGTTTCACAGGCTGAACGACTTTCTCGATATTGAACAGAATGTCCTCAAAATACAGTTTTTCTTCCGTACCGAGCACGACCGTGAGATTCCCCAACACAAGAAGAACCTCCTGGACTACCACAGGCATGGACAGCCACATCATGCTCTTGACCCGCTTGCGACTGTATGTGCTCTGGAGCCCCGCCGTGAAGGTCGTAACAGCGTCCGTGAAGTCCACGATGGACAACCTCTCCTGCGGAAGATCAAACTCACACCCAACCTCTACCACGCCCACCTTGAACTCCTGCGCTATCTGCTGTGCAACCGATGCAAGCACGGAGGAAGATATGGTGGTGTTCGCTAACGTAAGAATAGGTCGCATGAGCATCTCGGGAGCAATATATCCCGAAGTACCTACGGAGAACTTGCCTGTGACCGCCCGATGACCCTTGCCCTTCCGTGCGAGAAGCACGGGAACGAGCAGGTTATCGAACCGTGATGCGTAATTTGCCATACAGCGCTCTTTGGGTTACTCCACGAGGAAACGAAAGACCATCAATCACACTTGGTATTCTCCTGCCCACAGGTTTCACACAGGTAGACCTCACACCCCGCACGGGTGATAACATCCACCTTGGGGCTCCCGCAGTTTGGGCACTTCCTGCTGATCCTGCTCTTGGTCTGCGCCTTGACGTACTTCTTGAGCACCCGCGCAATGGCCTTGCTGAAGTCCACGATGCTGTCGCCCGACTTCTGAAGTTGATCCACGATGAACGCGATGTCCGCGCCATGCCGGAGATTGGTGGATATCATACGGGTCATCGCCGCCTGCTCATCGTTCTCAAACACCTCTTGGATGTTCATGCGGGTACCGTTGGTCTCAAGCATGTACTTGTTGCTCGCGACCTTCACGATGCTCCCACTCGTGTACGAGTCGTCCAGTTCCACCTTGGTCTGCTTCCCGGCGAACACCTCGTACGGCTGATCGTGAAGCATCCCCACCATGACCACCCACACCTTGCCCTTGACCGTCGTGTGGTGGATGTCGCACCGGAGGACATCGGGTCGTTTCGGGGCATCGTGACGAACAATCTTCTGTGGCCGGATAGATGAGGCGGGGTTGGAGGTGCCATCGAGGGTCTCCAGAATCTGCTGTTTCGATCCATCGACGTAGACCGTAGTGCTCTTGATGTGCCCGAGTTCGTACGCATATTCGTACGCCCTCTTGACATCCGCCACCGTGGCCGAGCGGGGGAGATTGATGGTCTTGCTCACGCTACTATCGATGTACTCTGCGAACACATCCTGCATCAGGAGGTGATCCTTCCAAGAGATGTCGTGCGACCACTCGAAGTAGTCGGGGGTGTTCTTCTCCCCATGCTTCTCCACATACTCGATATAGTCAAAACAACCGTCTCGGTACGATCCAACACGGGAGTTGCGGGTGAACATACCCGCGAAATGTGGCTCACAACTCGCGGATGTGCCCCAAATGGTGCCCGTGGTGCCGAAGGGCGGGATGGTGTTGACCGTCACATTGCGAACGCCGTAGACCTTGATGTCCTGCTGAATATCCTCCGGCAACGACTTGAAGAACTCGCTCTTGGAGTACCCCTCAAAGTCAAACGCCGGAAACGCCCCATCGGTCTTAGCGAGTTCGATGGATGCCCTATAGGACTCGTCCCGCAGAAACTTCACCCACTGCCTCACCCACGCCCTGCCCTCAGGACTTGAGTACTTGAGTTTGTTGCGGATGAGCGCATCGTGCCACCCCGTGACACCCAACCCGATACGGCGCTCGTTCAACACGCTCGCATCGATCTCGGGGATGCCCGTGCGGGTCACATCCGTTACGAGGTTCAGCATGTACACCCCGTACTGTATGGCCTCCCTGAACAGGTCTTCGTTGACCGTACCATCTTCGTTCAAGCAGTAGTAGATGTTCACACCCCCCAGACAGCACACTCCGTTCTTCGGTAGAGGTTGCTCCCCACAGGGGTTGGTGCTCACAATGGGATTGAAGTACTCCCCATTGTGGTACTTCCGGATACGATCGATGAAGATGATACCTGGGCACCCATCATCGTGCGCATTCTTGGCAATACGGTGCCACAACTGCGCGACCGTGAGATTGTAGTTAGCCTTCACGAGTTTGAAATCGGGGGGCTTGTTGTTGAACGGGAGTTGCGACAGGACTTTACCCTCGGCCATCGCCTCATCCACAGCAGTGACCTCCCAGTCCCTACCGTACGCCTTGTACTTCCAGACCTTCCAGGGGGTGCCCTGCCAGTTGAACTCCCACTCCGTGTCCGGAGCATCCTTGAGAAGCCCCATGAACTTATCGGAGAGCCCTACGGAGACGTTGAAGTACTGCCACTCATAGGCGTTACCCCACTCAAACAGCTTGTACCCCTCCTGGTCGTAGATATTCGCGAACTGCTTGAACTGTTGAATCCAGTTGTGATCTGTTTTCCAGTTGATGAAGTCGAGGAGATCGGGATGCCAGTCATCGAGTTTGCCCATGTTGGCTCCCGACCGATTGCCCCCCTGCTGTACGAGGGATGCTTGCTGGGATATGAGACTGATCCACCCGATGGCACCACACGAACGGCTCTGATTACCGGCCACCCATGACCACCGTGGTCTCCACACCGAGGCATCAATGCCCGTGCCTCCTCCACCACTCTGGATAAGGAGGTGTTGATGCATGAGAGCCGAAATCTCCTCCCGGGTGTCACCACTACCGAGAACAAAGCAGTTGTTGAGATTCTGTACCCGTGTACCTGCCTGTGCGAGAATTCGCCCCCCACCCATCAACCGCCTGTCAAGCATGTTGCGTAACAAATCCATTGCCCTACGCATGGGTGCAGTAACCCCATTCGGCGTAGCTATCGGATGCGCAATGACCCATCCAATCTCCTCGGAGCGCTCTATCGTAAACCGATATCCCGTCAGGTATGCCACAACCCGCACGAATACTTCGGAAATGTCGGTCTCCACGGGTTCTCCCGTGGGACCTTTGAGATAGTAGCGATCTTGTGCGATTTCCGCATGAACTGGGTGGCGGAAAAACCAATGCTTATACGGGGTGACCTCGGACATACGTAGAATTCCTTAGGAATGGACGCTGAATAGGACTAATATACACATATCGCAGGATAAAAGCAACTCACCATCAGAAGTATCTACCGAGTTTCCCTTCCTTAGCGAGTTCCCGAAGATGTAGGAGAGCCTTGTCACGAATCTGCCGCACACGCACGAACTTGATGTGTAGTTGCTGCCCTATGGACTCCAGAGTCTGGTTCTCTGAGTTGTTTTCACTGAGAGTGTAGTACAGGCGTAGGATGGCCGCCTCACGAGGTTCGAGATGGGACAGCAAAAACTCCTGGATATCGGCTGCCGCCACAGTATCTACCTCATGCGTGTCAGTACACATGTACGCCTTCGCATCCTCAACATCGATCTTTCGCCTACTGGAGGTGTCCACAGTCTCATCCGTGGACAACGCGGCCATCTTCTTGTCGTACAGGTTATTGACCGCCAATGAGTGCCTGATGTAGAACCGTATCCAATGAACGACGTAGGAAAACAACTTTATCTCGGGGAATCGTACGGTGTCAAACTTCTGTACGCCCACCATGAGCCCCGTGTTGCCCTCCTGAATGATGTCCATGATGTCCATTGTCGGGGGGATGCTGTACTCCTTGAGGATGAACACCACGAAGCGCATGTTAGACATCACTAGCCTATCTAACGCTCGTAGATCGCGAGTTTCCCTGTAGCGCATAAGTAGCGCTTTCTCTTCTTCGCGATTGGTGATGGGATTGTACTGCGGTTTGCCTAGTTCTTGCTTGTACGTCTCAAATTGCGAGAGCATAAGTGCTACCTCCGAATGTCAACGCTACAGCGCCCCATAGAGAGGAACCTGTTGACTTTCCACTTCACATCGCACGCATTGCACTCCCCGAACACAGCGCATGGGCGATACTCACTCGTGAGTTGAAGGTCGGGGTCTACAATGGATGCCACGGGGTTCTCCGCACAGTACAGATCGCGGTGACAACGGTAGATGAGCCCCTCGGGTCCTATGAGAAGTTCGGTGGTCTTGCATGTTACAGACTCCAGTTTCCCACTCAGAGCCTCGGGATACTTGTAGAACCCAAACAACTGACCCTCATGGGTGCCCAAGAAGTCCTTAATGAAGAAGTACACCTGGGCTTTGCGTGCGAGTTCACTCATCTCGATATTGGCGGACATGTTCAGCGGGTGACTGATACCGAAGACACCGATGCTGAACCCCGCATCCTGCAAAATCTGGACTTTCCTGATGGTCGCCTGTGCATCCATCTCCGTAGGATGATAACTCACACGAATGGCCTTGTATGCTGGGTGCACCATCGAACTGAACCTCGCGGGGGACACCCTGCGAATGAAGGTCTCCGTATCGAACTGGCAGTTGGTCAGCAAATCGACTCCTATCGAGGGATCAAGGAGATCGAGGAGGTCGTAGAAGTCCTTGCGTACTGTGGGCTCACCCCCACCGATGGTCAACGGGACGGTACCGAAATCTATACGGTTCAGTCCCTCCGCCAAACGTGCTGCGGGCATCTCCCGCCTCCCCCTGCGGAGAGCCCCGAAGTCATTCATGCAGTACTCACATGTGAGATTGCACCGGAGCGATGCGTAGAGCTCCGCGTAGTTAACATCGGGTGGTAGGGTTAGTTTACCCATGAAGGTACTCCCGTATTTCTTGAATCTGCTGTTCGGAGAACTCGGGAGATGCGTACTCCAAGGACTTGCCGAACACGAGTTTGGGGACAATCTTTTGCCCCTTGCCTATACCCACGGAGGTCACGCACGCCCCCGACTCTCCAAGTGCACGGTCCACACCACCACGGATATCCGACCGCGACACAATACAATGTACGGCGATGCCGTACGCCTTAGCGACTAGCAGTTCGTCTCCGAACGGACCATCCACCGCCACGTGATGCCCCGCAAGCCACGTATCCTGTGTTTGCCGAATCATCCCGTAGCCAGCATTGTTCAGAACGAAGACCTTGATGTTGGTCTTCGCTAGAAGTGCTAGTTCTTGAATATTCATCTGAAAACTACCATCCCCGATAATGCAGATTACCTGCTTATCGGGATTGGCGTAGTAGGCACCGATGCTCGCCGGAAGAGCGTACCCCATGGGGCTGTTATTGAACGCGGTGAACAACCGCTGTCCCACTGTGACTCGCCAGCCCTGCATCGTCCACACGACTGTACACCCCGCATCCGTCACTATCACCGCATCTCTCTTAGCAGCATCCGAAAGGAACTGCATGAACACATACGGATTGACATCCGTCTCGTGATGATAGTCCTTTGGGCAAATGGGAAGAAGGGAACGCAGTTGTCTCGCCTTGGTTGCCCACGCCGAGAAGTCGCAAACGGTGTCCTTCATGTACACCACAAACATGTGGATGGGCGCACGAACAGTGATATCCACATGGTCGGCAATACGCTCCAACTCCGCTTCATCGATATCCACAACGACCTTCTTGGCCTTCGTAGCAAACGTCGAGAGTTTTGCCCCCACCTCGTGTGTATCTAGGCGTGTGCCAAGACAGATAAGGAGGTCTGCCTCTTGGATAACAAAGTTGGTGGCTCTCTGTGCGGTGACTCCGAAGTCTCGGAGGTTCAACGGATCAGCATCATCCATGATGTCCAGGGCACCCCATGTGAGTGCCACGGGCATATTCCACTTGCGTGCAAGCTCGATTACCTCCTGCTCACTGTTGGACAACCTTGCCCCCGCACCCACCACGAGCACCGGCCGCTTCGCCTCACTCAATAGTTCCTGGACTTTGGCGATTTTTTCGCCCACCGCATCCTCCGACAACTCGGACATCAAGATGCTCATATGATCTGGCTGGAATATTACATCCTCCATCTCCTGCCTCTGAACATCATCACAGATGTCGATAAGGACTGGACCTCTGCGACCACTCCAAAGTTCCGTAAGAGCCGCTTCGAACGTTGGTACAACCTCCTCCACTCGCGATATACGCCACGCACGCTTCACAACGGGTGTGAAGATACTCACCACATCCGTCTCCTGGAACCCAACCTGCCGCACGCTGTTGTATCGCAGTTGCTCCGCAGGCACCTGCCCGGAGATGATGAGTACTGGAATGGAATCAAACCACGAACAGGCAGTACCCGTAAGGAGATTGGTCGCCCCAGGACCCGAGGTCACTACGACCACCCCGCACTTGTGCTCCGCTATGTTCAACCGAGCATACGCATCGGCCATCATGGCCGCGCCCTGCTCATGATTGGGTGTTACGAGAGCAAGCCCCTCGGTCTTAGCGATAGAGTCGAAGATGTTCGTGATGGCACCCCCGGTGATACCAAACACGGTGTCCGTCCATTTCTGGAGGTTACGGGCAATACAGTCGCTGACCTTTACTTTCATACTTCCCCTGTCAAAGTGCGTTGATGATAGCCACTGTAGCCGGAGTGACCTCAAAGAACACTACCGCCGATCCACCGACATGCAGGATGTCCATTTGCTTACTCAGCCCGTCGATAAATACATCCACTCCTGGATTGGAGTTAAGGTAGTCATGGTAGGCTATGATCTTCGCACCCAACTTCACCGCGAGTTTTGTGTCGATCTTGACGTTCTCAGCGTCATGATTACCATCAATGAACACCATGTCGTACACCTCGTTACCGCGAGGCACATACTCAGAGGTATCTGCCTTCTCTAGCACGATGGGCGTGATGCCCACAAAGTACTTCCCATACCTATCGAGATTGGAATGATATCCGGCCCCTCCACCAACAAAGTCCTGGCAGATGTCTATGGACTTCTGTCTGTGCAGGTCGGAGTTCAACCAGAAACACAGTGATCCGTAACCCTCCCACGTACCTATCTCACACAGGGAGTGCACATTGTGGTTGTGGATAATCCACAGGATGGCCGCATAGTCGTTCACGATGTTCGGAAAATGCGGACCGTAGGTGTTCACAAAGCGGGTCAAAAAGTGCACGACCTGCATGCGTTCAGATTCATAACAGGGAGCTACTGGGCGTATCATATGAAGTTCACTCCCTTCGGCTTGTTCTTGTATGTGTAGGCGAACTCGTTACATTTGTCCTGCCGACAACAGCCGTGACACATGGTGTGCACATCGAACTCCTTGTCCATGAAGCGCACGATGTCCCAGTAGCGGTCGCTCGACCACATCTCTTCCAGGCTCTGCTCGTGGAGGTTACCAAAACGGAAGTCCTTCCACTGGGGCTTGCCGCCGAACATGTACCCACAAGGGTACCAGTCACCATTGCCACTCACTTCGGAGATGAACGGTATGGAGGAGCAGTTCTCGTACGGCTTCTCCCCCTTCTGCTGAATAAGCGTCCACTTGGGGATGATCTGTGTCTGCTTGGTGCTCAGCGCCTCCACCCGTTTGAGCAAATCCACTATCTCCGGCCGGTCGTAGTCGCTCATCTCGAAGTGCACCATCCCACTCTCCCCACCATCGGGCAGAGAACACTGTTTGATGACATGGTAGTCCACTCCGACCTCGACCGCGAACTTCGCGAGCGCTTCCAGCTCGTTCGGCATGTCACCCGATGGTACGAACACCGTCTGCAACCCGATGTCACAGGTCAGACCGTGCTTGTGCTTGTACTCGACCATCCTACGGATGTTGTCCAAGACCATATTCCGCGCCTTCTCGGACACCCGATGAATGGAGGCGTATCCCTCGACCGTGAAGGCCGAGATGTTGAAGCGCATCCACTCACAGCTCTCTAGCACGGTCGCAATCCGCTCGTCGGTGTTCAGCAGAATGCCCGAGGTGGAGATGCTCAGACTCAGCCCTTCCTTCTTACCCACTTGAAGAGCCTCATACAACGCAGGGTTCAGCGTGGGGTCGCCATCTCCGATGAACGCAAGACTCCTAAGACCTATCCGAGCGCCGGAGCGTACGAGATTCTCCACGAGCGCATCGCGGGACATCACCTCGCCCGTCATGTTCTGGAAAAATCCGTAGCAATAAATACAACGCTCGTTGCACTTCTTGGTCAGCCCCGCATCGATATGCACGGGCGGCACGCGTTCCCCCCTGTCCAACCATGCCATGACCCTATCCATGTGCCACAGCATCTTGGTATCATCCATCCGCCGTTCTTTATCCATCAAAGAGGCCTCCATATTGGGCTTGTTTTAAGTTCTTCTAGTTCCTGAAGCGTAAGAGGATAACTGTACTCCTCGCCAGGGAACACATTAGACTTCACATCGCGTACATAGGCCTCGATGGCCAGTCGAGCGAGTGTCAACAGACCATCCTGCCGGGTATCCCGACCAAACGCCCTCACATCCCCCACTTTGGTGACCACCGTGCGGTAGGCATCGATCACTTGCGGAACATAGCACTTGGCAAACCACGGGCGAAACGACTGGTAGAAGCCCATCAGATCATGCATGATGACCAACTGCCCATCCACACCCGCTCCCGCCCCGATACCGTAGATGGGAATCCGCAACTGCTTGGCGATGTTCTCGGCGGGAAGTGTCGGCATAGCCTCTAGAAGGATAGAGAACGCCCCTGCTCGTTCAAGAGCAACGGCATCGGTGAGCGTGTGCTCGAAGGATGCGGCGGTCTTACCCTGAATCCTATACCCTCCGAAGGAGGCGGCACTCTGCGGGGTGAGACCGAGGTGCCCCATCACGAGAATACCCGCATCCGCAATGGCCTTCACTCGGGGGCACATCCGTACCCCACCCTCAAGTTTCACAGCATCACATCCCGCTTCCTTCACGAACCTCAGAGCGTTTCGCACAGCATCCTCATCGCTTACCTCGTACGCCCCCTGGGGCATATCCCCGATGATGAACGTGTTGGGCGCACCCTTACGCACGGCCTTGGCGAACTGAATCATCTCATCCATCGTCACGGGATTCGTAGTCTGGTACCCCAACTGCACCATACCGCCCGAGTCCCCCACCAGGATCATATCCACACCCGCTTGCTCAGCGGTGTACGCGAACGGATAGTCGTAGGCGGTTATCCACGCCACACGCTGCCCCTTCGCCTTCATCGCCTGTAGACCCAAAAGGGTCACCTTCTTCTTCGCGCTACCATCTTCAGCCATTATGCACGCTCCTGTTGTTTTGCTGCCTCGATCTTGTCCCACTCGGCGTGCTTGCAGGTGCTCGCCCAGTTCTCAAACGCTGCCTGACCCACGGTGAACTGCTGCTGAGTAGCCGACCACGAGCTAAACGTCTCATCGGGAGGTGTACCGAAACACGGGTGCCTATGCTCAACCACCACATCAGGTACGTACACAAGGAGTCCCGCGTGCTCATACTCCCGGAGAACATTATCCACCCAAGTATGAACAAACATTCGGGGGAAATAGTGCCCCACTGTGCGCACGAGTTTGCCCGGGATGACACCCGCGTACGGAAGTCCCATGGGGGACAAGATGGCACTCATGCACCACCCGTTATTGCGCGAATTGCATGCCTCGATCATCTTCGCATCCCACTCGGGGGTCATCACATACTGATCGTCGTTCAAATCGGTGTAGTACGGGACATCGGGGTACGCTTCGCACGCCAAGTAGTTCAAGACTTCCACCATGTTCAGCCGTGGCCCCACAATGTGCTTCACGCGTGCAAGGACAGGCGCATAGTCCGCTATTCGGGGGTCATCCTCCGCGACGTACACTACTAGTTCGGTGCCCTCACTCTTGTTGGCCTCCACACTGTCAATCATGTCGTTGAGTTTCTCGGGGCGACCTCTAGAGGAACACATGACAAGTAGGCGAGTGCTATCAGAAAGTACGGGGATACTCATTGTAGGTGCTCCTGTGGTATAGCCATGTACAAGCAGTTGGTATGAAAGGGCTACCGTGTGACAACCGCAGTGTTGGTAGAAGGAAGAACAAGCCTCTCTAGGTCGGGGTCTACCCTAGCAATCGCGGCCTCAGGTGATCTCGTGGCTTGCACAAACCTGTCCACGGGTCCTGGACCTCCCCCCTCGCTCTCCATATCCGCCACACAGTACTGTCGGCGTGCACCGCGCTCCAACAACGCTGCATCCGAACTGATACGGCAAGAGTTCTCGAACAGTACGACCTCCGAAACCACAGGAATACCCGAATGCTGTCCTTGCAGATGCACATGGTACTTCCGAGTCTCATCATACCGCAGACCACCCTTGAACAGCCGCATACTCGGACCAATCGGCCACTTGAAGAAGTGGTACGCATCCTTCACGGTGAACAGGAGCATCATGTCCCAGTAGTTGCTGATAACGAACACCCCGGTCTTCAGCCAGTCCGCGAAGTTGGTAGTCCACGTCATGTCCGCATCGGGTACAAAGATGTAGTCCCCCGTACACTGGTCGAGACCGTAGTTCATCTGCGCTCTCGTGAAGTCCCATGGGCGTTCGAACACACGCAACGGCACACGATCCTTATACTCCTCGACCACAGCCAACGTGTTATCCTTGCTCCCACCATCAACCAGCACGACCTCTTTCAAATCGGGGAAGTTCTGTGCCAGGTGAGCGCAGGATTCAAGATACCACCGGATGGGCTCTTCCTCATCCTGCATGATGGTCATGATGGACACTGATTGTCCCATTGGTCACCCCGCCTGAGGTATGCTACGCGGAGGTGCGCCGTTCTGCTCCATGGCAGCGACAGCCATACCACCTATCTTGCGCATGATGTCCATGACACGCACAGATGCCTGGGGCTCGGACTCCCGAGTCGCGATATGCCTCGCCTGTAGCAGATAGTCCTCGATGAACACCAACCACTCGGTCGGAGAGTGCTTCCCTCCGCTCGTTGTGGTGGTCTCGTTCCAACGAGCATCCTGATACGCTCGTTCACCATCGATGAGTGCGTAAACTTCCTGACGTTCCATGCAGACCTCCTGGATATGATAAATTCAACCCCGAAGCGGCGGGTTCACGAGCTTAGGGTCTCGCTCCCCCACCGCTTGAGGTCGAAGTTCGATAGACTAGACTTTCTGAAGCGTGGCCCAATATCGCTCAGTGCCCACTCCTTCTTCCTCAACCACTACGAATGGTGTGCCTTTGATGGCCTCTCGAATCAGTTCGGGACCCAAACGGCACCCATGCCAAGTGTTACCCTCTGACGCGCCCCCAATGCCCGTGTAGATATCACGCCCCTGAAGAACGAACACGCCACCAAGTTTCAACACCCGGCAGACATCCCGTACATAGGACTTGATGACCTCTTCGGAGGATATGTGTTGGAATACGATGTACTCGAAGGCGAAATCCACAGAATCCACAGGGATTGCATCACCCAAGGACATGCCATCAATCTCCAAGAACGACCCATACCTGACCTTCCCATCCGTACCGTGCTCCACACGATAGTCAGTCAAGCGTTTCATCGCGATATCGATGAGTTTGCCCGAAATATCCACACCGTAGTAGCGAACGGCATAGTCTGCGATAAACAGGGACATCCTACCCATACCACAACCGATCTCAAGGATGGTGTCGTGGGGGTAGTCTTTCAGTCGGGGAACGAACTCGCGCAGCGTATCTCCCAACCCTGAGTCCCGAAGACTTTTCTCGGATGCGTTGTGTTCTGCGCACACGAATAGGCTTGGGTCTTTGGTCGCACGCAAATCCCAGTCGGACTTGGCGGTCTTCACGAACGTCGTGGGGTCTACCTGGGGCATGTACTCGAAGTTGTTGCAGTGGATAGCCCGAGCATACTGCACGGGGGACACGGCGCTGCGTTGTTCTTCTGACAGACTCATAGAGGCTCTCCATGTCGAATAGCGAGGTCGGCCTTCACGCGGGACACAAACTGCTCGAACCCACCATCTTTGAACGCCGTTATGCGTGCGTGCATCACCGCAGGATGGGTGCCCTCAAACTTCTTGATCGTACCGTTCTTCACATGGTCTGCAAAGAGATACACATAGTCCACCTCGGGATGACCAAGAACCTGTAGCATCTCCTGCATCTTCGGATCGGGGAAGCCGATATCCACATACAACTGCTGGAAATCCCACTCCTTCTGCCAACCCTTCACGGGGTCTTTGACCTTCCCGTAGTGAAACACCTCAATCGGCGGTCCATCGAGCACATACACATTGGGCACATACTGATCGTTGAATGCGAACTGCACCCCATCCCCGATGATCTTCCAGGGTGACCCCCTGCGTACAATACGCACGAGCGTCTCGTAACAGAAGGGAAACGTCGTCTCGTAGTTGGCCATGAAGTGCGTGTAGTGCACGCGTGCGGCAGACTTCCGAGCACCGATCGCATGCAGTTCCGCGACCGTAGCAAGAAGTGCAGGCAGACTATCTTCGTGCACCACCTCATCCGCCTGAAGTTGGAACATGTAGTCGGTCGTGAGATGACTTGACGCAAAATTCGCGACATTCTGGATGTCCGTGAAGTGCTGAACCCAGTTGCGGTGAACGACCTTGATCTTCTCGGGATACAGCGACCTCAACACCTCCACGATCTTCATGGTCTCATCCGTGGAATTGCATTCGCATATCACAAACTCGTCCACCACATCGATCACGGACTGCACGGACTCCACGAACGGGTAGTCGTAGGCGACCATGTTGTACACATATGTGAATGCTCCGAGCGTGGGCTTCATACTGGTACTTCCTTGGGCGTGGTTTCAAGGTTGGTCATCGCAGCATTCACGAACATCTGGACATCTCTGCGCCACAGACCATACCGGGACACCACGCGACCGAACTCTTCCAGATCGTGGTCAACGCAGGAGTACTTGTCCTTCTCCGCATCGTAGAAGATGTGGCAAAGTTCGTGGAACACAAGCGCCTCGCGTTCCCGCTCAGTCATCCTGGACCACACCTCGTAGTTGATGGTCATGATGAACTTGTAGGCGGAGGCGAACTCCACCTTCTCGGAACAGTGGGCAATGTTGCCCAGGTCTTTCATCTTGTCCACGAACAGATAAAGAATCGGAGTGTTCTTCGGAAACGTGAACGTGCCATCCTCACCGATGAGTTTCGTGGCGATCTCACGAACCTCTACGGCATCCCAGAATTTGTCCTTCTTGGTTTCCTTGGCTGTCTGCTCCGACTTCTGACCCTTCTTCGACGCGGTGTTCATCACTTCATCCTTTCAGTGCTTGACCTGCTTCTTGTTTTTTCTGTATGGCGCGTTCAACATCGGCACGCACATTACGCTCCTCGTGCGAGTATCCAGCGACCTTTTTCTTGAGTTGCTCATTCTTCTCACGAATCTTCTTCCCCGTGGGGACTCCATTGAGTTCCCCATCAATCTTCACATTGTATGTATCATCCTTTTGAGGCACCGGGATGAACTTCCGTGGATCATCGAGAAGTTTCCACGCCACATCCTGGGGATGCCTCTCGATCTGGGAGGTCTCGACGTTCACTATGGGGATAAGATACACATTATTCTGCACTAATGCAAAACCACATCCGGGGCAGAGTTGGAGATGGTCTTCCTCAGTGGAAGTACCACATTTTTTGCAAAATCTGTTCATTCTGCCTCCTGATACTTCTCCAACGCAAGTCGCAGTTGCTCCATCGTACGCGACTTTGAGTAGAACTTGGCTGTCCTGAGAGCGCTCTGCCGCATCCGGCGCACATCATCCGCATGCATGTCGTTCACAAAGCCCAACATGACCGCCAAGGTCGTATAGTCGCCATCTGTGGGGGCAACCATGCAGTTGTCGCCATGGAACATGAAATCCGAACCCCCGCCACCCGTGAAACCCACCACGATACACCCGCATGCCATGGCCTCCAACGGCGGTAGCCCGAAACCCTCAGGGTACGAATGCGCCACGAACACCCTAGAGGCTCGCAGATTGTCCGCGAACTCCTGCTCAGGGCAGTCACGGAAGACTTCTATCTCTGTTCTACCATTGGAGTCTATCCATCGGGGCGCTTCATCTGCACGCATAATCTTCGCACGCGCTCCCTGACCATCCTTACGCTCTTGGAGCATGATAGCCGTACGTCGAGCCTCCCATGGATCGAGCGCGTCATATGTGGCTCCCTCGGGCAGATGAAACACCCGAGAATCGATGAAAGGGCTGACCATGAACAGCGTGTGCTCCCGAAACTGCGGGAGAGCGTTACGATTGAACTCACTGCTCATCCACACATCCAACCCCCTGTAGGGATTGCTCCGGTTGATGAACACCTCACCCTGGACGTACATCACTTTGTTGAAGAACGCAGACCGGAAGAGGGGCTCAGGGTCTTCCCAACCGACAATGAGGTCTCTCTTCTTGTCCGCGATGTTCAACATGTGCTGCCATGTAATCTCGGGCGCAGCGTGCGCAAACCACGAGATGTGGTGCTCCTGCCCATCGGCGTACACGATGTACGCCTCGTGCCCCAACTCGCGTTCAAGCTCTACGAGTTGATACACGACTTTTATGCCACCAGAAGGAATAGGGTTGAATGGTAGACAATGAAAGATTTTCATACTGCGCCTGTGTCGTTGAATTGTTAGTCGAACATCACATCCGCTAGAATTTTGCCCACGGGGACGATATCCGCTCTACGGGCTCGCTGTAGAGCAATCTGTCCCTTCTGCTTGACAACCTCGGGGTGCTCAAACGCGTAGCGCATGAGGCTCCGCAGGTGATCGAGTCTCGGCGTGGCCCACACAGACCCGATGTAGTTCCTGAAATACGGAAGCACTTGCAACGGCATCGGTTCAAGATCGAACTCTATCGGGAAACCCGAACTTTCGTGAAGAAAGTCCGTCATACCGCTGTAGTTGGTCGCTATCGACGGTATCCCGCACGCACCGGCCTCCACGATGCCGTTCCCGAAGCCCTCACACCGCGAGGGCATCACAAAACAGTCGTGTGCCGTGTACATCGAGGGCACCACAGTCGGATGGAAGGAGTTGGATGTCACATAGATGGGCGCATGGGGAAGTTCCTGCCCGCCGAGGATGTTCGTTATCCATGTCTTGAGGTCCATCTGGGCCTGCTGAAGGATGTAGAACAGACTCAACGAGTGCAAGGAGAGGAACACATCCTCGGAAGGCTTGAATTCGAGGATGAACGCCTTGATAACGGCCTCCAGGTTCTTCCGCTCTCCGTACGCGCTCATCGCGAGGAATCCGAACTTCCTGCGGTTCTCGATTTCTAGTGGTTTTGCCTGGGGATTGAACAGCGTGGTATCCACGGGATTCGGAACAACCGTGATGTCCGTGCGAACACCACGCTCTAGCAAGATGTTCTTGCAGAACGTACTGTTGACGACCACCCTGTCCACATGGTTCAACTGCTCGATCCACCGTTGAGGAGGATTGGTGCCCTCGAATGTGGTGTGCGCCACCCGGCGCTTTCCTGGGGGCATCAAGTACTGATGGTCACCCTCCGCAGAACGAAGAATCGCCCTGTTCCAGTAGTCGTGGGGCTTCAGGATCATCTCCTTGATTTCCCAGTCATCCACGGGCATCGGTTGGTGATACTCCTCGGGAGCAATGGCAACATCCACCCCATTGCGCTTGAGACCCTTGGCGAGGTTCCTCAGTACGATGGAGAACGACCAGTCCCCGTAGATTTTACCACTGATGAGCGCCTGTCGGTCACTCGTCGGCTTGTATGTGAGAATGTCCGCATCGTGCTTGGTGTAGAACTTAATCTGATTGAACCTCGACAGACCACTCACCGCCTCGGGGCTCCCGAATGTGGCGTTCGCGGTCTTGTTCTCGTAGTGCACGGCTCGCGCTGAAGGCTGATAGTACGTCTTGAACCCCCATGTACGCGCCATCGTGCAGTAATCAACCTCCTCGAAGTACGCGGGGTTGAACCGCTCATCCATACAAGGCACGACCTTCAAGCACCTGTTCGTGATGTAGAACAGAGCGCCCGTAACATACTCCTGTTCGGTGATTGCGGTCTCGATGCACTCCGTGTTCGGCACTCCGGCCATCTTGTGCTGCCCCCACCCGAAGACCCCGATGAACGCCCCCGCGTGCTGAATGCGACCATCAGGAAACATCAACCGACCGCCAATGACGCCCGCATCGGGTGTCGTCTCGGAAGCCTTAACAAGTTCCTCAATACACTCCGGGAAGAGTTCCATGTCGTTGTTGGTGATGAGAATGTCGGCCTCAGGGAAGAGGGTTTTCGCAACCGAGATGCCATCGTTGCATCCACCCGCATACCCACGATTGGTTGGGTTCTGCACGACAAACCGAAATTTGATGGCATCGTACGCCACATTCAACTTCTTGCCCCCGCAGTCCATATCCTCTTGGTACACCACACCCTTCTTATCAAGCCAAGATGTCTCCAACCACGCGGCTGTATCGTCCGTGGAGGCATTGTTGACCACCACGACCGCAAAGTCCTTCAAGGACTGCCCTTCCAGGCTCCGGAGGAACATCTTGGTGTAGAAAAGTTGATTCAAAACAGGTGTGACAACGACGACCTTGACCATCGATCAGCCTTCAGGGGTTGTTTCTGGGGGAAACCATGAGTTGGGGATGATACCGTGCGTGGAATCCAAATCATACATAGGGCGCTCTGCTCCCGAGACCTCCCTCTTCCACTGGAACATGGCGTTATCGAGTTTCACGGGTTTCGCGAGTTTGTACGATCGAAGCGTGTTGTCCCATACCGTGTCAACATCCGTACCTGCAAACGGCAGCCCAGGTAAAAAATTCGGCGCTGAGTAGTACCATCCGTTAGCAAGCACGAGGCAGGTAAATATACGACCACCCACGCACTCCTGCACGACCTCCATGATGTGTGGAGCAACACTACATGTAACGGGTATTCTCTGCGTATGGTGCCGGAAACTGCGAAGATGCGCCACGTACCCATTGGGGAACTCCACGGCGTACGTGTAGGACATCACCTCCCCCGCTCCGTGCAGATAATCCTCGGCTTCCTTTGTTAGCCCAATGAAGTCCATTAGACCATCACCCGACCGAGGGTCGCGATGTTCGTCCCTGTGGGTCGTAGCGCGGTCTCCACGGTCTCCACGAGCATCTTGTCCGCCCGCTCCAGCGACCATTCGGCGCGGATGACCTCTCCGAACTTCAGCGCCCTCTCGGTCGCCACGGGATACCGCTCGTAGCACCGCTTGAGCCTACTCTTCGCGTGCTCGTAGTTCGGATTCGCCCACGACTGCCCAGGACCGAGGAGTTCGGGAGCCCACATCGACTGCGGTACGGGTCCCATGTCGTAGTCCACGACCGCCGTGAGATGGGGGTTCACGTAGTCCATGTGCCCCGAGTAGCCCGTGACGATGATGGGGAGATTGCACGCAGCAGCCTCCGCTAGTGGGCGGAAATACCCCTCACCATGCGTGAGACTCACGAAGGCCTTGATCTGCGGGTGATGGTACAACCCCGAGAGCTCCTCGTTGGACATCGCGCCGTGTACGAAGTGCACTCTGCCCTTGGCGGCCGGTCCTAGAAGCTCGGACATGCGCTCCAGGAGAGCATAGCGGTCGGGAGAGGACTGGTTGTGCATGTACGTCTTGACCACGATGCCCACCTCGGGGTTGTCAATGAACGCATCGAGGACGGTCATGATGGTCGCAGGGATGTTCTTCCTGTCCATGCTGACCTCACCCTGCAACCACTGCCCCACGGTCAAAAAGTTGAACTTCGTGGGGAACTCCAACTGCGAGATGGATGGTATTGCAGACACGGGGTCCACATCGTTGAAGACCTTGGTGTCCACCCCCTCGGGCACGACATACACGGGGACTTTCACCCCGCAAGTAATGAGGCGATCCCGCACGAACTTCGAGGGCACGATGATGGCGGTCATCTGGTTGCAGTACTCAGCCCACTTCTGTGGATACTGCTCCACCTCCAGACCGGCCGTGATCCCGATATTCGCCACAGCGGACACCCTGCGAAACTCGTGGGGGACGCCCACCTGTATCCAGGCGAACTCCACGCCCTCTGCGATACGGTTGTTGCACATGAACACCAGTGCATCCGCCACATCCTTCTCGGGCGTACAGGTCGAACTGCCTCCCCACCCCACGGGTACCACGGAGATGTTGAAGTTTCCGGAGTTGAACAGGGCCATGACGATGTCCCTGGCATGCGCTCCGTATCCGCTCAGGCTGAACACGGGGGCTTGGATGATGAGATTCTTCCGATCGGTCATCATAACGGGGATACTCCTATAGCTTGGTATGGTTGAATAGAAATGTCACACTCTTCGATGTAATTCAGTACGAGGGGAGTCCGCGATGACCACGGGTCTCCCGGGCGCACGGTTTTTTCATGCTCGGTGCCACCAAAACGCACCTTGCGGGTGGCGTGGGTCAGATGGATACCAGTCCACGCCATACCCTGGTTGCCATCCTCATAGAGGATAGGCTCGACCCCATCCGACAAAATCAGACCGATGAACCCCGATGAACAAGCAGCAATGGCATACTTGCGTGGTGGTCTCACCACGGTCTCCACATCCTTCTGGATGCTCATCAGTTTCGTCCCTTCATACGCTGTGCGACCTTCGCGTAACTCTTTCCTTCCCCATCGGGATGCACGAGCGTCACGACGTTCGTGGGCTTACCGAGAGCGAAGGCCATGCCGAGATCGAAATGGCTTCCCTTGCTCTCCACATCCCATATGACATGTACCTCATCCGCCGCCCTCATGGAATCCAAGTGCTCCACGCAGATGTTGTACCCCGTTGGATCGCCCTGATAGACATCGCGTACCGGGTTGTGCACCGAGTGCCCCTCGGCCTCTAGAGAGGCGACATAGAGGTCAATCATGCGCTGTACATCGGGCGCAACCCCCCGTACTGGACATATCAGATGAATACGCATTCGTGCCTCATGTAGTTTGTTTTGCGAACATCGAGCGCCACAGCCGTTTTACCGCCCGCGCAACACCCCAACCTTCTAAGCACAGCAAGAGCATGAGGACTCCCCCAAATACTAACGCTATCCAGAAGAGAAACCTCCATTCATCTCCCGCCTTGGTGTTGCCCAGGTCTTCCATCATACTCACTCCTGTGTGTGAACAACCCACGACTTGAACGTAGAGGGCTTGGCGAGCACGGAGGTCAGCACCTGCTTCCACGCGGCAATCGTGTTGTCCGTGTGGTAGTTCTTGATGATGTGCTCCCGCCCCTGGAGACCCAGTCCACGCAGTTTGCCCGCCGCCTTCAGCGTGTACGCCTCCTCCATCGCCGCCTGGATGTCCTCTACGGATGTCCAGTCCTGGTTGATGTACGGATTGCCCACAACACCGAACAGCGTACGCACGGTGGGCTGAAGAAGAATGCCATTCACCGCACCATCATCGCACACCATCTGCTCCGTCAGACCTCCCGTGGAGACCGCGATGTTCGGTGTACCGGCCAGTAGGCTTTCCATACACGAGAGACCAAAGCCCTCGTTGTATGCCACGTTCAGCGTCACATCCGCAAGGTTGTAGAACCTATTCAGATCGCTCACGGAGACCTTGCTGCTGTTGATGATAACGGGGGCCGCGTTGCGCTCCACCTGCTTCATGATCATCCCGAGGTCGAACCCCTCGGCATCGACTGCGGCGGTGTTCATGATGAGCACCGAATCGGGATGCGTCTGCCAGAAGCGCCGGAAGGCGACCACGATGTCCGCCGTACGCTTGCGGAAGGTGTTGCGGTTGTTGTAGAACAGCACGAACTCGGGCTTCGTTGGGAGTTTGCCGAACACATTGCTCCTGATGGCCTCCACCTCCTCGGGCTCCAACGGATAGAACTCCGTGGGGTCACCTCCGTGGGGCGCGAACATCACGTCCACACCGTTGTCCTTCATCAGATCGTAGGAGAACTTGGAGAGCATCACCACCTGGTCACAGGCCGCGTACCAAACCTTGTTGTACGCCGGGAACGGGCGATTGTCCCATGTGTGGTAGAACACGAGCTTGGTATGCTTCCTGATCTCATCGTCCATGATGAACGCATAGGTGAAGAACCTCGGGTCGGAGAAGAGCACCGTTATCTCGGGCTTCTCCTGACCGATGACTGCCCGGAGGAGCGAGGGGTTGCCATACCCATCCGCCGTGGGATAGACCTTGATACCCTCGAACATCACGGGGCGTGGGTCCTGAGGGCGAATACTTCCGGCGATGGTCACAATCTCGTACTCGCCCGACTTGAGCAAGCCCTTCATGAGCATGTACGCCTGAATACCGACCCCTGTCTTCTCGCGGATATCATCGGTCACGAACAGTATCTTGGTTCTCTTCATACTCACCTCGTTAGTTCTGTTGGTACATCCTGAATGGTGTAATGATGCGGATTGCGGTCGGCATACAACGCCTTCAACCGAGCGACATCGGGAGTGAACTTCTGGACTGCCTCCTGGTAGCCACCCAGGAACATACGATCATCTTCCAGTTTTCCAGCAACAGTCGCATCGATGAGGATGGCAATACAGGCTATGGCGTGACCAAGATGTGGTACGCCCGAATCTGGTGCAACCTCTTCACCCTCGAACCACGCACCCATGTGTCTCCACAGGGCATCGTAGTAGATCGAGGCACGCACCCCGACCGCACGCCAGTTGCACCGCCCGTACTTCAACGCCCCATCGAGGAGCCCGAGAGTACCGTAGATGGTCGCGGTGTTTGGCCACAAGTGCAGCGGAAGTTTGTTGCTCCCCACGATGTCTTTGGGGTTTGATGGTTTGCTGTCCGAAGGAAGACTGGTGTCAGCTACCCCTGGGTGTGACAGTCCCTCCCAGGGGCGCGAATCATTGGCAGAGGCCATCGCGAGAGTCCATGAAAAATTGTTTGATAGGATATGCGTAGTAGGTACCGCACCACAAACCGATCAGCCAGAAACTGACGAGCCACTTATTGGCCATCATGCCATCGACCATCAGCCACGAACCCATGCCGAGTGCGACAGACCACCACGCGGCTCGCCTACGATACTTCCGCAGTCCCGCTGTACTCTCAACGAGCGACATGTTCAGAAGGTAGTACGCCCAAAACAGGTCAGCAAGTGCCCCGGCGAGGAACAACGTGATGATAAAAAACGCGGTCTCCATGCTACCTCTTGCTGAACTGTACGAGATAACGAAGAATATGGGTGAAAGGTCTACGCAGATACGGGAACCCTGGAGTGGCATCCACTCCAAAGTCTACAGGAAACGATGGATGAATATACCCATTATTTTTTTCAAATGCAAATCGAGCGTGGAAGTAGTTGAATTTACAGCCAGCATGCCACACCCGCAGGTTTTGAAAGTACTTCTCCCGTACCGCCCGCGGTGCCCACTGCATGAGATACGTCGAAGAGAACATGGTGTTCACAATGGACCGAAGTCCATCATCGGACAGCCCGAACAGTGCATCCGCATTTTTCGGCAGAGGGTGCTCGTTGTTCATCACGCACACTCGTGCGAGAATGGAGGCACAGTATGCTTCGTACTCCTCCCGAATGACCACGGGGTTGTACACAGGGATCAGCGGGAGTAGGGCGAACAGCGTGAACCACACACTCATCGACCACAGGGCGACCCCCACGACCACGACAAGGGCGAGTAGATATGGCCATGTGCGGTGCAGGGTGAACCAGCGATTGTTCGCCCTCTGCCACATATGCACATACTCGTGGGCTAACACTTCGGTCAGCAGGGGGCTGTCGGGTCTGCTCTGCATAAGAACCTCTGGGATGTACAGGGTGTGCTTGCCGAGAATCGCCACCTGTACCGTGCCCCCTACGAGACGCTTCCACCACCGCGCCCAGCGTGAGTGCTCGATCAGTTGCAACTTGATAGTCGGAAACTCACGATGAACGACATGATGCATAAAGTTCTGGCTCATAGCGTATGTACCTCCTGCCGTTCTTGGCGATAGTCCTTCATGCTCGTGTTGTTGATGTTGATCACCATGCCCTTATTCCCATCCGACAAACGACTAAACAAGCGTTCGTCAATCTGCTTGAAGTCTTCGAGGTGGAAGTTTGAGGTGAACACGGTGCGTTTGCCTTTGGTGTTCATCCGGTTCTCTAGAACGTTCAGCACGTTCTGCCGATTGAAGTCCGTGGCCTTGATGGAGAACAGATCATCCACAACAAGGAACTCTGCCTTGTACAACTCGTCCAAGATGTCCTTCTCAGTCACCCCGTTATCCTCGTTACCGAAGGTGTCGCGGATACGGAGAGCGATGTCTGCTTCCTGGGTGAATATCATGTACCCGTCAAACACATTCGGCGTGAGAAGTCCGTGCTCGTTACGGCGAGCGACCCCCGCGTGGTCGATAAAGTGCTGCGCCATAGCGGATATGGCGAGCCGTGTCTTGCCAATGCCCTTCTGCGGAGAGAGGAGCGCGAGAAAGGCCCACTCGGGATTGCTCGACCAACGCTGAACGAGAGACAGTAGTTTCTCGTTCTTGCCCGTGAGCGCAAATGTTCCGAACGAGGCGTGTATTTCATTCTCGGGGACTCCGGACACATACATCCAACGGGGAGCTAGCACGATGTTCTGTATACTCGTGTCCATACGTAAGAAACACTCGTAACAGATGGGGGCGGGATAGTAGGGCACCACATAGTTAGCCCACGCCAACTGTGCGATGATGTTCTCCCAGTCTCGTGCATCACTGGGTTCGCTATGAGTACACCCCTCGCAGTCGCAACCCATCTGTCGAATGGTCTCGCACGCCTTAGTTATAGCCTCTTGTTCCGAATACGGAACCCGAGGAGCAACTTTGAATACTCGTTCACTCATGTGTTAGCATCTCCTGCTGAATGTTTTCACGCTCCTGTACATACGCATCCCAACCCGTATCGATGTCGGGGCGATAAAATCCCCCGCCACCATGAAGAACGATGCACGGGTGTCGGGTATCGTAGTATCGCTGCCGAGCCTGTTCCATGGTAAAGCCATCGTCCTCCAACGCCGCCGAAAGTTGTCGATTCATGCTCTGTAGATCGCGGGGCGGCCCCAGAGGGTTTTTCTGTAAAGCCTTGGCGACGTTCTTGCCCTGTGCGAGCCATGTTCTGTACAGATACGGGAGCCACGGAGTGGTCACCTTACCCGATTCACCCGAGAAGTACTTGTCGGTGGTTGCAAAGAACCCAGGCATCGATCTCGAAAGTGTAACCAACGAGTATGTCTTGAACAAGTCCTTCCACACATCCATCCTCACACTCTCAGCCATAACGAGATCGATAGCAGTGCCTGTTTTTGCCAAGTAATGCATGGCGAACTCACGGTCAACTTCAAGCATGTCTACCCGTTCATTACGCCTCTTCTCTGCCTCACTCATGGTATCCACCGGAGGTGGTGGTGGCTTTATTACCACCTCGTTAGATTTTTTGCGGGTCGGTAGTTTACTTTTATTACCTTTCTTAGACGCCTGTAACGACTTGTCCTTCAAAGTGTTAGATGGGGTCTCCTGGTACTGTTGGTACCCAGTGCTTGGTACCGTTGGTACCAGGCTCTTGGTACCGTTGGTACCAGGCTCTTGGTACCGTTGGTACCAGGCTCTTGGTACCGTTGGTACCCAGTGCTTGGTACTGTTGGTACCAGGTGTTTGACCTTCCTGGCTTGGTACCGTTGGTACCAGGCTCTTGGTACCGTTGGTACCAGGTGTTTGACCTTCCTGGCTTGGTACCGTTGGTACCAGGCTCTTGGTACCGTTGGTACCAGGTTCGGTGATGTCCTTCGAGTCTTCTCCAGCATCCGGGAATGGCCCGGGATTCAGTCGTCTGAATAGCAGTTCGATTGCCCGTTGATCCTCAGCCTCTGGTCTGCGCGGGACTCCCACCCACGTTTCGTGGTTTTTGTTGATGTACATGTAGTCATCGGGCTCGCGGACGAGGATGTTCTTGCGCACTAGTGAGTCAAGCGCACCCTTCAGTCGCTTACTGGGAATTCCTGTGTATCTCCGCAGGATGAACTGTGGAATGCGTGCTCGTTTTTGCTTGTACCACCCATAGGTGAACCGTAGGACGACCGAGATGATGTCCTTCTCCAAAACCTTGAGACCTGCTCGGTTGCTGAGTTCACATATGAGCTCGTTTGCGGTGGTCGTGAAACCGTTCGCAAGTTGCACACCCTCTTCACGCTTCTTACTCATGGGTCTCTTTGCTTTTTCCAGAAAATGTGTGTATATTGGGGATACGAAAACCGTGCTTGGTACCAACAGTACCAAGGTAAGCATAACTGGAGCGAAAATCAAATCCATGAACGACCAGCATTTCCGCACATACGAGCAAAACTGGCTACGACTGATCTGCCCGGGCTACGAGCAGCACCGCGATGAGGTGTGGACCCCCGACACCCTGTGGTATCGCTCTCGTGTTGAAACATTGGGAGGGACGTTGGTGTCCCAGGGTTTCGGCAAGTTCTTCAACCTCGGTATGGGTCCTGAGTGGTGCAGAACAACCGCCGAGGATATTGCCACCGCCATCACCAAGGGAGATGCTTGGGCAAGTCTGAAACTCGATGGGAGCCTACTTATACGCTCGGTGTACGGTGGGCAGGTCATGTTTCGTACCCGCGAATCCCTAGGCTACGAGCAACAACCCAACGCATCGGAGGTCGGGGACATCTTCGTCGTGAAATCTCCAAAATTGCTCGATCCTGAACTCTACGCGCAGCACTCGCTCCTTTTCGAGTGGACTACTCCTTCGAACCAAATCGTGTTGAAGTACGATGAACCACGACTAACGCTTGTAGGGGCCGTTAATCACGCCACGATGCGATATGAGCGCTTCCAGTGGCTAGAGGAGGTTCGGGCGCACCTCGATGTACCGCTGACTCCCCACTGGCGCTTAGATCGCGCTGGATTTGAGGACCTCATGCACTCGCTGGAGACTCGTACGGATGTCGAGGGATGGGTGGTGCGCCTCCATGATGAACAACGCCTCGTGAAAATCAAGTGCGCCCCATACTTGCTGAAACATCGTCTGCGGTTTCATCTGACGGATGATAGCCTTGTGGATATGTGGCTGACTTCAGGGAGACCTACGCGGGAACAGTTCATGCAGTCCTTCAGGACAACCTTCGATGAGGAGATTCTCATGTGGGCGTTACCGAAAATACTTGAACTGTTTGACAAAATTGATGACTTTAACACATCGACTGCAATAGCATTACATATTGCGCATAAAGCGAAAGATGATGGTGTTTCTCGTAAAGACTTTGCCATCAACATGTTAGAGCGTCACGGAAAAGGTGCTATTTTCGCCATTCACATGAAACTCTTTTCTGGAGAAATAATTGATGACTCTATGGTCAAGAAGTTCTTGATACCGTAGGTTGTAAGTCGTTCTATTTCATTATCTTCTCCTTGTCATATGCTTCTTTTTCTAGAGGCATGTGTTTAAGTGCTAGTCCAACAATACCCATGTATCGTAGGGTATATACAATGAATTGCCACCAGTAGATGATGAAGAACTTCACACCAAACCACCCAAGTCTGTACTGCTGTTCGACATGCACCAACTCGTGACGAATGATTTCCGCACGTCTCGCAGTATCCGCCGTTAGGTCTTCACGAATGAATATGTACTGTCCCAAGTTTTGCCCCATGACCGCCGAGGATAATGGGAACTTCTTGACCGTGTGGACTCGAATGGTTTGGGGGTGTTGAGCGAACCAGGAGGGTTGTGTTGGGTAACTCAATGGAAACTCCACGATCTTGGGGGCTCTCCAAAGAAGTCTGAAGAGCCACCCAAGAATATTTCCAAACACTGGCTTGTCACACAGGTTGCACATAGAGCCTCCTGCTAGAAGTTTTCTGTCCACCCAAGTAGCGAGACGGTCGTACCAGCATCAACCGACCCTGTGGCACGATAGTAGTGTCCTCGTGGTATGATCCCTACGATGGTGCCCACCAAGACCATCGTGTCCGCCAGGGGATGACCGCCACCGACACTTCCGAGCGTGTTGCCTAGGAAACCCTTCTGCATGATGGAGCCTGAGTTTGTAAGCAGTTCCACATACCCCTGGGCACCCGAGGCGCTTTTGTTGATCTGCGCAGTGACAGTCACGAGCATGTTGTTGTTCGTGGTGTTCTGGTATGTGGTGTTCATTGCCCGTGTGAGGGTGCTTCCACCATTGCTCTGGAATCTTCCATTGGAGTTCCCGTAGTTGGTGTGGCTGTGATATGCGTCCGCTATACTTTGCGATCCAGAGGTCAGCGGGTTGTTGCCCGACCACATGCTGCCACTACCAGTAAGCGCCTTGCCTATTTGGAAGCGCATGCGGTTCATGTTGTCGAGCAAGGTGGCCGTGCGTGGCAAAGACCCTGTTGGATTAGAACCACTCTCCAGGAAGTCCGCTCGTATCACACCCGCACTCATGGTGTAGAAGTTTCGATAATCGTAGAAGTCACCTATGGTCTGCCCCACGGGGTTTACATCGTAGGCATATCCTAGGACTACCGATTGCGAGAGGGTCTGGGGGAACCTCGGGTCGAACCCAACAGAACTCACGGACACAAACGAAGCCTGGAGAGAATCGTTGACCACAACCCAGTAGTCACCCGTGCTCGGAGCAGAACTTGAGTACACGGGGACAGTGATGGAACCCGTAACAATACGTCCATTGACAGCTAGGGCCGCACCCACGGGTTGTGCAAAACTGATGTAGTCATCGGCACCCGTACCGAGCGTACCGAGGTAACTTAGCGGGGAGAAATCGTCACGATAGACCACAATACCGCTCACATGGGAGTCCTTGCGATGCGTGCTAGTGTAGTCAATGAACCCGAAGTCATCGAGAGTATTTCCGTGGGGATTCTTTGTCGAAGCAACTCCTGATCCAGCGGCATGAATGTGATCGTACAATGTACTCTGACCAGAAAATACAGCGGGTCCCTCAAGTTTGACGGAACTGTCCACGGTGTGTACGCGCATGAACTGCCGCATATCGGTCAAAGTCCCCGCAGTGATCATACCCGAACCATCGGATGTGAATTGCGCGAGAGGAATTTGAGAACTTCCTGTCGGGGGAACAGCAGTAACAAGGATGCGATAGTCGCCTGTATAACGAGCGTATTCTGTGGTACCCGTGAGCGTCGTGCCCACGGATGCAGAGGCCTCTTGGTACTCCGCCACAACATACATCGTACTGTTGGCCGTGGATGTCCACGACTTATTGAATGCCTGTTCAGTACGAAGAATAGACACAGATGAGGCGAGAGTCACGAGGTCCATGTTGTCTGTTATACCCCACCCCGCGTTAATCGCCAACTCCTCGGAGGACATTTCCGCCACCAACATAGCCGTAGACCCATACTGCCCACCCACGCCACGGTAGGTGCCTAGCGTGGGAGAGGCATCCGCCACCGCCTGCCTGAAATTGACAGGTATGGAACCCGTGTAGTAGTGACTAAACTTCGCGAGCACGAGGGCCGTAAGTTGTTTCATACCCAACGTTTTCGCAGTTTCGATGTAGTTGAGGTCTGATGACGTAACTCGTTGTCCATTAAAGAAGTTGGCTCTGTTCATATTATCCTCTTGTTGAATTGAAACACATTACACGCTACCCGACACACTACTAAATACGGGTAACACATATAAATCTGTTGTTCGCCCATCGAATACCGAGCCCGAGTTGTGTTGGAGTCCACGGAGAGAGAAGGAGTGAAGTTCAAATTCCTGACTACCGCTAGCGTAGACTGTGAAGCGTGCCTGGTGGAAGGGCTGGAATGACCCACTGACCATCCCAAGGAAACGGAGGCGTTCCTTGGTCGTCGTGTACCGATAGAACGCCATATTCTCATCGAGAGCCCCACCCCACATTGAGAACTCATCGACAAACATGGATTCCCCACCACGTACGGCGAAGCCCACGCTTGCCGACAGCACCCCTCCGGTGTATGGAGTGTACATCGCTTGTCGGCCATCGATGTACACATAAATACCCTGACCCTTCACGAACGATCCCGCAAAGTAATGGTAGTTCGCGGGGTAGCCTGACTCAGCTAAGACGGAGGCTATGGAGGCCGAGGCGGTACCCGAGATGGATGCAGACCCCACGGTGAACTTGAGCAACTTGTTGGGGATGTCGAAGTTTATCTGATATCCTTGAGTACCAGTTGTGTGCGAGAACAGTAGTCCCGTTGTGGTTACCGTGGCATCCAATCCGTAGACGTACATCTCCCATGTGAAATCGCTGTTGGGTACGGCCAAAGAGTGTATGCTCGATGCAGCATCCAACTGATACCCCGTTGTGCCCCCACCTAGAATGGGATAAAGACTTCTGCGGGACACCCAAAAATCGGTGGCTTCCGCGGCCACTTTGGAGTTCACTAAGGTCGCCCTGTGACCGGAGAGATCGTAGATGGAGCCCGAAGGGTGTGTGGTCATGAACGACCAGTGGGCATAGTGCGTACTCCCCGAAGGTGGTAGTAACCACGGTATGGGTGTCGATGTGTCGTAGGGCTTCCACGGAATCGAGTTCGGGATGGATTGGCTGTTGTACTGTCGAACCTCAACAGTACAGCGTGCATCATTCTTCAGAATGGTAGACCAATCGTAGTACCAATATGGGGAGAGGGTGCTCATCGAAATCTCGTGTCGTTAGGTTGTACCGTGGTTGCCGAAGTTATCGATATTGAACTTGTCCACGAATGTCGTACCACCATCCGAAGAGTACGCAAACCACAATTTCGATATCGGGGTGTATGTACCATCATACCCCTTGACCTCGTGAAGCTTCCAGTTACCTATGCGTATGGATGTGGCAACAACATCCTGGACAGCCACAGTAGACTCGCTAGCAGGATTTAGAGATATCCTATCTATCGGAGAACTGTACGCTTTGATACCCGTCTGGTTGACCTCCACCTTGGGTGTCGTGTAGCGGGTGATGGCTATATTATCCACCTTGAGATCACATGGTGCCGAGTTTGTCCAGTAGGCACCAAAAATAAACTTCACACTCGTGGCGCTCGCAGGAACACGAACACGTAGTGTTTTTGAAACAACTGTACCCCATGTCGGGAACGTACCTATGACCGATGGTGTACACGTAGTCATCTCCAACACGGATGTTCCATCAATCTCTATCATACCCACAGAACTGTATGGAAGCGTGTTACCATCTCCGATAGCATCAGACCGAGAATTGGTGTCCCATGTAACAACCAACGTCTGTCCTCGCACGTCATCTGCGCCCGTTACAGGCAACGTTTTGGAGTAGCGTATACCGAAGCCATTTCCAGGTGCAGTCTCCGTGGTTGAAGTGATAATACCTGTACTCGTGTCGATGGAGAAAGTAGCTAACTGATCATAGTCTTCCGTCCATGTACCAAGACCAGACACGGATGTTGAGGTGTACGTTTCACTAGGGTTGTCGAAGTACCCCACACGGACTACATCTGAACCCGATACCGTCGTACGAAGTTGCATGATAGACCCCGTGACTTCCATAGCCACGGTAGCAGAAGCCCCGACATCTTGGTACAATTTCTTGCTATCGAACGACCATCCTGCTATCTGAGACGTTCCGTTAAGACGGAGCGCAAATGACTCGGCACCGCTTGAGGTGTACCCGTAGATACCACTCGTACTCGTCGTTCCAGTCTGTGTGACCTTGATAGCAGAATTAGCGGTACCCGTGATATTTCCGAGCATGATCTGGGAGGGTCGCAGGGCAAGTGCCGATCCCGAGGGACTAATGATGATATTGCCCTTAAAGTATCCATTCTGCGTGTAGACACCGTAGCCTGTAAGGGCGGATGTACCGAAATCTGGGTCGGTGATGTTCGTAAGAAGACCGACCTGGGTTTTTATAGTCGCGAGGTCACCAAAGTTCGTACCCACGGTGCCACCACTGTATGCACTAACGCCATCGATGACCCGCATGTACGGAGCACCCACCTCGTCTGCCGTTAGATACACCGACCCTCTCCTAGCAGCATCGCTTGTACTACCTATGCGGACGTAGTCCATACCTGGACTAGGCGGTGTTCCGTACACCAACGCGGCCGACAGACTGCCCGTATTAGCAACCGTGGCGACCTGCATCACACTCCTCCACACCGAGCCCCCAGCGATATTCGTACGCTGGGCAAGAAGGAGATCGCCCGAACTGAAGGGGTGTCCTACACCATTGGATGACACAAACTCCATAGTCCAACGGTCAAGACCCACGCTGTACACACTCGCAGACACTTGAGCACAGGCTGTAACCCACACCGATCCGTTCGTGGCTCGAATTTGCTGTATAAGTAGTTCGAACACACGCATCGTGCCACGTACAACGAGTTCATCGAGTTCGAGGCGCGACACACCAGCCACCTCGGACTCCAACTTCCATCCCGACCCAGTGAACCCACCGACGAACGAGTTTGATCCCACCACACGATTGTCCTGGACAATACCGTTGGCTTGAAGGCGCGTCAGACCGTTAATGGTAGTGATTGCGAGTGTCGTCGTACCATCAACATCAACTGCGCTTTTGAATCTCGCTGGTGCAACGACCTCCATGATACTTCCCGATATGATAGTATATCCACTACCGCCACTACCTTCCCCTGGGCGAAGTATCACGTTGCCCCCAATTTCATCCTGCTCCGCCGAGTCACCGCCTTCTATGCGAACCTCTCCCAACGATCCGCCTTGAAGGGTGTCACCAGCACGAACTACCACGCGAGCGGAATTGTATTCGGCACCACTATCGCTAGGAATCCACCCCACCCGAAAATCTCGGACATTTGAGGAGATGGCCTTTCTATTGATATCCACTTGTTGCGTATCACCATACAACACCATCGAATTACTCGTAGAGATGCTTCCAGTGACCTGCACATCCGCGTTGAAATGATTGTTCGTCGTGAAATCGTTCATAGCGGACAAGCCGGGGAAACCTGTGTGCCCCGATGTAGCGTACGATAGGTTGTTCAGTTCATTGTGGTACTGCTTTATGGAAGAACTCACGGAGTTTACGCGGGTCACCATGTTCCCGCTGACAAACTGAGCGTTCACCTGTGATTCAAATCCCGTATGTCCACTGTTGGCATAAGCGAGATTGCTAAGGAGAGCATGATTTACAGTTCCACCATTACCCCCAACCGTGACCTCGCCAGCAGCTAGGAAAACTGGAGCGGCAGCAAGTTGGCACTTACCTGTGGTCGTGGATGTTGCGGTAGTCCATGTCAAACGATATCCGAAAACCATTTCATCTAAGGGAAACCCCGTGTAGTCCCACGATGACAGGCTTTCGGCTTGAGCGGATTCTAACGATGTAAACGTCGCCCTTCCTGGAAGGACTACAAACCCCGCATCTCCAGTCAAGGATGTGAATAGGATGTACGAATTGACCCACTTCACAGGATCGATGAGCGTAGCCACATCAAGGATACTACCATCCACGTCATACTGAATCCAGTTGGTGAGGGTATTGTACTTGAAGGGCATGGTGCTATATTCCCATGCCCATGTCGTGGCCGCTGTCCTGTAGAAAACCACATACGGTGCTGTTGCGCCGTTTGTATCGGTAAGAGCAGCCACAGTATGCTGGATGTCTTCATCCGCGACGATTGCTTCGCTAATGGAAGGCGTTTTAGCGGCATCGGTGTCGGTGTTCTCTGTGTATCCAGACAATGTACCGGCCTCGATGAGCTTGGTACCTACAGTGGTATGAAGGTAGGAGTGCATCCCCCTATCGATGAGAACAGTGTGGCGCTCATCAGATAGCCAGTATTTCGGGGTACACGCGGAGTTCCATATGATCTCGGCTACAAACACCTTGGAGGATGATAGCGACCACGGAGTGGTCGATGCTTCTAGAGTACCGTTACCATCATCGATGTAGATGTAGTGCTTCCCCGTTGTCATCGGCGTCAGATCAACGGTTTTCGATCCAGTGATGGTGTACTTTACCCCCAACCTCCAATAACTCCAGGATGTACCTGTAGGGGCAAGCGTGAACACATCCGTGGTGTCGTTAAACGCTATGGTGGTCTCCGCCTGATTAAGGAAACCAAACCTCTGTATGTTAGAAAAATCGGCGCGTGACAACATGTTAGTTACGATGTTGCCAGACACGAACTGAGCGTTCGCTGACGACTCAAAACCAGTGTGACCCGATGTTGCGTACGCCAGGTTCTGAAACTCGTTGTGGTACTGTTTGATTGACGCACTAATAGCGTTCGTGCGAGTAGCAAAGTTTCCACTAACAAACTGCGCGTTGGCGGAAGATTCGAAACCTGTATGACCAGACACTGCGTATGCAAGGTTGTTCATACTGGAATGATCATATGTACCAACGACAGTGCTAGCAGCCCATTCTGCGTTTCCATCAATATCTGACGATATGAGTACTCTACCGGCCGCCGCTCCTGTTGGCATTTGAAATGCGGATGTGGATGTTTTTCCAACTACATTGGCATCCCCACTGATATTGAAGTCGGATATGTAGTTGACATCACCTACGACCGAACCTAGCCATATCTTGCCCCAGTCTGTCTTCTTTGTACCATCGACGTACCAGTACCCAAATTTTTCTTGTTCCACCCAGGTAGCGACATACTGTCCACTTGATGCTGGGGTCTCTACTGCTGTAGCAACAAGAGATGGTGACCCCTCATCCGTCTGGATAGTCACTGTCCAACCCGAGTCGGGCTGGAAGTTACCACCCACGAGTTTCACAATCAGACGTGTTAGTGAACGTGACATGCTATAGTACTCCTAAGTTATCATCGCTAATGGGCTCCACGTACTCACGCGGACGTAACCTGCTAGATATCACAAACGATGGTGTTCCTGTATTACGACCGTTAACGGATACTAAACCCGCACCGATGTTCCTTACAACCCTCACCGTAATCATCGATAGAGGTGAATCGATAACCTTGTCGGCGGGATCGTCTTCAACTACAACTTCTATGGCATACCAGTAGGTCTCCGTGTAGTTACCAAACTCTACCACATACAGCGTATTGTCTCGTGTGGGAAACACCTTAGCCGATCCATTTGGCGGCATCTTGCCCACACTTGTGACAATGGCGTATTCAGCGCCTGATGATTGCCACGAGAGAATACACTCGCCACCGTTGAACCCTACAGTAGATGGGGTAATACTAAGGGATGCATCTATCATTGGGATGTTCTCCGTTTTACGGTATTTCTACGACATCTGTCACATACATCGATCCCGTGACAGAGGTTGGGGTGGCGTTATATATCCAACCCAATTTACTAACGGCAAACACATCCGATCCTACGACCATAGCATCTACAATGGGAGCCACGGGTCGCCATGTAACAAAATCTGTGGAGTACTGTAACACTGCCTGAATATGTGCAGGTACGACCCGCTGGACAGCCGTGGTAAGCGCGGTCTTAATTGCCGTAGTCTGTTCCACGGAACTAGAGGGAAGAAAGAAGTACAAAAGTACCCCCGAGCGGTAGAATTCCTCGTCGTACACAGTCGTGTTGACACCGAGGACACTGTACGACAAATTGATGGTGTCTCCGACAGAGTAGATGCTCGCTGTAACTGGAAGAACATGACCGTACCTACCTATGGAGGAGTTGACATAGATGTATCTCTGTGAATCACTACCGTTAGACATTGTGAACCTCATAGACCCCGTAATATTTGTGAGATTCCATCCAGGGTAGTTGTCTATGGGTTCGAGTATGACGGGGCTCATTCCTGTATAAGCCTGCCCCACACGCGCAATGGCATCCACGGTCGATCCCTCAGTGTGTGCAAGGGTCAAGAACCTAAGTGCCGTGCGATAACTATTAAGCAGCGACCCAGTGTTAAACTGACCGAACTCTTGGTAAGGTAGTTTGTTGGCACCCACCTGTACACCGAAGTTCTCGTACATCTTGCTATTGGCGTGGCCATCAATTACGCCCGAACGAACGGTCTCGATGGATAGATCATCGGATACCTGCGTGGTCTCCATAGACCCAGATGAAAATTCCATACCGTACATGGACAATAGGTCATACAGAGTTGACCCTATGATGTTCACGGGGTACCACCGAGAAGACAGGCTTGAGAACAGGTTCGCTATGAATCTATCCTGGGTGTCTTTGACTGTCTGAGACCATTTTAAGTAGAGTGACATAGGCTACACTATGGATACCGTGATTGTCCCTGCCGAGGCGTATGACTTGGAGGGTATAGTCAGATTATTGAACGAGTTTCGCACAACCGACCCATCGGCTGCTTGGAATGTGTTGAAGGGCAGAAAAACGTCATCGACACCTGCCGTGTTCAAAACTTCACGAGCAACGTCGGCCTGCTGAACCTCTTCCCCAATACCCATAGTGCTGAGGAAGTCTGTCACAACAGAAACCACGGCATCGGCAACATCCGATCCTGAAAAACCATCGAGGATGCGAACATTCATGGATATGTTGATAGGTACTTCGGTGGCCCACTTGATGAGCGTGTCGGAGTTGAGGATGTCTTGATTATCCCTCGCCATCATGGATTGAAGGTCTTCCACAAGACCGTTGTACTGGTAATTGACCACAATAGACCCAGATGATGTTGGGACTGCTGTGTTCCATGCTAGGGAGTCTTGTCCTAGGATGGAACCCCCATATCCGCTACTATCCTTGGATAGCATCCACGATGCGGATGGCAATGTACCCGAGGCACTCGCGAGAACCGACGATACCGTGTTCGGTATGACAGGCTGCTTTGAGAACACGAATGCTGGGTATGGAGAGAACGGGTCAGAAAATTCATCCGTGAAGTTCCTATAGGTCTTTCCCTTCACATAGATATCCACAGCACCGATATCCGCTCTGTCTGTAGCACCTCCTCCGACAACTAGCACATCCTCCACAGCATCCTGTTCGAGGACGAAAGAGGTGAGCCCTGCGGAAGTACCTATGGCCACCCCGGCAAGCGCCGTGCTTAGTCGTGCCTGTAGTTGTTGGGATGTCTCTTCTGGAAGACCACCTGTGGTTGCAAAAGGATTGTAGATACCGTTTATGCCACCCACAGAACCGTTGACGATCAGAATCGTACCAGCACCGACGTTTCCAAGGATGCCCCCAGAAATAGCCTCGACCTCCACCGACACTTCGTACTTGGCGGTCGATGTATTGAAGTAACTCAGCGCCTGGGTGTAGCGCATGGTAACCGTCTGGGTGGTGCGGAACTGTACGGGACTTGTCGTTCCCTCACTAACCGTGGTCACAATGGTTCCTGCTGGAATAGTGATGTCAGCGGTTGGAGCGGAGTTGCTGTAGAATCTGACAAGACCACGCGATCTCCGAGCACCCTTTTTAACCTTCGAGAAATTACGTGCTATAGCATCAAGACCGACTTCACTAGCGGTGTCTATACCTTGGTCAGCAGACACCTGATCTATCCTGCTGTACAAGTTCTCGAACTCTTTGGCTGGGGCATCTATCACCACATCGCGTGTGAAAGTACCTTCGGATATCTCAATCTTGGAGTTCTTCGCACGAATGAAGTTCTTGAACCCCTGTACAATGGTTAGAAAGTCGCGTGACATTTTCTAGTTCCTTATGGGGATGTTTGATACGGCTGCGGTAGTCCCCGCCTTCGTCACAACAGCCACGGATACGTACATCTTACGAGGATCATCGCTCGCTATATACGCATCGAGAGATGACACACTCGATATCTCCTCTGAAGGTATGTATGCGTACCCTTCAAGACGTTCCTGGTTCTGGATACTCATCAGATACTGCATACAACGAAACACCTCAGATTTTACGGCCGTTATTGATGACTGATCTAAGGTACCAGTGAGAACCGATAAATCAAAACCGTAGCCCGTAGTGCGCTTTTTCTCGGTTAGTATTTTGGCTATCTGCTGCGCAAGTTTGTTAGAGCCCGCGACAACTACTATCTTTCCGTCATGCCCTATGGAGTACGCGTGGTACTCGTCTGTGCCCAAACACCTAGGACACGTCAGCGTGCGAAGACGCTGCGCTGGGATACCAACCACGTGATCACACTGTACGGAGAACTTGGCGTCCATTATTGTGTCCTAGAAAGTATGTCGAGATACTGATCCATGAGTTCCAACGCTCTGTCGAGCTCCGCAGACTGTTTGCTCAACCTATCGGATGCCGATAACGCCCGTTGAGAACGAAACGCCAGTTCATCAAGTTTATTGGTCATACTGTTGTAGTCCGTGACACCCGCGAAGATATCGAAACCATCAATGTTCGCCGCCTGTGAGATAAATGTAGAGGGAATCTGGGTGGGTAGCGCATCTATTATCTGACCCATCTCTCCCACAATGAGGGGGCAGTTTTCCGCCATTTGCGCAAAAGGGATGGCTCCTAGAATGGTGTCGAAGGGTGCCATTGCCGCTCTACCTGCGTTGGCTACAACCGCTATCTGCTCGGCCACGACGTTTGCTTGAGAAATAAGCCCCACCAGTTTTGCTTTGTCCTGGATGAGGATAACACGGTAAGCATTGAAGAAAGCGATAAGAGCAGCCCTGAGAGGGAACGACAGACCGACCAAGGCCGACACCACACACCTTGAGTATCCCGTCTCATCCACTATTTTGTCAACCAGAGTGTCTGCCATACAAAATATACCTCAAAGTACAAGAATTTGTAGTTGTTGGGGTCTATGATTCCGAATTATGCATCACCCACTACGATATTCGGGGCACCCGAGGTGATCTCTCCCTGTAATTCAAGATTTCCAGACAAAAGTGCGGGGTTCAGGGTGCATGGAGAGCCCGCGGCGATGATTGCTCCCGCCAAAGATTGCAAAAATGCAATATTGTGCTGACTCTTGATGGAAAGTTGTGCATTTTCGCTGTCAGAGTAGCCAACACCACATGGTATGGTCACAGTATCGTGCTGACGAGCCACATGTTGCCCCTTGGTCCCCAAACTCGCGGTGTTGGTCTCAATTCCGAGCGCGACATCGGGGTCCGTGGCATCCACACTACCTCCGTTGATGTTCATTTTGACGTTCTTGATGCTCAAACGGCCTTCTTTGTCAATGTCTATCTGCACACCACTAGCTAGCGAGATGCGAGCCGCCAGTTGTTTCGTTGGGGTGGTGGCAGGATTGTCGTTTTTGTCAACCACAACCCCAGAGGAATCCACGATGGTGCCTATGGTCATCTTCAAGATGGGTGTGGTATCACCCTGCTTAGCTAGTACGGATACCGAGTGCTCGGTGTACGGGGTGCCGGAGGTGAAAACTGGGGTCGGAATACCATCGGTGATGATCTTAGAGTTTTCCCCGAAGACCCACCGTCTAACAACGCCCGCTGTTTGCACGCCTCCTGCCGTGGATGCCTGCCAGTTCACGGACTTGCTCTTGACCTGGTGCATATCGGGATCAAGTTCGAGCATATCATCCAATGCGGAGGACATGATGATGCGCCCTTTGTCGGTCATGTACATGTACGCACCACCGACACTCTCCCAGAACTTCTCACCAGGCTTTAGTTTTGGTAGGTCACCGTAGCCTTGTTCGGCCTTGGATAGAATTCTCTGCGCCTGGTTGATGTTCGCGTAGCGCATTATACGCACACGATCGAAGAGGTCACACTGGCAGAACACAATGGCACCCTTCACCGGGACATGGTACTCCCCCCACGCTCCTTGGAGAAGTTCCACATCCTGCCGACCTCCTGGATTGTCCAACCATCGAATGGAGCACGTGCCCTTTTCTGGGCTGACAGTATCCACAACTGCCATACGGGTGTACTTCGACAGGTGTTGCTGCGGATGATGTGCATCGAACTCAAATGTGCGTTTGAATCGCATACGTGGCATAGGATTCTCTAGGATGCTGATATGTACCCGTTATACCCCGACCTCTGGGAAGATGTGTTGCTAGCCACACAGCAGGACATGGTTGCCCCTAGACCAGCAAGGTTCACAGTAGACACCGTCACTGGAGAAGCGATGTTCGTTATGTCAACGACGGTGATGTTCTTATTGGTTGTCCCCAAGAGATACGCGTACTTCGTCACACCGTCGTAGGTAATGATGAGGTCGGATACAGGACTGTTTACACTACCCAAATCACACACAAACGAGGGGATTGCGGGGTTCTGAACATCCCATACCGTAACACCATAGGTTGTTCCTGTAGTAGCTGTTCTACAGATGAACATGTATCGGTTGTCCATGATGTACACCCTGCCGATGGCAGAACTCGCGGGGTTTCCACTAGTATTAAACGTCCCAATGACACTTCCGCCGGAGGTCAGTGGTAGTTCATATGATCTCCACCCAGCCGATGATGTGAGAGACCAGAGAATGTTGGGAGATGCTGGCATCCTACGCTGAACCACTTGGCGAGTTTGAGATATTGCCGTGGATATGCCAGCCACCTGTAACGGGGACACGTAAGTGGCCGCCAGCGGAATGCTTAGATTTTCATCAAGATGTGCGGAAGAGAATCTGTCTGTGACCGAGTTTCCATCACCGTAGATAGCCCATAGCACATGGTCATCGGGGTCGAAAATCATGGAATCGGGGTGACGGTTTCCTGTCATCGCCCCCACATTAAGTTGTTGTAACATCGTGGGAGATGAGGGATCACTGAGTTCCCACGCTTGGTACCCTGTGTTGTACTGCGTGACGACCAACAATGGGGCGGCTAAAACGACGCCATACCCATCTGTAGATGTTGGAAACTTACTCCTGTATATAAGCGACCCAGGTGTGGCTGTCCAATCAAATGCGTACACCTGCCCGGAGGATGCCGTTCCCACAGCCATGTATATCAACGAGTCATCGTGCACCATGCGTATGGGCGGAGAACTATTGGTAATCTGCGTAGTGAAGTCGTGATCCACAACGAGCGATGGTGCGGCACGAGAACTGATGTCTATGACATACAGGTGCTTGTTGTTGCTCGCGGCATACATGTATGTCGGAAGACTCAATGGTGTTATGGTTACCTCCACAGCGTTTGAAAACGGTCCAGCGCCAGAAATGGGTATCTGTGCACTAACCTCGTAGGAGTAGGTAGCCCCAAGAGAAATACTTGAGTCGGTGTACGTCGTGGATGCTGAGTCACCAATAAGCACGTAATCTCCATCAACACCTATACACTTTCGGTATACGCTGTATGTGGTGGCTGATGGTATGCTAGACCATACGAGAACAACGGAAGAAGTTGTTGCCTCCTGGATGTATAGAACGGGTGTCACGACAGGTGGGGGCTCATACGACTGTGGAATGTTGATAGATCGCAGTCCATCAAACAGTTTTCGAATCTCTAGTTTGGAGGGTACCATTCGCACCCCAGGACACGATGTACCAACGACATCGCTGTGAAACAGAACATCCACAAGATTAGGTAATTTTGCCACAGCCTCAGCTATTATGGCCCTCACCGAGTTTTGCTGTGCTATTGTGGGAACACCATCATCAAAGTTTCCAATGATGAGCACATGCATGGCCTGGTAATTCATTTGCTTCTGTTCACAGGAGTCCGACACATCATGTACGTTGTATCGAAAAATATTGTGCAGGGGGACATTCTTTTCATACTGTAGAGGAGTTCCTCCTCGAATCCACCGCGAGGAAAGATCGAATCTACCGTTGGTGTTGATGACCACATCCTGACCGAGACCAAAGAAGCCTTCCTGGACAGCCGACTTGTTCACATCTTCTCCCGTTACAGGATAGAAGTGCTCCGACTGATGAAGCATGATGTACCGGATGTCGCTATTGTAGCGTATGTTCCGACTGAGTTGTGCCATGCTAGTTGGTAATTACCTTAGGAATAGGCGCGACCGTCGTGCGCGTGGAGGTGCGTTTTCCCTTGTTAGTAGTTTTCGGCTGGTTAACCGATGTGTCGCGTTCGAGTTTGATGTGACCATCCGTGGAATGGATCATATCGAACGATTGAGTGATTATCTCGGGTATGACCTCCCACGGTTTTCTACCGTAGGACAGATGCAGCACGGTCTCATACCGACCACCGAACTGCAAAGAGTGGTCAACGCTCTCCACCCAGTACACCATGTTCCTGAACGGTATGTACACAGGATACCCAGGATCGATCTCTGCCCTGCCCGTGATGGTTATCTGCCCCTGCATCTTGTTCGCCAAGAGTTTCTGAAGCGTGGCCTTGGCATAGAACAGAGCCTCCTCGGATGAAAAGGTAGTTGATCCCCCACCGAGAGACGATATGAAGGGGTTGGATACCGTGATGATCTTCGTGCCAAACTTGTACATCAGCATCTCATCGACGTACGAACCACGGTTGTAGTCAGATGATCCTTCGGACACGTTCTTACGTATATCTGGCTCTGAGGACACAACACACGCAGAGTACACATTGGTGTCATCCTCGACAAAACCGTAACTGATGATGGAGTCATCATCGACAATGTACAACTTGTCATTCTCCTGCGTGAGTAGCCACGCGTTAGAGTATCTCGGGGGATGAAACCATATGTGACCCTTCCTATCCGCATAGAAGTTGAAATTGGAGTCCGCCGCAGCCGAGTAGCAAATCTCCCGCCTGTTCTTGAACTCCGTTTGTACACTATCGGAGGTCTTGTAATTCATGTTATACGCTAGATACACATCCATCCCCGTCTCTGTGGGATCAACGACATGCACAGAGGACTTTGAAAACAACGACCCAAGCATACCCTTGAAGTCTATGATGGAAAAGGTCGAGACATCCGTGTTGTTTCGGCGGACTACGAACATCCCTGTTTGCGGGTCGAACACGATGTTCTCGTTGCTGGTGTTCTTGGTCTTAGCCGCAGTGTACGTACCTATCCCTCTGAGTTTGATGTTCTTCAGACCATGTAGTTTGGACTTGGAATTCCCTTCGAACCCCTCCGACCCTATGGTGAGGAGACGAATAAGGTCAGGTGTGGTAAGACCTTGAAAAAGATTGGTATAGTAGTTGATGTAGTAGTTGTCACCGGCCGCAAAACGGAGAACCCCACCCACCTGGTCTGTTTCTGGGATGGCTGTCGGACTAAGAGGCACCACGGATAGTCTCATCCACTTCGTGACATCCTCCCCGTTGACGGTCACAACATTTCCCGTGTCCGAATAACTCATCTGCACCGTATTGACCAACCCCGTGAAGGCCTGCACGAGTTCCGTACGGGCTTGTTCACACACTTGGTACTTTCCATCCGAGGACTTCTGAAACCTTCGCGACAGGAAGATTACCACGCGATCCATGGGCTCGATCTTACACCTACCGACCATGTTCTGGTCTGTGACGGATGCTTGATATTTCGTAGAGAAGTCGGAGTTGCTGTACTTCAAGAAAATGAACGTCCTAGGATGTGAAACACCATCTTGGTTCTTGACGTTGATTGTAACAGAACTTCCATTGCTTGTGGGGCTGGTGAAAAACTCCTCGTTGTAGGTATCGGAGAAGCGTATGACGCGCCCACGGGAGTCAAATGCCCACCTCTCAGCCACAGTACCGTTGGGCAACCGTCGATACTGCATCACGCAGCGATCTTGTGTTTCAGTGTCGATAAGCACACCGTACTCGAAGGATAGCCACGGACTCTTTCCATCCTTGTACCCATCGAATTCGTAGTAGGATACACCACCGCGAGCCCGTAATTTGTATGAGCGCTGTTCCATGTCACGCTTGACTTGAAACTCGGAGTTGTTCCTGATGTTGCTTACCTCTTGGACAGGATCATCTGGTACGGAAAACTTGTTTGCCACATCATTCAACGTCAGACTGAACGTGCATGGATTAGCCCCCACGGTGGTGGATATCTGCACGGACATGATCTCCTTGGCATATCCTGATGCCGTTAGAAGGTCTTCGGGCTTGAAGTTCTCAACATCTAGGTCTTTGAAGGACTTGAGAAACACCACGAGTGCATCGGGGTAGTAGTGGATGGTGGAGCCCATGAGGTCTAGTTCCCATACTTGGTGTACGGTGCCATGGTCTGTGTTGAAACGGCTACTTCGCCACGGATGCTCGGAGAGAGAGATGACACATTCATCTCGTTCAATATCTTCATAGTGAAACTATAGGAGAACTGGAATGGTTTTTCGGCATCATGTACTGGTCCCGTAAATCCCGTGAAGTATCCTACATAGAACGTATCGTACACGGATATGCCGAGAAGACTCAACTGATCCCTGTTTCTTACAGCATGGTCTACATCGTACAGTTGCCGAAGCTCCACGAGCCTATTCCACGCTTTTGTATTGGTTATGGACTCGAAGTTCTCGATACCATCTACGCCAGTAGTTATGTTCTTTGTAGACACCGCATCATTGGGGTTTGAAACAATGGCGACCGTAGATCGCCTGTGAGTTCCTCCGGACACCCCATCTATAGTGAGGTCTGTAAGAGCATCCCCCCAGTGCTGAACTTCCCAACCACCGCGTGTGCGTATCTCCGAGTGCAATTTTTGGTATGTGGGTGTAAGTCGTTGGGGGTTGACATAGAACGTGAACACTTGGTATGTCTTATCCTCGGGCTTTCCTGTAGGGATATACAACTTCTCCGCCCCTCCGAGAATGACGTACTGCCCACGGAAGTCCAAGTATACCCTGGTAGGTGTAGAGGCTGCGAGTGGTTGCCCGACAGGCCGTTCCCCGAGGTCTATGGATTGCGTTCCGTCGCCATTGTCGAACACCTTGTCCGCCGTAACCCCCTGAAGATAGCGTGTCGGAGCAACATCGAGGCGACCATCGCTACCTCGGACGAGTTTGAATATCTTTATGGGGATGCGCTGTGGCATGATTCAAGCCTTACTTGATATGCAAATCATTTGTTCATGGTACGAGGAGTAACATAGTTCTGGCGAGTGGCGGCATCTTTCATAAGACTCGCTACATACTCCCCATCGATGTAGTTATGCACCACAACATTCACCGATTGCCCAGCACTACCTCCGCCAGATTGATTTTGTGATTGTGCGCCACTAGATGGTGTGCCCCTAGGTGTCTGGACCCCATTACGTTCGGCTTCTTTTTTTAAGAATTCAGTCGAAAATCTATTTGTCTCATCCATGAAATCCTGATCCAAAAAACCGAGACTCATACTACCAGCACCTTTGAATATTCTACCGAGAGTTCCCGCTATTTTACCTAGTATACCAGGTTGTTTGGCTACTTCTTCGGCTACTTTGGCTGCCTTGAGAGCACCTGTTGATGTCGAGGTGGTGGTTGCATCCTGTAGATAGCTTGGAGCGACCGTTGTGACTTTAGAGGCTGTCTCTGCTGCTGTCTCAGCGACTTTACCTGCTACTGCGGGGACTTTGGTTCTCCACTTTTTTACCATGCTCCATGCTATGCCACCGAGCACCATAGGTAGAGCACCAGACCCCAGGACTGTATCGATACCTGTTCCAAGAACGTCCTGCATGGGACCCATCATTTTGAACTGCTTGAAGAACGCATCTAGAGCATCTTGCCACGATGCTGCTTTCGCTATCATGTCATCAAGGGCTTTGGCAAAATCAGCTAGATTTTTATCCGCAATTTCTTTCATTTTGGCATCAATGCTTTGACCAGGAGTCAACTTCGATATGTCGATATCCTCAGACATACCGAGTTGGAGCATGCTCGGTACATCATACCCCGGGGATACACGAGGTTTGAGAAAACTTTGATACTGGAAAGAACTCGCACGAGCGTAGTCAATTTTGCCATCGGGCGTTGTTGGTAGAAGACTCCGAGCATATTGTTGTTGCACGGCCGCAAGTTTACCGGGGTCTTGGGCTTGCATGGCACCCAATGCATCTGCCATGGACTGCCCCTTATCCGTATACGGTTTGAACGCTGCTTTTATGACGGGGTTGTTTTTCAGAGGCTCCAAGAACATCGCTAGGTGTTGTCTAGCAGTAGCTGCCTCTTGTCCTTGCCCAACGAGAGTATTATTCCTCTCGTACATCTCAACCATACCCTGAGGAGACAACTTCAACTGCCTAGCAACAAGGTTGAGTTGCTGGATGTTCGCCATGGCCTGATGGGGTCCCATGTTCTTCCCCATATCTGTCATGAGACGGATATTGGTTTCCATGGTATCATTCAGGTTACCCATAACAGAGTTACCGCTCGCCCACATATCGTGAAGCATCACGGTCTCCGCCAACGCCATCTCCATCGTGTTCCCGTACTGCGCAAACGTGTCTTGTAGTTGTGATATGAAACGACTGTAGTCGGCACCCGTGCGAGACAGACCTGCCACAAGTTCCAGATAGTCTTCTTTCCTGGAGGCTGTCATATCCTTTTCATACTTCAGCCTGTATCCGATATCGTTGACCGTCTTCATATACAATTGTACGAACTCCTTGCCGTACTTGTACTGAAGATCGAGGGTCTTCTTAGTGAACCCAAACGCCGCAGCAAATCCCCCCTCGCCCGACATATCACCGCCCCGTACAGCATAAAGGGACAACCGAGTCTGGTTTATCTCCTGCCGGAGAGTCTTGAGATTCATGACTACGCCAAGAACGGCGGCGGAGACCATTGTGACGTTCTGTGAATTGAACGCCCCCTTGATACCACCTCCAGCGGCCTTGCTCTCGTCCCGCACACGGCGCAGAGCACCGACAACAGTCTCCAACTGCTTGTTCAACTGGTACACAGCGAACGTGGCTGTCAGAGGGTTCTTGCTCATGTCATACAGAAGACCCTTCATCTGTGTCAGCAGGGATATTCCCGACTGCATGGATGCTAGGGTGGCTCCTGTGAGAGCAGCAGAGGTATCTGCACTATTTGGTTTTTCTTCTTCGGCCATGTTAGACTATGATATCCAAATCTTGGGATGACTGTTCGTTACCTTCATCATCGGACTTCTTTAGTTCACGAAACACCTTCTTGTCGGACTCCGATACTCCAAACGTACCAGAGATCATGCGCGTTCGTGCCTCTTCGTAGTTGACGTTCTTACGCTTTCCGCCCTCGCTCTTTTGTTGTGCACGGTAGAGTTCGATGTCCAACCACGGTTTAAGACTCTCCACGATATCGATGGTGAACTTGCGCTCACCATTCTTGTGGGTCATACTCGCGAAGGCTATCCACAGGCGCTGTTCCATAGACAGCGGTGGTGGCATAATGGTCGAAATACCTATGGATGTCGCTATCTCCCACTGGAACTTTGAGTACGTGGTGCTCACATACTCCCCTATCTCCTTTTGAAAGTAGGTATACCATGCGCCGTACTTCTCAACAACTGCCACGGATATCATGTCCACCACAACAACGCCCGAGGACAAAATGAACTCCCTAAGTTCATCCTTGCTGATACTAGACTCCTTGACCTTCACGACACAGTTCACAAGCTTGTCCACGGCATCCATGGTGTCCGCTACGGGAGCGAGGCTTATGGTGAACCCCATGGACTGCAACGGACTCACGCACGATCCATAGAAGGGGTAAACCACCACCTGAGGGTAGACCCCGAAGAACAAGAACTGCTCAATGTCCCTATGGGTGAACTTCGGGTTCTGTGGTGTCACCGCTGTCTCCGAGTTCTATGAGATACGTCTTATAGTCCTCAAGCGATGTGAAGTCAGCCTGAGTCAGGATGCGTGGGGTTGCCACTTCTGGTGCCGCACCCGCATCTTCTTTCTTGGGTGTGTCATCTACCCTTGGGGTTTCAAAATCAAACCCATCTTCATCCACGACAGTTTGATCACACGCCGCACACACGTATTCGGCGGTGTTGAAGCGTATCTTTCTATCCTTGTCTCCCAACGCCGTGGTCTGCTTCTTACACACCGCGCACTGGTGGAGACCCATGACCTTCCGTACCTGCTTGTTCTGAAGTTCTGTGTACAGGGTATACAGGTAGTCCAGAAAGTATTGTTCGAAGTCCTGGATGAACACCCGTTTGTACTCCACCTCACTTAGGAGGGTCTTGTGCGCCTGATTGTACGCATCGAGGTCTTCCTTGTTGGCCACGGTCTGACCATCTATCGCCCACAACGCCCTCGCCATGACTTCCTTCTTGAGAGCCTGTTCCTGAGCGGTTGCGGACACGGTGGACACCGCTTCTAGAGCGGACTCTATTTCCTTGACGTTCAGAAGGCGGAGACTCACCGTACGCCCGCGCCAGGATTCTATACCGTACCACGGTCGAAAAGGCTTTAGGACGGTGATGCCAGATGAACTGAGTGCAGTGAGTTCTGTGAGGACTTTGAGGATGGAGGTAGACATACGACGTACCTTATACTGTGAGGAAGAAAAACACCCGGCGACGTCTTGAGTCGCCATCGCCGGGTGTTGTAGTGGTCATTGCCACGGGTGTAATGAGGGGGAAGTGTTTGAGGTGCACTAGGACATGAAGATGCGCTCTACTTCGAGTGCCACGTTCTCCTTGGTGGTTATCTGACCTTCCTGGATGGTCTTTGTCCACGAGGTGATCCAGCACCTGTCGTACGTGATGATACGGGACTCCCCATTGGGTCCCGTGAGTTGCTCGACGATGGTGATGGGGTCGCGAATCTGCGCCATGGACTCCCCGAAAATGTTGAACCCGAGTGCCTGAGTGACGCTCTTGTTGTAGGTCTCGATGCGGTCGATGGTGATCTTGAACTCCGACCTCCCTGGCACAATCTCAAATGTGTCTTCCAGGGTGTTGAGAATCTCACGTACGCGCTCGACAGCACGACTCCCGCTCGGATTGAACCCCTGAAGGGTACCGATCTCCACGCCGTTCGCCTTGATCGTGTACGCATAACTCACGACGGACTGTGTGTTCGGGATGACTGTGGCTGGATGAATGTTAAGCATGGGCTGTCTCCTATGATTCGATGTTAGACGTACGTGCTGACCGTGACGGTGATGTACTTCAACGGATACAGGTACTTGATGGAGCACGTGGCGTTGATACGCCGTGGCTCCTGCGGGTCCTGTACCGCCGTGATCTTGGTCTCACCTGTCGTGGGGTCATCCTTGGTGCCGTACCCGAAAATCTCACCCTCCGTGCGCATAGCGTTCAGAATTGACCGGATGGTCGCCTCCACATCCCGTGGAGTGCTCGGGTTGATGGTCTTGCCCTTGTTCGTGTACGTCTCGAACAGCTTGGTCTCCAACGTACGTTGCACATTGCGCTTCTGACCAATGACACTCTGTTCTTGCGTATCAGCCGATGTGGAGTCGGTGGTGATGGCATCACGGATGGTATTCACCCCCGCGACATTCTGCACGACACACACACCACCTGCTCCGAGGGAATCCATCTGGAACATGTCCCACTTCTCTTCCTCGATGGTGAAGCCCACAAGCGTAGCGCCTGTGATTGGTGTTGACCTCAGGTCTTCCGCCGAGCGACGACCACCGATGGCGCACGCAAGGTACGATGCATCGAGTTCGATGCGGTTGTTGTTCGAGTCAAAACGCCACACGTACGATGGGGCAGGGACGATAACATCTTCATGCCCGTACGCCGAGGCCTTGCCAAGGTACGATGCGGGAGTCGATGAGTCACCGATGGTGTCGAACCCTGTAGGGTTGTAGTACGGAGATGCACATCCGTAGAACATCCCGCGCCAGCGACCCTTCATACCCATGAGTTGGGTGTGCTGGAACAGGTAGGTCTGCACATCATCCCTGAGAGTACTCGGTGTGAGCGACCCACTCGGGAAGATACACACGATCTCCTCGATGTTGCTCTTCTTGCGGAGTTTGTCGATGGCATCCCGATAGGCGGCAGCCGTGGGGTTCGTGGATGAGCCCGATACTTGGACACAGATGACTGCGGGGGCACCGTTCTCAAGTGCCAGACTACCGGCCACTGAGAGGCTTCCCGAGGTGTTGTTCTCTGGACCGAAGAAACTCACGAGGTCGTTTTTGTCGGAGAACGTTGTTGGCAGGAACTGTGTCGAGGGCACGCTGTACGAGTAACTCACGTAGTACACACTGCCCGATGCAGGTACACTGCCTGTCGCGACCATCACCGGGTCTTGCGACCAATTGAGGCGACCATCACCGACACTTCCGTACATCGATCCGCTGTACAGACTTCCGTACAGACCGGGAATGGCATCGATGTCGTTGCTCGATGATCCTGCGGTATACACGAGACCCGTGCGTTTGGCGATCTTGGAGATGACCACATTGGTCGTGGGGTATCCTGCGAGATAGTCCGTACCCCCGAGACCGCGTGTGACACTCTCGTCTACAACTGTGCGAAATGTCGGGCCTGTGCCAACGATGGCAAGAAGGCGTGCGTCCCCTGCGATGTTGATTACACGCGGATTGGGGACAACATTGACATCCACTTTCGGCGGCGAATATTGACTCATACGAGGTCTCCTTACGGCTGTATTCGATGAATAGGGGCAACGGCTTACCATCCTATACTTAACCAAATACAGACCAAATTTATAGGGGGAGCACGTTTTTTCTACTGATAACTTGTGATGTCCCCACTCACATCGATGTCAAGGATGTGCTGTTCATCGTAATCCACAAACCACTCCGATCTGAGCTCGACGGTAACGCCCGTGGTGAACACAATGTCGTTGTCGCCACGTTTTCTGTCGGTCATTCCCAGTTTGTTGACCGATTTTACTGAAAAACCTCGGTCTGTGAGGTACTTCGCACCATCCACATACAACCTAGCGAGGTCTGTGCGCGTGATGTTCGTACTTGCTCGGTTGATGTCCCCATGTTGGGCGAGCCTAGTGTAGATTTCAGCCAAATCTGCCAAATCTTGAGCTTTTTTCATGCTATTTTTGGCAGAACACTTGATGTTCAGCAGGACTTCATGTGCGCCTCCCATGCGCATCACGGGAGAGTACCGCACACCCCCCGCCAAACTGCCTGAGACGAGGTCTCCGAGGGGTGCTGGGGTGATATAACCGTATGTAGAGGTCGTGTCCACGGCTATTTTGTACACAGACCCCGACTGTGGCGTGAACACCACCCAGTACTCGGTGCCTCTGTTGAGATACACGTGGGGGTAGACCCCCGCAAAGAAGGTTTTGAGCACCTCGGTGTCGGTATTTTGGATACTTCCAGAGGAGAGTAAGACACTTCCTGTGGAAGTGTATCCTGAGTAGACTTCGATACCAATGTCATCGACATTGTACCCCCGTTTCCAGATGAGATCGACCTCGAAACCACTGACAGACCCCGTGACTGTCGAAGGCAAACGAAACGCCACGGGCGCATCCGTGGAGAACTCCACGAGACCGAGTGAGCGCTCCCCCATGGGATACACCACATCGTACAAATTTTCGATCTGATTGTTGAGGCTCATAGGAACATTCTGCCCCGCGCCTGTACTTACGGTCACCACGGGGTAGTGCTCGGCTTCTTCGAAGAATGCTTCGTATACGGTGTCCGTGACAGACCCACTGAGAGACACAATTTCGAGGTCTGTGTTAGCCCACGGGCCACCGTAACGGTACACCCTTCGCAGGAACTCCACGAATGTGTCCCTCGCCGTTTGTTCGAATCTGTAATAGAGTTTGCTCATGGCTATGCCGAGGTGACGTAAGGAATATTGTATCGAGGATCAGAGGCCTCGATGAGGTTTAGTTTGAAACGCTGACTCACTAGTTCCCTCTGGATGATGGAGTTCGTGGAATTCACGATTTCATAGCGATGTTCCTGACCATCCGGGCTATCATCAGCCGCTAGCACGAGAATGTCGAAGTCATCCACATAGGGATACCATATCATCCACGAGTCCCTGTTCTCGATGACCGTGCGACCTTCATCCATGATCACGATGTCGTTGAGATTTATGGGGAACCTCACGAGCACCTGGTTCGGTCGCTGAAAGTCATCCCAATGGGAGGACTTGTACTGACTCCACCCAAACACAGACTGTGCTACGCTGTCACCCCGCTTGTTCGCCAAGTCTTCCACGCCATCCTCCCAAGTAAGGTAGTGGTAGGTGACGTTTGATGTGTCGGTAAACCCTCGATTGAACACCACTTCCACCCGCGTGGGAGAGACATCTCTGCGCTCGACCACTGCGAACTCGGTGTTCGCTATGATGTCCTCGGGGGTTAACACGCGTGTCATGGGTGTACCCGAGTAATACACATGGATATTGCCCCGACCATTGTTGACATACTGCCGCATGTCGGGATGATTGCTACCACCCTCCCAGAGCGTAAGACGATACTGTGCATCCGATACCACCCACGCTGCGGACAGGGGAGTGATGCGAGCGCCAGGATATCCAACGGGCATCCCCCCTGTCACCTGCTGTATGAGATAGCATGGTGTGGGGGATATCCGCGACTGGATGATGTGCGACTGCTTGATGTACTGAATGTGCACAGGATCAAGACCTAGACCGTAGTCGTAGCCGAAGCCCGTTGTGCGCGGAGGTAGTTCACCAAGTCGATATGGTGTGTTGTGCATTACTGTGCCCCATTGTTTTTACTTCGAGGAGAGTTCGTAGGGAGTTTCATATGCGAGAAGAGCACGCTCGCGGCGTTCTGGAGTTGTGCTTCCGTCACACTCTGCCCATCCTTAGGTGTCTCCCATTCGTGTATATCCTGCCGAAACACAGGCTCATCACTGGTGCTTATCTCTTCGATTATCTCCACGTACACTATTTTGCGTGTCTCACCCATGGTGATCCTCACTGTGCGCTGTATGTTGGGTTACGTCGGTGACGACCCACCGTTTGGGGACGACTCTCTGGCCCGTGTCTCCATCACAGACTGCGCCGCCCGTATACCGAGACCCACAAGGAAAAACGTGAGCCAGTTCGCGGGCATGTCGGGTATGATGGTGGCCTTAGTTGCGACCACCACACGCATAAAGGACACAAAGAACGCCCATGCACCAATGAGCATCACGAGGTTCTTGTGTGATGGTTTGTTCGGCTGCCCAGCAGTTTCCTCGAAGAAACCCTTGAACCAGTCGAATTGGGCTGACAGCCACGTGCGTGATCCATTGCCACGGACAATAATACCCACGATGGTCAGGAACAACGTAGCCAATATGAATGCGAATAACCAAGCTGTGATAGTCATGACGTACTCACGGTTAACATATGAAGACCCTGCGTTTTGTACGCACGGGTGATGCTGGTATGAATGCCGCTCCACACACAGACCACTGCTGAGTTCCACTCATATTCCAATTCAACTGATTGGTGCCAGCGGTGGCACTCTCGATATACACGCCACAACCTATTTCGTTGTCAACATCGTTGTACTGTAACCACAACTGGGTGTCCACGGCTGACAAATCAGACCCGTTACGAAGACACACCCCCGCTACAAAATCTCCCGCCAAGCAGTTTGGGACATCGATGTAGGGCACGACGCTCGACACATCATCCGTGGAGAAAGATGATTCAGTACCTGTTCGCACGGGTGTAGTTTGATTGACGTTGGCGAACGTAGATGCCCCAGCAGTGGCTCCAATAACGAAGTCCGAGAAGGTTACTTCAACATTCGCCGTTATCTCAGGCGGAGCTAACAGATACCACATCGCTGTCTTCCACGAGGTGGTGGTTATAGATTCTACAATCTTGGTAAGACCCACACCATTGAAGGTCACATTGGTGATTGTAGGATTACCAAACATAGCCACCTCTACAAGCAACACCTTCGACTGTCCAGCCGCCACAGTATGGCTGAATATCAGAGATGTTGCATAGGCGGTCGTGTATCCTGTAGATGACGATCCGACAACAGATATGGGAGTAGATTGGTTCGGTGGCGGGTCTGGGGGTGCAGGTGCAGGAGCTTCAAAAAATTCACCCAAAAGAATGGTTTTCGAAGGACCGTATAACCAAGATGAATCACCACCGCGTAATCGTGCCCATTGATATTTTTGTAATGTGGTGGCCATTAGCCTTGCACTAACTTGAGATCACCCACTAGTGTTCCAGAGGAAGTAGTGCCTGTCATCAATATGAAGAACAGGCATGCCTGGTCGTGTACACGAGGGAACCCAAGTTGCGCCCAATCGCGTTCGTTCGGGTAGTTTGCAAGCGGAGCACCTATGGTAGCGAGCCTTCTCGTGGCCGTTATACCGTAACTTCCAGCCGTGCCTGTAGTGGCGTGGATGATGTTGCCAATGGCGCGTATCTTTTCACCGTTATTGCCAGTGATGGGGAAGATACGGCTATCTTGGTTAAGTGGAGACGTCCCACCTATCGTAAGGGTCGTACTTCCCGGGGAACCCGATGCGTTTTCATACGATATGGTTGCCGTTGCGCCTGTGGTGCCGATGTCGGTGTAAATTTCAAGCCACCATTCGACATCCGAATAATCTGAGGCACCTCTACGGTTGTTCATGTTGCTTGTACTGCCAGAGACACCCACACCCACCACCTGAGCGGTTGTGGTTGTACCGCTGAGACCCCCCATGTGGGCAAGACGATCGTATACATAGATTGTTGTACCAGAGTTACTTGAATTTAACATGCCTCTTGCAAAGTAACTCATACTTCCTGTTACGGGGTCTGTAAATAACCACGCTCCGGTCAGCGTGTCATCACATATGGCGGCCGTACTTGGTATGGCCCCTTGCCCAGGAGTGCCAGTGGCACGCCACAGGGATGTGAATCCTGCCGTACCCTGAGTAGCGATACTTGCCTTGTTGACAACCATGGTCTGCCCACTAGCATAAGCGGCAACAATACCATCGAGAGTTGTAATAGCCATACTTAGTTCTCCGTTAGAAATACATATCGCAGTGGAAACTCGTGACAGCCGCACCCACAGAACCCGAGATAGCCAGCCACACAACGGAACCCGAGGGGATGGCGGATGCACTGAACGACCGCACAATTTGAGGATTTGTGGTGCTCGTAACTATCGTGGTACCCACGAGAGTACCCGATGCCCTCGATGCTCCGTAGTACACCGAGGCCGTTACAGGAGACCCTCCCGTGAGCACGTACGCAATTTCCGAGATAAACAACGGGTTCGGCGTACGGAACCACGTGATGTTGTCCCCCGACACGGGGGAGTCCACGGTGATAGACCGTGGAATGTTCATCTGCGAGCCCTGTACGGTCAGCGACCCCGAGACGTTCACACTCCCACTCGGGACATGCACGTTGCCCATGAACTTCGTCCACCCCGACTCCCAGCGACCAGTCTCGCGCCCACCACTGTAGATACTCACGGGCTGCGTGCCCACGACATCCGTGCGACCGATGGTCGTGCTGTCAGTACTTGCCGTACCGAGGAGGAGATTCCCAGCGGGCTGTATTGTCAGGCTACCTACACTACCCACGACATCGATGGTCGTACTCCCATCTGCTGCCACGGTGGTCTTGTAGTAGTTCGACACATCGTACTGCGTTTGGGAGGATGTGGTGAAGACCGCCGCGTAGTTCCACACGAGTTGCTTGGTGGTCGCCACGTACCCCGCGAGCGACCCAGACTGCATGAACTCCACGGTGTACCCCTGGGTCGTTCCAATCTGGAAGGCCTTACCGTAGGCCATGGAGGTAACATACGAGGAAGTCGTTTGGACATCCAAGTACTCACCACTGTTGCGGGCGATGCGGAAAATCCCCGTATTGCCAATAAAAAGCGTGTGGTTCGTAGGAACATCGGCCACACCTGCTGTGAGTGCTGAACTAATATACACCGACCCCGTGACCTGGAGGTTGCCCGTTATGCGCTGCCCTGCGGAGAAGGCGTTCACCACATCTGTGCCAGCGAATCCTGTATGACCAGATGTAGCATACGCAAGATTTGTGAGACCCGCGTGATCCTTGGTAAGGGAGCCCGTGACGTTCGTGAGCAACGCGCCATCACCAATGATTGAGGAACTAAAGCGAACGGAGCCCGTGACCACAAGGTCACCCGTTATCTTCGTCCTCCCAGTGACCACCAATGGGTCTGTCGGAGCCGCCGTGTTTCCCACTCCAAGCCAACCACCCACGATGTTCAAGTCCGAAGTGCCTGGTATGTACAGACCGTAGGCATTCGAGATATCGGCGGTCTTTACGGGATCGATGTACAGTCCATAGGCTGTAGTTATTGTTGCCGGGGCTCCGAGACCGTTGCTGACCGTGATGTACTCACCTGCCACTTGATTGTGGTTGCCCGTTGCTCCCCAGAAAGCCACCTCCACCCTGTGACCAATCATCTGAATAGTGGAGCCCGTCATGGCCTTCGTAGACCTATTCTGCACCGTACTGTATGCCCCAATGTACGCCCCCGATAGGGTGGTGGGAGCCCCAGTGACCGTATCGGGTATCATCGCACGGTTGTACGTACCGATAACATTGCCCGATGAATCCAAGGCATCCATTAGCACGGCTTCGTTTTCCTGAGCAATCGCCCATCCGCTTGAAGCAGGCCACGCAAGTGCAAGCGTATTGGCCGTAGCACGCATACTCCACGCGGAGTACGGGGTGTAGTTCGAGAAGTTTCCAATAGACAGACTTCCACTTACAACCACGCCTCCCGATATGTGCTGTATGGGGATGAAGGTGTTGCTCACGGCGGTGCCAGCGAAACCAGTGTGACCAGAGGTAGCGTACGGCAAGTTCGACAGACCCGCATGATCCGTTATGACCGCAGGTAGCCCAGCAAACCTAGAGTTGATACCCGAACTCACATACTGTGCGTGGTCGGAGGATTCAAAACCAGTGTGACCGGATGAAGCGTAGTCCAATGCTGTAAGACCCGAGTGGACTGTCACTACAGCAGGTAGCGCATTGAACCGAGAGTTGATACCTGAACTGACATACTGAGCATCTGCTGAGGACTGAAAGCCTGTGTGCCCTGATGTAGCATACGCTAGGTTCTGAAGTTCATTGTGGTACTCGTGAATCGAGGAGCTCACGCCATTGATACGAGTCACGAGGTTCCCACTCACGAACTGCGCGTTCGTTTGGGATTCAAACCCAGTATGCCCTGATGTAGCGTACGATAGGTTCTGGAGTTCGTTGTGGTACTCGTGTATTGATGCGCTCACGTTGTTGATACGTGTTACGAGGTTACCACTAACGAACTGAGCATTGGTTTGCGATTCAAATCCAGTATGCCCCGAAGATGCATAAGTAAGGTTGGACAGTCCGGCATGGTCGGTAATGACCGCTGGCAAGGCATTGAACCGCGAGTTGATACCAGAACTAACATACTGTGCATTGGCTGAGGATTCGAAACCCGTATGACCTGAGGATGCGTAGTCCAACGCCGAGAGACTAGAGTGGACGGTCACGACCGCAGGTAGTGCATTGAAACGAGCATTGATACCCGAACTCACATACTGTGCATCCGCAGAGGACTGGAACCCTGTGTGGCCCGATGTGGCGTACGCTAGGTTCGTGAGACCCGCATGGTCTTTGGTGAGGGAACCCGTGACGTTGGTCAGCAGGGAGCCATCCCCTGACAGGGTACCAAGAACTGCTAGCGATCCGCTTACAGTGACCGAGCCTGTAACGCGTAGTCCACCCACAGTGACCTGACGGTTGGCGAGGTTCCCCGAGTACTCCTCGCTCGATAGGTGGTAGTACTCTGATGGATAGAGACCTCCTTGTAAGGTCGTAAGTGAGTTGTGATCTATCGCCGCACCGGAGCCTACAGTATTCACCGAGCCGATGGACAGGAACGTCGGTGTGGCAGCCAAACGGCATTGCCCGGTAGATGTAGATGTTATGGTACTCCATGTCAGACGATAGGCGAACGATGCTTCTATAAGAGGGAACCCCGTGTAGTCCCACGCGGATAGATTTTCCGCCTCGGCTGCCGCTAGAGATGTGTACGTGGCTCTCCCCGGTATGATGGTATACGCGGCACTCCCCGAGAGGTTCGTGAACAACAGATACGAGTTCACCCACCGGACTAATCCACCTCCACCACCTCCCGTAGCATCTATGAGTGCACCACTGTTATCCCACTGAATCCAGTTGGTTGCCGTGTTGTACTTAAACGGTACGCTACTTGATGTCCACGCCCAGACCGTGGGTGCTGTTCTGTACATCACGGTGTACACAGGGAGAGTACCATTTTGGTCTGTCAAAGCTGGTAAACTGTGTACAATATCCTCATCTGCAATTACCGTGGCACTCACCCCAAACGTTTTAGCCGCATCATTATCGGTATCCACCGTAAGGCCGGATAACGCTCCTGCGGTAACAACCTGTGTTCCGTTTGTAGAGTGCTCGTAGTAATGGCTACGCCTATCGATGAGAACCGTGTGGCGTTCATCTCCGATCCAGTACTTGGGTACACTGCCCGAGTTCCACAAAATCTCAGCCACGGGTACTACAGTCGATAGCAGAGACCACGGAGAACTCGATACGCTGAGAGTACCTGCGGTGTCATCGATATAGATGAAGTTCTGCCCCTGGGTGAGCGGTGCCAACGATATGTTCTTAGAACCCGTTATCGTGTGCTTCAAGCCCATTCGCCAATAACTCCATGTGCTGCTCACAGGAGCCACGGTGAACACTGAACTCCCATCGAACGAAAGCGTGGTCTCGGTCTGGTTGAGGAACCCATAGCGCCCAATGTTTGCAAAATCTGCACGGGAGAGCAAGGTCAGGTCGGCAGCAGCACGGTCAGACACTTCCTGTACCACGGAGGCCGAGATGGAGTTCATGCGGGTCACGATGTTGCCCGACACGAACTGGGCGTTCACCTTGGTCTCCATGGTGGACACCATGTTCCCACTCACGAACTGCGCGTTTACCTGAGATTCGAAACCCGTGTGACCTGATGTAGCGTACGAGAGATTCTGGAGTTCGTTGTGGTACTCATGAATAGAGGAACTCACGCTATTGATGCGGGTCACTAGGTTACCACTCACAAACTGTGCGTTCGTCTGCGATTCAAACCCTGTGTGACCTGATGTAGCGTACGAGAGATTCTGGAGTTCGTTATGATATTCGTGGATTGATGCGCTCACATTGTTGATGCGCGTCACGAGATTGCCACTGACGAACTGAGCATTCGTTTGCGATTCGAACCCCGTATGACCAGAAGCAGCATATGTCAGGTTCGACAGACCCGCGTGATCGGTGATGACCGCAGGCAAGGCCGCGAAGCGGGCATTGATACCCGAACTCACGTACTGTGCATCCGCCGCCGACTGAAATCCCGTATGGCCGCTGGAAGCGTAGTCGAGGTTCAGGAGAGCCGCGTGATTGGTGGTACCCCCACCAACGGATGCGGATGTCCACCGCGCATTACCTGCATTGTCGGAGGCCACGAGGTAGTACCCCGCGACAGCACCCGAAGCCATCTGTAGGCGTTGGGTGTTAACCGATCCCGTGACGGTCACACCCCCCTGGAAAGTCTGCGAGGAGGTGAAGGTGTTTCCTACTCCAGTGCCAGCGAAACCCGTATGACCCGCCGAGGCGTAATCAAGTTGAGTAAGCTCCGAGTGAGCCACGACGCTCGATGTCGGGAGAGCCGATATGCGTGCGTTGATCCCTGAACTCACATACTGCGCATTGGCAGAAGATTCAAAGCCCGTATGACCGGAGGAAGCGTAGTCGAGTGCTGTGAGGGATGAGTGGACTGTCACGACCGCAGGTAGAGCGTTGAATCGTGCGTTGATCCCTGAACTCACATACTGTGCATTTGCTTGGGACTCAAAACCCGTATGACCCGAGGTAGCGTATGCTAGGTTCTGAAGTTCATTGTGGTACTCATGAATAGAGGAACTCACGCCATTGATGCGGGTGACGAGATTGCCACTGACGAACTGGGCATTGGTTTGCGATTCAAACCCCGTATGACCGGAAGAAGCGTACGAAAGGTTTTGGAGTTCATTGTGATACTCATGTATCGAGGAACTCACACCATTGATACGGGTCACGAGATTACCCGACACAAACTGAGCATTCGTTTGCGACTCGAATCCCGTGTGTCCCGAGGATGCGTAGGTCAGGTTCGATAGGGCTGCATGATCGGTGATAACGGATGGCAAGGCATTGAAACGAGAGTTGATACCCGAACTGACGTACTGAGCATTCGCTTGAGACTCAAACCCCGTATGCCCCGATGCAGTGTACGATAGGTTCTGGAGTTCGTTGTGATACTCATGGATCGAGGAACTCACGCTATTGATGCGCGTCACAAGGTTCCCCGATACAAACTGAGCATTCGCCTCGGACTCAAAACCCGTATGACCCGATGAGGCGTACGACAGCCCTTGCAGACTAGCGTGTGGTATGCTGCTCGATGTGAAGTGTATGGAGGTATCGAGGACATGCTGCGCCACGCTCGCACTGAGCGCTTGCAGACCTATCGAGGTCGCCACGGCAGATGAGGATACGAGTTGTAGTGTGGCTTGTGTGCCGACCAAACTGCCTGACACGAGGTTCAGCGTATAGATGGTGCTGTCCAAACTGCTCGACACGAGTTGCAGGGTAGCCTGGGTGCTGACAAGACTTCCACTGATGGACATCACGAGCAGGGAGGTGCTGTCTACACTGCCCGAGAGGAGTGCGAGTGCCTGTTGCGTGCTTACGAGGCTCCCCGACACCACTGCTAGTGTGTACCACGCGGCATCCACCGAGGAACTCACAAGTTGGAGCTCGACTGAACTAGCGAACCCCGTGTGACCCGAGGAGGTGTAGTCCAGGTGTGCGAGGAGTTCGTGGGCTCCTCCCGCTATGCTACCCGTAAAGGGCAGTCCCACAGGCCCCTGGGGTCCAGGGGGACCCTGTACCCCGACCTGGATCACATGGGGGACCACGATGCTATTTGGTCGGACTTCAACCACTGTATTGGCGACACTCAATTGATTGGCGGTGACCAATTCAGGCGAGTTGATTTCGACATTGATGGTGGGCATAAGGTAGTCTGAACGTTATGGGCGTGTCACAGCAGGGCGTATCCAGGCATCGCCTTGAAGGATACGTATTTCGGAGGCTCCGATGTAAAGTTTCATGTCCCACACTGCGCGGATATACGGCATACTGGCTGTCTGAGAGGCGGTCAGGGACAGAACAACCGATCCAGATGAGCCAGCACTTCCGGTAACAACACCGCTACTGCTCGATCCAAAGTTCACACCGAACTCCGCGAGCACGCTTGGGTTGTTGTAGAAATCACGAATCTGAGCCCGACAAGTATAGCCTGTCAAGTCCATCGGGACTAGCGTCGGGTCGGAAACAGATAGGGGTACCTGAAGTGTCAGAGGAAGTTCGAAGGTCGCGCCTTGGTCTATCGTGATGTCATATTTTCCTGCTGGCATACTAGTCCTCTGATTTTCTACGCATCCCCTTGGTCTTCCACTCACCAAACTTCACATACACTCTGAGTTTGTCAAGCAACCAGTTGGGGAATGGGATGTTCAGGAGAGTGCACGAATTTTCAACAACGGATATCGCCTCGGTCATCGCGAGCCACATCAAGGCCGCCTTGTCCAAGGACAGGAAACCGAAGATCGCGCTATTCACATACTCCAGGGAATGAAATGTGGCTATGATGATACAGTAGAACAGGAGCTTTATCAGACCGTTCCTGAACGCCGAGGAACTGAGGGTGCGTTTGCGTAGTGCCACCCACACACCCGTAACCTGATCAACAAGCACGAGACCCACGAGCACGGAGAGACCGATGAGGTTCTCGTGAATGAGATACTCCACAGCGCCCAACATGAACACCAGGGCAGTTTTGACCCACGAGAGGTCTATTGCCGCATCCCAGGCTTTCTGTATAGGTAACAGCAGTAGACGGGTGTAGGACATGGTTGTCATAGTGTATTCCGATGTACACATGAAATATACCTCCATCCACCCAGTTTTGACAGCCCTACTGGGAGCAGAGTACGAAACAGGTTATCCGCAGGTTAGTTCTTAACCATCAACACACCTGCCGATGTTTTGTAGAGCATTCCAGAGGTTAATCCGGCAGTACCCGCAGCCGTATCATCAGCGTAAGTAGGAAGACCTCCGATATATCCACTGTCTCCGCGTATCTTGAATACTGTGTTTGCAAGTAGAGTGTCATTTGTGGCGGGGAGTATTGGTTCGTACCCGTTCACGTATATCTTATCCTGCGGAGGCTTGAACCTCCATCCAGCGTATCCAGATGGAGCCCCGCCCACGAACCATGTATCATACGGCCCAGGATACTGTGCAGGTTTGAATAGCGTCCCATCCGCGCCATTTTGTGCGGAGACTATGACGTTGTTCGTTCCTCCGACGTTTGCCAAGTCAAACCAATATCCTGAGTTGCCTGTCATGGTGATGATGAGATTTGCCGATCCACCATCGATTTTCACCCCCGTGTCGGTGGTGTTTTGTACTATGCCTGTGATGACTTGACCAACGGCACGTATCTCCACGCCGATAGGACCAGTGGCCGAAATGTCCGAGATAGAGTTGCACCCCACACCCGCATCGATGAGCATCCCCCATCCCGTTGCGGTCGTGGCATGAATGTCCGATCCGAAGATCACGCCGCTGTAACAGATGTGGACCGCCCCAGTGTCGTTCAGATACCCATTGTATTGCGAGAGGTGCATCGGGGACATGACCTTGATGCCCCAGGCTTTGTTCTGATACGACAACATCCCCGAAACTTCAATATCACCGGGACCATCAAATCTCCACCCATTGCCATCGTTGAAGATGGTTTTGATGCGACCCACAAACGCCTCTTGATCTTCCGAGGGGTTGTTGTAACTTGCTACACCGCCCCACTCCGTATACAGTCCATCCTTTTTCGCATTCTGTATTGTCACATCGAATATCTTGAACCTCTTTCCATACACTCTCACACCATACCCCGAGTCGGGGTTTGAAGCCTTGTTCGCATCTATGGTCATGTGAGAGATTTCAAAGTCCACATTCCCGCCGAAGGTAGATGTTCCAGTCCAGGTATAGAATGAATCTGATTGCACGACGGCTCTATTTGATCCTGCACGTGACTTAAGGGTAGTGAGATTAAATCCAGCGCCCCTAAGTTTCACACGACTTTTGATTTTCACATTGGCGATGTATGTGCCAGAAGGAATGTAGACCACACCACCACCTACCGCGTATGCTGTGTTGATTGCAGTCTGTATGGACGCAGAATCCGATGCCACACCATTTCCCACCGCTCCATAATCTAGCACGTTGTAGATTTTGAGATTTGCGGTATTACCGCCACCGCCTCTCCGCATAATACCATCCCCGTAGGATAGGGAGGCGCAGAAAACAAACAGAAGTATGAGTAGTCGCTTCATAGGAATCCTCAATGTCTTGCAGATGTAGTGTGGGACGACAGTTATTCAATGGTCACCGTGAGTGGTACCTCCCCCTTTACCCTGTAGAACGTTTGGTCTCGCGTCAAAAACGGTCGGGCATCACCGTATGAACCACCAGTACCTGGGCGAATCGGAATAGCGTTTAGGCTGTCGTTACCGAAACATATCCACGCAGTTGTTGTTCCAGCAGTTGAATCTAGCGCCGCTGTGACTTTATTCCATCCGTTAGGAGTGGCGAAAAAGTTACTGTCTACCGCAAACGATGCCCCGCCGTACTTCGTGCGTGAGTACGGTTTGCCATAGCGTTCGACGTATGATTGCGGTATCGTAATAGATACGCAGAGCATAAGCATAAGGACTACAGTGAATGCTTTCATTACAGTCTCCTAGAAAGTGTATATCCTATCCACCCATACCAAGGCGTGTACCACGCAAACCCCGCGTAAGACTCCTGGGGAAGCCCACCTGCCCCGAGAACTGACCCTTCGGGGATATCCTGTCGAATGCTATGGCCTTCTTCAAAATAGGAACGGTCGCGTTGATGAACGAGAGTATGGAGCCGTTGGCGATTGAAGCGTAATCCTGCTGCTTCTTGCGCATGAGGCTGATGCCGTTATCATTGTACTCGAAGTGCACCCCAGCCTCAAACCACTGGAGACGGATGCCCACGAAGAACTCCGCGCACATCATGACCGCCGTGGACAGCGCAGACTGTGGGTCTTCCGATGCAGGATTAGCCGATCCTGCGTACAAGTCGGTCGAGGAGTAGGTGGTAATCACAGGGGGGAACATGTTGAAGTAGTTCAGTCCCAACCTGAAGTCCTCCCACAGTTCATCGTTGCCCAACTGCCCTGGGAGGCGCATGGATGATCCCGATGCGAGTTGCGTTCGCATACTCATCCGACTCCGGAGCAAGTCTACGAAAAACTGCTGTTCCGTGGAAAGTTCGTATCCCATGGGGTTCCTCAGAATGTGGTCGCACTCGTACGAGTATGCGTACAGGGTGTACTGCGTGTTAGAAAGACAAAAGGGTTAACCTTTTTTGAAGGTTAACCCTTTTGAAAGGTTACTACGGTTCAACTTCGGACTGCCGCATCACCCATTACTGGCTGATGGTGCCGGAGTGTGTACCGCGTGCCACGCCGTTTGCGACCAGCGCCGCCATACCGATCTCTTCGTAGGCCACGTAACCAATCGAGGCCTGCTTCGGAGCATCATCCGGCATGAGGATCAGTTCGGTACGGACAGGCATCACACCGAAGAAGCGGGGCTCCGCAAGGGAGTACACGCTACCACGCTGGATGAGGCGGCTGACGATGAGGTCAATCCCCCAGATCGAGCCGTACAGGCCGGTCTCAAGGACTTCACGCAACGACACCGGATCGAGGTCCTTGGTGGACCACACGCGGATATCCGCGAACGAACGGAAGCGCATGAGGAACGCGTACTGAGGCAGATCGTTGTCCATCACACTCGTGCTCAGGTCGTTCAGGAACGTCTTGGACGCACCGGCCGCACCGACCACGTACGGAACTGCGGTCGTGTTGCCAGCGGTGGTGGCGTTCAGGAGGGCGATGAACTGAAGGTCTTCCTGCTCCTGCACGGAAATCTTCAACGCCTCTTGGGTACGATCGAGGATGTTGAAGCGCCGTTGCTGGATTTCGCTCAGACGGATGTTGGCATCCGCGAAGATTTCCCAGGTTGTGGGCTCAACGTACGTGCCGTTGATGTCCACCTGGTTCACTGCGCCCTGCTTGGCCACCACGAACGCCGCGATCTGGGACTTGATGTCCTTATCGTAGCGGACGATCTGACCCTGTGCCAGGATGTCGATCTCCAGGAACTTCCGAGCCACACCGACGTAGTCGAGTTGCTCGCGGATCGGGACTGCCATCTGCGCACCGACTGCCTGCCGACCTGCTTCGGTCTGGAGGGCATCGAATACCTGGTCAACGCCCATTGCGGCGTCGTTGTACGTCTGGTACGCATCGTTCATCGGGGCATCGCTCGATGTGGTGGCAAACCCTGCTTGGGGTTGGTTCTTGCTCATGATCTACCTCTCTCATGTGATGATGGTGAATATGTCTGCGGGAGTACCGCAGTTATGGAACAGCGTGCAGCCATGGGGGTGGAGTTTACGGTACCCCACCCAGACCGTGTGGATCGCGCCGAGTGTTAGATGCGGAACAGCACGCCCAACGTGTAGTCGTTGGCGGCCGAAGGCACCTGGATGACCTTGGCGATGACCGAGGCCGACCCCGGGTTGTTCGGTACACCCGATGCCACGGAGGCCGTGACAGTCAGGCGACCGAGGGAGTTCACCCACAGGCTCTGACCGACCGAGGCGCTCTCGACATCGAGGGCATACGCACGCGTGGCGCTGGATGTAGCGACTTCCGTGCTGTGATTGATGTACACCTTGGTACCCGAACCGTAGATACCCGACAGCACAGACCCCGTTGGGGGTGCGCTCAGGTTGGTCGTCGGATCGGTGCCCATGAACAGTGCGTTGTCGCCGGAAGCCAGGGATGCCTCACCACTTGCATTGAGGGTGAAGAAGTTTCCCGGCTGCCAGCCAGTGGTGATCGTGGTCGCGGTGACCTTGAAGGTGTCCTTGGCGAACGTGCGTTGAACCAGTACTTTACTCATGTGATACCTCTCTCAGAATGAAACAGTGGACGAGCGAACGACTTGTGTCTCAGGGTGACCCCCGCGCAAACGGAGGTCACCCGACGAGCGTGCTTCTTACTTCTGCCGATACGTGGCCTTCACGCGCCGCGTGGCCTCGGTCTCGGGATTGATACCCTTCTTCCGCAGCCTGTTCGCAATGGTGTTCAGACCATGCACGAAGGACTTCGGAGCCAGGGAGGACGTGGTGTGCATCTGTGGCACGAGCGAACTCGCCGCGCTGATCTTGCCTTCGGACTTCACTTCCGGCTTCAGACCATCCGTACTGACCGAACTGTTCTTCGGGTCACGGACGCTCTCGTGGGTGTTCGCGAGAATACCCGTTTCCACCTCTTCGTTCTCGGGGATGCGTGCCTCTTTGATGGCCGCTTCCTTCACGATGGGCAGGGTGTTCAGGAGTTCGAGTTGCGCAGCGAACTTCTCGTTCGAGTACGCCACGACCTCACGCGCCTTCGTAGCAATGGCCTGCTTCGTGAACGGAATCACGCCACGGGAGGCTGCCACGCGGGCGAAGTCCACAGCCTTGCGGGCGCGAGCTGCGCGTACCTGGAGCGATGCTTCGGTCTTGACCGAGCCCGTACCAACGGACTCCCCGGTGTTCCCGCCTTCGAGACCGCCTTCGGTATCATTCGCGGACTCTGTTTCGGGCTTGTATGCGACGTTCATCTCCGCACCACCCTTGGTCACCGCACCGGCCTTGTCCTGATTGATGCCCATGCCGAGGTCGGTGGCCTGCTTCTGGCTCGATGTCAGTTCGCGTGCGAACTCCGAATCACCGAATGCATCGGCGTAGTACGCACGGAGCTTCGACTTGTCCTTCACCTTCGGTTCACGCGCCGTGGTCTGCAACCCGAGGGAATCCAGTTCGGCGTTCATGAACGATGCGACGGTCTCAATGCCGTTCTTGCGGATGTGCTCCTCCACGTTCCGAGCAAAACTCGGGGAGGTGAAGATTTCGTAGTTCGCGGCGGTCTTCGGACCGATGGCGGGGCTCAGTTGCTCCCATGTGGCGACCGCATAGCGACCCTTGCCATCCTTGTTGAGCGAACGCATGACGATCGCGGAGCCGAACACGGGGTTCTTCTTCACGACCTTCGCATTGACATACGCGCCGAACTCGTGGGGGTTACCCTCATCGATCAGCCGTGGGTCGGACGAGGGGTTGGGCATCCGATCTTCTTTGCCCTTGTTACGCTTGAACTCCTCGTTACCCGCCTCGAACTGCTTGATCTCCTTGCGAGCCGAGTAGTTGATGTCGCCGTTGATACCCTTGTCACCCGAGAACTCTGCGCCCGTTGGGGGCACGGCAGTCGCCAGGACTTTCCCGAGCTCGTTCCACACGCGGATACCCTCGCGGACGTTCTGCACGATCTCGTGGGTGGAACCCGCCTGGGCCGACCCTTGCTTCCGACGCAGGAGGTACGCCCAGTGCCGAATGCTGTCCTTCGCATCGTCAATGGCCGAGGCCGCTTGCTTGGTCAGAAGACCGAACTCGTTCTGCATCTTCGAGGAGAACCGCGCCGTTTGGCTGGCAGTCTTCTCTTCCATCTCTTCTCCCTGCCCGGTGATGGCATCGATGCCATCCACAACGGCCTTGAGGTCTGTGATAGCTTCATTCACGACCTTCTTCGCCTCTTCGGGGGTCTTGATCTCTTCTTCCTTCTTCTCACCCTTTTCGCCACCGATTTCATCCGGCACGGGCGTGGCCATCTCGGGTCCACCCAGTCCAGCCTCATCTTCGGGAGCCATGTCACCATCACCCGCACCAACGAACTGCTCGGGCATTGAGTCCGCGATCTTCTTCAGGAGGAAACTCGCCCACTTCCGTGTGGTGTGAAGTTCGGAGAGCATCGACTTGAGATTCGAGTTGACTTGCGCTGTACTGAGCATAGGGCACTCCATGGAAAATTGACAGTATCGTATCGGCGGGTAGTAGTTCGCCATTCAACATATACATAGGCGGGAGACCCCCAAATTTATAGGGGGTGGGGACAAAAAAATACGTTGCCCCCTGGGAGGGCAACGTATTGTTTACCTGTAAGCCTGTAACGGGTAGACCCCGTTGGGGTTAACCCTTGTTGACTGGTTCCCCACATGAACCACAGAATTTGTCCCGTAATTCAAGGGGTTCCCGACATTGTGTGCAGAACTTCCTGAGGGTCATGCAGGTTTCCTTGACCGTCACGGGCTGCCCTAGAGCGGGGGCGTTGATTTGGAACTCCATCGTGACCTCCGTATCACCGAGAGCCTGGGCGTAGGTGTAGGAGAACTTCTGGTTGGACCCCCCTCCCTCGACCGTCGCACCCTTCAGCGTGCCCGAGGTGTATTCGGGGGCAAAGGAGGTCGAGCAGTTTAGGGCAGTGTTGCCAATCATTCCCTGCTCCATGACGACCCCTGCGCTCGATGTACTACAGGGCATAGATTGCGCGGAGTCATGTACAGCATCGGGACAGTATGACAGGGGTTCGATACGCACGGATCGGATGCTGATGCGCGGTCGCGGGGCTTCCCACTGGGCGGTAATACGTACGAGGCCGTTTGCGTTCGATGTGGGATTCTGCACTTCAGATGAGGTCAGGGACACGAATTTGAACTTCCGCCCCTTATCGAGCCGCCCATCGAGAACGAAGCGTTCGAGGTGAGTCTCGGCCTTACCATCCACGACGAGTTTGTTTCCACCGAGAACATCCGTACCATCGATCTCGACACCGATGATGGCGCGTTCAGTGGACATGTTCTTGAAGAACAACACGTACTCCGAGTCGAAGGGTAGGTACAAGAAGGCCTTCTTGCGGAAATGTGTTTTGCTGTGGAGGAGAGAGTTTGAGACCGATGCTCCTGAGGAGTAAATGTTGGTCTCGCGGAGAGTGGAGCCATCAGTCTTCTGAACGGCTACCACGAGTTGGTGGAGATGCATAGAGGTGTATCCTTTCACACGACTGTTCCAACGGCAGTCGTACTTTTTTGAGTTGGAGGTCTACAATGGGGGAGTTGGGGCGGCACCATTATCGCCCGTTGGACTCTGTGTTCGCAGATTATCGCATATCGCGATTTGCAAACTGGAATAAAAATTCTACCCCATAGATAGGCTCCATGGGGTAGAATTTATAGCCTACGGGAGGGTCTTGTGCGAGGATCACCACCCGTTGTCGGGTGGGTCTCCCTCCTTGCGCTCCTTGGCTTCAGCGGTGTAGTTGTAACTGACATACGCGCTGACCACAAAGCGCTCAGGTTCCTCCGTACCGGGTTCGGCCTCGGCGTGCTTGATGTACACCACGACCGACTCGCTCTCATCCCTGAGGAGTGGATGTTCATCTTCATCATACAACTTCCCTGCCTCCGATGCTGCATCCTCGGCATCGAGACCCTCAATGGGACGCCACTCATCCTCCCCATGATACCCAGGAATGTTGTACAAGAACTTGATGGTGCTACCCATGAGCGGGTACTCCTTTCACTTGAAGTACATGTAGTTCAGGGAAGGACACAGCGGTCAGTACACCAGACTCGTAGCATCCTGTGTCCACCCCGCACGTGTGGTTCACGAACCTCGGGGTCTCCCCGATGATGCGGTGACCGTAGAACACGAAGTCCTTCCCTTCGTATGTGTTCTCCCACTCAATGCGATTGGGGAACCCCTCGGGGGTCACGCCATCCCTCGGACCGAACAGCGCGTACGGTGCGACCTTCTCCACCGGATCGTTGAGCATGCCCTCGTAGTACCCCGCGTGCACCACGACCGCCTGTTGACCATCGGGTGTGCGCAGGACAGCCATGAGAGGCCACTTGGCAAGCAATCTCCTGTAGTTCTCGACCCACGGGTGACCCACCCCCGTGACTTGGAACATCGTCTGCTCCAGACCGTTCGTGAGTTGCACCTGTGCACCCCCGAGAGCCCTCATGAGTTTGTGGTCGTGATTGCCGAGCACGACCTCGAACGCCGAGTGGGGATTGTCATCGTACACCCCCACGGTGTACGCCTTGTAGTACGCCGTGTGCAAGGCCATCAGCGAGTCGGGTCCACGGTCGCAGATGTCCCCCGCACAGACCACCGCGCTCTGTACAGGCACCTCCCCACCGAGATCGTACTCCTTGATCTGTTGCAGGAGTTGCTCGAACTGCGTGTTCATCCCGTGCACATCTCCGATGATCCAGAAGCGCGGGGCTTCGATGACCTTCGTCTTCAACAGATTACTGAACTTCGCCATTGCTCACCTTGTCCTCGTTGATGAATGGAAACGATCTCTGGAGATCGATGTGATATCTCGCCACAACATCCTCGGGCACCTTGCGGTCTCGCAGGGCGTTCGCCGCGAGAGCCTCCTCCACGGAGGTGTCGATGATGATGTACACCACGCGGTAGCCGTACTTGCGTGCGTAGTCCTGCATGATCTTCCGTGTGCGTGCCTTCACCATGTACGCCGCATCGAAGATGACATCCACACGGGCGGTCATCGTGGCGTGCATGCGTTCGTACGCGAGTGCCCAGGCACGACCGTTCACCGACTGGTCGGACTCATTACCCACGAGTTCCCCACGGATGGTGTCGGGGCAGATGACGTTCACCCTCAGGAGATCGGCGTGCGTGAGCAGACCGTACTCCAGGATTTTGGCTAGCGTGGACTTCCCGCTCGCGATACCCCCGATAAGGAGGTACAACACGGGGGTTCTGTTCGGCATCTCCATCAGTCTTCTTCCTTTTCTGCTTTCGGGCGTGCCACCTTCTTCACGAGTTCCGCGTGTTTCGCGGGGTCGTACGGGATGACCTCTGTGTTGGGCGAGATGCCCGTGGTACTTCCTGTGGCGGGGTACGCAACATCTATGGTGCCCCACCCAACACCGAGAATCTTGACCACCTTGTTGCACTCGGGGATGACGTACATCTCCCCCACCTTCCCCTCGTAGAGAAAGAACACCCCCTTGGGGAGTGCGTACGGGCGTTCGGTCGGGACATCCGATTCCTCGGGCGCTGGTGTTTGCGGGGGCGCTTGCCGTGCCTTCTCTTCCTCAAGCATCTCCTGGATTGCGATGGCCTTCTGCCCCTCGTACTCCGCCTCCACCAACTGCTCAGTCTGTTCTTCGGACATCTGTTGCTGCTCTGACATACAGTACGCTCCTTGTGCGTAATACAAGAGGGGTGCCCCGAAGGAGCGCCCCCGTGCTGTGTGCGTTCAGTGAGTTAGTTACTGCTGATCGACATTCCTGTACTCTGCATGGGCTTCAGGCGCTCCGAGTACTCGACCGCGAGGTCGAACGCCTTCTGCTTGTTCGCCCGTGCGGGGCCGGTGAGGATGCTCAACGCCCGCGTGTCTGCCGAGCGGAAGTTCGACGCGTGATCCACGAACTCCGTGTACGCGTTGTACGCTCCCCAGACCGTGCCGTGCGTGGTCTCCAACTGCGCACCATGACCGACCTCCGCGAGCTTCATCACCAGCTCACGACGCTCCTTGATCCGTCCGACCACGAGCTCGGACACAGCCTCCTCGTTCTCCTTCTTCTCGGGCATCGGGAGCAGAGTCTCCACATACTTCACGAGATCATCGGCAGACATCCGTGCGACTGCCATCGAGTTGAACGCCCGTTCGAGTTCCTTGTTGTACTGATTGACGAGTCCCATCGTGCGCGAGGCCTCCTTCATGCGCTCCTCGGCGGATGCGGTGTGCCTGATGGCGACCTGCGAGACTGCCGAGCGCAGAGCGGCGTTGAGAGTGTTGTTGCACACCACGCGCACGTCGGTGAACATCGCGAGCAACGAGCTTGTACCATCATGCCAGTTCGCCAACAGCACGAACTTCTTGATCTTGTCCTCATCCGACCCGAGAATCTTGATGTACTCGGGGAGTGCCGCGAGGAGGAACACCGAGCGACCGGCCTTGAGGATGCCCGCGGTTTCGTAGATCGCTTCACCCGCGCCGACCACATGGTCGAAGAACCCGAAGGCCGCCGTATTCTGAATGGGCGTGTAGTCCCGACCCACCCGACCGCACAGGACGCTCTCCGAGCCATCCTTGTTCACCCGCACCGTGGAGAAACTGTCGCGGAGGGTCACCACCTGGGGGCGTCCAGCGACCATCAGGTGCGTCTGGTTCGGACGCTTCTCGACCTTGAAGTCAAACCCGATGGCCTCGATGATCTCCTGCGCGTTCACCAGGTCCTTGGGGGTGACGACCCCCAACTCGTGCCACGGCAGGATACCCTTGGCGCTGATCATGTTCTCGACTTCGTGTGACATAGTGTGCCTTTCTTCGTTGTGTGCTACGATCGGTTGTTTATTAAGTACGTACCAATATAGCACACGCAGGACTGAAAGTCAAGTACAAAATGCAGTCTACCGAACTTTTTTCTTGAACTTCCGGAGGTGGTTGTAGTGCCTGATGTGCGTGACCCCCTTGGTCTCCCCGCACACACAGCACACACCCTCGTGCATCGTGACCACCCAGTCCGCCATACCCCTGCGATGTATCTGCTCGGCGGTCAGGAAGCGTATCCCGCATGAGGGACACACATAGTTCGGGTCGTGCTTAGGCTTCTTTTTTCGGGGTGCGCCCACTGCGTTCCTCCTTGAGCCGCTTGTTTCTTCGCTTCACGACCTCAAACGCTTCATCCGCATCGACCATCGTCTCGTACGTCCCCCGTGTGGGGCGGATGGTCGTGTACTCCCACTCAGGGAGCCCCGTAGTGGGGCTGTCCCTGAGAAAGATGTACGCACGCTCTTCCTGTTTGTGCGTGGAGTCCGAAAGAGAGAACGCATCTCCTGCTCCTCCCGTGTCCTGTGCTGGTTCTGCTGCAAGTAGTTCCATCAGCGCCATGTCCTCTCTTGTTGGTAGATCAAAATCATGTTCGGTGTCCATAGGGTGTTCCTCGGGAGTTGTTTCTCACAACTCCGGCAAGTACAACATTTCCGCGTCCCATGCGCCGAGGATGTGGTAGTAGAACCCGAACGGCGAGGAGGCGAGCAAGATGGGGTCGCGCTTCCCGTACGCTTCGTTGAACGACTCGGGGGTCGCGATGACGAACAGCAGGGGCTTCTTGCCCGTGAGTTCCTTGCACTTCTTGATGTACGCGGTCATGATGCGCGTGGCATCCGCAGGGAACTCAGGGATGAAGATGTCCGCAGGGCGCTTCACAAGCCCGTGCTTGGTGCACAGCGCCTGGACCTTGGCATCATCCGTGGTGTCGAACTGAGCGAAGAACTGCCCGAACGGGGTGCCCGTGGAGTCCAGTTCCTCGACCTTCTTCCGGTTCTCCAGGAGGTCGATGAGCGCTTGGAGTTCGTTGCGAGCAACATGCTGCTGTGTGATCTCCAGTTTCTCCTTCAGGAGGTCGATCTTGGAGTCCAGACCGTTGAGTGCCCACATGGTAGGGCGACGTTCGAGTTCCGCTAGGACGGACTTGGGGGTCACGGGGACTTCGATGGTCTGCCGTTTCACGCGCTTCCGCCTTGAGGAGGCTTTTGTGCGCCCCCGCCGACCAGGAAAGTCGTTCTGCGAAACTTCCACAACCCCTCCCGAGCCATAACGGTCGGGGCTGAAGTCCATGAGATACTCCGCCTCCTGCTTGAAGAACACGTCATTCGGGGGGGATGTGATGTACATGGAGCCCGAGGACACTGTGCTCGTTTCTGGCACGGGCACATCAACTACGGGCGCACTCGGTGCGATGCCAATCAGCTTCTGAAACATCTGTGCGATATACTGGAACATGTGAACCTCCTGTGATTGAATGGTTATTTACCGTGACACTTCTTGTACTTCTCGCCGCTTCCGCAGAAACAGGGGTCGTTGCGACCGATGTTCGTCGGGATAACGACCCCTGTGTCGGTCATCAGAAGACCATCGAGGTGGTCGAGTTCGTGCTGGTAGACGATGGCATCCATCTCGGTCAGCACGTACGTCCCACCGAGGTCATCCGAGGCCTCGCACTGAGAGTAGCGTGGGACGAGACATTGTACTCCGGGAAGGCTGAGGCAACCCTCGCGGGACTCCACGAGGGGCTCCCGGAGTTCGCGCATCATGGGGTTCGCCACCCTGATGATCTTCCGCTCGTCCTCAACCATCGAGTAGTACACGAACGCCCTGCGCTGGATACCCACCTGTGGGGCGGACACTCCAATGGCCTCCGAGCATCCTCTGAGCGTTTCTTCGAGGATGCGGAAGACCTGCTCCTGTTCCTCGACCGCAAGGGGGAGGCAGATGAGACTCAACTGCTGCCTGTCGGTCACGATGCGCATGTGCACCCTCCTGCATCGCACAGCGTAGGCGCTTCAATCGTGGAGGTGGATAAGACCTTCACGAACAGCACGCCCCGATGTTTCTGCTCCTCAGGGGCATCCTCGACACCCACACTGACAAGTCCTGCCAGGGGTGGGACTTCCTTGTACGCCACCTGTGTCGAGATAGAAGCGAGCAGTTGCTTCGCATCATCCTCCGACAGCAGGAGAGTCCAGCGCTTCATGCTCTCATTGTATTCCAGAGTCATCCGTACGTTCCTCCTCAGTTGTTCGTTGATTTTCCACTGCGTTTGCGTAGTACTTCCAGACCATGCTGTCGGCCTCGACGCTAGAGAGGCACATCAGATCACAGGCGGCCAACCACAGGCGTTCGAGTTCATCGTACTGCTTGGGGCTGGTCGGGGTGCTCTTGGGAATCACGCGCTCGGGATGTATCTTTTGCAGGTATTTCAGGATGTGGGTGTCCAGCACGGCCATGCGTAGGTTCAGGCGGCTGTGGAGCAGGAAGAACCTGCTCGTCTTCGGTCCCACCCCGTGGAACTTCCGCAGGTCTTCCAAGGTGCACATTCTAAGGTTGATCCCCGAGGTGACTATCTGCTTGTACGACTTGGTCAGCACATCATACCGACCGAGGTGTGCGCGTTGAAGGTTGATCCGGAGAGTCCCGTTACCGACCATGTGGCGTACACGACCAAACGGGGTGCCACCCTTGTCCATCGCTAGGAACTTGTCAAGTGCCTTCTCTATCATGGTTGCCCTTTTTCCGGCCACTGCGACCGCAAAGAGGAGGAAGCGTTCAAGTTGTTCCTGGGTGAGGGTAGTATGGGGATCAGGTGACTTGACATCGAATGGTCGTTCGTTTATCATGCTCTCAATATACAACATTTTTTGCGAGAAGTCAAGTTCAATTTACGCTCACCTTCGCGTTCAGTGGTATTGGGCGTGCGCCAAGTACACCTCGTTCAATCCCTTGTGCAAGGAGGATACATGTATCCGCCACGCAGCAGATACCGAGAGCGTACTGTGCCGAGGCAACAAACTCCCGTACCTCCGCAAAGCGACCTTCCGGGGGAGCGCTTGCGGTTGCCCAAGTGAACAAACAATCATCGATGAATCGCGTGATCTCCGCGTACAGTGCGACCTTATCGGTCTCAGGTCTAATCATGTCCACGAGGTAGTCATCCACAGGGTATCCCTCATCTCTGAGAACTTCTCCACCCACACGGTCTCGTACGGCCATCAGGAAGCGCATATACACTTGAGCGGGTGTGTACTCCTCCACAGGAATGAGCGACCCATCCTCCCGCGTACGGGCGAGGGGTCCCATGGTAGATGAATACAACTTCAGAGCTTCCGCCATGGGCATCATCGGGGACTGTCCTTCACATGGTAGTACGTACTCACGGGTCTACTGTGATACGTGGATTGCTGTAGCACGTTGGACACCGTAATGAACGCGTACACAAGACCCCCTATCTTTGTGTACTGTGCCAGATAGGTCACGGTGTACATCTGTCCATCCGATCCCACACAGCGAAACTCCCGTACCACCCCGTTCACGGCCACGAAGTTCTGCACGGTCGCGGCGATACGGAACTTGGTCTCCCCGATGTGGATGGTCTGTCCCTCGTGGTACACCCGAAGGGACTTCGGGGCAGGTCCAGAACTCTCATACTTTGGTGTACGCACGACCACCCCCTGGGGGTAGAACATGAATGCGGGGGGCTTCCTGGGTTCCCCGTGTGCGCTTGAGATAGCGAGCAACCACAGACCGCCGATCAACAGGAGCAGTACGACGATTGTCGCGGATGCCCACACGTAGTCCTTTGTTCTCTGTGTCATACTTCGTTCTCCCTCGGTAGTGCTGCGCGTATCTTACGACCAACACGGGATTGTACGACCTTCCACACTCGTTTGTCCTCGGAGATCAGGGGGCGCAACAATCCCACTTCTGCTCTCCATTTGGATCGCGCTTCGAGGCACAGTCCGAGGATTTCCACGCGGGACATCGGGCAGTCCCCACCAAACCCATCGTGGAGCTTATCCACGACGTCCATGAGGAGCGTGTGCTCGATGAGCATCTCCTGCGTGTACTGATCCCGCACCGCCCACAGTTGGGGCATCTCCGCCCGAAACTCGGGGATATCGGGACACACCTCTTCCACGAAGTACCGCATGTCCTCGCAGTCCATGAGGTCGTAGTTCACAACGTTCGCATCATGCCAGTAGACCCACAGACGCACGGGGAGAGTCCATCCCTCGGGGACGTACTCGATGAGGTACTTGAGGTTCGTGTTCCCCTGCTCGTGCCGGACGTCCTTAACGGCGTACACCCCGATAGCTGGCAGAGGTACACTCATGGTCAACGCGACAGGTAGCGAGGAGTCCACTCGGGACTGCCAGTCGATGATAAGGTCCCCCTTGAGGGGTGGGAGCCACAACAATTTGGTTCCCTGGGATACTCTGCGCATCCCATCGTTCTTCCACTGTTCGAAGGTCTTTCGGCTCGGTTGCCACGCGGAGCGTTTGACGGTTTGATATGATTGGTAGTCCATGGTCTAATATACAACAACTGCTGGAAAAAGTCAAGTCCCTAGGCAAAGAAAAACCCAGGATGACCGTTACGCGCATCCTGGGTTGAGGTCTCTTTATCGGGTATGCCTTCTACTGAAGCGCGTACACCCATTGATAGTTCGCATCTCTGACCCTCAAGAACATCAGCTTCTTCTGCAACAATACATGGAGGGTGACGAGTACGGGGGTGTTCTGTTCATCCCGACATATCCACGACACGGATTTCTCCTGCTCGGTGTCCAAGCCTTGCCCGTGGGAGACAATGGTATACTGCTGTGACTCCTCGGAATTGATGGTAATGACCCCCGTGGTGATGCTGATGGCCACCCGAGGGACGACTTCGGAGGTTCGCGTTTCGCCCGTGTTGAGATCAGTACGCGAGATCGCCACAGCCCAGACGGTCTTGTACTCCGCAAACTGCGTGTAGGCCGGTGTACAGGAAATCATCTGTGTCAAGGGAAGGAGGATGCTCAGAATGAACACCGCTCGCAGTGAGGTACGTGTGTGCATATACTACTATCCTTTCGTTAGGTGGTGATGATGATGTATAGCACGAGCGCCGCGATGTTCACGACCCACAGGAGTCCCCACAAGAGTTTCTTGTCCCCCCACCATTTGCCGTGGTTAGCATCCGTGTGAAACACCCGATCGACCACGAAGTGTGACCAGCAGTGGGGAATCCACTGAGCGATCTTGTACAACTTGCCATCTGGCCGGTGGAAACTGCTGTACAGATTCCAGGTCCCGAACGCATAGAGTTCGAGACTGAAACTAATGTCGGGCGCAGCGCCCAGCACCCAGTTGACCGTGGTGTACACCCCCAACCAGAGGGGCGCGAGGTGCACGCCGAACAGCGAGAGCACCAGGAGATCGAGGTAGAGCCCAACGAGGGCGGTGAATGTACCGTGCCAAACGAAATCCGTAGCGATAGCCATATGTTTCCTCCTTAGATAAGTGGCTGTGGGCAAAGGAGTCGAACCTCTACTAGCGCCTCCAAAGGGCGCTGTCCTGCCATTAGACGAGCCCACAATGTGTACTACTGGTGTATCCATGTATTCACACGCGCCCTGTACTCACGTGATCTCTCCGCTCTCGCAGTACGGCATTCCGGGCATCGACAACCTTTTCTATAAGCGGTCGATGTACCATGTTTCAGGGGCTTCTTCAACAATTTTGATGTTTCCTCCTGATGATGCTTTGCACATAGTACAATACATTTCGCAAGTTCCTCGTCTCTGCGCACTTGTGACCAGGACCATATGCGGTGGGATACCTTCTGTTCGGAATCTACGTGATGGAGTTCCAGCCCATCGGTCTCTGTGCAGCGTGCGCAGGTCTTACCAATGAAGTAGTAGGCACGCCGTTCAGCGTACCACCGTCTCTGGAATGCTCGCTGTTTATCCCGATTCTTATACCCCACGGAGTTGCTCCATTATTGGACGACCGTAACCTTCGGCTCGTAGTTTCTTCACGAGTTTGGTAGACAACAGGGTCTCGTTGCGCCCAATGTGGTACAGATGACACTCCGAGCACTTGTAGGCCACCAACTTGTATGTGCTTGTGCCCATGGCGTTCATGTGCTTCGCGGCCTCCACAGCCTGATCGTGGTTCGCGAACTTCTTCTTCGGGAGTTTAATCAGCAGTCCATCGGGACCCATACCGAGCGTCTTGTTGCAGGGGTTGTGGTGGACTACCTTCGGCTTGTCATTCTTGTCTGGTTGCATACTCCTGTCGGATGTTAACAACATACGCGCACGATAACGCCGTGAATGTTACTATGCACCACACATGTTACTACGATGAAAAAGAAGCGCCCGTTAGCACGTTGTCCCTCTACGGAATCAGAGAAGGTTGGAGTCGCCCGGGGAGAAAGGGTAAGCCCTGGGTCGGTATAAGGCACGTGCCCTCACCTGATAAACAACAGCGCATGTCCTTGGCGTTCATCTCACTCCCGTGCACATGCTGATCTGCCCACGGGTCATCGAATGATTTGCATTGGTGGCATTAAGCCAGTCCTGATCAGACTTCTGCTGGCACCAAGGACACGCGCTAGTCTACGGCTTCCCGCCGTTGGTGTTCTCGGGATGCGCCGCGTGGCGCTCTTCATACTGATCCCGAGCGAGAATCTCGCGCCGCACGGCGGCATCCGTGCTGTCCACGCTCCGTTGATACTCGGAGGCCGACCGCACGGTCTTCTGCGTTGTGCATCCGCTCGTGAGTACGCCTACGGTCACCATAAGCAGAAGCACAGTGAGTGTCGAAAACTTATGAGTTCGCATACTAGCCTTTCGTTGGGTACCACACATCTACAACGCGTTGCCTATCAAGGAGAACACAGCCACCACTATCGCATCCCACACGAGGAACAACCCTATCCACGTCAGCCTCTCCCGCGAGTCCTCTAGCATGGCGACCTCCTTGTGCTTGTATGGAATATACCACATCCTGTGGTGAAAGTCAAGTCCCCTTGAAAATAAAGTTGCCCCCGCGCAGGTCTAGAGCGAGGCGTGGACTGCCTCCTGAATATCGACCGTACTGTGAGAGCATGTGGTATCCAAGCGATGCCGAAGCCTTTCTAGGACAAGGTCGCTCTCATGCTCCTGCGCCTCATCGCGTTCCCATTCCATGAGCTTCGCCAGGACTTCCTCTTCCCACGAAGCCAACTGTCGTTTGATCTCCTTCTGTCCTTCCCGACGAAGGTGTTTACTGTTCTGTCGCGCACGAATACGGTTGGACACTTCCTGCATAGACCTGTTCTCCGTGATAATGATTAGTCAACTAGTAGAATATCGACTACCGTGGGATGGAAAGAACCCCACTCCAGCGTGAACACTCTGAGCGCCTCTTCCTTGTTGTTTGCGAGAAAGAAGGCATCCCCGTGCACTAGTCTTCCCGAGCGTTTGGATGTGTACGCAAAGCGCACACGCCACGATCCGAACTCCGACTCACGCATGGGGGTTGTCATTTTTGGGTGCCGTGTTGTTGGGTTCGAAGTTGCGCCCATCCGTACAGTACTCCACGAGGGCGTTTGCCACGAGTTCCGCCTGTTGGCGGGTCATTACCACGCGTTCCGCGATCTCATCCTTGCCTGTGACCGAGCGAAGTTCCACGAGGTCGAGTCCATCGGCATCGGGTGCGACTTCGAGGTATTCACCACTCGCATCATCGTAGATGCGGATGTGTCGTTCGATTGAGTACTGCTGTGCCATAGAGAACTCTCCTTTGTGTAGGACTCAATATACACAACAAGAGGTCAAAAGTCAAGTCTATCTGTCCGAAAAAAGTGCTATATCTCGGACAAATACCTTAGACTTCCACGCGCTCGTAGACCTTCTTCATCACACCCATCCCCTCAAGATTCTGACAAATCTTGAGGATATCCCCAGGGTGTACGGCGTTCTGATCATACCCCTGGATGTTGATGGCCGCCACGACGATAGGAGAATCCGTGGTGAGAAGCATGCCCACAAACTCGACCTCCGAACAAATCTCGTTGTCGGGGAAGAAGTTTTTGTGTGCCCAGCGTGCGGGGAGGTGCAAGCCCGTGACCATCCAGCGCCACATGAACCAGAACAACTGTGCCCACCCGTAGGTGTTCCCCACATACTTGTGGTAGACTGACCACATAGCTTTCTCAGCGTTCCGTGCGTGCTTGAGCCAACGGTAGACCATCACGTCGTAGTGTGGGTTGGCGGCAGTCCTCTCCCACGGAGTGACGCTCACTGTGAGGTTGGCCTCGAAGATTGTCTGCTCACCGTTCTGCTGATTGAAGAACCCGAGAGCGCAGTGGGACCATGGGCTACCAGTGAAGAACCGAATAGCCTTGGACAGGAAATTACCATCCCTGTTGTTCACGAAGATGACATCCCCGGGGTTGATAACAAACGTCGTTTTCTGCATTGGGGTTCTCCTTGACAGATGGAAGTACTGTGGATGGCACATCCACCTCGATTCGAACGAGGAAAACAGGATTTGGAGTCCTGCGGTTTACCGTTGAGCCTATGGATGCGAGTACATAAAGTTGCGGGGACGAGATTTGAACTCGCGACCTCCTGGCTATGAACCAGGCGGGATACCAGACTTCCCCACCCCGCGATTGAACTACAAGTCTTGAGGCTGTTGCCCAAGCCATTCGACGTACAGCATCACCGGCCAGAAGACCCAGCTCACACCGAACACGAGTGCCGCATGCTGGAAGGAAGGATCATCTTCACGCCCCCTGATGACCGCCCCGATAGTCCAGGAGACCCCGAACGCGAAGTACGTCATGAACGGGAGGAAGAAGTACAGCACGAGCAGAATGCCGAGTATCCAGAGGATGTCCTTCAGCGTGAGTGGCACGCCGAGGAAGTCCGTGATGCGCGAGAAGATGGACATGGTGTTTCCTTTCCGAAATGTGGTGGACATGCCGGGAGTCGAACCCGGTTCTACCAAGTACCACGTACAGAGTCTTTCACAGGTTTGGTCGGTTTACCACGCATCCTGAGGCAAGGACTCCGACAAACCTCCGTCCTCGGATGTTGCGTTCCCACAGCACAATCCCCAGGGAACGCCATGGGGTACAACACGTACCGCGATCGATCGGCTTTTGTTATCGTGAGGCAAGAGCATTTGCTGTGTCCGTCCGGGTGGAAACGGTCTTGCGACCTCGGTGCCTACTCTTGAGCCGACTACCCCACACCCTAGTGGCTGTTAGGCCAGTTCGAGTTCACCCGCGCCGACCAACGCCAGAGCGTCGTCGAAGGTGAAGGCAGAGATTTGTTCTGCGTTTGTTTTTTGAACCCTGATTTACGTGGTGTGTTCACCCACGACCTGCACCCTGGACATAACACTCAGTATCGAGGCCAAGTCATGCCCATATGTGGCTGTCTTCCTATTCGAACGACCGAGGCTCCCAAGGTGTCACAGCCACATGGCTCACTAGGGAGTCGTTTGGTGACTTTTAGGGCTACCCCAACCAAAATCTAACCTTTTTGCGTGGTCTTTATAGTCTCCTCCTGTAGTCGTTTGTTGAATGAGCACTGGTCGCACACAACCCTCTGAGATGCACCGAACGCCGCGTGATCTGTCACGAGTTTCACATGCCCACACTCCAGTTCCACATTGACGTGGTTGAGGTCTGTCTCACCGAACTTTGAGACCACGCGCACGATCTTGCGTATCACCCTGCGTTTCATGCGCGGGAGGCCTTTCGCTCAGCCTTGTACTTCCGGCAGCAGTCCGCCGAGCAGAAGGCGTTCGAGTGCGAATGCTCGTGCCCACAGCGTACGCACTTCTTGGGTGCCACACCTTGGCTGGGATTGCCCATCAAGCGCGTGGTCAACGGGAACTGTGCCCCCACCCCCATCGCCATCGCTAGGAGCATCCCGATCGCTCCCGCACCCCTGCTCCGCCTGCCCATCATGTACGGATCGGGCGGGAGCGGTGGAGGCGGAGGTGGCATGGCAACCACAAGACTGTCATCGGCTGCCTTGGAGAGACCGTAGGGGATACCATCCTCATCCACAACGAGCACCTTCTTCGACTTCTCTGCCCCGAGTAGTTCATCCTTCTTGGCGGACATCATACGCTGGGTCATCCTTTCTTCTTATACCGCGCTGTGAGTTTGTAGACCGTGGTGGGGAACGCCCCCGCCCCGACATCCTGTTCGATGATACCATCCTGGAACATGTTGAACACAACATTCGTGCGCACCGTCTTCGTCTCTCCGCCCTGCCCCGCACCATCCTTCTGGAGCCACGCGTACCTACTCGCGGATCGCATGCGGGAGGCCGTGCAAAGTGCCCACCCGAGGTTCATCATGTCCACCACCGCTTGCTGTGCTTTGGTCATCCTACTAGTCTCCCATCTCGTTCGGCTGTCCAATCTAACATAGCCTGGGAAAGTGTGGGATGCTTCCGGCAGAACAGGCGACTCCGAGGTTCTCGCTTGTGGAGCGCTATCCGAAGGCGTGCTCCACGCACCCCACTGATCTCCACACGAATGCCCTTCTCGTGCGCGAGGAACACCATGCGGGTGAGAAGCGAGTCATCGTACGTTGCGGGCGCTCCCTGGATAACGATCGCCCACCCGAAGCCGTACGGCTGTAGCCCACACTTCTTGCCTCGGGGGATATGATGCTCTCCTCTGAAGATAATCGAGAAGAACAGCGTGGCTTCCATTTCGGACATCCTTGGAGCCTCCCGAGCGAGGTCGCGCTTGCGCTGCTCAGCGATCAACCGCGCCCGTTCCACGAGTTGCATCGTACCCTCCATGGGAGTCCCATGGAAGCGCACACCCTCCGCGTTCAGTTCCTGGAAGGCTTCCTCCCAGTACGGGCTCTCCTTGAGCTCCGCCTTGAGCTCCTCGTGGGTCATATCGTGCAGGGCTTTCACGGTCGCCTCTCAAAGTACCGCGATATCCGTGAGGTCATGTTGTTCCATTGGCGAGCGATCGATGGCGTGATGGTGACAAGAGCCAGTAACCCCTTCACTCCGATCAGGATGTCCCGCAGTTCCTTCACATGTCGCTGTTCCTCCGCAAGCTGGCACACGGCGCACACATGGGTGCCCTCAAACCCGCAGGAGTTCGTCCCACGCTCACCCGTGGTATGGCAGTCGAGCCAGTAGTCTGTCGCAGCCTTAGCCGCTAATTCTTGCACACGCTTCTTGAGCGCCTCGTTCTCTTCCTCAATATCTTGCGGTTTGATCTGTGTACGTACGCGCTTCATGTTAGGCATATCGTGCCCTCTTGATGAACTCGTTAAGTTCCTTGTCATCGTGGGTCATGTCGTGCAGGGCTGTCATCGGGGGTTCCTCCGACGATGTTCAAGAATCGACTGTATCTCTCGTTCGGCGGCTTCCCGCATATCCTGTGGGCGCGTATCATCCATCGGGGGTGCTGCGTAGCCGTAGATGTATTTTTTGAGATGCGCCTCAATCTGTTGATACACCCCCGTGGATGTCCCATACTGGTGGATGATCTTCAACAAGTGTCGCGCCGCGGCCGCTTCTTCTCTTGCGCCATCCCGCTCGTTCATGAAGCGCTCGTCGTTCTCGGACTTGGCGCGTTTGTACGCATCGCGCTCGTGGGCAAGCTTCTCCGCCTGTGCAAACAGGCGAGCCGCCCGCTCCTCCACGGCTTTCAACTGATCGATGTGGTCGTTCAGTTGCTCGCCCAGGACCTTCTCACGGTCGTACGCGGCATCCATCTCCGCCGCGAGTTCGAGCATCGCCAGTTCGGCCGGTACATACTGGAGCATCACGGGGTTCGGCTCGCTCACGAGCTCTTCCCACTCGCCGTACCGCACTTCGCCCTCGGGTGCAAAGAGCAGGGCAGGATCGACTAGGATAACCTGTGGGGGTTCACGCTTTGACATCGGTCTGCTCCTCCTGTTGGAATGGTAATGCTATGGTCACCATGACCACATGAACTTCTCGTTTGCCAATGAGATACCCCTCTTCTTCAACAGACACAGAGTTCTGTACGTTGTTCTGTATAGCAGAGCGTTTGAGCCTCTCCGCAAACGCAAGCGCTTCTCGTTTGCTTGCCATCACCCTTCCTTCTTCACGGGCTTCACGTTCACGTACGGGATGCGCACGGTCACCACGAGCATACCCACACCACCCTCGGTCGTAGGCTTCTGATCCACAACCTCCACCGTGGGGTCGCGCTCAACCAAGCCCACCGACGCTCGCTGAGCAGTCATCCGCAAGCGCAGGGCGAGGCTCTTGGCACTGATGAGATTCCTGATGTTGGTCGTCTGCGAGGTCATTGTTTTGCCTTTTCCCTTTCTAGTCTTTGTACTTCACGGCGTATGATGTTCCCCAATAAGTTGACCGTGCGAATGAAGGTCATGTATCCGCTCTCTACGTGGTGTGCGGGATGCTCACCCGACTCCAGGTGCTCCCGGACTTTGATCATCCACTTCCGGAGGCGTAGGCTGTCCACATGCGTCCTGCGCAGGGTCCTCAGTTGCTCCTCGGTGTACAGAAGAAGTGCCTGGGTCGCCGCGAGGTTCCGAGCGTAGATGACGTTCTGGTCACGCTCCATGGCGAGTGCGGTCTCAAGTTCTGCTATGATCTGGTCATCGGTCATGGTTGCCATTTGATGTCCTCCTAATATACAACACTCGGGGCTGAAAGTCAAGTCCTTGTTGAGTACCACACGCGAATTTTTGCCCACACTGTCTGACAACCAAGCATGAACAGCCCCATAATCAACGCTGTCACCAACACCAGGATAACTGGCAGCGGGAGACAGAGAATGACCATGAATGCGAAAAAGGATGAGAATGATTTGTCCACGATTGACCTCCTTGGTCTGTCTGTAATATACAACAGCCAGATATGAAAGTCAAGTGAAAAATGAAGAATCTTTGGAGGGGAGCCACCGGAGGGACTTGAACCCCCGACCCGCGCATTACAGGTGCGCCGCTCTACCAACTGAGCTACAGTGGCTAGAATCACAAGAGGCACCGGTGGTGGAACAGTCCAATAAAGGGGTAGATGGTACTTGAAACCATCGTCGTGTTACTGGCTTGCGCCCTGCTCCTCGGTTTTTGCCGAGGACTCCTCGGAGCCCGTATGCACTACACGCATCCACCGTTCGTGGCTACCGGCCTCTTGTGCTTGAAATACACCCAGGGCTGTGGCGGGATTTCACTCGCAACTCCACACCCTGCCTAGCCATTCGGCCACCTCCCTTCGTACGACCGGGAGCGGGGGATTCGAACCCACCATACTAAGTGTGTCTGTTATCTTTGTTCCGCTCCTCATCTCGTACCCGAATGGTACGCGAGGTTACGTCTAACCCCACAGCATGTGGTCGGAGCGACACGACTTGAACGTGCGGCCACTCGCTCCCAAAGCGAGTGCTCTACCGGGCTGAGCTACGCTCCGAATACACTTTACCACGTTGTCCACATGTGTCGCAACAACTCTATCAGTTTACCAAAACAGTAAGCAGTCGCAAGAACGATTGCAATCTGCACCCACGGAGACAACTGCATCATGTGATCCATACTTACACCCCTTCATCTTTTGCGCATTCGTCGCCACTGCCATTCACCGTACAACTCCGCCAACCCCCAACCTACTATAACCCCGATGAGGGCAACCACACCTGGGTCAGTCAGCCACTGCCACATCGTTGTCCTCCTTTACGATGGGCGTACGGAGCTTGGGCAGCACAGGCATCGATCCATCAAGGACGAACCTCCGGAGAACACGGACATCGAACTGCAAGGTCGGGTTGTACACCCGAGCAACGGGCTCCCCACAGTCAATGGAGTGCCCTGAGATGAAGCACGTCTGATTCAACTGACAGGCGTGCCAGCGAGTCTGAACTTCCTGAAGGGTCATGCCCTGCATAACGGTTCTCCTTGATGAGTGCGAACGGGGTTGAGGATTTTGATGTACTTGGCGGTGTACCACAGACCACCCTGTGAGACTGGGCGCACGTGTTCCACCACATTGCCTCTAAAGGCCACGCGGAACCACATACGACCCTTGGTACTCAGGTGGGGAACTCGGGGGGCGGCCGTGATATGCCAACCAGGACGTACGGCGAACCCCTTGGTGGGGTGCACCCCCGATATGTACTCCCCTCCCACCACAAGACGAGCACGGCGATTGATGAACAACGAGCCGAGCGAGCCATCTCGACGGACACGAAACAACTTGTATCCCACACGATGGCGAGGTTGAGCAGTGGCGGTCTTCATGGAGGACAATATACAAACTTCTTACGAAAAAGTCAAATCCCCACCCACTCCTTAGGGAGCCACATCCGAACTGCTCGGTACCCAGACTCCCGCGATCGCGACCAACATGTTCACGATACCCGAGGTATCTGAGTGGCTACCAACACCGAGCCCCGCAGCGTATCCGGTGGCGTACCCCTTCTCGTAGTCCGTGGGGACTGGTGGGTCTACGGGAGGCGGATCGACTGGCGGTGGGTCTACGGGAGGCGTAACTACCACCGCTTCCTCCAAGACCACATCGTCCACATGCAGAACATCAGATGGTTGGGTACCACCCGCGAAGGCAAACCGCAGACGAGCATTCGTGGTCGTACCCACTCCTACGAACTCGAACTGCGAAGCGGTGATCGATGGACCGATAGTCACAAGCATATCGAGCCCTAGAGGAGTGTACGGACTAGCGTGCTCGTGGACTACCACATTGATCGCCCTCGGAAGTCCTTCGGTTTTGGCCTTAAAGGACAGCCTGTATTTTTTACCGGCCTCGATACGCAGACCGTACTGATACAACTGTACGTTCGATCCCGTACCCTTACCGATACGAATAACCGCCTGACCGTTCTCGATCTTGCAGGTGTTGTTGGGGTTGTCGGAGTAGAATGACCAACTGGTCAGACCACCATCGAACTGGGGATTCAAGATTTCATTTGCCACGTGCGACCTCCATTGATTATGAACTTGTGTACCTCTTGGCGCTTAGCGCTTAGCGTGGACGGGAGACCATCCACGGATGTTTTGCATTCGGTTGCCACAGGGCTTCAATAGTCCGCAGGAGACCCGCGATGTCCGTGGCCGAACTCTGCCCTGTAGCAAGACCAGCGGCGTACCCTGCTGCATAGCCGAGGTCGTAGTCTGATGTCGGCGGAGGCACAACGACCTCCGCTAGTACCACATCATCGATGTGTATCACATCTCCGACCTGGACTGATGGTGCAAACCAGAACCGCAGGCGTGCATCCGCGTGAGAAGCAAGACCCGTGAAGTCCAACGTGAACGTCTGGGGGCTTGTGGTGAACGTGACCGTCTGATCCAATCCCAACCCCGAGTAGGGTGTGCCGTTCATATGCACCAGAACCTGCACCGTACGGCTCGTGTTGGCATAACCGACGAAGGTCAGCCTGTAATCGGTGTCGAGTACGATGGCGAACTCCGCCTGATTGAGCTGGATGTTCGTACCAGATGAGCCACCAACGTCCATGACGAACTCACCCCCCGTGACATCCCCCGTGACAGCCGCATCATCGGAGAAGAAAGACCACGCGGTCATACCATCGGAGAAATCTCCGTTGCGGAGAATGTTCGCGCTCGTATTCTGGTCGTTCACCGTAAGCACCGCGTTCGAGCTTGTGGTCGTACCCACGGAGTTCGTGACAGCGCACTTGATGGTCGCCCCGTTGTCCCCGATGACCGTGGTGAACGAGTACGTGCTAGCAGTCTCGCCACCCTGGAGAGTGTTGTTCTTGTACCACTGATACGTAACAGCCAGGGAACTCGTCACGCTCACCGAGAACGATGCTGTGGCACCTTTGACAACCGTGAGCGTCGTTGGAGATATGGTGACCACGGGTGGCTGCGGATTCGTATCCAACTCCAACATCGCACCCACATTCGGCTGTGTTCCCGTACGGAGAAGCGTGATGGGGATGTTGGAGGTAATGCCCGTGGTGCTCCTGTCAAGCACGAGCACCGTGGCGGCCTGCACATCGGTCACCGTGTACGCCACGGGGTCATTGCCAACCAGAATCTGGTCGCCAGTGGTTATTCCGTACCCATCATGGAACATCTGTGCGTCCTCGACCGCGATGCTCGTACCCGTACCCTGGGCGGTCGTGCGCGTCATGTACGTACCGGCCGCAATCGTATCCGCACCAGCCTTCGGTCCGAAGTCGTACTGCGTGTGGGAACCCGTAGGATACTGCGTGACACTCACGAACTGATCCCACGGCACTTCCACACTGTGTGTATCGAACCCCGCGTGGGTCTTCCAGTTGTCCACCGTGAAATACGTAGCGAGACCATTGGCGGGATCGCATATACGAGCGCCATCGGCGTTGGCGTACATGTTATAGTCAATGTTGGGATTCGAAGAACTGAACCCCGGACTATTGATGGACACCTCACCGTGATGATGGTTGGCCACAAAGTTATTAATGAACACGAACCCATCATCGGAAGCCCCACCATCACCGTAGTGGACAAGGGCTTGGAACCCATCCCGCGATTCCGTCCCGTTGTACGAACTGTTCCACCCCGTGTAGTCCCTGTTGTTACCGATGAAGGTGTTGTTGTACACCTTGTACTGGCGGTAGTAAGGTGCTATGATGGGTCCGATGGCACCGAGATTGTCGTACACGATGTTGTTGCGAATAATGATACGCGCAGAGTACTCATCCCCACCGCATGTCACGAAGCCCTTACCACCACTTCTGTTCTGTGCGACCATCACCACCCAGTCGCCATTTTCATCCTTCCACTGCGCCCACGTCTGACTACCTGTTTTATACTGCCCATCACGATAGTCGAGCACGATACCACCATCATCCTGCCCAGGATCGCCGTAGCAGACGTTGTCCTCGATCACCACATCACCAGCACCCTTGAGATCGATGCAGTTCTCTGCGATGTCCACGAAGATGTTCTGCCGAACAATCGTTCCACAGTTTCGTACCGCAGGATGCAGGTCGTAGTCTGGCTCAAACTGGATACCGTCCTCATTCCACGTCGGTCCAAGAACGTTCTGTTCGATGAGCGTCCCTTGTATGAGAGTACTAGCCGGAGAACCAATATCCAAACAACTGCTACCATTGTCATGGATATAGTTGTTCCGAATAATGCAGTTGCGGGGAGCCGCGCCACTTAGCCATATTCCCAACCACATCCCGTGTATCTCGTTGTTCTCAAACAACGCACCGTTACCCTCGAACATGATGCCCGTTTGCCGATAGTCCGACATGTAGTTCGTACGCCCGCCACCAGTCTGGTAAATCTTGCAGTTCTTGATGGTGATGTTCTGCGAATCGTGGTTTCCGATGTGTACGTGGCCGATGCGGTTACTACCATCCTGCGCCTGAAACGCTGCATCTTGTGACCACGCGTAGGATAGGGATAGTCCATCAATTACGATGTTCGACTTTGCTGGAGCGGTGTATCCATGATTGGACCCATCATTCAAAATAGGATACCACCCGATGGCGACCACCGCTGGCTCGCTCAGCCCTCGCCCAGCAATAATGGCCTCCTCGGAGAGGTACCGCTTGTACGTGATAGGCAGGGCGACCGTACCACTTCTCTCGGGGGAAATGAGGTCTTCGTATGTCCCCCCATGGATGTACACCGTATCCCCCGGCTGAAGGGTGGTGTTTGCTTTGGATATAGTTAGCCACGGTTGTGCCGCAGTACCTGGGGCACTATCTGATCCAGTGGTGGTAATGTGATACTCTGCCATACGTCCTCCAGTATTCTATAGCCAAAACATAGGGAGAAAACATGTGAATTTGCAGGGGGTAGAGGAGTGTAAAAACAGTACCCGGGTCTCTAGCGAACGCCTAGCGACCCAGGTACGCACTGCGGTTGTACGGAGGTTGGTGGCTTACGCCTGTTCGGTTGGCTCTGCGGTCGCGATACTGAGCGAAACTGCTTGCCCGCCTACGATGTCCACTTCGAGCACACCCGTCAGAGGCACAATGCCCTCTCCGAGATCGGCGTCCGCCGTGACCACGACCTGCGCATGACCAAGGGGTCCTTTGGCAATGATGGTCGCTGAGAGCCCATCTGCCTCGGGCACGACTGTCAGAAGCGCATCATCCCCTGCCCATACGGGTGCGCCATCGACGCGTGCGGGATTGCCCTTCTTGTCCACGGGCTGGATGCTTGCAACTACCTGCTGTGTGGCGGTGATAACCATGGTGTATCCTTTCAGATGTAGGTTGATGTGTGGGTAAAACACTATGAACTGCAACTGTACTGCCCGACGCTTCGAGCGCCGTTTGTGAAACGATATTCCCTGAAACCAGTACCACAGTATGAACAAAAATCGTCTCATTTCGTTCCCCTCGATTGTGTGCGTTACCCACCTACCGTAATCCGGTGGAGGTCGAAGTTGAAGAACAACGTCAACAGCCATACCACAATAGCGATGATGGCGACAGCGTTCAAGATTTTCTTGATCTGCACGTCCATCGGAATGTAGTTGTTGACTAACCACAAGACAACACCTACAACAACGAGAGTTAATAGTACGGTAATCAATGGCATTCAAGCCTCCTGTGTTCTATACCCAATACATAGGTTACAAGAGGTTGTTTTGTTAGACACGAGTAGGATGAAAAAGGATTGAGATGAGGGATGAGAAAAAGACGGACACGGTATCCAAGTTTCTGACCCTCTGCGGGTACTCGGATGTGCACCTTACGGAGAAAATCTCAGCCGTTATGGGTATCGGTCTCGGGGAGGAGACTGTCCCTCCGCACAGAAGGCGGTCAGGCCACCCAACGCTAGTACATCTCTATGGTCACTGAGATCAGACTACACACGGGGCACCTCGTGTTCTGCACGTTGGTCGCACCCACACCGTGTCCTAAGGCCTACAATATACAACATTCTTTTGTGAAAGTCAAGTTCTAGCTACTGCCAGAGCACAGGTCTCACGGAAAAGTCCTGGAAGTCCGCGAAGATGTTCTTCCGCAGGAGAATCCGACCGAACGCCTCGGTCTCCCACACCGCACCGTTCAGAGCGTGGTGCGGCCGGTACTCCGAGGGGAGCCCCAAACGCTCGTAAATCATTCCCGAACTCAGTACCCCTGGATAGAACTTCCCGTGTGTATGGAAGTAGTCCGTTTGAGCCACGGAGTGCAGATCGATCGTGTGGTAGGGGAACGGGAAGTCCTTCATGGACATCCCCACCCGCTTTGTCTCCTCCTTGAGGAACGTCAGGTCGAACTCGGGGTTCTGTCCCGCGAGCACCACGGGCACCCCCAGGGACTTCACCCACGCGTAGAACTCGGTGAGCAACGTCGGGATGTCCTTCGGGAGCGCCGCGAGTTGCTCCCGAGTGTACCCGTTGACATCCAACGCCGAGTCCTCGATGTCCACCTCGGGCGAAGGGCGTGCCTCTCCGTAGAAGTACTGCTCAGCGTTGTGCCAGTTGATGGCTCCGATGCTGATGATACCGTTCGTCTGAGGGCGTACACCTGTGGTCTCCACATCTACGACAATCATCATCAGACCTTTCAGTTTGGTAGTGCAAACGGCTTGCTTCCAGCGGGTTCAGGATCGGGAGTGTATTCCTGTTGTATGAACTTCACCCGATGAGCGGAGATGGCGAGCCCGAACGAAATGCCATCACCTACCTGAAAGGGCGTTAGTAGGTACGCAACGGGTGTTATGGCGTATGTTTCCTTCTGCTCGTATGTTTCGGACGAGTTGTCCATGAATGTGAACTTAATCTTGAACATCCCCATCATCCTCCGTTAGTTCTTGCTCTTCCACATCTCGTACACCTAGCACAGCCTTCTTCTTCGTCTGATACTTGTACGACCAGACTGCCGTGCCATCTCCGTGAGGGACGAACATCCCTATCCGCCGGAGAGCGGAGATGAGGAGCTTATTCTCCGCCGACAGGTTGTGCGCGGGGAACGCTATGGCTTGTTTGACCTTCCTGGGAAACGCGTGCCCCTCCGTGTACTCCAAGAGCCCCCACCGTTCGGGGAGTTCATCGGGCTTCAGGAGACCCGTGGGGGCGAGGAAGTACCGCAGGGAGCCCATGCCGAACTCGGGGTGGCGGCGGAAGTGCTTCTGCGCATCAACGAGGAAGTCCGTACGACTCGCCTTGCACTCGATGAGGATACTCCCCCTAGAGCTCCACCCGATACCATCCGCTTCCTCCCTCTGGGAGGCCATCTCGGAGATCACAACAGCACACCGACGTTCCAACCATGCCCTACCGATCGTCACGAGCTTAGCGTGTACCGTTCGGTCGCTCTGTGCGCGTTCCGCTGCGCGAGCAGCTTCTAGCCGTGCGAAAACTTCGCGATCAAGAACGGCATCATCTGTCACGGAGGAGGGCGCTCCACAGACCGTGGGCACGGGAGGAACGTGCTCGATGTGCTGCTGCTGTTTTCTCCTACTCATCGTCAGCGTGTTCCAGGATGAGGATAACGGTCGCCACATTCTGTGTGACCATCTGCGTGATACGCCACCCACGACTTATCATGTTCTCCACCTCGACCCACGACATATGTGGTTTGAAGGTGCCCGAAGGATCGTACGCCTTGTTGTACTCCGCCATTGTGTGGTAGAAGTCGTCAGGGCCATTCGGACCGATTATGTGTGGAAACACAATCATCTGTCGGTATTGCATGCGGTCATCCCTTCTTCGGCTGTGCGGGAGCACCGCTCGCAAGCAGGGCTTCCTGGACGAAACTCACCTTGTCCAACGCCGGGGCGTGACGGTCGTACACAGCGACCATCTTGCGCATACCCTTCACGGCCTCTTCGAGTTCAGCGGCGGTCGCCTTGTGCGCATCTCCCACCGCCTGGGTCTCCTTGTCGATCAGTTCGCCGTACTTCCGCCGGATGGTCGCGACCTTGTCCTGGGCGTCCTTGTACGAGGCTTCGATACGCTTCTCGAACTCATCAATCTGCTGTTCGAGCATCTGCTTCATTGTCATCAGGGTGTTCCTTTCTTGATTATGTGTGCGAGTTTACGATTTGCCTTCTGCTCGGCACGGAGGTCGCGCTCGACCTTGTCCGCGAGTTCCGTGTGGAGCTCTTTGAGGATCAACTCTGCGTGGCGACGGATACGGTCAGCGGCTACTCCTGCGTACGCATCCTTGAGAACGAGGCGCGGGACGAGCATCGCCTTCGTACACTTGAACATCGTATGACACTCCTCGCACCAACAGTCTTCCCGGAAGCCCTCGGACTCCGTGGACAGACCGCTCACGCGGTACAGGGGCTCCCCGCATTTGGGGCACAACATCTCGCTATTGCTTGCCATGGGATGTAGTCCTTTCGTGGTCAAAGATACGCAAATCAAAGAAGAAAAGCAAATCGCGCTGAGTAAAATTACTCAACGCATTGAGTAAAACAAATCGGGGGCTTGCGCCCCCGAAGAAATGATGACTACTTCACGGCTTTCACGGACTCCACCGTGAACCGCCCGTGCTCGGGACGCCAGTCGCACAGACCGATCTCCCGCCCTGCGACCTCCACGAACTTCTTGATTGAGGCTTCATCCACGAGGTCGGGCATGAAGGTCACGGTGAACGTGAGCCCCCACCGTTTGAACTCGGGGCGGGTGCGCATCACGCTCGACTGCCCGATCTTGACAGCCACGCGGGACATGTTCATCCCTTCCGCGTACAGCTTCTTGATGTCCTTCGGACCATCGTAGTCCAGGAGGTTGTCCTCGTAGATGCCGAGGGCGGACTTCGCGGTCGGTCCCTGTTTTGACCGCTTGGCGGCGTTCACAATCATCGCCTTCAGGACATACCCCGGGATGATGATTTGGTTCTTGGTGTTGAGGTACAGGCTAGCGAAGAACTCGATCCGCGCCATCTCCTCGTGGTCGTCATCCGTCTTCTGCTTCTTGCCCGAAACGGACTTGAGCTCCTTGGATGCCTTGGACAGCGGGTCTTTCAGCGCCACGCCGTTGTGCATGATGAGACTGTCCACACCTTCGATAACGAACTGCAATTTGCGAAGACCATTTTCGGTGGCCATGATTTGTTTCTCCTGTATGTGCATGTTGAACTTTGTAGGCAGTCCAACGAGGCCTGTTGATGCTCTACTACTGACATCTACCTCTCCAATTCACACGCTACCTCACCTCAACCGCGCCTTAAGTGTACCACAAGATACAAAATGAATTCTCGATTGTCAAGTGCTATGCAGAAAAATCTTTGATGGGTACCTAATGACCGTACCAGACTCTACCTAACCCATCCGTGACCATCCAGACCCTACCCTGCCGAACCCATTGTACCTAATGACCACACCAGACCTCTCCACGACAGACCGAGACTTGCCTCGCCTTGCCGTTCCGTACCGCTCCAGAACAGACCAAAAGTACCTAATGACCGTACCAATGCCCACCAAACCTTTCCCCTCCCAAACCAAACATGCCTTACCGGAACGACCCTTACCATATTCAAAACGTTTTTACTTAATATCCTTACCAGACCATTACAAAACTTGCCGATCCACTCCTATCCAGACCAATCCTCACCGTTTGTACCTAATGACCACACCGAATCCTACCGCGCCTTTCCTTGCCGAACCCAGACCTAACACATCGCTCCGATCCCAACCTTATTTTGAAACGCTCTTTGCCCTCATCGTCGCCCCCTGCGTCCGCACGGGACACACATGGATGTCCGCTCTCTCAATCGCTCGCAGACCACCCTGCACGCGCTGCACAGGTGTGGGGATCACTTGCGACCTCTGAGGACGATGTACATGCGTGTGTGTACGCGCTTCTACAGGGCTCACGAGGATCACGCTCTTGCGGTACTTCCGCACCTCCTGGTACGCTTCCCGCGCAGAAAAAGATAGTGCGGGAATCACCTGGTTGGAGCACCGCGTCGTGCACCGCATTATCTTGCCTAGTTTCACAGGCGATGCTCCGTAGGGAACTGCGCCTTGATCCTGAATAGATGGGGTTGCCACGAGTACGACCCATCGGGCTCCACATCGAACGCCACGGCACCGAAGTGCAGAAGGCCTGAACATCTGCGTCCCCCGTATTTCGACCCCGCTGCTTGGAGCGCAGGGAGGGTCATCGCCACGGCCATCCTGTCCTTGATGGGGAAGTACGCCGCCCCATGGTAGTGCACGTGCGATCTGCACAGGATGTCCGCCCGAGGAGCTTCACCAGCCACGAACTCGAAGAGATTCCACATCAGTTCCTTCATCACGGGCGTGAGCCTCGTGTGGGGCAACGAGGAGTTGCCTACATGGTGTTTGAAGTTGAACTTCAGCCCGTTCACATCCAGACGAACAACATCCTCCGCCGTGGCATTGAATGCCTTGGTCATCGTGGACTCGAAGTCCTCCGCATCTCCCACATGGTACCCTGTACCGTAGGCGAAGAAGTGCTGTTTGGCACGCGCTTGCCGGATGCACACACTCGCAATCTCTGCCTGTTTGAGTCTATCTGTCGTGATCTGCTCGGTTCCACCGCTACGCATACCTTGACCATCGATGGCATCCCCGTTGACCACGAGAGCATCGATGGGTTGCAGGTCATCCATAGTGACCACATACTTGTCCCACAGTTCGCGCCGGATGTTGTACACCTTGCGACCACCGAGGGCTTTTCCAGGATCGAACTGCGGTGGGGTGAGCCCCACGATGTGTCCGCAGTGCATGTCGCCAATGACAACGATGCGTTTGGTCTTCCGTTCTGTCGCTACCGCCATGGGTTTCCTTTCAAGTTGTTTACCACAGTCTGACCTGCATCCCCAATCGGGGTATGAAGTACAGCGGTTTCTCTGTCAGCGCCCGCTCCTGCCACATCTCGATCTCGACCCCCACCCCAATCCTGGGGTGCACCCAGTACTGCACCCACTGCTTGCTGTCGAACTGCCGAGCCCAGTACCATGTGTAGGACGACCACACGAGGGTCGAGTCCTTCAGGGGTTGATAGTGCGAAAAGCCGAGCACGGGCATCCGCGAGGGGGTGTCGTAGTACAGTTCGAACACCCCGTACGAGGAACTCTCTTGAGCAACACCTACGACACTGCTGAGGATCAGCAACAGAAGGATGACCTTCACACACCCTCCTTGGACGCATGCACAGCGTAGGGGAACAGGCCGTGTTCCAGGAGGCATACCGCTTCGGACTCATTCATGGTCTTCAGCAGAAGGGTTTCCTGTGCGTGGGTCACGGGGTTCAGCGACCAGACCTCCCACATCTCTCCCGAGTAGCACAGCCTACGGTGCTCGAAGTCCACCCCTGCGTAGGGGTACATCTGAAGGAACTCTGCGGTGGTCATGCTGTATCTCCTGTGTGTATGTCACAATATACAACATTCGGGACTGAAAGTCAAGTGGTGGCTACGACCATAGTCGGGGCATCCACGAGCACCCCATGGGTATACCACGCCCTCCTGTCGCTCTCCTCGACCGCTGGACCATCCTCACGGTGGAGTTCGCCTTGGAAGTACCACACACGGTCACCGTTGGGATACACCTGCGCAGGACCATCGGCGCGGTGCCGCACTCCGTTGACATACCACGCCTCGTACCCACACACGGCAGGTTCCTGCTCCTTGTTCGGTCGCGGAATTGGCCACGTAACGGCCGGTCCATCTTCCCGGTGGCGCTTGCCATGCACGAACCACTCGCACTCGCCGTTCGAGAACTCTCGGGCGGGGCCATCGGTACGGTGGAGAAGATCGTCCCCATCGTAGTAGAATGTGCCTTCTTCGGTACGTACGCTGTAGCAGTAGTGCTCCATGGTTGTGGAGTACACCTGTTCGCCCGGGACAGCGCGATTTTCATTCAGGGGTCGGAGGGGGAAGGTCATCGTGCACCCTCCATGGCGAGCTTGCGAAGCTCTGCGAGCGAGAGGTCGGCCATGTTCACAGGAGCGGGGGTCTGCGTGAGAGAACTCCGTGAAGTGAGAGCATCCGCCTCGGGGGTCAGGGAGGAGCACGCAGCGAACGGTACGAGAAACTCCCGACCATCACCGAAGTCCACCACATACTTCGTCCTGCGTGCCGAGAGGATAGTCCCACGCCGATGTGCGGGGTTCGGGCTCTTTACCGCGACCTGCGTGCCACGCTTGGCCATCCCGAACGAGATCATGTCCGTGGACACCTCTTTGGTCTTCACGAGCGACAACGGGAGCGCGAACACGCCCTTCGCCCGATACTCCTGATCATCGAACGACCCCGAGCCCGAGGAGTACACGAGACCGAACCGCTTGGCGACCTCGGTCAAGGCTTTGTCAACCTCGCTGTGAAGGAACTTCGCTGTCTGTCTGTCCATTTTCGTGATTGCTGCGTGCTGTGCCATACTCGGTGTCCTTTCTGTTGGTGCTATAATATACATCGGGGATTTGTGAAAGTCAAGAGAAATCTTAGCCCACAGGCTAAGAAAATGTGCTCAAATCTTAGGCTGTGACCTTCTTTTTGTGCTTGATGGCGATGTATCCGCACTTCGGGCGGGAGTAGCGGATGAGCCCCTTGGCCTTCAGGCGGGCGATGGCGTTGTACGTGGCATGCCGAGACATGAAGGAGTCCCAACCCTCACCCCTGGCGGTGTACGACCGGATGATCTCCAGGATGCGCTTCTCGTTCTCGACCATCGCTGCCTGAATCTTCTCGTACGCGCTGAGCTTCTTTGACCGTGCCATCTGCGTTAGCCTTTCAATTGGTAGTACAAATATACTACACGCCGAGTCCAAAGTCAAGAACTATTTTGAGAATCTTCCCCCGGGGGGCATAGAAAAGCCCCGCCCCGTACAGATTGTACGGGGCGGGGCAGTCAATCGATCGTTGTCGCCGGCCATTCACTTGAGTGCCATCATCTTCACCGTCGTGCGACATCGTGATGGCCCCCCTGTGCCCGTGCCAAGTTCGAGCACTGCGATGTACGTGCCTGTCGTAGGGGCAGTCCATCTGGCGGAGTAGGTTCCCAGAGCATGATGTACACCGTTGATCAGTACAGCCTCTCTGCCGAGGATGTCCACGACCTTCAGGGTCACGGACGCTCCCTCGGGTACCGCGTACTCGATGGTCGTCTCGGGGTTGAACGGATTGGGGTAGTTCCGCAGAGCAAACTGTGTGGGCTTCTGCGGGTCCTGTTCCACCGCCGTACCGTTCACGATCTGAAATGTCTTGTCCAACCACCCACCTCCATCGGTGAGTGCCGAGGGATAGGCTGTACTCTGCGAGTAGCAACCGATGGTCATCGAATACGATCCGTTGTGGGTAATGGTCGGGAAGAAGACCACCGTCCGTGTCTGCCCCGCCGTGTAGGGCTGTAGAGTGGAGTTCAGTACAATATCGTACGGAAGTTGCTGATCTCGATCCAGATAGATACTCACATACGAGGAGGTCGGGCTCACTGTACCAGGGTATGTCCCGTGCGTAACATCCGCCTCAATCCGCAGTTGGGTACCCGCCTGAATGAGGGCGTTCCCTCCTTCGGACAGGAGTTCGCCTGTCTGATTGTTGTACACCCGCTGCGTGGGCAGGAAGGGCGTGTTGTGGGTGTACGTGAGGTTCGTGGTCAGACCGGCCGCGATGGTCAGCGACCCCTGCCCCCAGTACTGCTCACCCCACGGAGTGATACGGGCGTTGTACACCTTGTACGTGTAAGTCCCCGCAGCAAGTCCCTCGAAGATCGCCGTGGACTTTGCGTTCGCCCACTTGTCCTCCACAAGATCGCCGTTCGGAGCATAGAGTTTCACATGTGCCGATGGTCCAGCGAGCCCCCACGGGTCTTCCGCACGGAGGAGGATTTCAAGTCGCCCCTCGGTCACCATGGGAGCCACGGGATACCGTGCGACCCCCTTGTTCCAGTTGGCGATGAACACGAACGTCCCGTTCGATTGGATGGCGTAGATGTCGTACCCCGTGAGCCCCTGATTAAGGAGTTCCCACGATGTGCCCCCATTGGTCGATCTATAGGCTCCACCGACAGCCCCCTGAGGGGTGTTCGCCATGTTCCCCGCGTAGAGCACCGAACCGTATGCACCGAGGCACTGCACGTACGGGTTGACCACCCCCACGTTTGCCGAGCTCCAGTTCACACGGTTCGTGCATTTGAGAATCCCCATCGGGCCGAGATCGTTGCTGACGCCCGCGAAGACCGCCGAGCCCGTGGCGAGCATGTCCCACACATACTTCTTGCCGTTGTTTTCCCACAGCATCCAGTGCTGTCCATAGTCGCGGGAGATGAAGATGCCCCCGTTGTCTCCTCCGAACGTACCGACGTACATGTCCGTCCCCTGCACAACGAGGGAGAAGGCGTTGGTGTTCATCAGTCGCCCATTCGAGCCATCGGAGAACAGAGCACCGTTAGAGAACGACCACGTCGCTCCGTTGTTGGTGGACTTCTGCACCCCTCCCGATCCTGCGACAAACAATGAACCATTGATCTTGGTAATTGCCCTGACCTGTGTATTGAGCATGGATGTCCACGAAGTCCCGTTGTCCGATGAACGCTTCACGCCATCAGTGTGCATCGCGTACACCACACCGTCGATGACCTCCAGACCATGACAGAACTCGTTGCCGGGGGTCTTCTGCCACGCGCCACCCTGGTTTGATGACCGGAAGACCCCACTGTTGGTCGCCGCGAACACGTAGTCCCCGTTGAAGCCGATGTCGTATGTGTAGGCTGAGGTCAGCCCCGATGTGACGTACTCCCACTGCTGTGCTCTCCCCAGGGACACTCCGCAGAACAGCAGGAGGATCGAGAGGATGATGCTCAGGTTACGCTTCTTCATTGATGTATCTCCTTGTGGATGATGGTACCCGCTTGAACTTGGTTGCAATATACATACAGAAAATCGAAAAGTCAAATCGTGCTCACTGCGGAAAGCCACACCTATCGTGGAATTCCTGGACTCGCTCATCGAAGATGATGTCCTCGAACACCAACGGGCGGCTCAGTCGTAGACCGGCCATGGTGGTGCACCTGCTGAGAGCCACATAGACCTGTCCGTGAGCGAACGCACCCTTACCGAAGTCCACGATCACCCTCTCGAAGGTCTTGCCCTGCGCCTTATGGATGGTCACCGCCCACCCGAGTTTGATGGGCAACTGGGTGAAACTCCCCACGGAGGTCGCCCTCAGATGTCGGCCATCCATGGTGTACGCGTACTTGTCCCACTTCATGCTCTCCACCTGCACAACAGAGCCCTCGATGTCCACCCCAACCCAACTCTGTCCCAACTCCACGACCGTACCGATACTGCCGTTCACGAACGCCCCTCCGGGGTCGTTGCGTACGAGCATCACCTGCGCACCCACGCGAAGCTTCAGGAACTCATCCGTAGGATGCTGCTTGTTCTCGTAGAACTGCCCACTGATGGTCGCTCTGTACAGGCGCTCGGGCATCGGGAGTCTGCGCAGTTGCTGGGTGTTGATGGACTCCGCGATGCTGTTTGTGGCGGTGAGCATGATGGGCTCTGCCGCGACCCCTGGAGGAAACTGCGCATCATTCCAGTCCACTTTGAGACTGCACCGCCGATTCAGCAGATCAATGTCCTCCTGCTCAACCTGCCGATTGCGGATACGGTTCAGAATCTCCAGGAACTCGGGGTCGTTCTGTTGCCGGAAGGCCGTGGTGAGCATCGCGGCCTGAAACGGGGTGTCCCGCACACAGTTCGCGTCGAAGAAGAACGGGGAGGCATAACGCTCTTCCAAGAACTTCTGTGCCACCCCCTTCACCACGGGCGGAAGTTGGCAGAGGTCTCCGAAGACAATGAGTTGCACCCCACCGAACTGCTTGTCGGGCTCATCGCGATGCATGCGCAGACTCTTGTCTATGCAGTCCAGGACATCCGCCCTGACCATACTGATCTCATCGATGATGAGCGTGTCGAGTTCCTCCATCTTCTCCCGTAGAGAGTAGTGGTACTGCACATCCGCCTCGGGATCGAGCACCTCCTGCACGGGGAATCTGAAGAAGGAGTGGATGGTCGCGCCCCCGACGTTCAGCGCCGCGACCCCCGTGGGAGCCACGACAGCCGTGACCCGCGTACTCAGCACTTCCTCCAACAAGTGACGGAGAAGCGTGGACTTGCCCGTACCCGCGTTGCCCGTGACAAACACATTCGGGAAGTCCTCCCTCTCCACGAGCTGGATGACCTCCTGGTACTCGGGGGTGATGATGATGTTCGTGGGTTTCTCCATTTCCATTTCAACGGTGGACATTCGACCTCAGTATGCTATTGAGTAGATGTTTGATTAACATGTGGGTGTACAACTATTGTCGGGGTTGCCTTTTGTCATTAGTTGTTGTGTGTCGGTGTCAATACCGTATGCCCGCAAAGCCAATACGAACGCCTCCTGACCAAGGTAGTCGAGTTTCTGATACTCCGCGTACACCCGACGCGCCACTTTGTTCGCCGCGTGCTCACCACTGGAGACGGACTCGTGAATGCTATTACTGTGCGAACCCATTAGACCTTCCTTTTCCGTCTCGGTTTGGCAGGGGGAGCCGCATGGCGTGTCATCCGCACATACAGCACAAGGGGAAGCACTGCCTTGCCCAAGAGTTTTGAAAGGACGTACCCACAGGGGATTTGATAGGCGTGACCCTTACTGTACACTGTAGTCCATCCACCGAAGGATTCGCGACAGTCGTGCGCGATAGCTACTCGGGTGTACCCCTCTCTACGTCGGGACGAGGCGAAGAACCGATACAGAAGTCTTTCCCCAGGCTGAAAAACCTCGTGCAACTCGGGAACCCACTCCCCAACGTAGTAGACTCGGAAGGTCTGTTCTATTTGTGAGGGGATGTCCTGTGTCACGACCTTCCCAGTGATGGTATCCGTTTTTCCATTGAAGGTCGCCACGAAGTCGAAACTCTCGGGGCGATCGGTGACGGGTGTACGCCTTCGGGGTGTCATTCGCGCTCTACCCTCGCGACCGCGCCGAGTTGTTCGAGGCACATCTTGATGGTCGTACTCTCCTGGAGTTGCATGTGCTGTCCCACGAAGGAGGGCATGGTCTGCACATACAGCGGTATTTCACGGGCTGGTACTTCGAGGATACCCGCGAGGTACATCAGCACCTCCGCCTTTCGATCCGTGGGCACGGACACGAGCACCACCCGATACTTCTCATCCTCGTGCTTGTCGATCACCCATGTATGGACATCGAAGGTCTCGGTATCCAGGACTTCGAACTTCGAGAACGGCGTGTTCGGCACGGCGGCATCGATGAACGTCTGCACGTAGTCGAAGTCATCGTGATCAAACTGGAAGCCTCCCATGGCTTCCCCACTGTCCTTCGTGGGATCAACGGCGAACACCATGTAGCGCATAACGCGCCGAGGTCCATCGGGGAGAGAAGTTTTGGTCTGCTTTGTTGTGTGCATCGGAGTACCTTCCATTAGTCTGTGAACTCATAAACCTTGAGGATTGTGATTTCCTTACCTGTGTTTGCTTCAAACTCTGAGAGAAAGGGGAGCACCATCGGATACACCTCTGCCCACATCGCGGTCGGGATATGCACCTCCTGCCCATTCCAGACCTCACAGAGGGGTTCTTGCGGAGTACTCCACCAGAGGGGGATGCCGAACAGGGTGACCCTCCTGCGAGGGAGGTTTCGATAGATTAACCGCAACCCATCCCCCTCAAATCGACAGTGCCAGTCATATCTACCGAGGGCACCCGGGTCTGTCAAATAGATTGCGAGCGCGGATGTACAGTCAAGGATTCTCATGGGTTCTCCCTATCGGATGGTAAGAGTCGCATGGCCTTCTTGAGGAGTTCCTTGTGTGCCGTGGCCTTGCCCTCCCGCCGGATGAGCCACCCCACGAGGATGATGATCGCTTGGATGAAGGGGAAGCCCACGGCTGCCAACAGACCGAGGTCTGCGTAGGATGCACCCGACAAGAGTCGTATGCACCACAACGGGATGGAGAACGCAAGACCACCCACCCCGAACACCACCATCTGCCACCCCTCGAATTCACGGTAGGTCATAGGACATCACCATTTTAGTAGAATGAGGAGCAGGATCATACTCTCAAGCCCTAGTTCCGCCCACCGTATGAACTGACGAAAACGGTTGAATGTGCTCCCCGTGTCTTCCTTGATGGTGTCCAAGAAGCGAACGACTAGCCAGTGGTATGCCCTGATGCCAAGGAGGAACACACCAAACATACGCATTCCTAGAACAAAAAGCAAACAGCACCCCACCACGGGGGGCAAGACCCAGACCCAGAAGTAGTGCATCCAGAAGGATGCCCACTTCCACTGCACTGACAACAGTTTGAACAGCCAACGAGTGACGAACAGGTACGCCGTGTGTTGCGCCAGGGCTATCCACACGAGCCCGTAGAGAATGTCCATGGTCATGCTGGCACCCTCCCTTCCGCCTGATCGATAGCGGCTCGTCCTTGACGCACGAAATGCGGGTCATGCCCGGGCGTAGACGCATAGAGCGCTGTGAGGTTCTTCAGAGCCTCCAGCATGCGGGGGGAGGCCGCAATGAGGTGCACATTCGCCCGCGTCTCCCCCACCGAGTCCTCGTGGAAGACCACGCTTGCGATTCGGCTGAAGCCAGGGGGGTTGTGGGTATCGTGCACCGAGTGCCCCTCACCATCCTGCACCGTTCCCCACTCAATCTGCCGCGGACCACGGGTAGGCTGGTTCATTGGGTGATCTCCTTATCCTTGGTGACCTCAGGGAGTTCCGCGACCTTGTGGGTGTCCATCGCGGCCAATCCGCTCTTGATGACCATCGCGGTCGCGAACGCCTCGACTGCCGCCTTCGCCTCGGTCATCGTGTGCTCCATGTGCCGATCGAACTGGGAGGCTACGAAGGGCATGTTCGACATGATGGCCTGCCTGACCATCTTCATCTTCCCGAGGATTTCCCGCATGGAGGTCATCGTGGCCTTTCTGTCCACAATCAGCGCCTGAAGATCGTCGATGACCTCATCGAGTTCCCCGCCGACACGCGCGGCATCCTTCTTGAACTCCTCGCGGAACAGGGTGTTCGGGTTGTTGTACGGGGGATCGGGAATGCGCTCCCAATTCAACCTACGGAGAGTGCACGGGGTGCCCGCGCCCTGATTGAGGTGGGTGACCATCTGCGCAAACTGCTCGGTGGACATCTCGACCTCGATGAGTTCCTGCTTTGCATGAATCCAGTGCTGATGGAGCCCTCGTTGGCGTTCCGCACGGCAGATGCTCAAGGTGATGGTCTCCCCGTGCTTGATAGAGGAGTCGAAGAGCACCCTGGATGTACCCGAAGCTCGACTGATCTGCACTACCGCGTACGAAGGGTGCTGTTCGATGGTTTCCCCATCGGCAGTCTTGATAGCCTGGTACTTTGCACTCATAGAACAACCTTTCAAGTTGGTACCCCAATATACAACACTCACCACCGAAAGTCAAGTCCTATTTGGACTTCTTTCTAGCCCCTACCTTCTTCAGGGGCTCATCGGGCAGGATTTCGAAGCCATCCCATCCCGCGAAGACCTTCCGCGCCTCATCGTAAGTGATGTGGATGGGCATCAGCTTACCTCGTACGTGCACGATGATGCCCTCCCCGTTGTCGGATACGCAGGAAATGGCGGTGATGCTCACAGCGTGTCCCCCGATGTTCTTCCAGTAGATAGCAGTGGGTTTGATTCGTACGTGGTTCATTGCGTTGCTCCTGATGATTGTGAGTACTATGAGTTACTTTCTTGTCCACCACCACGGATCGTACCTGAATGTCCACCCGCAGACTGTGATCTCAAAGCCCGAGAGGAGGAACAGGATGACCGCTATGCAGATGAGCGTGCGCATCAGTCCAAGCCCTTCCGTTGCTCGGCCAACCGTGCTTTGCGCCTCTGCCGAACATGCTGGACGAACTGCTCGGCTATCGCCCGACCCACAAACAACGCCTCTTCCTCCGAGAAGTGCCCAACATCCATAGACACCCCATCGAAATTGAGGAAGTTGGCCGGTCGCGGGAGATCGATGTGGACTGCTCGTTTGGTCGTGACCGTCACGGACTTCCTCACGAAGTCCCCCGAAGTGTTCTCCACGACAGGTGGAGGGGCAGTCATCTTCTTCCGCTTGGGCACCGCGTACGCCACAGTCCGTCCACGATTCCACTCCTGGATAGCCGTATCCGATGAGCGGTAGAAGGTGGTGCGCCGTTGACACTTGGTGCACTGGACCCAATGCTTGGGCACCCCCATCCTGTACTTCATACGGACTTCAATCACGCCCCCGTTAAAGGGTTTGAAGGGACTCCTGCACGTGGGACAGGGCTCAATAGTGGTGGGGGTAGATTTTGCCATGGTCACTCTTCTTTCATCTTAGGTGGATTCAAATCGAAGCACACGAGATCACTTGTCATGTCCGCCGCAAGACCGACCTTCCGTTGACACCTTGGGCAGTCTATCCGGAGATACCCCCGCTTGGACTTCTGAAGGCGCTCATCAAACGCCGTGGCCTCAAACTTAGTCTTGCAATGAGGGCACTCGACCCCCGTGTCGGAGAAGCAGAGGATTGCCCCAGGAATGTGGACACAGTGACTCAATGGGGCTCCCCCACCTCATCTGGAAACGGCGCATCCTGAACCTCTCTCATGGCGGTCACTAAGTCCATCATGAGGCGAGTCTCTGTGTCGTTTGTACTCCCCTGCCGGAACTCAAGCACCATGTGCATCAAGCGATCTCTCTGGGCTTTACACGCGCTGGACCACGCATCTTGTTGGATGTGCCGAATGACCGTGGTCTTCCCGATGAGTCGAGTCTGCACTAAAAGCTGGAGCCACTCCGAACAGTAGCGCATAGTTACCTTCCTCCCATGTACATTCTTGCTCGTATGCGCACCTTCGTGTTGAACAGTCGGATCGCCCTGTCCTCCCCGAACAACTCTACGGATAGCCCGCAGGTTTCGCAGAAGACCACGGTGTCCCCCGTGCGTTTATCTTGACGGATGTTCGGTAGATTCCCACAGCAAGTTTCACACCGTGCTGTGGGGATAATTGATTTCTTCTTCTTGGGTTTCTTCATGGGTGCCTGTCAAACGGATATCTGAATCGAATGAGCCACCCTCCGAGGAGAACGAAGTTCACGAGTCCTGCCTTCTCACTGAAGGACATCTGCGTCCAGAGCGACCCGCGCACATCCCGGGCATACACCCCGAACCCGAAGACCCTCACCCACAGTCGGTCCCCCTCGGGGGACTTACGGCCGGTGCGACTACATTGAAATCCTGGAATACGAAATCTCCTAGCGATCATGCACGGGGTCTTTCTTCGGAATACCCCTGTAGGGAGGAAGCGTTTCTGGTGCATCCACCGCATAGTGCACGGCGATAGACAGTCCACGGAGAACCCTCAGGGCATCCTTCACCCGCATCCAGACTTCCACATAGGGTAGGCAGGGCTTGCTAAGATACCACCGCCCTCGGATCATGTCCATGGTCTTGTCAGGACGCGTGTGTATCTGCACGAGGTTGTCGATGAGGATGCTCATGGGCGTTCTCCAGGCAGACAAAGGTGGATGCGCACGGCAGTCGTTCTGCACGTGTTCTCACTTCCAGGAACGTCGGAGAACCATACGAGGTACCACGCTCCCCCGGGATTGGGCTGACTCTTCCACATCTTCCCCGCGTAGACCCCCGTGGGAGTCGAACCAGTGTAGTCCATGAGTTGCCCGAAGGTCTCCATGGTCATCCGCGCACAATCGCCATCGAAGCGGATACTCTCCACGGAAGGCTGCGTCCACCCCTTGCTCAACGGGTGCACCATGGGCGGGATGCTATACAGTGGCGGTACCTCCCTCTCCACGGGCTTCTCCTTGGGGGCATTCGATGCAGGTGGCAGGGGAGCAAGTTTGTTCCGCTCGGCCACCGAGAGGTCAATCAGGCGGCGTGCGATATCCAACAGCCGATCATCAATCGTCTCGGACTCTCGTAGGGGTACCTCTGCCCCGTACGTCCTGCACTTGAGAACATCCGCCGCGAGGTGTGTGAGTGCGCTGGACAGGTCTGTCGGGGAGTGCGATGGTACAATCTCCGGACCACATGTGTAGCCCGTAAGTACTGTAGGCTCACTCTCGGGCTCGTCCTTCGGGGGATAATCCACGAATGACACACTATTGAAGCGTAGTCCCGGGTACTCCTGGAGCTCGATCTTAGTGTGCCATGTGTGAACATCCGTTGCCTGAACCGTGTACATCCCACCCACCACAAGAACGCCACGGGGGTCATCATTGTTTCCGAACTTCACCTGCTCGTCTGTTGCCCCCACGTACTTCACTTGTGCACCCTTTTGAGCTTGAATATTCATATCGTTTCTCCTATTAGTCTGCTGTCCACTGCCAAACGAGATATGTAAGTACTGCCTCAGCGACCAAGATCACAACGAACACCGGCCATCTATCCCAGTTCCAACCTCCACCGTTACGGTGATACACCTTGTCCACCTCGATGTGAATGGCGATGGGCAGGGGGACATACCTAGTCTGATAGTAGTCGAAATTATGAAACTTCCTGTACGTCTCCCAATCATCACGCCTTACGATGTTACCGTACGCTCCCGCGATATCGGGGAACATCCCGAGCACCGCACCCACGTAGCCCACGGTACGGGCAGTCTGATTGTCGGCTCCCAGCAACTTCGCGGTTCCCGCGTACAACGTGAAACCGGCCAGTCCGTGACCAACGGTGCTATCCGCCGAGGCCTGTGCAACCCCACCCATGAGAAGGCACGCCAACACCACAGAGCGCCCTATCACGCTATCACCTTCTGCTCGCGTAAGTCCCGGTTGAGTTCCTCGCAGACTGCCCTCGCCCTCCCTAGTGCCTCCTCGGGATTGCGCAGGTAGCCCTTGATACGCCGAACGACCTTCCCCCGCTTCAAGCCCTTCTTGCTCGCTCGCGGTATCCACTGAAAGATGCCCAAACTGAAACTCACGGCGTGCGCGTACGCCCCCGGTTGTCCGGGAGCGCATGCGCCATCGAAGTCGTACTCATAGGGTTGTGGATTAGCCTTGGGCATCGAGAGTCTCCTGTTCAGTAGTTGGGGGTAGTCTATAGCCGACCTTACGGGCACGGTTGATGAGCATCATCTTCAGGTGTGGGGAGAGGATGCTCACCTTGTACGTCAGGAAGACCCTTTTGGCGTACCGCAGAAGACCCTCGGCGGAGATCATACCGCACCACTGTTTGCGGAGCGCCTCGTACTTCTCCTCCCAATGCCCTGCGTTCTGAGCGTACCTCAGGGCTTCCCTCTCCCACCCCCTGGCACGGGTGTCCGCCGCATCCCGTTCGTTCTGCGCTTGATCCACAGAGCGCCCGTATTCCTCGGCCTCCACAGTAGCCGCCTGTGCTGTGGCGGTAGCCACCCTGAGTTTTTCTAGGGTCTCCACATGGGTCTTCCACAACTCCTGATACGCCTCATCCGTGATGTACAGCGTGGTGTCCTCGAAGGTCAACGCCCCTTCATACGCGGTGTACACCCACCCATCGTGCTTCATGCGCCGCAGAACATACAGTCGTCTGGGCATCGGGACATCCGTGGGGATGGGGCGTGTGTTACCTGCTAAGTCCATTGGCTCTCCTTTTACGTGCTCCAATATACAACATTGGAAACAGAATGTCAAGTGGGGTGCTCAGATTTTTCCCATGCGTAACCACAGGGAATGAGGTCTCCTCGGGGGTTCCACGGGTTCTCCACCAGACCATCACAGCGATAGACCACATGGGAGGATTTCCATGTGACGCACGGTGGGTGAACTTCACGCACTAGGCGCGATCCGCACTCGGGACACACCGATGGACAGTCTTTTGGTCTTCTACCCATGATGACCTCCTCCTACCCTATTTTGTCCTCAAGCAGAACGTACTGCTCCCGCGTGATCTCGCTCCAGAAGAGGAGGCGCACAGCCTGCCCCACCACGGGGTGCGCGAGTTCGTCGGCCAGCCACGAAGTGGGGTGTTCATCGATCACAGCCTGTCGGGTGTCATGCCCGTACCTCGAAATGTACTCGTAGAGCATGAAGAAGTACTGCTTGTCCTTGCTCATCGCTGGCTCTCCACATGCGCACTGGGATGGCGCTCCTCGAAGAGGGGGCAGTTCACGCACTCGTACCACATGGTGTTCGTGAGACTCGGAGTGCCGCCTACGCCTACGGTGTGGAAGAAGTCCCCCTGGCTGTCAACAAAGGAGTACTTGCACGCCTCCCGCCTTGCCGCACCACGCACTTTCAGATCGGCGGCGTGGATCATCCAGTTCTTAGCCATGATTGGTCTTTCCTAACGGTGGAAGAAACACACGCTCGTTCTTGCGCTCCTTCCAGTATGTTGAGAGGCAGAACCCGAGGTCTGACAGGTCATCCCGTGTAAAGATGGATGCCCCGTACATGACAAGACCCCCGATAAACACGATGACCGCCGCCACCCAGGATGCGGGGTTCCACCAGTTCCATGTCCACGACACGAGGTCGCCATCGTGCCAGTAGCGGACAATCATGAGGATGCGCATCAGGTGACCTGCGTGGGTCAGATTATACGGATGACTCTTTTTTGTTCTCGTGCTGAGTTTCATTCTCATGTGGTCTCCTGCGAAGGCGGTCGGTCTTGTTCGGTCGGTCTGTGTGCAACACCCACGACCACCCGTGCCTGTTGCCGAGCAGTAAAATGGGCTTCAGATTTGCTCAGTACTCTCTGCAACTCCTGCTCTTCCAAAGCATCGGCATCGAAGCCCTTGGACTGACAGTATACGAGCAGCGTGATACACACCCCTCCCACCTCCTGCGGTGGATCACCAGCGGGTCTGCCATAGACATAGTCCACAATCTTGTGTGCCATATCACGAGTCAGTCCTTCAGCCTGGGCGAGTTCTGTGGCTTCCTCTAGCACTCGGGTGACCCTCTCCACCACATTGCCGACAGTCTCTGCGCCAAAACAGCGTACGGCCCAGTCTGTGGCTTGAATCTGGCGTGACCTGCGTACGGAACTCATGCGCCCTGCCCGTTCTTTTGGGGGTCATCCTTGTCAGGTACGCGCAGGGTCGTGTGGACACGCACGGTGGACTCGATTCGCATTTTTCCACCATCTTCGCCGTGTCTCCCCCACTCCCAACTCATATGGATGTCGGGACCGAACTGAAAGTTGTGTCCTGGTGAGTACTGGACGGTCATCCGTGTAAGTTCGTACTTCAGGGCGATCGCCGCGAGTTCTCGGCAAATCTGTATCTGCTGTTCTGGGATAGTCATTTCCTTTTCTTCCTTTCCTTCTCTTGGGGCTTGGCGTGGAGCGGTGGATAGCCCAAATCCTCGCGCCGAGCATCGTTGAGCATCTTCAAGTATTCGATGGTCTCCCTATCCGAATTCGATAACTCGGGTAAGTCCTTGCTTGTCAGTGTGATTCTCCGTGGCACATCTGTCGCTGGAATATCGCTCTCAGAGTACGGAAAGTACATCAACGTTTTTTCATCTACCCAAAACCCATCCTCCGAGGAACGCTCTGGTCTATTCTGCGTAAGGTGTACGGCTCCGTTGGGTTGTTTCACCACCCAAAGCTCAAGTCTCATGCCAGGGCTTTCTTGATGGTGTCCAACACGGCCGCTATACGGGCATTATGCGCATCCGCCCCGCAGTTGCACTCGGTGTCCTCGGGGTTCGCGCAGGCATCGGGATGCTTGGGACACGAATACCCCAAATCCTCACGGTAATGAGGTAGCACACTCTGTTCCAACACCTTGACCGCCTCGGTCAAGAGCGACAGCGGAACGTACTCCACCGCATCATCCTGACCCTCCAGTCGCTGGTCTGCCCACTCCCCGAAGTGTCCGTGGGGTGTAGTGGACTGCGTGTCCACCCATATTCTTGTCGGCGTGAGTCCCATCATCTCTTTCCTTTACGCTCGGGCTTGCTCACCGTACGTACGCGTACGTGTGGGCGTGCAGACATGGGTGTCGCCCGAGGGTCTTGTCGTTGGAGAATGAACTGCACGGTCACGCTACTCATGCGCACCCCTACCACCTGTAACTTGGAGTCCCGCATGGTCTGTCCCTCGTACTGCTTGAGCAACTGCTTGGCGAACCGCCGGAGTGCCCCCTGCATGCCCAACCCCCGCACGGTGTTGTCCTGGAGTTCGGCGGTCATGCCCATGGTTGCGCCAAATGATACATGATCGGCCTTCTTGCCCTTCATATACACATCGTAACTCATGCTACACCTCCTCCCGGATACGGTCAGCGATGTCCTTCAGGCGATTGAACTGCGCGGGTGAGCACTCGGAGGGCACGGCGTACCCGTTGAGGGTCTGCATGAACTCCCGCTCCCAGTCCGTCAGGCGCGTGGGATGCGCATTGATGAGTTCCATGTTCTCCTGTACTATCTTCTCTCGAAAGTTCATGCGCGAATGTCCTTCTGTGGTTGTGCCCAATATACAACATGGAGATCGAAAAGTCAAGTCCTGTCCTTCTTTGGTTTCTCGGTTGCCATTCGACAAGTCATACGTTTCCCCACCGTGCCCTCCCAGAGCATACACCAAGCGGTTCTGTGCAAATCGCGTACTCCCGGAGCGGGACGAGGTCGATACTGCCGACACTCTCCGCACGGTATCTCCCCCTTCTTAGCCCTGTGGTACTCTCGTACGCTCATTGTTTCCTCCACCTGCGGAGGAGTCTGCGACACCACGGCCAATGGCGATGGATGGCAAGTCCGCCCATCCACACCACAAGAAGTACGCACGCCCCGTACAGCAGTATGGGGGGCGTGAGTGCATGTACGGGTCCTATCGTGTCACCCATTAGTTCCTCCTTCACCACCCTGATCCTCGGGGGCTTTCAGTTTTGGTATTCCCTGGAACTCGTTGCAGATACCGCTAGCATCCACAGGAAGGTCTGTGGTGGTCGGGGGGCGTCCTGGGTACACCCATGTGAACTGCACCCTCTGGCAGATGTACTGCCCATCCTCATCACCATACCCGTGCAGGCAGTTCGCACACGCATCCTGATCGCGGTAGCCCTTCGCAGCCAAAGTGGCCTCCGCCTGTTTACGCGCCTCTTCGTAGTTCATGGTGTGCCTCCCGTTGTAGGTGGTAATTCCACGGTGACCTGCCTCTCGAACTTGTTGCATACGCCGTTCGGGTCTACGGGCATGGTGGTCACTTTTGAGCGTGCTCCAACAACCCATGTCCACTCGAATGTCACACGCTGACACTCGTATGATCCTTCCCTATCATCCCACACATGGGCGCACACCGCACATGTGTTGACTTCATGGTACCCATCGGCTGCCACGAGCAAGGCTTTCGCCTTCTGCTTCTCTTCTTCATAATCCATTGCGCACCTCCTCCTCCTTGTCGAGTACTTCGCGCATCGTGTGCAGGAAGACCATCGCACACGCGGGAACTATGGCGTTCCCGATGGCTTTGACTTGGGCTTGCCTTTCAGGTATTCCCTTACCCACGCGGATAAGAAGTTCCCTGTCGGCCACGTCCATCCCAACGGGTAGCCCATCAGCCAGCACTCCCATACGGGGTTCAACTGCCCACCAATCGGCGGTCGTGTAGCCCCCGCCTCCTGTGGCGCACTCCCCACCGCATCCCTCAACTTGACACCCCACCGCGTGCCTTCCCGATTCTCCCTGTACCATCCATGACCATCGTTGGTCGCCCTCACCGCTCCACCTTCGGCATCCGATGCCCTCGGGGTCGGCCACGGAGTCTGATCGACCGTCGTGAGCGCTACGGTGTCCGCGAGGTTCAGGCTGTGCGAGTTCTGACCGTTCTTGGTCAGCCTCCTCCCCGTGGGGCTCAGCACCGCATCGGGGTGCTCCACTTCCTGCGCCGTTGGGGTCGGCCACTGCACCTGCTCCGCCAAGCACCCCGGCACCCAGTGCCTCCCGATGGACTCCCTGTAGGCCTTCCTGCGCTCGTACCTCCCCGGTCCCCCCGCAATCTCCACCACAGTCGGTGTCAGCCACAGCCTCTCGATCACCAGGGCCATCGTGGTCAGCGACAACCGTGTGGGTCGCACCACAGGCACAGGAGTGTCCGTGAGGATCAGTTCCTCGGGGGATGGCGTACGCCCCACTCTGAATCTCTCCGAGCGCACCGCCTCCGTCGCCCTCGGTGTCCCCACCCAGACGTTCACTATCGGTCCCCTGCGAGACCAACGCTTCCCACCAGTCGTCGGGGAGTCCCCGGGTGCCCGTGGGGTTGCACACGATCCAGATGCGGTCTCGTTTGTGGGGAGCTCCAAGCTGCCACGCGCCGAAACGATGCCATTCCGCATCGTACCCGATTTCGGCCAAGTCAGTGAGGACTCGCTTGAAGAACTGCCCTTTTTCGGACGTGAGGAGCCCAGGGACATTTTCAAACAGCGCCCAACGGGGTCGTACGTTGCTAAGGGCTCGGACGCACTCACTCCAGAGATCACGCGTGTCTTCCGAGGCTTTGCGCTTGCCCGCGAGCGAGTGGGGCTGGCAGGGGAAGCCCCCTGTGATGAGGTTGATTCCGTCGAACCGTTCTTCGGTCCAGTCGATTTTCGTGATGTCGCCAAGGCAGATGCTCCCAGGAAAGTTTCGGTGATAGATAGAACACGAGAACTCTTCGATGTCCGCGTGAGCCACGTTACAGTAGCGCTCTCCCCACACAGCACGGGCGGCCACAGAGAAGCCTCCAATGCCCGAGAAGAGGTCGAGGTGTTTGATCCGGTCATCCACAATCGGCAGAGGTGTGAGCATCATCCTTTAAGTGCTCCATTGGGCATAGATGCTCTGTTCGAGAATGTAACAAACCACCCGAAGTCGAACCACCTGGGTCTCTTCCACACGCCCACCACGCGAAGCAGGAGCCCCGATGTACAGTCGTGTCTGACTGCTATCGCATCGACCTCCACCACATCACCCTTCTTGAGTCGGGGTGAATACGTGTCCTTGAGTGTCATTTTCATTGTATGTCCCTCGCCTTTCTCTGCTGGGTTGTACGCTTTCTGTACTCTGCAATCCACACCACGGCGGTGACCACCATGTAGAACCCCGGGACGATGAACGTCATGATGGTCGCCACTTCTTTCCAGTCGATGACCACCCAGTACAGGCATAGAAATATGAGGAAGATGGAGGTGGCTATGGCGAACCCGCCCATTGCCCCCGCCTCGTGTTCGTTTCTCATGCGGGGTCTTCTCCCTTTTTGTCTTCTCGTTTGATGTTCAGCAACAGCCGCTCATACGGGTCATCCTGCACAGGCGCAGGTACGGGCTCGGTGGGCGTAGATAGCCCCTCCGCCCTCTTAATGGCATCCAGCATAGCGCGGGTCAGTTTGCTAGGCAGTGGCTCACGAACGGCTAGTTTCAGTAAGGCAAGCATTGCTGGTGCTTCCGCCATCAGCCTCAGGTCGGCTTCCCGCTGCTCCTCATCTCCGTAGCCCGTGTAGTCCTCCTCACCAACGGCGAGGTCGTACGACATACCGGGGGCTCGCTGACCACGGATGAACATCACGCCGTTGCGCTTACAGAATGTCCAGGGTGTGGGTGAGTGTTTCATGCTGTGTTCTCCTTGTGGTGCACAATATACACTATTGAGACTTCAAAGTCAAGTCCTCACTTGACTTTTCTCTTCTTGGGTTCCCCGAGAATGAAGGTCAGTCCGATAGTGTTGAGACTGATACCCACAATGGGCGTATCCACCCCCAGATACTTATACGTCTTGAGAAGTTCCTTGACCAACCTCTGCAAGGCCGGTCGCAGAGCACAGTTCTTCACCATGGCATCTGTGATGTTGATGTGTGCCCCGCCTATGGTCATTGATCTTGACCGCTCATCCATCGGGGATTTCTTCGCTCGATAAAAATCAACGCTCATATACCCTCCTCGGTTAGTTGTTCAAGTTGTGGATGCTGAGGGAGTCGAACCCCCGACCCCCGCCTTGTAAGGGCGGTGCTCTTAACCTACTGAGCTAAGCATCCAATAGAAGTACAGTATGTGGCTTCGCCGTTGTGTCGCCAACGGAGCTGGATACGATATCGGAGTCGTTGCTCAATCGCTCTCCGGTGAGTTTTCCACCACACGGTCAGCGTACGACGGATGCTACTTGTGCTGCGCTGAGAGTCGTACACCTACCTCACACGGTCCGTCCTTGCGGCTACTGTACCTCTTGTGGACCCGCCCCGACTCGAACGGGGGACTACCTGATTATGAGTCAGGTGCTCTAACCAACTGAGCTACGGGTCCAGTACCGACTGCTACTTAGCGAAGTGCTCTCCCAGGGTCTTGCACGCCCACGCGAGCACGAGACACGCGAGGACACCCAAAACTCCAAAGGAGAGCCCCCAATCCTCCCGCCGAATGGTCACCACGAGCGCCCAGATGAGACCGATAAAGAAGACCAAGAGGATGCCACCTGCGAGAATGATCTGCCAATCCATTACGTACGCTCCTTTTCTTGTGTACTACATACTGCACTCAGTGATACAGCCTATCGATGACCACGTGCACCGCCCACATACATACGACAATCACCGCGAACGCACCGCAGAAGACAGCAAACGTCTTATCGTACGATCGCAGGGACTTCACAAGCGCCTCCACAAAGACCCACACCGAAGGCACGAGTACGACTGTAAGAATTGTCACGGCTACCCAAAACTGCCAATCCATAGCGACCTCCCTCTGAATGTTTGTGTCGAGAACAGGACTTGAACCTGCATGGGTCTCCCCAGTGGCTCCTAAGGCCACCGCGTCTGCCAATTCCGCCATCCCGACATTGTATCTAGGCTGTTAAGTTCCTTGTGTGCTGTAATGACTCACCAGGCGAAACGTGGGTATTTAGAATTCATGTGTCTCACTTGCTCACAAGCGATCATCGCATCGTATTCTTGTTTAGGGATAGTCTTCCAGTTCATAATAGTCACACTACGCGAGGGATTCGTCGTCTCCCGCCACCACTGGAGCGGATGTACATTCACCACAAAATTCGCATACGCAGGCACGCCATCCGCCCCCGAGATGAACGCTGTCACTAGGTAGTAGGTAGTCTGCGTGACTTCCCGCTGTTCAACAGACTTGGAGATCGGGCGCTTACGTGGCGATACTTTTTTCATTGTTTCACCTTGTGATGAAATTGGATGTTTGGATATTGATTAGCGCCCTCCGGCGCTCAACCTTCAGGTACTCCCCGAGCGCGAGCCTCGCGGGTCGGCAACTGTTAATGTGCGCTTGAAAGTTCGCCTCGGGGCGCACCACCCGCTTCTGACAGTGGGGGCACTTCGCTACCTGGATGGTGGTCATGCGTGCACAATCTCCCCATCGTTAGGAACCGACCCTGTCTGACGGTAGAAGTCATACTGCGCTTTCGTTATCTCCTGACAGAACAGTATTGGTGTACTCATGTGACCCGTTGCCCAATCCATGGGATCACTGCTGGTTACAGTAAACCCCACACTCCACCGGCCATCGCGGGGGCTACGTCCCACAGTAATGTAGTAGTACTTCTCGGCATCCCCTCCCGCCGAGGAGGGTACAGTACGGTTGGACACTCTCAAGGGGCTCATGTGGTCTCCTTTTTGAACGCTGTGTTACCGATCTTCAGCAGGGTCACCCGTGGTGCCCACTGCTCGGCCATCGCCCTCGCGATGCCAGGGAAGGTCTTCGACCTCGCCTTCGCACGTTCTGCGGGCGGGAGTTTCCAGAGGTCGGCGTACCACTTGTCCATCGACTTCCCCGAACCGAAGACCACACGCTCCCCTGGCTCGACCACATTTGTGGGCTCCAACAACGGAAGTCCACGGAGCCACAGGCAGGTCTTCTTCGAGTACGGATCACCGAACATGTACGGCTGAATCACTTGGTCGGGCTTCCGCCACACCCGGGACATGATGCCCACGGGGTTCTCGATAGCCACTCGGGGGCACTTCGATGGGAGGATGGTCGCAAAGCGCATAAAGAAGTCCACGCCCTGCTGTTGCCGGCCATCCTTGCGCTTCTGTTCGAACCACGCAGCGCCCGAGACCGCGAGGTGCGTACACGGGGGAAAGGCGATGATCATATCCCACTGCTGATCGAGCAGGGGGAGGACATCCTGCTCCAAGTGCCACTCGGGGTGCGCCCCCGAGCAGGGGAGAATATCACAGGAGTACGCTTCATGCCCGAGCGCACGGAGTTCTGTCGTCACCGCCTGAGACTCTTCACACGCAACTAACACCCTCATCTGTCCTCCTAAAAGTTACCCCTAATATACACACTCCGTTCGTGATTGTCAACACCCCTTGAAAATAATGTTCTACCCCCATTGAGAAGCCATGGCCTTTGCGACACCCTCGAAGGTCTTGCTTGCTGTTTTCGCATCATGAGCCACGCCTCTACTCCCACCCCGCCCTCTAGCGAAGCCCCCCGTGTTGCTTGGTAAGTACGGTGTGAACTCCTTGACGACCTTCGTCGGAACAAGGGAGGGCAGTCCTTTGAGCCACAACAGCGTACGTTTTGAATACGGGTGACCAAATTGATACGGCTGTATGACCTGTGTTGGCTCAGGAAGCCCGATGATCTTCAATGGTGTTGGATTCTCTATGGCCACCCTGGGGCACCCACTACGGTAGAACATCATGAAAAACTCTTTTGCTTCCAACGCTTTTGCTAGACGCGCCTCATCCACATTCCCTGCCGTGGGGTACATGAACCTCGCGCCCGCCTTGCTCATATACGTGCACGGGGGGTGTGCGATTATCAAGTCCCACCCATCATCTAGTACCTTCAGCACGTCGCCCTGTATGTGATTCCCTGGCGTCTCTGTCGGTAGCAGGTCGCAACTCCACGCATCGTGACCACGGGAGGCAAAGGCATCCCGGACAGCCCCGCTGAACTCACACGCGACGAGGACTCTCACCCACCCTCCTCGGGATCAACGATGGGGCGGGTGTGGTACAGCCAGAGCGCCACGCCAGCACAGAAACTGACGATGCACCCCAAGGAGAACCCACATGCGAACTCAAACCATGGTCCTGGCATTAGTCTGCCCTTTCTGTTGGTGGTGTACTTGTTTTGGGAAAAAGGTTCTCCATCGCGAGGCACACATCGAGCGCCAACGGATAGGGAATCTTCGCGGAGTCGAACTTGGACATCCCTTGGACTCCCGTGGTAGACCCACGAGGGGCGCGTACATGGCAGGGGTCTCCGTTGTTGCATGTCGGCTTGAGCACCAAACCCTCGGGGAACCTACCCCACAGGTCGGTGGGCTTCATCACGTGCTTCCCGTACTGACACTGCGTGACCGTCCGCCGTTCATACTCATCGAGCCACCCCATCTTCCGCAGTTTGGCTCTCGGGTTCTCGATGATGAAGTACAGGTTGGGATTGGTCTCCTGGGCGCGTTTGATGATCCACTTCGTGCGCAGGACGAGTTCCTGCCCCAGGATGGCCGTGGCGCTCTTCGGTTGGTTGTCGTGTGTCCAGTTCTTGGAGATGCTGAGGATGCTGAAGGACTGACATGGGGGTGAGGCGAGAATGATGTCGAACACCCCCCAGTCGTGGGGGTCGAACGTACGGACATCCCTGTGCTCGGCTGGAAAGCGTTCATCGAGTTCCACGCGCACCACTTCGTGCCCACGGTCTCGAAACGGCTGTGACCACCCTTCTTTGCCTGAAAACAGATCAAGAACTCTCACCCGCCCTCCTTCGTTTTGGTGTACCAATATACACAAAGGAAGAGCGAAAGTCAAGTCCTAACTGCGGGCGCGAACGGCACTCAAATTAACTTTGGAAGGATAGGAGGATGGGAGGATATCCGTGGACAACCATGCGACATGCACGAGGTTCTTCACCGTGAACAGTCCCTGCTGACCATCAAGGAACTCCACAACGAACAGCGAGTCGCTCTTGCGGGGAACAATGTAGTTCTCAGCGTGCTTATACCGCCACCAGTGGTGCATGGCGGTTCCTGGAGCGTAGAGGTGCTTTACCTGCCCAATGCTGCGCAGGTAGTGCATATTCTGAGATACACGCCCCACACTCGTGGATACCACGAGCACATGCGATCCCTCAAGGATGGGGAGGTTCGGAATGGAGCCATAGGTCAACCCCTTATGTTTGAATACAATGCTCATACGCCAATATACACAAAATTAGTGTGGAATGCAAATCACTGGTCGTAACTTGACAGGACATCCCGCCAAAACTCCAAGCTCGCCGCATCGTTGAGATAGTACTGCTTGTACTTCAGGACATCACTCACGAGCGCCTCTAGTTCCGCAAGCCCCTTCGCCAGATGGTCTCCGATTATCATCTGTACTTGTGTGTCGGACATCGCATCGTATTCGTCGCTGTAGTTACGAAGGTCTGCCACCATCGCTTCCACCCACTTCTGGGGGTCGGCCTTTACAAGATATGAGTCGATATCATCCATGTTCGGTAGTTCGAAGAGCGTGCTCGCATCAATGGCGAACATCAGCCATCCACCCGACCGACCCTCGACGGTCATGCCCTTGAACCACGGCTTATCGCCATAGTCCATCTTGATATCCTCAAGATACTGCTCTGCCTGGTAGCCCATGAAGCGGTCAATCTGCTCTGCACTGAGTTTCCGCTGGATGCTCTTCGGAATCTTCAACTGATAGACCTTGATGTTCACCGCAATCCCCGAGCCCCCATGGTTGTACCCTCGGTAGTACCTGTCCACAAACTGCTGAACTTGTTTCAAGGCCTCCACGGGATCAACTGGCATGTGCTCCAAGCCCTCGGCGTGGGTCTTCAGGCTCGCGAGCACACCGGGGTCTCCCGTGTGGCGCTCCCAGAAGTCCATGCTTTCCACCTCATCGATGTACCCCTGGAAGTACGTCTGCACCTGATACTCTAGTTCATTCAGTTCGGTCACGGCGAACCTCAAGGCCCCCTCGACCTCCTGGAGGATTTTGTGTTCGGGGGGCACACGTTCTGCCCCTAGTTCCTGCCGGAGTAGATAGGTGTAGGTGTGCAGGAAGTCATCGAAGGACATCGTGAAGTTATCCTCCGTGGTCTGAAGGGGTACACCCTTGTAGAGTTCGTTATCATCCACCTCAACCATCAGCCATCCATCGGAGCGCCCAACGAAGGCCGCCCCCTGATACCACGGAGCCTCCCCCATAAACTGATCCAAGTTGTCTCGCGTAGCAATAGCGAACGACCGTAGCGCGGCCTCTATTGTGTCCCCAGACAACCGTTCACGGACTATCTCGGGGATGTTCATCCGTGGGAGTTTCACATTGAACGCCACGCCCTTGGCTCCACTTTCATCCACACGGTAGTGCTTGAGCATGAACTCTTTCCACGCATCGTACAACTTACGCGCATCTTCGACCTCCATGATGTCCAACCCCTCTGCGACCGTACGGAGTCCACCGAACTTCAGCCCCTCCTGTGCCTCGGGGGGCAGGAGAGCCTTCTGCGAACGGGTGTCCGTCGTGGGGGTGTCAGGTGGCATGGAGATGGCCAGTGGCTCCTCCCGCTCCTCCTCCACCCCCATTGGTGTCTGACGGACATCAGCGTTGACGAGCAAGAACGGACCGTACCTCCGACTGACAGACCACGGTCCCGTGGAGTTCAAGTACTGTCCATCCTTCTGTGGGAGGAGCGCCTTCACGGCCTTCGGTCCGTTGCCTGTCCACGCGCCACGGAAACGAATGAAGCGTGCACCCCGCCTGTCCTGTGCGGAGTGCAGAAGCCTGTCGATGCGGATGAGGCTGTTGTTGGTCTGCCATATCTGCCCGGGGCGAACTGCTCTGCGGAACTCCTCCCATGTGTACTCCCCCTGATGTACAGGAGTGGCCGCTACGACCGTCTGTGTGAGCCCTCCACGGCGAGCCTTCGGAGCGTACCCCAAGAGCCTCCAGTGGAAGACCTCCCCTGTGTCACGCCGTGTGAAGACCCCACTCTGCCGTAGGCGGGGGTTGTCCGCACGCTTGAAGCGTTCGATGTCCCGCTTGAGTTCCGCCAAACGCTGTGGATCGTTCTCCAGGCGGTATCCTGGGCGATGACTGATAGACCACCGTACGCGCACCCCATCCACTACGAGTTCCCCCTCATCGGGCAATCCATCAGCCTTGTAGTCCTCTAGGGCATCCGCTGTGGTTGACAACCGGAGGGAGGACATGGACAGCAGTTCATCCCTGATGTTCTTCAAGTCTGCATCTGTGGTATGCGCGACCACCGTACTCAGCGCACGGAAAGTCTCATCCGTGGCATCCTCGGGTATCTCACGCATTATCAAGTTCGCCAAAGCCTCTGCCTCTACAGGTGTAACCTCGCCCCAAATGGATGTGTGGACATCGAAGAGCACATGTTCGGCCTCCGAGTCCTCATCGTCAAGATCGCTGCCGTAGAGTGTGACATTCAACGGCGGTTGTCCGCCACGATGCTCGATGAAACACCGGAGTCCTGTCTCGGGGCTGAACTCGTTGTACGCTACGGGCTCCACGATGTTCTTGCGCATGTGCTCCAAGCCCTCAGCCTCCGCGTGCAGCGCGGCCTCGAAGGTGGGCATGGTGAACGGAGCCTCTGGGTCTTGTATGAGAGGGAGAACATCCGTGAGCCGTAGCGACTCCACGTAGGCCAAGAACTGTGTGAGGCTCTCCGTGAAATCCTGTGGATCAGCCCCTTGGTGTGTGCGAACCAACTGCTTAATCCGCAGGAACAACCACCACACCAGCACCGTTCCCTGATGGAACGTCAAGATGTTCGATATGTTTGTAACCACCTCTTCGTCGTACGTCGTGTGATTGGCATTCACAGATACTGTGATACGCAGAACATCCCCCTCATCTGTTGCATCTCCATCATCCGCCAAACGAAGTTCAATACCGTCCCGCGAGTAGTGGGCGCTGTGTAGAGCGAGGTCACTGATACCCTGCTCCTCCTGTTCCTCCTGCTCGTTCACCACATCCAAACCCTCAGCGAATGTGAAGAGCCTGGAGGCCATCACGACCGACCGCATGTCCTTCCTCAGGGTGAGCGGGAAGTCCGTAGCTTGGAGCGTATTGGACTGCGTGGGAGTCTTCAGCGAGTTGTCTGCCGTACGCCACTGCACGCCCTCCATCACGAGCTTGTTGTTGTCCTGCCCCGTGAACTTGAACGCGGGCAGGAGGTGCATGAACGTTCCGTTCTGTGCCTGCCATACCTGTCCCACACGGGCCGCCTGGGTGAAGTCCGACATCGTGTTCGCCATCACAGGAGGACCATCCTCCACATGCTCGTTCGGGCTCTGTTGTGGGGCTGTGGGAGGCGTGCTAGGAGCGGGCGTGGGTGTGACCGCCGTGGGAGGTGCCATACCAAGATCGGCCTCCACAGTGAAACCAACGGGTGGAAGGTAGGGGAAGAATATGTGTGTCCACGGAGAGTTCATACGGACCTATGCCTTTTCTTCTTGCGTACGCTCATGATCGAGCACCAACTGAGGGATGAACGCCGTGACAAACCGTACATCCGACCACCTGTCTGCCATGGGGCGGGCACTCCCATCGTACCCGCTCTGGGCGAACAGGGTGTCCTTGTCGTACCCGAACTTCCCGTGCACATGCCCCAGCACGGGGTCGGTATCCAAAATATGAACGAAGCGAGTCACTTTTTTACCTGCAAGCGGTCCCTGTCCCTCCCGCACGAACGACCATATCTGCCCGGGGCGTGCGTACTGGAAGAAGGTATTCGGATCGCACTGCTTGTTCTGCAAGTACGCGTGCCAATCGGACTCCACCTGCAACTCGTGCGACTGCGATTGCGGCAGCAGAAGCGCTTGCGACTGTGAAGCGGTAGTGGTGTGCGACACTACAGCATCCCACGCTTCGCTCGCTGGACCCTCGTAGATGATCTGGAAGTTCTCCACGCGTATACGGGGTTGGGTGCTGATAGTCCACTTCTCAATGGCCACATTGTCATTGGGCTTCCGATTGGTCTCAAGGTACTCCCTGAGCCACTCCCGTGTGGCGGCGGTCAGATACAGGAAGCTCACATTGTTGAACGATACCCTCATCCAACCCTTGAGGAGCAGGAAGATGTACCCACTCTCGGAGAACCGCCCGAACTCCTCCGTGTAATGCATGTGCGCAATCTCATCAGCTTCCATGTCGTGCGAGTGAGCGACCTCTACTGTTTCGCCCTTGTCAGACACCCAGGCTGAGGGGTCCATCTCGTACGAGGTGGTCGTGAGGCTTCCTCGACGTGCTTGCTGTCGCTCGTGAAACTCATCGTACAGCGCGTTCGCCTTAGCCACCTCGGCCTCGACCTTGCTCTCATCCCACGGCATCATCTCCGATGGTGTAAGAGTCTGGTCTGTAGTTGTGCCTGCCGTGAAGTCGGGGTTGTCCTGAAAGTGCACCCTATAGAGGACACCCTCGTCGGGCAACCTACAGGTCTCGTTGATTTTTTTGAGTTTTATCTTCTGGGTTCTTCCACGATATACGCGCATGATCTCCCCAGGCATACCTGCATAGAACTTAGTGTGCCATGGGTATGGCCAGTGCTCCGCCGAGGCGCTCACATTGAGCATCACCTTCTGTCCCAACTGAAACTCTCCCGACATATCCGAGAGGAGTTCTCCCCGCGCACTCAGATCACTCTCGAACACCACATGCTCGGGACATACCTCATCCCCACCATCGAGGCACATCCACCCCTGCCACACAGGTTCATGGCAAATAGCGCACGATGAGGCAGCCGCACCATCATCCCCAGGATCAACGGTCTCTAGGTCAAACTCTATCCACTGCGCCCCATGCTGATCGGTCCCGCTCTTGCGTGAGATGCCCTGAATGTTATGGAGCACGATCTCATCGGGGAACACATCGGGCTCCTCCTGCATGGTGTCCAGACCCTCAGCAGTCTTGGGGAACCGTAGATCAAGCGCGGTCTTTCTAGATGTCTGCCACACAGCACTCGATGGATTCTCTCCTTCGAACTCCTGCATGAAAACCGCGTTGTCTACGAACAAGAACTGCCTGGTGTTTTTCAAATCTTGAAGCATATACCCCAACCGTTGTCCGTAATCATGTAGCACCCGCTCATACTTCTCGGGTGACAACTTCGAGAGCATTCTCGGTCGCACGGAGTCAAAGAATCTCACAGTCACATCCATCGGGGGTTCCACGTAGGACAACATTTCCTCTAGTGTTCCCTTACTCACGAACGCGTAGTGCTTCCCCGTAGCGGTGTGTATGATGTCTGTCATCTGGGACAGCATCTCCGAGGTCTTCTGGAACCCGAGGTTCATCGAGGTCACGACATCCCGCAGTTCCTCCGTGGGGAGCGCCACCCACCCCGAGGTGCCCTCCTGCTCCTGCCGCCAGTTCTGCACCCACACCGCATCGGGTTCGTCCTTGAAGTACACCCGTTTACCCCGTGCATCCGTCTGAAGGTAGCCCTTGTAGCCCAGGCGTGAGGCGTTCTGGTCGAACTCGGGGGTCTCCGTTGATCCCGCGCCTCGGAAGGAGTACTGCCCATCATCGTACGTGAAGAACGACAGGTATTCCGAGGAGGTCTTCTGCATGCCCTCGAAGGTCATCCCCGAGTAGATGTCGGGTCGCAGGTCACGCTCGGTCTTCGGCTGATCAGGTGGTACGACCTGGGGATTCATGGGAGTCCAGTCAGTGAATGAATACTGGTCAGGATCGGGCTTCTGCCTCGGCTCCGGCCAGTGGGCTGGGGCGTAGAACATCCGCTCATTGTACGGTGCTTGCTCCGCATCCTCATCCTCCATACGCTTGAGGAGGTACGTCAGAACTTCGTACTCCGAGAGGCTTGCCCTGTCGAAGGAGAACCACCCGTTGGTCATCACGTACGACAGGTACGTCTCGGGCTGAGGTGGATTGAATTCATCGTTATTTCCATCCCGCTCCATCTCCTCCATCACATCCTTGTTGGAGAATATTTCATCCCACGTGAAGAACTCCCCACTCCAGTCGTACATCAACGGTGGCTCATCAAAGTCCTTGTACTCCGGGAGTTCTACCCCCTGATAGGCGTAGACCATGATGCCCTTTGCGAAGCGCTTGCAGTAGTAGACCTCCTCGAAGTCAGACCCACTACCGTTGTCGGACAGGATTTCCCACTCATGGCTCTGAATGTACGACCTGAAGAACTTCCGCATGTGCTTCGCGAGCTCGGCGTTCTTCGCGAACTCATGCTCCTTCTCCAACTTCCAGAGCTCGTACGCTTTTTCCTTCTGCTCATGGGCTTCCCGCATCTCCTGCGGGGTCATCCCGAGGTACTGATTCTGCCTGAGCGCTCCCGGGCGTTTCTCCGAGGACTCCACACCTTCATACTCAGGAGGTGCCTCAAACTCAGGGTGCTCGGACTCCATGGCGAGCATCTTCGCCTTCCAGTCCGCATGCGCAGGATCGATTTCATCTAGGAGTTCCCCCAAGTGCTTCAGGGGACCCTCGTGGGGTTCCCCGAGGTAGAGTTCGACCTGTCCCTCGTAACTGATGCTCATGGAGGTCGGTAAGACCCACGTCTTGCCCCCCACTTCGATGAAGATAGTCCCATTGCGAGACCCCTCGGAGCGGGAGAACCTGTGATACAGCCGACAGTGGATACCCGCCCAGTTCAGCCACTGCTCAATCTGTTTTGCGGTGGTCACTGAGTTCCATCCGCCCGTACGCAGGACAACCCCATCGTTGGGAGTGAAGTTCACAATGGGCGTACTGTGGTAGATGACCTGCACACCTATCTCGGGCGTGTAGTCCACCTGTATGTTCTGCGCGGAGAGCCCTGCGGGGTAACTCGTTTTGCGCTGGATGCGCACCCTGCTCCTGAAGGTATCCCGCTGCTGTGTATCGAGGTTCACCACATCGAAGAACGTACTGAACACCTTCTGAAAGATGGGGTGTGTCCCCATCATAGGATCGAGCGCTTGGAGACCTTCGGCGTACGCACGAAGACCCGAGGTTGCTATGAACTTCAAATTATCCACGGAAACGCTCCCGGATGTCTTCCAGTTTCTGTTTGAGTACAGCAGGGGAGAAGGACTCCAAGGGAATGAGCCCCGTGCTTCCCGTTGTTTTCTCTGTGACCACCACGAACGATCCATGGGAGGGCGTACGCTGTATACCGTTGAAGGTCGCCCCCTCGGCCTCCACGATCGCCCTAAGATTCTCCTCCGCTGCCCCCGCGCCGAGTTCCAGTCCAGCTTGTACAGCAGGAATGTCTAGCGTTAACAGGGTCTCCCCTGTGGGGGCATACATCGCGAACGTTAAGAGTCCCGATGAGGAGTCAACTCCAATAAGTTGGTAACGCGAGGCACGCACAACATCCACCGCGTGGGCACCGAACTTATGCATAAATTCTTGGCGTGCATGTGTCTGCACGTACTTCTGCACGGTCTCGAAGAGGGAGCCCTGTGCGTAGAACTGGAAGAACTGCCCACGGAGCCCACGGTACGCACGCGTACTCGTGGTGTCCATCGTCTCCTGCACGGCCTTGGGAGTCAGCGGTTCGGTCGTGGTACCCGCCTCAAGCCAGTCCTTGAACTGCTGAATGGTCAGCGCGTGCCCATCGATCGTACCGCCCTGCTGCTCCAGCCAGTCCTTCTCATAGTTCGAGAGGTACTCCTTGATGGCATCCTCTTCGTTGTGGGTGCCCATGACCACCTTGTGCTCATCGAACCCCCGACCACCCTTGCGCTTCTGGTTCACGACGTACACGAACTCACTGTCGTGGTGCTCTCCCACGACCACATCGAGCTCATCCTTGTCCTTCCCGCGTACGCCCTTGATGTACCCATAGTCCGAGTGCATCTCCTGCGACCACTCGTGACCATCCCTGTCCTTCCCACACCGCGTACTCCCCTTGGGGTTCTCGATCACGATATCAAGCCCATGGAGCCGCACATGACCCTTCTTGTAGTTCCCCGCCTCGATCTGGGCCTCAGAGGGCTCGGTCTCCACATCTTGGTCGGCCACGAGAGAATCCTCGTGCACATCAGCAAACTTGAGCGATGTCGTCTTTGTCAGCGTCTCATGTACAACAGGTAGCTCTTCTACAGATGATACACCGTGTGGAACTTCTGGATCATACCATTTCCCCCCGTAATGTAGCACCGCATGTGGGCAGAAAAACTCACCCTCCATGGAGTACTTCGCATCCGTTTCGTCCAACCACACAATGTCACCCTCTCCCAACGCATTCTTAGCGGCTTCTGCCCACACTTCGCACCAACCTGTAGCGATATGCCACGGGGTGGGTCGCGTGTGTACGGGCGTACCCCCCATCTGGGGATACCACCCCTCCTGTTGCATACGATCTAGAATTCGCTCAGTAACAGCACGCAAGGTCGTCTCCACGCCCTGCCCGTGCACGAGCGACTTGGGGTCTACCGCACCCGCAGCACGCATCTGACGCCGTTTGAGTCCCTCTATGACCGCATCCGCTACCGCCCGCAGTTCATCTACCGTGAAGCCAACAAGATGATACCCGTACTGTGTTTCTTCGTTGAGTGTCATGTCAGTGTTTTCGTAGTACGTGAAGTACGAATCATCCGCACCTCCCACATCCTCCGTTGCACCCTCATCGAGCAAGTAACGCCCCACGACCTGCCCAATGTAATCCGTGATAGACCCCCCGAAATCCAGGTAGTCCTCCAGATCAAAATTGAACTCCTCTCCCTCTTCGTTCTGCCAACCAGAGTCCGAGAAGTCTCCCGTTTCGGCGCTCTCCGGGGTGGTCTTGGTGTACGAGATACGAACCTTCTTTCCCTGTGTAGCACGCTCGAAGTCCGTACCGTTCATGACATCCAGACCTTCAGCGAAGGTGAAGAGCGAGGCTCTCCTACGCGGGAGACCACGCTTGGAGCCAAAGAATGTGTTGCTCCTCAGGAGGAACGGTCCCCTTGCCGCGCTTACGGTCACCATGGATGACCTCCACGGTATCTCCTGGGGGTTCTGCGCAGTGGCATCACCCCACGCCGCACCCTTGATAGTCACGGTATCCGTAACGTTATCTATCGAAAAGGGCACACCGTGTACACCGTTCCACGCGATGACCACCTCAGGATCGAAGATGTACAGCAGGTGGTTACCGACCTCCCACACCTGGCGGGGGGCGAGTTTGCGCAGGAAGTCCACCCATGTGTAGGTCTGACCCACCTCGGGCTCCACGGTACCCAAGCCTTCGGCGTGCGTACTGAGCGAGCCCTGCTGTCTGCGCATCCACCGCTTCTTCGTCCGCTCATCCTTGAAGAACGAGTTGCTGATCAGTTTGTACGGGCCACGGTCGAGAATAAGCCCCCTGTACCCACCTGGAGGTACAACCAAAACCCGCCCTTCCTCTGGTACGGCCAGCCACACCCCCCGAGCTATCTTCACCCGATCACACACCTCTGGCATCGTGAGCGCAGTATCTGGAGAAAATGGATGTGTTTCATCATCCATGTCGTACGCATCGATAATTGTCCCATTATATATGCATGCGTACATCGCATCGGGGGACTCTACATCCTCCCACACCTGCCCAGGGCGAAGGCTCTTCAAGAACTCCGCCCACTCGTAGGTCTGACCCTCCTGGAGTGCGTTCTCCATGACCTCCAAGCCCTCAGCGAAAGTGAAGAGCGAGGTGTTGGTATGGAGTGTCTCGGGTCCCATATCATTATGAATATCCCGTGCATCCCCAGGTAGATCAGTGAAGAACGTGACCCCCAAATCCTTTTTGAGGTTGTGAAACTCATAGTACTGCAACATGGGATGCCAGAGCACAATAACTGGATCATCGGGCATCATCTGATAAAACGCGTCCGTCCCCACATGATAATGCTCTTTGAACTTCGTCATCGACAGCATTTTATCTCGGGGGTACACCCCCTCCACCTCATACTGCTGAATGTAATGATAGTCCTCATCGCTTGACTCCCAGGCTGTTCTACCCCACACAGTAGACCCCTTGGGAAAATCAGGCGCGTTCATCACAGACAGACCCTCGCTGAACGTAAAGAGCGATGCCTGTCGAGCCTGTAGCTGTGGGTAGTACACCAAGGCCTTTCGTGCCTCACGCATCGTATTGACCATCATCTGCCGGGTATCCTCAGACTTCCGCGCATACCCCTGGGGGATGGTGACCGACACAGGTACCCCGAGTTTCCCGAAGTGTGCGAAGACCATACTGTCCCTCTTACGCAGGCCTGGAAGGGTGACCCTCGTGTGCGATAGCCTGTCATCCCCATACAGATCGGTGCCCGCGACGTACATCACGAGATCGGGCGTACCAAACGTCTCTGTTGCCTGCACAAGTGCCGCCTGGAGTTTGCTCAGGTACTGCCTATCCGTCGTTTTCGGAGCAAGTTCCACATCCAACGAACTCCTCTCCTTGTACGAGGGATAGTTGTCAAGTTCGTGCGTGCTGAGGGTGAAGATGTTCGGGTCGTTCGCCGTACAAACGGCGGTGCCCTGTCCCTGATGAACATCGGTATCCACGATCATCACGCGCTTACCCTGGGCGCTGAGTTTCTTGGCCGCAATCGCAAGGTCGTTCAGAACACAGTAGCCCTCCCCGCGATCAGGGTACGCGTGGTGTCCCATATCGAACAGTTGTACACTCACACCCGCACGCAGAGCCTCCTCGTTCGCCCTCATCAACCCACCGGCCGACCTGAGGACAGCCCTCTGCCCACCCTCATCCCACTTCGTAGCCCACCCGTGGCGTGCCTCCATGGATTTCTCAGGGGGTCCGAACACATCCTGCACGTACTCAGGGGTGTGCACAAGGAGAGCATCCGCCTCGGTAGCAGCTTCTGGTTCTACGTACTGGTAGTGTTCGGGCGAGTCCTGAGTGTGAAGGTCGTTCACCGCCGCCTGATACTGATCCATCTGCCACACGTTCCCCGCGTGGTTCTTGAACGCATAGTACTCGGGGTGCATCACCACGGGCAGCGCTTGCCCAGGTGCCTCTGGTTGAACATCCGCAAAGCGCAGGGAACTCACAGTGTTCTGCGGGTGGTGGGTGTGGAACCACTGCACAAACTCCTCGTGCGACATCTCACGCGAGGACAACTTTACGGTCAAGTCCGCAAGGTCGTTCTCATCGATACCCATGTAACTATCGAGCACATCATCAGTTAGCCCGTTTGTCCTGAGAAAGTCCATGGAGGCGAGGATGGATGTGCGCTTATTACCATCCGAGAAGGGATGGGTGGTGATGATGGAGTGCATGAGAACTGCGGCCTTCTCGATCAGCGTGGGGAACGCTTCGTAGTCCCCGAACCCACTCTGCATCCGCCCGATAGCCGCCTCAAGCAGACCCCGAGTCTCCGCACGGAGGGCGACCTGTCGTTGCTCCTCCTCCATCACGACCTCGTTGAGTTCGATGATGTCCTCTACCGTGGGGTAGACCGTAGAGCGCTGAAGGATGTCCGAGAAGGTCAGTAGACTTACTTCAACTTCGCGAACTTCGTGGCGTGCTTGCGCATGAACGCCTTCGCCCATGCCTTCTTCTTGGAAGCTGTTGCTACCAGCGGTGTTACCATCATTGGAAGTTGCGTGTGGACCCAGGTGGGAGTCACCCACGTAGTATTCGGTAGTGTCGGTCTCGTGTTGTCCATGGTCATCCTCATGATTCAATATACCACTAATTTTCGTGAAAGTCAAGCCCCGTTTGACCCACGCAACCTGCCGGAGATTGGTGAACTTCTGAAGTTCGTGGGCGAGGAGGAGGAACGTGTGTGCCCCCATCTGCGCCTGGACTACGGTGTTTTCCATGGAGCGCCCGTGAATGGCCTCCAACGCAGCGGGGGTGGACAGGGATGCCCACGCGTTGCTTACCGTCTGCCAATGAAGATCGTTCGCAGGGCGGACATCGGTGACCCTGATGGTCGCCCCAGGGGGCACCCGAGCATCTAGCACATGCTCACGCACAAAGCGGGCACCCATGCGGTTGAGTTTGTACTTCTCACCAACCTCGGGCGCGGTGTAGTTGTAGGCGAGCATGTCCGAGGTCTTTGATATCTGCGTGCGTACGAGTGGTCGGAGTTCCTCCTCGGTCAGCAGGTACGGCACTTTTCCAGTAGAGGATGCCCCGACGTACACCAGGACGAGCACTGTGCTCTCATCGTTCCGCACGAGCGCATCCCACGCTGCATCCGAACTCTTCTCTTCGAATCCACTCCTGTCCTCTATACCACCATGACCACCCCGAGCATCCCGGAAGCCCTGCCAAAACGGAGACCTCACGTTGCTTGCTTCCGAGATGTGCACGGTCGAGGCCTTGATGAGCCACCCCCACTTGCTCTTGAAATACAGAAGCCCCTGTTTAGACAGGGAGTACTCCTCGCCCTCCTTGAACGCCCCGTGCGTGAGTTCCATCAGGAGCTCGGCCTGCACGGTGTTCAAGGGCATGATGTCCACCGTATCGAACGTCCATTCCTGGAAGAAGTCCGCCACTTTGGGGTCATCCCATTCCACCGTATACAATGGACCCTTGTCGGGTCGGTTCATCCACAGCTCAAGAATGCGCCCACGAGCCCCTAGCAGATCGCTCTCGGTCAATCCAAGAGGTGCCATCATCTCGGGGTACTTGGTGGCCGCGTAGTGTGCCCGCGTGGGGGTGAGCCGTACAGGGTCATCCACGGAGTACGTGCTCGGTGCGGCATCCAACGCCTCGGCCTCAAAGCGCAGACTACCCCCCGCGTAAAAACTACCGAACGACTTCCTCCACTGTTCCTCCGTACCCCACAGATTGGGGTCTGCCACTGTCGCTAGTGGAAGGTGGAGGAAGAAATACGGATCGTTCGCATCACAGAACTCCACAACGGTCTCTCCCGCGTTGAAGTCCCAATCTTTGTAGTCATCCTGTAAGCGCTTTTGTGTGCGTATACCGAGGTTCTTCTCTTGCAGACGCTGCTTTACCCGCGCACGAACTGCTTTCGCACTACCAACGAAGACCACCACCCATGTGACAATCGCTTCGTGCCGCATGGGGCGCATACGCATCCCCACCTGTACGGGGGTGCTCATGCTCTCCAGCGCCTCGGCTGTGCGCGTACGCTTACCAAACCGCGCCTCATACGCTTCGGGGGTCAGCCAGTGCTTGGGGTTCGCGAGTTGGCGGACAGCCACGAAGTAGTCATAGCCAGAACGCCCACCATCGAGTTGGGCTACGAGTTCGTTGTTGGGGAGCGCATGGATAGTCTTGTACTCTAGAGCCCCGCGAGGCATACGCTCTACTGCCGTACGCTTGCTAACGATCTCCTTGACCACCCACACGGCGGTCGCATTGGGGCTCGCATGCTTGAACTCCGAGCCCACTTGGACATCGTTCAGGATGAACTGCAAACCCTCCGCTTGGGTATGGAGGTGTGCCTCGTGCGAGCGTGTGCCCATCATGGGGTGTATGTCCGTCACATACAGCCGGAGAGGGAGCATGTCGTTCGTGATCCTCAGGGGGAGATCAATGCTCTCCGTGAGCCACATGTGGAGTTCCTCGGAGGTCAGGGGATACTTCGCGAAGAACGCATGCTTGAACTCCGTGTAGTTCGCGCTGTACGGGGCGTAGTAGTCCCTCTTTTGGGGCGCTGCGTGCACTACGGTGGGATCAACGACATAGATGAAGCCCCGCCCAACGACCTCCCTGCCCATGGGTGCCCACACTTGCCAAGGCTGTGCTATCTGCTCGAACTCCCGGAGAGTGGATACTCCCTCCTCGGAGAACAGCCCCTCGGCGGTCTTCTGAAGTTGCCCCGCCTGCGCGTGTGAGGCTATCTTCCCGTTCGCATCAAAGGTGTACCCGTTGGCACGGAAGGTCTCCACTATCTGCTCGTACGACCCCTGATAGTCCAGTTCCTTCTGCATCGCGCTCGCGTGCTCACCCTCCAACTCCTGGAACAAGAGAGTCGCGTGCTCCTCCACATCGTTCAACGCGTACTTCCAATCCGTATCTGGATACCGCTCTTCAAGGTCACCCTCATCCTCCACGTACGTCGTGCCCCCCATGTGCCCCCGACCGTGGCGGTACTGCACACTGATTGCGCCCTCTAGCATCACCCTCAGCGTGAGTGTCCAGTGGGGGTATCCAACATGCCCTCCGCGCTCCACATGCGCCCACAAGGCCTGTGCGAACTTCCCGTAGTCCGCGATGTGGAAGTCCCACGCGCTCCCACCTCCAAACGAGTGTTCGTTGAGCTCCCCCCGGATGCCCATGGGCTCCAAGCGGTCTTCCTTGAACATGTCCGTTACGCCATCAAAGGCATCATTGTCCTCGATATTGATCCCACTGTAGTTCCCCACAGCGATGCCCTGCACATCCTCGGGGAGTTCATCAAAGGGGAGGGGTTCGCTGAAGTCATACCCACCATCGGGAGTCTCTTCGTACGAAGGGATAGCAAAGAGACCTTCAGCGAACTTCTTAATGGATTGAAAAGAAAGGCGCATCGACCGTGCCTCGGCTCGGGTGAGAGTAAGGGTGTATTGCATGTCTACCAAAATATAGGGGGATTCCCACACGTTTTACACTCCCCCTACGGAGTTCTCCCTAGTACTCCCGTTGTGGAAGTGGTTGCAGTTGGTCGGGAGACCGCAGATCGCGGAAACTCCTAGAAAATGCCTCCACACCCACAAATAGGAGCGACCCAAGCCCATCCTCTGAAGGACTGCCATCGAAGTTCACGTACGACAGCACATACACCCAGTCCTGTCCATGTTGCGCCAAGTCCTCCTCAGTCACACCATCCTTGGAGAACCTGAGGGGCTCTAGCATCAAACCAATCCGCCACGGTTTAGAGGGTGTCATGTACTTCGCGTGCATGTCCTCCAACGACCCCGCATCGAACACCCGATACCCGTGATGGGGGAGCACCCCACCTCGGATATAGGGCTCCCCGTGAATGACCATGATGGCCTCCGACATGTCGTTCAACCCTTCGGCGGTCGCGTGCAGGTCGTAGTCGAACTTAATCGTCCCCCTGAAAATCTCTCCCGACAACTTCTCGGGGGTCACCCACTGATATGGATAATGACGCGCCAGGGTAGCCACTACGTAGACCTTCATGTCCGCCCAGTTCTTATGTCCTTCTTCAGGAAATGCTACTCTAAGCGCTCCTTCCATGTTCACCATGTCCTTTAAGTTCCCAAACGCGATGACGACGTACCTGTCCGCATCCTCATACAAATAGGTCTGACCAATGATGCCCAACGGGTCTTCCTCGGTCGGATCGCTCTCCATGAACTCCAACCCTTCGGCCACCGCGTGCATACTCGACGTAGCCTCCTGGCTGTCATCGAGGTGCCCCATATCACGCATATCAAACGATTCGGCATAGTCCACATTGATCATCTTTGCTGCCTCCTCGCGGGTGACGAACTTCTGCCCACCCTTGAGCACATAGCCCTCCGTACCGAGGTTTCTGAATGAATCAATCTCGTACTCCCGTTGGTCGGGTGCTAGGCGATCGAACTCGGGATTGACATCCCGTACGAACCCCTCTATCGCATCCGCATGAGTGTACCCCGTATACAGGTCACCGTTCACGAGGAACGCTGGGGCTTCGAAGAGACCCGAGGCCATGATACGCAACGCTGCTGTGCCCTTCAAAGGATCACCGAACTCTCCCCTCCCTCGCATCTCAATGGACTCCGCGTAGTCCACGTTGAGCATCCGCGCTGCTTCTTCGCGGGTGACGAACTGGTCATCGTTTGTGATAAACCCATCAATCCCACGCTCCATGACCTCATCAATAACCCGCCACTGTTCCAACTCTGGGAGGCTGTCAAACTCTGGATCGACTCTTCGAAGATATGCCATTGTCGCATCGGAGTGTGTGGTACCCGTATAGGTCGCCCCCTCTATCTCAAACGCGGGTGCCTTGAAAAGCCCCGAGGCCGCGAGGTGCACATTGAACGCGGAGTACCCCATACTTGCGTGCGTACGCCGATACCCCTCTGGCAGGGGGTCTTCCTCCATCAGCCCGAGGTTCCTCAGCGTGCCCACCTCTGCCTGGTCAGCGGGGAGCCTCATGATCTCCGCTGCCTCTTCGCGGGTCACGTACTGCCCTTGGTTGGTGATGAACCCCTCGCTGTACTCGGGGTGGTTCAGCAGGGCATCGGGCATCTCGGGGTACCCCTCGGGGAAGTCCAACCCCTCTTCCTCCATGAACGCCCGATACGCTTCGGCGTGCCAGTCACCTGTATAGACCCGCCCATCGGGGAGCTTGATGGCCGCCGCGAGGAAGGGATACTTCCGAGTGGAGTGCTCCACGAGCGATCCGAGGACATCCCGATCTAAGAGCTCGGAACCTTGCCCACGGAAGAACACGAGCTTCCTGTCCTCTAGAATGAAGAGCGTATGGGGATACTGTGCCGCGAGCTCAATAATGGCATCCTTGACACCACCTTTGAAGCCCGTGCTCGACTCAATACCCATCTCCCCATCCTCGTGGTTGTTCCACACCCGAGCCCACCCCTTGAGGAGCAGGAGCGCGATCTCCTCATAACCCTCTAGCCCCTCTTCAATCTCAGCCACCTTCTCGTGGTAACGGCTCCACAACAGGCTCGGAGCTACATAAGGATGTCCCTCTGGGGCATCCACAATCTCTCCCTCGGGGGTGATAAAGAATTGCTCCCCATAACCACGAGCGCCCACGGTGTTCATCATGCCCAACCCCTTCTCAAGCGCAAGGACGGTCGAGAGGAACACCTGAGGACCACACTTGGCCACGATGTACAACTGCTGATGCTTATCCAGCGTGGGGGACACATAGACCTCGGGGTGTGCCCTGCGCATCTCCTCGAACGTACCTGTGTCGAGGATGTGGATGAAGTCCTGCAAGGCCTTGGCGTAGTACTTCTCCCCTGGATGGTACTTCAGAACGGGGTCATCCACGAGTTCCGCCGTACGCCACAATGGTTGCACAGATGGCTTAGGACCACGAGGATCACCGAAAACAATCTGCCCCCGAGCTAGAAACTCCATCAATGTCGCTTCAGTATCCACGTATGTCTCTTTATCACCGAAACTGTAGTAAGCCCACACGGGAGTCTCGGGTGTGAATAAGGTGGGCGTGTGGAGTCCCCATACAGGATTATGAAAGGCTATCATCATATCCTTGTACTGACCGACTTCCTCTAGACGGTTCCAATCTAACGAACCACCATCCATAAAGTGCGCACCCTCAACAAAGATGGTGCCGTACTCTTCTAACCCCTCGGCTCTCACACGCAGAGAACTCTCCCTGCGCACATCCTTCCCTGGGTGGAGTTCCATCAAGTGCTTCACCCGTGGCCAGAGGTCAGCCAACAACTCTCCCAAGTGCATCTGGTAGTCAGAGCGTGCGAATGCATCCATGCAGTCCACGACCTCCAAGAGGAACGGCAGAGGATTCTGCGGGGGAACGGATGACCTACGAAGCTCTTGCAGGACATCCCTCGTGGTCATCCCCAAATCGGATTCAAACGCCCCGCCATCGAACTCCCGCACCTCGCGCTCCATGTCCTCCAAGGGCATGGTGGTCATCGAGCACTGTACGAATGTAGGCCCATCGTAGTCCGCGTCATCCCTGTCCTCTTGCGGTTCGCACACGATGACCTCCCGTGTGGTGGGGTTCATCAGCGCCCCCGCTACATACAACGACCTCACGGGATCATCATCCGTATCTTCTTCGAGTGCAGTAAAGCCTATGGCGTACAACGCTCGGGCGAAGTTATCCGCATCCTCCCAAGACATGATGTAGTCCTCAGGGAGCCCCTGATGAGCGTTCTCCATGTACCCCAAGCCCTCGGAGGTCGAGCGCAATACTGCCGTAGCACTCCTTGGTGTCTGGAAGTGTGGCATGTACTGCCCTATCTCCGGCCAGAGCTCTTCAATGACATCCGCGAGATTGTTGTTCTGTTCATACCACTTCTGCCCATCATTGAGATAGTTGTGAACGAAGCTCAGCCATCCACCCACGAGCTCCATCACCTCATCTCCGCTCCCGCCCACGAAGGTCTCCTGAATCTCCTCCCGCGTGCGTCCACCGAAGTACGTCCTGAGGATGTACTGCCGTTCCTCATCCGCCTCATCTCCGACCCCTGAGTCCTGAATGTTCTGATCCACATACCCCGCGAGGGCTCCCATTGACCGCTCGTACGTCGCACCCACGAGACTCAGCGTGGGTTGAAGGGATGCGAAGTCCCAGTTGGTGAGGAAGACCACCCGGCGCTGACTGAGGTCAACCAATGCCCCACCCTGCAACAACGAGGCCTCGGGGGACTCGCCCTCTAGGGTGCCCGTGAAGCCCACCTTGTACAGGGCACGTGCAAACTCCTCTAGGTTCTCCCGTGTGACCCGCGTCTCAGAGTTGAACTCTGGAGGCTCCTGGAAGGCATCCAAGCCCTCACTAGTGGCGAGGAGTCCCGCTGTCCGCCATGACCCTGAGGCTTCCCGTCCACGTACATCCGACCACGCTGGGACGTACTCATCGGTGAGGCAGCGGTTGTCCACGAAGAGGAAGAACCGCGTGTCCTTCATGCGCGTATCCTGCTCCCCCGTGGGTCGCTTGTCGTACGCGTGGGACAGCAAGACCCCCTGGACATTCTTGTACTGTACCACCACTTCAGGTGTCTCCATGACATCAAACCGCACAAAGTCCCCTGGTCCCGAGTAGAGTTTCACATTGAACTTGGGGCGCTCAAGGCTATGCCTGTGCCACACATCGTAGAGCGTGCCGTGGTCTACCACATCGTACACCCACCCCTCGGGCTCCAAGCGCAGTTGGTCTGGTTGGGCGAGTTCGGTCAGCGCCTCTGCGGTACGTACACTACCGATGACCATGAAGGGTCGCACCCGAGACCACAAGGTACTCACAAGCGCTCCGAGTGTAGTGTTGAAAGTCGTATGGGGCGCATTGGGTATCGCCCGAAAGACCATCATGAGCAACCCCAAAGGATTGGGTCCCAAGAGTTCTGCACGAAGTTCTTCTATCACCTCCGCCGTACGCATATTGAGCTCCTCCTCAAAGAGCCCACTTTCTCTACGAGCGACTCTGCGAACAAGGGTCAAAATATCTTCCACCGACAGATGCACAAACCTGCACCGCAACTCGGTCGGATTGTACTCATAGTGCCCCCTGACCTCCGCGAATACGAACTCCATGGTCTGCGGATTCATCAATACCCCCTGCTCAAAGAGAGACACTGCTGGCTCTAGGGAAAGAGTGGCCGTAAAACCCGCATCGAACAACGCCTGTGCAAACTGCTTAGCATCCTTCCACGTGAGGTGCATTCCTCCCACGGGGGGACCCTGCATGATCTCCAACCCCTCGGCGGTCGTTCTGAGCGCCCCATCTTCCTCATCGGGAGGTACTATCGTCAGGACTCCACTGGCTAGATCGGCCTCTAGGGTCTTCTGTGTGTCAATGAAGTACAGTCCCTCTTGCGGTGATCGGGAGATGTACACCAAGTCAGGAGCCTGTGGTCTGCGCATACCTTGGTCAGACAACGCTAGATTCTCAGGACCGTATCGTGCCTCCATGACCCACAACGGACCGTAGTCCACGATGGGGAAGAACGAGCCCCCCATGCGGGTCATCGTACCGACCTGGAAGGGGCTCCCCGCCGGAGGTGCATCCTTATCCATATCATCAAGGAGTTCCGCACGCCGTTGCTCGCGTGGTAGCACCTGCTCAATCCGCCCTAAGTACTGCCCGTGCCGTACGAGCGAGGCGAGGGGTATCTTCGAGAGCGTGCCCCTCACCGTTGGATCGGAAGCCAGGAGGCTCTCCACGATCACCCCCTGCTCATCCGGTGTCTCTCCCGCCAACGACAGGGCATCCGGGAACTCCGTACGGAGGTCTCTGAAACTCCCCGTACCCCGTACGACGTAGAAAACATCCGTATACCTCTCCCACTGGTAGATGTCCCCCACGGTGACCATTGGGGTGTTCAGCGCCTCTGCTGTGACCTGTATCTGACTCACAGGAAGAGACTTCTCACGTACATCGGCCAACGTGCTCAACGAATACGGGAAATGTAGAAGTCCTTGGTATTTGATGAGACACAGTACCTCCCCAGTGTTGAACCATGGATAGTTATCTCCGTGTAGTAGGTTATCGAACACCTTACGCTCCTGGAAGTCCTCCCAAGTCCCCACATCCTCTACCGAGAACGGGGTCTCCGTGGCTTGATAAGGTGCGTGTAACCACTTCCGTGGCTCCCCGATGATGATCCCCTCGTAGTCCGCATCGGGGATGGCCAACAAGCCCTCGGCGGTCGCGTTCATCCCCGGCAGTTCCTCCCATGTGAGGTAGTCCCCTGGCGCTTGCTCCCACGCCGCCATCCACTCGGGATGGATGTGGAACTCCGAGCGTATACTGTCAGGCATGCGCTCAAGGTGCTCACGCCTCATGCTCCCCATGGGGTACGGCTGTACTTCGCTCATGAGTTCCCGCAGGGTAAGCAATCGGGGGAACTCCTGCTGATCGGGTGTCCAGCGCATGGTGTACACCGCGTAGAGTTCTCCGTGCGGATTGACCTCCAGTTCGTGCGCGGAGGCCTGTGTCCACTCATAGCCACCCACCTGATCACACTCGGAGGCCACGAGTTTCTTGACCAACCTTGGGCTCTCAATACCATAGATTTTGCTTTTCCACAGGTAGTGCAACATCGACGGTTCCAACCACGCCTCCAACCCCTCGGCCTCCGCATGGAGACCACCCACAGCGCCCAACGAGTCTAAGTCCGAGGGTGATGGGAGATCAACAGCCTCCTCCATCGTGCTCGCCTGTCCTACGTACTCCAAGTCCTGCCTGAAGTGCTCGGCCATCATCCACCGCCCACCGTAGGGCATCACGCGAATCCTCCGCGAAGAGGGCACGACATCGAAGATGACCACCATGGAGTCCTGCCCCTTACCCTGAAGGAGTTCCTGATTGTAGACATAGTGAATATCCGATGGCCAGCGCTTGGTCACCTCTTCGAAGGGTACCCTCTCCCGGCGGCGACCCATCGTGGTCTCATAGTCGTAGGTATGACTACGGATATCCCGAGAGTCCGTGGTGTTGTCATTCTGTGCCATTAGCGCACTGAGCGTCGTGACCTCCCGCACCCAGAATCTCCAGTATCCTGGTCTCCACTTGCCCTTGAAGTGCACCTGGCTCCTACGGTACTCCCGTGGAATCTCCCACACCGAGCCCACTTGGATGTCCCCGCCTAGGTCGCTCAGGGCTTCGGCCTCCACGGTGCGTCCCGCTAGGGCAGACATGTGGGGTGGACGCATGTAGTGCGTGCGACCGTCCTGCGTATGCACCGCCCGTGCTTGGTCAAAGAAGTTTAGCCACACAACACTCGTGTTATCCTCGGGGAGGCCATCGGGTCGTGCGATAATCACCAACTGCCCACCCCGCTCGTTGATGGCGTTCACGGCGGCGTTCGCGTTCTGCGCTCTAAACTGCGTGGCCCACTTGCGTATGATTTCATCGGGTGTACCACTGTCTAGCACGGTGTACCGCATGTCCATCGGACCGATGATGATGTCCCCCTTCTCTGGGGGGTAGGTGAGGAAGTCCCGTTCGACATCAATGAAGTTCTCCAAGGCTTCGGCGGTACTTGAGAGCTCATCCTCATGCCTTAAATACTTCAAAGGGTCTGCCGCAATGACATCAATAAACTCGGGGGCTACTACATGTTGTGCTTTTCCGTTCTCCGATGGCCACTCCTCAAACTTGAGAACAAAGCCCATCATAGTCTCCACCCATCGTGTCCGCGCAGGCCACGCATAAGGAGACACATCCTCTATGATATATAATGGACTGTCTTTGGAGACCATCACACGCCGTGCATCCTCCGTAAATCTCAGACTATCATCCTCCAAACTGAGTTCGCTTGGCTTACACTCCTGTACCGCATACGGACGGAAACTCAAACTGTGTGGCTTACCTTTCCACAGATAGTCCCAGAAATGGTATTGCATGATATCCAAGCCCTCGGCCTGTGCTGAAAGACCTTTGGTGGGCACCTCCTCACTCGTTTGAAGTACTTCCTCCACGGGGTAGCACGCTATGTTCAAAGTACTTGATGATGTTGACTTCGTGTACCGTATGGCACACAGAGGGTTTGTGTCTCCAGCAAGGACTTTCTTCTGAACGTGATCCAAATTCCACGCATGCAGTGGAACCCCTTGCATAAGGCACCAGTCCAGAACTTCTGCGGGGGTACCCACGAACTCCACCTGGAATGCCATGCTCTTCCTATCAAGTACATCCAAGGTAGTCCAGTGACGTACTTTACCTAGTTCGGGGGTGGTGAAGATGTCCAAACCCTCAGCCTCGACCACCATGCTCGCCCCATATCGCTCCTCCGCTGGTGTGAAGTATGTGGCGTGCCACTGTTCAAGCCAGTGCTCAAGAGATCGCCGTGTACCGACAAGCATGTACAATGAATAATCCTCATCCTCAGATATCGCTCGTAGGAGGTACGCTACAGTAGTTGGGGGCTCGTTACTATGAAGAAACGACACACGAGCTCCTGGTGCACGTGCTCGGAACTGCTGCATCGGTGCTACCTGCTCTATGCGGTACACTAACACCCCCTGCTGGAACTTCAGCTTAAACTGCCCACCTATTTCCCACTCGGGATTGGTGAAGGTGTCCAACCCTTCAGCCTGTGCGGTGAGTGCTGCGGACACAGGGGGTTGGATGCCTAAGTTCTCCAGGTCATCCTCGGTCAGCCACGATATCCCCCCAGGACCCTGAATGATGTACACGGGTAGCACCTCGTTCGCTATCGCTCCCTTGGCACCTGGATGTGTAAACTTATCCCCCCACTTGCGAGCAATCATCGGACCATCCCCCGCATCGAGAACCTTGTACACCACTTGGTCGTCATTGGCATCGGGGAATGTCATACCCACGGGGTACTTAGGGAATGTGATGACATCCAAGCCCTCGGCTACCGTTCTCCACGATCCGTAGCGCTGCTCGGCCTCCGTGGGGGTCTCGCGAGTGAGGCGCGTGCGTGGTAGAAAGTCACCATCCCCATCATCAAACCGTACGTACACCCATCCCATGGAGATGTACCGCAGTTTGCCCGCATCTTGAGACTCCCGCCCCGATCGGACTTCCCCGTGCTTCCCACTCGCAAGCCCCGAACCCTCGGAGACCACCACTCGCTCACCCACCCGAAGAGGTGGGGTATATCTGCGCTTCTCCACATACGACAGCCCCTCGGCGGTCGTTCTCAACTCAGATGTCGGTGGTACTTCCGCATAGCCCTGGGCAAACTGATGGAGAGGCTCGTAAGTGAGGTACCCCACCTGACCCTCCACCACTCTGTGCAGGAGCACAATCGAGACATTGTTCTTCAACAAATCCGACCAGACCTGTACACCCGCACCTGGGTGCGCGGCCTTGTACTTCCGTAGCACCTCCCTGTATTCCTGAATAGAGTGCACAACGGCCACCACACGATACACCATCTTGGGGTCGATCCGCATATACACCATACTCCCCACACGCGCTGGACCATCACGCAGTTCATCCAACAGTTCCGCCTGGGTCTGCCTACCCGATGGGGGGTCTACGATGTACGTCAGGCTCTCCATCTCCGAGGCGGAGGTCATGTGCTTTTGTGGATTACCCCAACTGTCCTGCTCGGCATCCGTGAACACGCACACGAGATCATCGGGCTGTAGGGTGTACTCGGGTCTGCTGTTCTTGGGTATGATGTACTTCTTTCTCAGATTCCGCACAAGACCCACCTCGTAGATATGCACGGTCATCGTGAGCTCGGGATCGACGTACCGCCTGTACTGCCCAGGCTCGACGGACACCCCGAGACCCTCAAGGGCTTCCGCCGTGGTACTCAGGATGTTCCGCTGAATGGCATCCTCCTCCACCCAATTGTAGTACTCGGGTATCACCGCACTGTCAACGAATATGTAGAACTCGCGATTGGGATGCTGGATGTACACATCACGGTCTCCCGCGTGCTCTGCCAGATACCCCTGGTGCCCCCCATAGTCCTGTAACACCTGTGAGTGCTGCATGAGGTGTGAACCGTACTGCACCTGTCCCCCCGCGTCCACCATGAAACAAAACTCTGCCCTCGACTGTCCGTACTGTGCATACAACTCAGCGAGAGTACCCTGTGCAAGAACTTCATACACATAAGAGTTGTTGGTACGCCAGAGGTACTTGGGGTTGAACGTATCGAGTGCCTCCGCTGTAGTAGCCCTTCCCTGGGTATCCACAGGGGCGTACTGTGCGTGCAACTGCGCTATCGTCTCGTAGATAAGATAGGGCACACCCGAATTCCGGCGGATGATAACCAACGGCTCTGTCATCTTCGCCGCCACTCCATCCACTGTTAGGGTGGCCGCGACGTTCGTGTGCTTAGCAAGGTACGCACGCATGATCTGCTTGAACTGCTCGGGGGTGTCCGCAATGTCCACAACGGTGTACGTCCACTCATCAGCGGGGAACCTTTTCAAATACAACTCCGTACCTGGCGCGGACAGGAGGTCGTAGTCTAAGGCCTCCGCCGTGTGCTGTACTCCCTCTTCGGCAGGGGGATCATCATCAATCCCCGGCGTGTGTTGCTCCTCCCGACTGAACTTCTCCAGGAACAATGGTAGTGCCGACCACCCGAGGTCTCCGTTGAGCATGCGCAGGATTACCACGGGCTCCCGCTGCTTCTTCATCGCCGTGAAGTACCGTGGGGGAACAGAGCCCTCCCACCGCTGCGCTATCTCGTAAGGATCACCCACATCGCGTACGCTGATCTCCCTGTACATCCCAGGCTGCACCCACTGCCCCTCGTGGTAAGAGGGGCGTATGTACCACTTCTCCCCCACATGCACGGGGTAGGTGGTGAGGTCTGTCAAGGCCTCCGCCTGTACGGGGCGAGCTGGGACTTTCTTGAGCATCACCATGTTGGGTTCAGTATTGTACGCATAGGTGTCCGCATCCCTGAAGGTCGCCGTGGAGTGTGTGCAGTACAGGATGTAACACCGCACCCCCGCCAAAAGGGTGTCCCGCACGCCCTCCACCATCCTTGGCTGTGCATCTTCCACCCACGACCGACTCTGTAGAATATCCGTACGAACATCCTCGGGATTGAGAATGTCCACCACACGGTAGAACACATCCGTACCATCCACGAAGGTTACGGTGTCCCCGATGTTGACGTCCCGAGGACTTTCAAAGACCTCCAAGGCCTCGGCTGTCGTACGCCGCCTACGGACACGCCGGGGTTGTTTGGGTAGCACCTCGTAGCCATCGCGAACGAAGTCCTCACCATCCATCCATGTGACATCCCCATCCTCATCTTCCACCACGATGACCACCTCTGCCTTCTGCATCACAAACTTTGCGCGGGAGTAGCCCTCATTAACGAACCTCTGCCCCCACAGGTCACCCATCGCTCTCCCCGCACCACTACCGAGGACATACTGCACGGAGGCCGTGCTATTGCGACGAATGTGGTCACCTTGAACACAGGGGAGGCTCATCACATTCAACGCCTCTGCCGTACGCGTCCGTGTACGCGTACGGGGCTCCACCACACGCCACTTTCCGTTCGTCATGCTCGCCGCGGGCATCCATCCATATTTACGCTCCTCGTTCTCATCGTCCTCATCCAAGAGAATCAGAACTTCCTCATCATCCACCGCTCTCATTCTCTCCGTAGCCCGAGGATATGTGGGAAAGGCGTGTGCCCACTTATCGGCCATCATCCGCCCTGGACCCTGATCAACAACAAGCGACTGCCATGTGTACGTCCCCGGACCCTCGATGGTCTTTCCAACAAATGACCCAGCGTTCATGATGTCCAACCCCTCCGCGACCGCCACGAGCGATCCCACGGCTCTCCGGGGCTTCCCGAGCGCCATGTACGGCCCCACTCTATCCCACAAGTTACACATTAACCCCCGGATAGTCAAGTCGTACTCGGAGTACGGGGCGTAGCTATCCATAAAGTCCCTCAAGAGGTCTGCATCGGGCTTGCGTACGCTGAGCTTCCGCACGAGTTGGCGGGGGGTCATGTCAAACGTGTCCATCGTGTGCTCACCGGCCTCCGCCGCATACTCCTCCAACTGCCGGGGGAAGTCGAGAACATCATACGCGCAATCCGTCTGTGCGTTGACATGCACACCGTGATCCCAGTTGGCCACGCGCACGACCTCCTTGGTCGTGGGGTTCATCATCACCCTGAACTGCATGAGAGCCTCCACGGGGTCGGTGTTGTGGAAATCCCTACCCCCGAGGTTCGTAAAGCCTATCTTGTACAACGCCCGTGCGAAGTCGTGCATGTCATACAGACTGATATTCGCAGACTCAGGGGAAGTCTCCTCCACCACATCCAACCCTTCAGCTTCGGTCTTCAACGCGCTCTCGGCAGTCTTGGGGGTCGAGGATGTCAAATGGAACGCTCCGTTCATACTGAGCACGATGACTTCATCCCTATCGCTGACCATCAAGACCATCGATCTCCGGCGTGTCTCGGGCTCCTCATGTGAGCGGAAGAGGACATCCCGCGTGTCCCCCTCGGGCACCAAGCCGCTGTCCAGGAGTTCCTCGGGCGTACCCACGGCGAGTACAGTGTACTTCCTATGGTTGTCCCTGCTACCTGTCCACCGCGTCTGACCCACATAGATGTCCGACTGCATCTCTGGCAGGGCTTCGGCTGTGATGGTCTTTTTCTCCTTGCGTGCGCGTTCGATGCGTTCGCCATCCACACGGTAATCGTTGGACAGGAGTGTCATGCTCTCCGAGTAGACTATCACGGAGTGAAAGCCCCGTTCAACAAAGGGTTCCCACTCATCCACTAGTTGCCCACTCGCGATGGTCACCGAGTGCACTTCATCGGGGGAGACGTTGGATATGTAGCGCCCCTCAAACGACCGCCTGACCTGGAATAGTTCGAACGCCACGATCTTCGGGTTACGTACATACAGGGTGTACCCACTCGCGGTGAGCCACACTTGGTACTCCTTGAGTTGCTTGAGGAACGACCCAAAGGACTCATGCTCTTCATACTGAAGACCTTCGGCTTGGGTGCGGAGAGAAGCTTGAGTGGGACGTGGATCGAAGAGTTGGGAACGGATGTCATCGAAGGGCACGAGCACATTGACCCCAAAGCGCGTGTCCTGCAATATGGCGAGCACGCTGTTCGTCGTATGCGCACGCAAATCGGTTGCGATCTCTGGATGGTCTGCCCAGTTTGACCCGAGGAAATAGTCACGATAACCGATGTCTACTACTATCCAGTCAGAATCCTGCCATGTGACAGGGGCTCCGAACTTCAAGGCCTCCGGGGTGTTCATGGCGAACTCCAACCCCTCAGCTTGCACACTGAGAGAGGCTTCTACTGGAGGTACAAAGTCTTCAAATTGGGAGCGTATAGCATCAATAGGTACGGTTGTGTACTCTCCGTTGCCATCCTCATACAGTACAGCGAGCGCACGGTTTGTGGGGTACTGTTGCAGTTCGCCACGAATACCAGTATTGTTCCCCCACCTATCAGTCCCGAGTAACTCATCGCGATAGCCAATGTCGAAGACTTCCCATATGTTACCATCCCATTCCACAGGAGTAGCATACACCCACTCTTTTGGAAGAAGTTCACCGTCGTGGGGGGAAGGTGCATCTGGGGTGTTCATGGCGAACTCCAAACCTTCGGAAGTTGTACGCAGGGGGTCTAAAGCGGTCTTGGGAGTCATACAGGCGAATTCCGTTTGTTTTGAGGCATCTTGATTACTGACATACTGCCCTACAGCGCTGTCGAAGTGGCGGGTACGAACGCGAAGCAGACCGCTCGTGGATCACGTCCCCAAGCGGTCTGCCGTGGTCACAGGGGCTCCCCGGGATGCCTACAGAGCACTGAGGGCTTGTATCGTGGTCTCATACTCCCGACCACCGAAGACCGCGACTACCCTGTCACCCACTATCCGATCGACCGTACCCTGTCCGAGCGTGGGGTCGGTCAACATCTGTCCTACGCTGATGATGGATGCCTTCTTACCCTTCGCTGGCGTGGGGGCGGCAGGAGCCTCTACGGGCTGTTCAACGGGTCCTGGAGCCTCTCCCGGGGCGGGGTTGGTCGTTGGGGGCTGTGCCTCAGGTGCCTCGGGAGCGGGTTGGGCTTCCACGGGCTGACCGTTCAGCATGTCCCCCGTGCCCATCCCATTCACAGGATCGGCCTCGACGGAGATGTTGATCTGACCATCGGGCTTCTTCGTGAACTCCACACCAGCCTGACGCTGTGCACCCCGTTGTCCACGCACTACACGGGGCATCCTCTTGGAACTCAGACCGAGCCCCGAACCTCTGCCGTACCCCCGCTCTGCGCGTGACATGTCCTTGAGGATAGCATTGGGGCTTACAATGCCCAGTTCCTTCAGGTACTCCAGAAGACCCTGTACATCGTGGGGATCACTCATGTACCCATCATCAAAGATGGACTGCTCATCCTCCCCGAGTTCGGCACCGGCCTTGATGTCGTACACCGTTTGTCCCGTTGAGGCATCCCGCACATCCGCAGAGAACGACCCCCGCTCATCGAGATTGATGTAGTACTCCAGGACTTGCGTGTCGCCACCCATCTGCGTATCACCTGGCAACACATCGGCCTCCTTGTTCAGGAACTGCATGACCGACCGCCAACCCTTCTTGAGCAGACCCTCTCTTTTCGTGGAGGTCGAGGGTGTCCCCATCTCGATCGCCTTTGACTTTCTGGCACCCACGCGGACACCCTTGCGTTGGTCGAACGGGGCGACCTCCTGAAGAACTGGCTGGAAACTCTGCGCGAAGTCCGAGAGGGGTGCGACTGTGAGTGTCCCCCTCTTCAGGAATGCGACCACGACCTGCTTGGGCTTGAACTCCGCCTGAGCGCCCGTGACCACCTTGTACCCCTTGAGAGCCCCTTGAGCACTCAGTGCGGGCTGTACGACCTGTGCCTCCTGAATGGCCTCTTGGGTCTTCAACTGCTGCCACAGACCAACCGCTTGGAGTGCCACGCGCTCACCCGAGGCCTTGCTCTCGAACAGCCCACCCTTGCGCCACGAACTCCGCCGTGGGGTGTACCGCGTGCCACCCGTACCAAGGGAGTGCTCACTGTTGTACTCAGGATGGTCAAACCGTCCACCCCACTCTTTCGGGCGTGGTCCCCGTGATTTGTCGGTGGACATGGGTTCTCCATCAAACCTCTGAAACTTCTCACCACACTTGGGGCACGTGCTCTGCGTAAAGGATGTCATTGGCGTAGACCCAGGAGCGAACTCTCGGGTGTCCCCCTGATACCCGCAGCCTGGGCAGTGCTGATACTCGTTGGCCTTCTTCTGGAGCGCAGTTCTCCACGCCACTCCCTGACGGAACTCCGCCGACCCTGTTTTGTACTCTGGCTGGGCTCCGAGAGCCTCCTCCTTGTGGGTCTTCACGGTCTCCGCCCGACCACCGCGCTCGTTCATCAGGGCACTCCCGAGGTCACGCCATGCACTCGGCTTCCCGTTGAGAGCCGAGTTCTGTGCGGGGTTCGCCTTGCGGTTGAGTGCCTCACCCTTGGTTGCCTGCTCCCTCCACGCGCTCACCTCTTTCTTCGCAGGATCGCCACCCGGCACGGGTTTGTCCCCCGAGAACTCTGCACGCATGGGCACCCCACCGCTACCCTCGGAGGTGTAGGTCGGCTTGTCCGCCTTTGTCCCCTGCTGCTTCTTGGTCACCGCCTGCCCAACACCTGCGCCCGCGCTTTCACTCGCCGCACTGTGTTCGACACCCGAGAATGTGAGGAGAGCCTGTTGCCTCCATGTACCTATCTTGAGCTTCCGTGGTTCGACCGACATGATGTACCTCTCTCGCTTGGTTAATGATTGATTTCGTACACATACACTTCTTCTGTGGAACCCCTCGTGATCCGTAGTGCCCTCAAGACCTCCTTGGGCAAATCAAGGACCCGCAGGTAGTAGTCACCTAGACGGTGCTCATGCCCATCGTAGAAGGCGAGGAAGTGCCCCCGACCATCTACATTGATGGCCTGCTCCACGAACCTCCGCTTGTCCCTCACCCACGCACGAATAATGGGGTTCGCATCTTCCGCACGCCCCTTAATGGCCTCCAACGTATCTTCATCGACCGAGCGTGGCATGTACGGCAGGAGAAAGCCCGTGTTGAACGCCCAGAGGGAGTCCATGATAGCCACGTACGCCGCTTTGTCTGCCATCTTGTCCGTCGCGAGCGCCACCTCCCACCCATCGAACTTGACCATCGGGAGCCCAAAATGAGAGTACCCGAGAAGTTCAATCGTTGAGGGTGCATTGGGCGAGCGCTCCCCCTCATCGATCGTGAGCGCCTCAGCCGTACGCGTGAGTACATGCTCAAAACTAAGTCCGCTACGTGACCTGGGCGAGGTCTTCTCCGGATCGAGCGACAGGTTGTACGTCGTACGCGACTTAGAGCCCGAGGGTGCATCTGTGGCAGGTCGGCCACCCTTCTGAGGCACATACTTGTACGGCACCTGTGTATCGAATCCAGAGTGAAAACCCGACATATCGGGTGTCCCGAGAAGTTTGCGCTCCAAATCCCTGGGATTGCCCTCGAACCACATGGTCTCTCCCAACAACTGATACGTCTCGGGGTTGTGCTCCAGGACCATCAACTCCACGGGGGGTTTATCCTGCAAGGTGTTCAGGTATGCCCGAAGCACATGTAGTGCATCCCTCCCCGGTCCACCCATGGCCGTGCCCTCCACCTGAATGGTCTGCCCATTCACATAGAGATACCCGTGGGAGATGAACACATCCTCGGGCGTGGCATCGAACTCCCTGGAGAACTCCACGGGGGTCATCTTGAACAACTGCTGGAACAGGAGCGCCCTCCGTGCGAAAGGGATGCGCTCCCCCCGAGGAGAGACGAGCATGTCACCCGCACTTACCGCCCATATGGCCGCCCGTATGGAATCGAATCCGAACATCCTACTGCGCTCCTTCTTGTTCTTCGTGCACGATGTACGCGTAGATGGTGGTGTCCATATCCTCCCGCCGTAGTCCGAGCGCATCGAGAATGTCCTGGGACAGTTCCATCCTCGACATCCCGAGGTCTTCCAATGTGTACTCCTCACCATCCCACGTGGAGAGGTATGTCCCCCGACCATCCACCTGCACGCACGCGGCAATAAACTCATCCTTGTAGGACACCATGCGCCACGCCGCCTGCCAGTCGTGGGCGAGAGCCCACTGAATCTCCGTATCACCATAGTGATCGGTCACGAACGGTCGGAGAAACTCCCACTGGAAACTACCGCTCGCCAGCGCATCCCGTACCGCGTCGGGTAGCGCACGCTTCACAAGTTCCTCGGTACCGAGGGCGTACTCATCTTCCCCCACGCGTATCATGGGGAGCACATCAAAGTACTTCCTGCGCAGGAGAGTCGGCTGGCGACTCACGTACTCCAGACCCTCACCCACGCTCTGTATGCTACTGAAGGTCAGGCTGTCCATCACGCACTCACCTCGGTCAAGCGCTGTAGGAAGGCCGAGAAGTTGAACCCAGGATGGAGGTCGCTCTTGTCCTGCCTGACCTGCGCGTGGTGCACGATACCCTTGAAGTCCACCACCTTCGGTTGATAGGCAAACATGTCGAACTCGGGGACTGCCATGGGGATGTGGAAGTCCTCACACAACTGCCTCACAAGTTGCACCAGGGCCGTGACCTGCTGTTCATCGTACTGATCGAAGTACGAGTATCCCCGATAGGGTGTACTGAGGGCAATAAATTTCGCAATGTCTGTCATCGGGTATAGTTTGCGTGCGTTCGAGAACCACTTCGAGGGTGGTCTGTTCTTCGGATCGGCATCGATATCGAACGCGTACAACCACTGGGGATCGAACGGTGCGGTACATCCGTGTATCGTGCGCAAGGTGTTCAACTCCGCACCCGAGCGGAGAGCCCCCTCGGATGCCAACTCTATCCCGATGGACTGCATGTTCGCCCTACGGTTGTTCGCCGTGGTGAGTCCCAAGTGAAAGGCCCAGAAATGCGGGTCGAACACCTCGTACGTGTCTCCATTGCGGTCGATGAGGAACGCCGTGGCCACCCTGTCCGCCGACTGCTGCCAGTAGTCGAAGGTGCTCTTGACACTTCCGCCCACCGTGTGGTGCAGTACAATCTGCGTCTTCGGCACCACATCATGCATGTACTGCTCGGTGGTCAGCCGGAGATGCCTCAGTATGGTCGGAGCTTCCATAGGGGAGTCCTTAGTACTGGTTGTCATCGGAGTCGAATGTGTTGTAGTCCACGAGGAGCTCTTCCCCTGGGAGGACATCCCGCGTAGTACGGTAGTCCGATCCATCGGGGGTCTCCACATTCGGAGAGGTCGCTGAGTGATTGATGTACCAGATGATGCTCATGTGGTTGAAGTCCTTGGGGACTACAATCGCAGACCGACCTTCGAGAACAACCCCAAAGGTGTGGTACAACCGCTGCTGATCGGGGGGAAGCGCCTTGACCTTATGCAGGGGCACCACGAGGTCTTCCTCGGGGCGCGTGCGATAGATGGTCGTACCCGCCTTGATGGGGCGGTAGGCAAACAGTCCAACCCCTCCGAGAGGAGAGGGTGCGACGTGCATGAAGTTCTGGTCGTGGGGCATCCCCTGCTGTTCATCGTGCACACCCGTACCTGGCTGCACAACACGGTCTAGCCGACCACGGGGATCGAACAACGAGGGCGTAGGTGCGGACGAAGAGGAGGCTGCCCGCTCTATCGCCTGAAGCTTGTCATAGTAGCGACCATCCTCAGTCAGGTGATCCTTCGTTATCTCCTTCGCCACCTGCGGATTGGTCGAGTGCTCACGTTCTACGCCCATGCCTTTCTTGAGCGCCGCGGGGTTGAACTTACTGTCGGGTATGTTGTCCGCCAGTCCCCCGGGAAGGATATCCGCACCGAGCGTGCTGTCGGCAAGTACAGCCCTCCAACCCCCACCCTGCGCGGTATACTTCTCCGTGCTGTGCGTGTTCGAAGGCGTGCCCACCATGTC